ACAATAAGTAAATACAATAAGTAAATACAATAAGTAAATACAATAAGTAAATACAATAAGTAAATACAATAAGTAAATACAATAAGTAAATACAATAAGTAAATACAATAAGTAAATACAATAAGTAAATACAATAAGTAAATACAATAAGTATATACAATAAGTATATATATATATATATAAATCCTTGATAATTTATCAAGGATTTATTGAGCCCCATGCCCACACCCATAAGCGATGTTGAGCACTATAGACTCCTAAACTCTGATAAACACTATTTCCAATAATCTTACCATCCTTGTTGAAAAAATCGATGGTATTAGGTATTTTTGGATCAAATGTCATGTTTAGTTTATAACTAACTACTTTTCTGAAAAGGGGCTTGTAATTTGCTGATATCTTGTCATAATATGCAAGAGCATCTGGTATTATACTCATATATCTTATATATGAATGGTATTTTATTCAGCTATATCTATTTTAAGTTAATTACATTAACTTAAAATATTATAATCATTAAAGCTCTTCTGCAATAGAGGCTGTTTTATGTCTATCGCGGCTTAGAATATCGCTAAAAGAAACAAGTTTGATATCAATACCAATACTTTCAGCTGGGCGTTTTTTGATGATTTCATCATCTTTAGTTAATGTTCTCCCTTTCTTCTTAAGTTCATCATATTTCACATAAATAAATCGAGGACATCCACCACCAGGTACTTTTTCAGGCATCTTAATTACAATAGATATTTTAGTTATTTTCTTAATCTAAGCGTAAAGTTAATTTATGTTTATGCTTTTCCCAATCTGCATCCATCGTCGATGAGGATATGACCATAACATTTGTAGATTTACTTGTGCTTTTTTTACTTGATGTAGATGATCTTGTTTGTTTTTTCTCAGGTATTTTTTGGTATCTGAATTTTTTCAAATGACGTATGTTACAGCAAATACCTTTATTATCACAATTAAATTTTAAATATTCATCCTCATTTAATTTACCAATAAAATTAACATATAATAATCTATGTAAGGCTACTTTCTTTCTTCGAAAATAAAAATTAACATATCTACCTTTATTAAGATTATTCATATTAGTAACATGACCTCCCCATAAACAACATCCATGACGATCAAAAATACTACGATCGATATTCTTACAAATACGCATAATATCCTTTGATTGGAGTTTACGATCGGATGATATATTATCCAGTTGACGCCCAATTATTTCCTTAGCAAGAATTTCTATTGTACAATCCTTTGGTCTTTTTTTCCCAGAATATAACATTTTTGACGGATCATGTCCTTCACCATCACTCATTCTACTTTAAACGCATATTTTATTCGCCCAGTTTTTCTTGATTGCAGAGGTATACTTATCTATATTTGAACGCAAATATAGTATTTATAGTAATATTAATAACACTTATCTGCATAATGAGCATTTCGAGTCTTATAAGTTTATTATTCATATCTTTTTGCGCAATATTATTTTTAATACCAGTTATTGAAATTGTCGCAATAACATGTTATGTTATTATAAGAACTGTTCTGACTGCATTACTTAATATTTTAACTATTCCATTTTATATTATAATTGACTTCTTTCGCTCAATTTACAGATATAAAAAATGTTAAAATATAGCTATGGTTAAATATGATTGCTTTGCGATTATTTGTACTATCAATTATAGCTCTAGTTACCATGATACTAACATTTGTAGGTTGGAAAGTTAATCAAGTATTAACTCTAGTAATAGCAGCGGCACGCTTGAAAACAACTAAAAGTCTAAAAATATTAACTAAGAAAGATCCTCTTCCAATTAATTTTATGAATAGTGCCAAATAAACAATTAGTAATAAAAATTTATTACTAACTTTAACTTTTAAATATAATATAATGATTCGACTGTATCCGGGACACTGCGCCCTGCGCGATAACCAAGAATGATATGAATTGCTTTGTTGCGATCAATCTCTTCTTTATCAGAAAGTATTCCATTCAGAAATCGGTACTTAACTCTATTATTTTCATCATATACAATTATTGGAAATGGATGATACTTGCTTAAAATATATAATTCAATCCATCCATCAGTTGCCATTTCCAAACTCTTTGCAATTCGTAATGCTAATTCGCGAGGAGATGTAGTATTAATCCATGTTGTTACATGAGGAATAATAACATTTTTCAATTCTTCCTCATTTTCATGATCGCGAATCCAACTTACAACTGAATTTTTATAGTAATTAGCCAACTGTGTTTGCAATGGACTATAGAATCCTAAATTACGATAACTTTGTTCTTGGAAAGCATGACCAATCCAATAAAAGCCATTTGCATATGCTCTATATAATGTATTTCTTCCAGGATGAATTGTTTGAATTATATGATCTCCCATATTTCTCGATGGATGTAAGATATTAAGAGCAATATAATCAACTTCTCCAGTTTGAATAATTTTACGGCGCCCTAATTTTGGAACTGCTTCTTTTCCGAACAATTCTTCTAATATACGAGTAATATTGCTACTAGTGCTACGCACAATTCTCTGACCCTTACGCTCAGTATATTGATTGTAATCAACAATATCAGATACGAAATAATCTCCTTCTCGCAATAATTCTAACTTCTTCATTGATTCCGGATCATCACTAGCAAGTTCTTCTGAAACACGATTAATAAATTGTAATAATAAATCCCGAGTAGTTCCATATTGACAACGATCACCAACCCAACTACAATGGGGAGTTATACTGCAACCTTTATGATCAATAGTTCTACAAGCATTGCGCTGGTTATTAATTCGATAGTATGTTAAACGATCATCCTTTACTGCTGGGCGAATAAGTGCAAGACGATCCCTAGCTCCTCCGCTTTGATCATTACTCTCTATATTTTCTAATTCATCTAATTCATCTTCTTTATTATCCTCTTTAGAGATTTCAGTTGATGATTCTTTTGTAGCAATGCCGCGAACATGGCGCCTATAAAGATTCCATAAACCTGTATCAACAAGACGTAGTAAGAATTCTCTAATACGTAATTTTCTATCAGGAGTATCTTTATCGATGATGCGAGTTAAGCGGATTTTTAATTCTTCGTGACGTTCTAAATAATCACTTAACTCTAAACGAAATAATTCATAACTCTCATTTTCGAATTTCTCTCTCCCCATCTTCACCATACGCGTATCTATTTGTTCTTTACCAGATTCAATAGCTTGATCAATTTTATCAAGAACTGGGCGATTTTGAACATGTAACTTTAATTCTTTCTCAATACGCTTGCGACTATCCCATTGAGCAATAATTGGGACTGATTCATCTCTGAATTGTAATTTAAGAGAAACAATATGAATTTTATCCCCATCAGATTCATCGAAATAAACACCCATAACATGAATGCGGAGTTTTTCTTCAAGAGCCTTATTTAATTCTTCATATTTATTGATGGTTTCTTCAATGGGGCGGAGATATTTAGTCATATCTGTGCGAATTGCAACATTCCAAACTGTTCCAGATGGCCTTGTTGGAACTAAAATTCCAGATTTAGTTAGTAAATATCTACAACGATTTCGTTTATCAATAAATTGTGCTTTCACCTGATCAATATCTTTTAGAATATTAATTGTATGTTTCGCCATTGGGAGTTGTTGGATTCCTAATAACTCAACAGTATCGGAACTGCAGTTCATTTGATAATAGCGAAATAATTGATTTATCATATTTTGGCGAGCATCACTCCATGGAAAGATTCTTGTAATCTGAATATCTCTACTATTATCATCCTCTTTCACAACTCTGACTACTGGATAATAATGTCTACCCTCTTTCAGTAAAATAGCTGTACGACGATTTGGGTCTCTTAATAGACCAAGATTTTCAGAATTTGTACAAATTGGATAGTAATCTTCACGATATTTTTCTTTTTCTAAACTTTGACGAATTACATGTATTTGTTTTTCTAAAATTACTAAATTAAATCCTTCTGGTACAATACATCCAGGAATAGCTAATAAATCTGCAACAATATCCCAATCAATATAAGTTGTCATTCCAAGAAATTCAATTAGATGTTTACGTGTCCCAAATTGTGTACGAATATCACCATTATTTAGACTTGTAAAAATACGATCATCATCTGCTTCAAGGAATGCTATCATCTTGCCTCGAATATCTTCTAATGGTTGTTCAAAACATGCAGCAATTGCATTAATAAATGGATGTTCTTCTTGACGACTTCCATATTTGAAAATATAACCTGTCTTATCAGTCCAAGTTAGATAATGATTTTTAAGGCGGCGCTTATTACCATAAATCGTATTGAAAAATACATCAAGATATCTTGGCAGAAAAGATAATCTTCCTTCTTGAATCTTATTTGTATCTTGCAGAATGTATAAACGATCTCCAGTAATTTTACTAGGAGCTTCTCCCTCAGCTCCCTTAAGACAACTTTGAAAGAAATCACGCTTATCGCGATTTTTTGATACTGAATGATCTTTCTTATAACAACATGGCATACACAATCCATAAGGATTCAGACTTCGAGTTAAAAATCCAATATGCATATGATCTCCATTATCTTTAGGATTGCAAGTGTAAAATCGTTCATGAGTGCCACCATCTTCATCTCTGTCTACTAATCGAATAGCCTTAATAGATACATCTTTCTTTCCTACCTTAACTATTTTAATCCATTCTCCGTTTTTATCCTGACGATATCCCTCTCGATGCAGATCTTCTCTGGTAGTATAAATTTGAGGCTGTCTTTTCTTATCATCTCCTGAATTTTGACAAGATCTCGACCATTGATTTTCTCCTTCTTCTGGTTTGAATGCTAGGCGTTTCTTATCCATTTGTGTAATCTGTTTGATACTTTGAGCATCAATATTAGGTCTTACAATCTCTTCGACACGATTTCTACGCTTTGCAATATCTGTAAGACCCTTTAAACGTTCCTTAATCATCTGGCGCTCAGGCTTTTTAAGAATATATGTTTCATAATAAAGATAAATAACTACATTCATAAAATCGACAAGTTCGGCTGTTTGCTGTTGATCTCTAGCACCAGAAATACGAATTTTATATTTTTCATGTAATTTACCCTGAATAGCTATTTCAATTCCTGGTGGTTTATATTTTGGGATATTTTCAAGTTTTCTTAGAGTTTTTCTGGATCGTTTTAATGATGGATATTTTTTTCGAATGCGTGCAATTTCATCAGCTGCCTTTATTTCGGTAATATTAAACTGTTTTGCTATTTCGGTTGCTAAGTTAATATCAGTAGTATCAAAATTACGAATAAAATAAATAATACGATGCTCCATCCGTAATTGATTGTCGTATCGAGAAACTCTTCGATATCGGAGATATGTTCCATATTTACCTTTATCACTACCTCGCTGGAGTTTTGATTGGCGCTTTCTTGGCTCAACTTGTAATGCAACATATGGGAAAAAATATCTAGCAAAATCTGATAAATCATTATGTTTAATTAAACTTTGTTCAGGGAGTTCAAACTTTTGAATAGTATTAATAAAAGCATATCTAAATTCTTCATTTTCGGGAATTCTAATTTTATTTCGAGATGTGATGTTCTCTCGGTTAATCTTATGGACTAATTCCTTAACATAATCATAAGTTCTTTCAATATCAACAATGGTTGCCATATCTTCCTCTCTCCACTGCGTCTTATACTCAATTCGTCCAGTTTCGGTCAAGTTAATTGAAATATATTTATACGAATCTCCAACTTTAACAAGAATTCTAAAACTTAATCCATGTGGAGCATTTTCAAACCAGCGCATTGTTACTCCTAAATTTTCTTTCTTATAAATTGTCTCTTCATCAAAACGCCAAGTTTTTTCATTCTCCAACATTTGGCGCTGTACAAATGGATAATCTCCATCAACAAGAAAACTATCAAATATGCGATAAAGATCAAGTTTATGAGATAATGTACTTTTATTTTCTTCATATAAATTTACATGAATCACTGATTGAGTAATATATCTTTCTTTAAAAAATGAAACATAATTACTTCTTTCAGTATTGCGAACACTTTCAACATATTCCATAACCTCATGTTCGACTAACATATCATTAATTAATGTATCATGCATTTGCTGAATACGTAATTTCTCTTGCTTAGAATCACTTTTTTCAGCAAGATATTCGATAATTGTTTTCATTTCATCAAGGTGCACTCTTCCAAAATAAATACGAATATACACTTCGTACATATTACGCAAGGCTTCTTGACTTGCATTATACTTATTTCCTAATTCATGGTAAAGATCAACCATGTAAAATTCATGATTATTCATATATTGGTCGTATTCTTCGAGAATAAGATTTTCGTCATCTTCTCGTCTAATTTTACTACCAACTCTGCGCATATTTTCATTTAGAACTTTTAGATTTCCCTGCAGCTTTTCATAATAATGCATTTTATAACTTGGAATTACGTCAATTGGTAAAATCTCATTACGTCTTATCCATTTTTGCCCGAGCATAACCTGTTCTTTTTTATCCTTAAAAGTGTACTCACACCAAAGATATTGGCGAGATGGGAGCACCCAGCCAGATGGATCTATTGATGGATCCTGCTTTAATGAACAACAAATCTTATTCCGAATAGACTTAATCGTATCATTACCATAAAGAAATTCATTAAAGACAAAAGTTTTTCTTGAAACATTTGCTAGATCTTGATCATAATTAACATCATTATTAGTTGTGTCAAAAGGAATCCCTGATGATTTACCATTATTGTCTTCGAGTACTTGATGAATTAGACGATTTGTTTTACTTGCATTTTCATCAATATCATCATGATAAATCTTTTCAATTTCATCCATTTCCATATCAACTTCATCGTCGAATACATTAGCACCAATACTTGAAAGACCATCTTCATCCTCTCCTAATTCTCCATTACCTTTATCTCCAGTTGGTAAATCTAATTCGTCATCTCCCCCGTCATCACTATTATCACCTCCACTAAGTTCATCATCTGGTACACCAATACGCTTTAATAGTCCTTTAGTTACATCATCTATTACACTACATGGTTCAACTTCTTCACTAGAACTATCATTGCCATCAGTAGTTTCAAGAAATCCAGCTGTACGAGGCTGAACACTATTTTTATATTTTGCACCACCAATTTGTTCTTCTGGAGTAATTTGTTCATCGCTTAATACTGCCCTAACACGTTCATCAACTCTTTTAGTAGTTTCTCTATAATCTTCAGAATCTTCATCTTCGTTGATATGAATTGTTTTATTTAAGGATTTACGTTCTCGTTCATCATTAATCATTTCCCCGTAACTGTAAATCATTTTTCGTCCAGGTTGATTACGATTGCGCTCAAACCAACCTTTACCTAATACATTTTCTAAGGCAATTTTACGTGCACGAGTTTTATCAATTGATGTAAATGTAGATTCAATATGTGCTGTTGGGAATATATATCTAAACCAATCCTCGCCCCAAATAGCTTGCATACTTTGATGTTCTTTATCATCCATCCCAACTAGAGTCTCATAAAGTGGCAATAATGCAATGCGTTCGAGGATTTTCTTTACACGTTTATCCACATTTCCAACAAAAATATACATGTTCCATTGAATACGTTCTTGATTGTTCTTGAACCTCCATAGAATTTTATAAGGTTTTGAATTTACACTCTGAATTGGTGCTATTTTCTTATTAACCTCAATTGGTATCTTTTTAGCTCCTCCGGATGCCATAGCTAACAGTTAGCTAGATAATCTCCTGTACATTTTGAACTGTACAGGAGATTCTTAACAAATTGGTAAAATCAGCGGCCGCGAGACTGCATATTCCATATCTTCGAGTGTTATCGGTGTTGTTGTTATGTCATCGCCACAATAACGCATTGGGGTTTTATGGTAATTAACAGGTTTCCATATATTATAGCGGATTGCCTGATAAAGTATATTCCTGAAAATATTGGAAAATTCAGGAGGATGATCTAAACATGGGCATGCCACATGACTTAATTCATGCAGGAGAGCATATACAATGGTATTAATGTCCTGTAATTGCCCCCAAGTATCTTTTTCTTTTGATCTCATACATAGAATAATGTACTGTTTATCAATGCTATAACTTGTACGTTTTTCTAAAAATCCCTCAGATATTTCAACTTTATCCATTCTTTCATGTAAATGATTAAGATAGGTAGCTAGGGGTAACAATTCTATATCACCTGAACTAAATCGATCCCATAATGCCTTTTCAAAATTTTTTATAGTTTTAGTAATGTCGGCTAATAGTTTAATTGATTCTGGGCTACTGTCAGCAAGCATCATTGGGTTACTTTCAAGTTCAGTTACAGTAATCTGTTTATTATCATCAGTAACAACAACTGGGAGATTTTTAGTCTTTTTAACATCCTCTAGCTCAATTAGTGCTATTATAAGTAATAAGAGCCCAGCTAAGATTATCCATTTCATTTATAATGGTATTTCGGTATAAAATTGAATCCTTGGTGAATAAATTTCGAACCATGAATATAATGGGAAATACTCAAACTAATGAGAAAACATCAAATATTGCTGGTATACTCCCTACTATTCGATACGAGGTACCATTTATGCCTGTCATCGGAAAGAGTGCCCAAAGTGGTGGTAAAATAGCACATAAAAGTAAGGAGACTGTTAGTGCGGATGAGCCAGTGAATGAAGAACCTGAAGAGGAAATTAATGATGATCTTACTGATAATATTGAAATTGAGGATGACGAAATGAATGAGTTATTTGACGAGGAAGATCTCGATATCGAAGATGCTGAAATCGATCGTCAGGTAATTAATGTTGAAAAAGATAAGAAAGATAATAAATCATTATCTGATGATAAGGATTTGGACAAGAGTAATGATATTAATAATGAAGATGATAATGGAAATGATCAAGGGGAAAGTACACCACTTTCAAGTTCATCTCCATATGGTCATGATAAGGATCTCGCTGAATCAAGTGCAACAATGTTTCCTATTAATAATCTTAATAATTAAAGATTATTTTGCAAGGCTATTTTATTATTTTATATAAAATAATAATATGAATTATTAAAAATATTTAGAGATTTTCAAAATCAATCTCATCAGTAAACTCCACATCAGCATCGATTTTTGTACCTTTACTGCCTGGCATATTACTAGAAGCATTTAGTAGCGATGCAACTTCCTCATGAATATTCTTTAATTTATTACTTTCATCGTGAGAATATCTGATAATAATATCACCAGTTCCCTTTCCTCCTTCCATTTCTCTCAAATCTACAAGTACAATGTCATCAGGAGAAATCTTTGCAGAACCTCGATTACGCATCTTTCCACGAATAATACATCTATGTTCTCTATTAGTTAAAGCACAAAATACTAACACATCATGGCCTCCCAGGATCTTAATTACTCTGCCATAAGTCGGATTAGCACCTTGTTCGGTATAATTATCTTTGGTAATTAATTCATTCTTTTCATTGCGAGCCATTGAGGCTCTGGCCCAGCGAGGCTTTTTGCCGCCTACTTTACCAGTTGGTGGAGCTGACATGTTTGATTATATAATACTACTGCTATACCAGGTATTATATATAATCTGTTTAACCTAGTTTATTAAAGTATATTTGATTTCCAAATGCTAATTTCGAAAGGTATATCAATGACTGCTAACACACATAATTGTAATAATAGTTTTAATAATTCCCTGGCCAAATCGCATTGCGATGTACCAAATCATGCTTGTAAGTGCTGTAATGTAAATTCTAATGTAGATGGATATTGTTCGCGTATTATTTTGCATGATATTAAAGTTACAAGTGAAAGCGCCACACTTGGTACTATATTTTATGATTTAGATAGAGATAGTGTTTATTTCCAAAATAGTAGAGGAGAGGAGCTGCAAATGGCCCAGTTTATACGAGGTGGGGCATCTAATACAGTAAATACTAGTATATTTCGCCCAGTAAATAAAAAATGGTGGGTTAAAACAATTTCTTATATTGTTGGAAATGTTGTTTATTCTGGATTAGCCGTATACATCGCATTGCGTATAAATAAAGGATCTAATCCAGAATCAAGTCCTCTCGATTGGGCTTTATTTATAGATTTAAAAGAACTTGTAAATAATAGTACATTTATTGGCATATCTCCAAATCCTCGTGGTCCATGGAATGGCTTAACAACTTACAAACAGGGAGATATTGTCAGTATTAAATCAAAACTCTATTGGTCTCAGCGCAATAATATAAATAAAAATCCTGTAGAATCTCCACCTGATTGGATCTTATATTTTGATTTTAGTGATATTATTAAGTCACATGAATTAGATGATCTGTGCAAATCATGTAAACCTAAACATTGCAATGTAACAATCACACCCCCAATTAATTCAATTACTACTATTAATTCTGCTGACGTAGATGAACTTGATACACCTCGTCATGATTTCTTTGAATGTGATACTGTAGAAAAGTCTGTACAACCAACATTATGGATGATAGATATTCAATTTGATAAGGATGCATGTACTATATTAGATGGAGAGTTATATACATGTTTAATATCACATCGCTCATCTTATGCAAATCGCCCATCTATTTCCCAATTTAATTGGCGATATGAAAATAACATTGAACATAAAGAATCTCAAATTTATTTACTACTTATTCATTCAGTTAATAATTTAGAACTAAATCCATGTACAGGTTGTAATCGCCAACGTTTTTCACTTAAAGGCGAATATGATTTTGATGCTGATAATCCACATTCTCCAATAATTACTAATATTGCTAATAGTTCGGCACATGTTCAAATTCCATTAACAAATTTACAATACATTGTAAATATCAATAGAAACATCTTTTCAACTAATTTAAATAATATAAGAATTTTACGAGGAGGTTGGTATAAGGTATCCTATAATATGGCATATTCTGGAAATGTTCATTCTGTTTGTGCATCAATTTATAAAGAACATGGCAGAAATGTAAATGAAATTGAGGCATCTAAATCATCAGCTACTTCCTCTGAATGGATGCGAAATATAAATCACTCATTTCCAGTAAATCTTGAAACTGGCGATGTGTTAGAAATTAGATTGCATGTAATTCCTTTGGCGCGTGATAGCAATAATACTCAACAATTCAAATTATATCCCCATAAAACATGGTATCATATTCAATCTATTTAATTAATTATAAAATAATATAAAAAATAATATTTTATTTATATTTTTGCAGTATCGCGCTCTTTTGGTGTTAGCCACTCCATATCAAGAATTCTAAATATATCCTTTTCACTATTTGTCACAACTCTTCTTAATTCAGTACCTTTCTTTCTATAAAGCCCATATTCATTGAGAATGTAACCTTTTCTCTTTGCATTTTGGCGCATCTTCTGATTAAAATCACCAGGTCCTGTAAAGTATAAAGTTGCCGCTGGTAGACTTCTATATGGCAGAAAACGAATATCAATTCTTCTAACTTTTGATTTACCATTCATTCTAAAAAATCCCATAAATTTTGTTGTTGGATTACCATCAGTCAAACTATCTACAATATATCCTTTTTTATGTAATTGCTCAATAAATTTTTGGAGGAGATCCGAATCTTCTGTTTTTTCTACATCTGGGTGTACAAATAGAAAATCAACATCATTTGAAAAATGTCGACCTCTGCGAAAACTACCACATACCTGGCCTTCGCACTTTTTATTAACTTTCGCTAATTCTTTGATGAGTAAATCCCTTATCTTTTTAACTTCTTCTCTAGGAATTGGTTCAGCTGTGCCAAAATATTTTAATCCAAGCATAACCTTATCATTAACCTTTATCTCTCCTCGCTTGATACGTATCTTAAGATCCTCTACACTAGTCACTCCATTTGATGCAAGCTTTCTAGCAAGACTTTCCCCAATATTAATTACACTTTGTAATGCCATAATTACATCCGCATTCTGAACAACTTTTTTAGTGACACCTTTAATTTCTGATAATTTACCATCATCTAAAATTTCCTGAACTCTTGTACGAGTTCCCTCGCCAATACCTGGAATATTTTTCAAATCATCACTATCCTTAATTCTAATTGTTAATTTACTAAGAATTTTAATTGTCTTTTCAGTACTTGAAATCTTAAAGCGCAATATACTTAGTTTTTGCGGATCAGTCTCCTTTAACATCTTATTTTGTAGATAGATATGGAGGCGCTTAAACTCATCTATAATATGTGCATTCTTAGGATTAGCAATCTTTTCTATAGTTGTGCGATGTGGGCGATTCATACTCATATTGATACTATTATATATATTATCAATTCTAGCTATTAAACTGATGTTATGTATCAGTTTTTTGTTATATTAAAAATTATTGATTCAAGATAGTTATGTATAATTCACCGCCTTCATCAATAATAGCCGGCTTTCCACCACTTCGATGCTAAACATTATTTTTGCAACAGTACATTATGCTATTTTTTCGAACAATTGGCGGCTGATCACCATCTCTGCGATTTTCTCCATTTACATACCAATATTGATCACCATTTTCATATATGATAGCTGGTAGATCTCTATCTCGATGCAATTTGCCATTCCTAAACCATTGTTTAAAATTTCTCCCTTCAATTGCTGGAAAATCACTATCTCTATGCAGTTCGCCACATTGATACCACATTTTTAGATTTTCATTTTCAATAGCAGGTAAATCTCCATCTCGATGAAATTTTCCATTTTTGTAAAATGAACTAATGATATTTCCATTATTATAATTTATAATTTCTGGTTTGTCACCATCTCTATGTAATATACCATACTGACACCAGTGGAAACTGCCATCTGCTTGTTCAATACCGCTATTTACTAATGATTGTTCTATAAAAGCTGTTTTCCTCTTTGCTGATTCTATACATAATTTATCTATGTACTCGTGTAAATTTTCTATTTGATTTTGATCAGATACTTTAGCCTTTGATGTACACAAACCCATGATAGTTTAGTGATTTTTAATAAAGACGATAAGATCAGACTTGTTGTTACTCATATATAATAAATAGAGCTTTGATAATACTTTCAATTTTTATTAAGCATATTTCTCCAACATCTGTAAATATTTTTGTCTTCCTAAGTAACTACCTCTTGGCGGTAAGACCATTAATTCTGCATGAATATTTCCCACTCTCTTGTATTTATGCAATCTGGAAATTAATAAACTTCTTCTTCCAAATCGGCCAATGATTTTATAACATTCTATTAATCTTTCAAGACTTATTATTTTTCCATATTTCCAGTATTCGCATGTGCCATCTGCATTTACAACAGCTGGGAAATAATGATCTCTATGCTGTTTGCCATTCTTATACCATTCACGCGTACCATTACTGTAAATAATAGCAGGCTTATCATCATCTCGATATAATACTCCATTTACAGCCCATACTTGTGTACCATCTGATAGAATTCTTGCTGGTAAATCATTGATTCTGCTAACTTTGCCATGTTTATACCAGCATCTTTCACCATTGTGATAAATTGCAGCTGGCAAGTCTTTCTCACGATGTAGTTGTCCTTTACTGTTCCTCCAAAATAAATCGCCATTTATATTTGATGGCGAGAAACACGCACCCATGGTAATTTTTTTTCAATAAAGACGATTGGATAAGAGAGACTCTTTATTGACGCTTTATATTTATATTAAATATAAATATGGCAATACATTTAATTTTCAATTTTTATTAGGCATATTTCTCTAACATATGTAAGTATTTTTGTCCTCCTAAATAAGTACCTCTTGGAGGCAAGACCATTAATTCTGCATGAATATTTGCCACTCTCTTATATTTACGCAATCTGGCAATTAATAAACTTCTTCTTCCAAATCGGCCTATAATTTTGTAACATTCTATTAATCTTTCCAGACTTAACTTTTTTCCATATTTCCAGTATTCACATACTTCATTTAAATATTTAATAGCTGGCAAATAATCATCTCTGTGCAGTTTACCATTCTTGTACCATTGACATGTTCCATCACTTAATACAACTGCGGGCTTATCATAATCTCTATATAATACTCCATTAACAGACCATATTTGAGTACCATTTGATAAAATTCTTGCTGGCAAATCATTAGCTCTTGTTAGTTTTCCATATTTATACCAGCATCTGTCACCATTTTGATAAATTGCAGCAGGTAAATCATTCTTGCGATGTATTTGTCCTTTACTGTTCCTCCAAAACAAATTCCCATTTACATTTGATGGTGAAAAAAATGCCCCCATATTACTATAATTATAATAAGATTTTTATAAAGAAAATAACTTACCATTTGATGATAATCCCGACCACCTGGATAACTTCCTTTAGGAGGCATATATAATAGTTCCCCATGAATCCATCTTACTCTTTTTAATTGCCTCATTCTAATCTTTCTAAGATAATACCTACCAAATTTTTTTAAGATTTTGTAATAATTAACTACTTGTTCATATGTATGATAACTTCCATAAATGTAATAGAATTTCCTACCATCTGTATATTCAACAGCAGGTAAACCATTATCTCTGTGGAGTAATCCATTTACATACCATGCTTTATCTCCACTTGGCCATTCAATTGCTGGTAAATCATTGTCACGATGCCGTTCATCATTTACATACCATTGTTTAGTTCCATCTGCAAATTCGATTGCAGGTAAATCATTATCACGATGACATTTACTATTTATCCACCATACTTTAGTACCACTAGAATATTCAACTGCAGGTAAATCATTGTCACGATGCAGTTTTCCATTTATCCACCATTCTTTCTCAGCATTAATATATTCAATGGCAGGTAAATCATTATTGCGATGATATTTTCCATTTACATACCAATATTTATTTCCATTATAATCTATATATGGATTATTTGTAAAAAAATTAAACAATTTATTAAAGAGCTTAATTATGAAACTCATTTAGGATTAACAACTTATTTATTAAATAATAAATTAATAAGTAAATAAAACACACATCAATTTTTTACATATTCATAAAATAACTTACCATTTTATGATAATCCTGGCCGCCTGGATAACTGCCTTTAGGAGGCATACATAACAGTTCTCCATGAATCCATCTTACTCTTTTTAATCGTCTCATCCTGATCTTTTTCAAACAATATCTACCAAATCTTGTTAAGATTTTGTAACTACTAATTATTGTTCCATATCTATAATTTCTGCCATAATTTAATTCCATTTTTTATATTTTATTGCAGGTAATCCTCCAAGACGATGAAATTTTCCATTTATATACCATTCCTTAGTACCACTTAATCTTACAATTGCTGGTAAATCATTGTCACTATGCAGCTTTCCATTTACATAACATTTTTTAGCACCATTATCATAACAGATAACTTGTAAATCATTATCACGATGATGTTTTTCATTTTTATTAAACCATTCTTTATTTGTATCGGCTGCGCACATTTTAGTTTGATTATGATTTATTTATTGTCTTGTTTTTGTACTATTACAGGTTTTATATTAAGTGATATTATAAGATTATAACAATCAATTTTTACATACTCATAAAATAACTTACCATTTTATGATAATCCTGTCCACCAGGATAACTACCTTTTGCTGGCATACATAACAGTTCTCCATGAATCCATCTAAGTCTCCTTAATCGTCTCATCCTGATTTTCTTAAGACAATATCTACCAAATCTTGTTAATGTTTTGTAATAATTACATACTTCTTCATATGTGTATTGTCTATCATAAATATACCATGCTTTGTAGCCACTGGCAAGCTCAACGGCAGGTAAAATACCAATACGATGGCGCTCTCCATTTACAATCCACCATTTATCTCCATTTATACAATCAATTGCAGGTAAACCATTATCACGGTGACACTTTCCATTTACAAACCAATATTTAGTACCATTTGCAAATTCAACTGCAGGTAAATCATTATCTCTGTGCCATTCTTCACGTTCATTTTCCCATAATTTATCCCCAGTAGCATTTATAACTGTCGGTAAGTCATTATCTCGATGTATTTTTTTATCTTTATTTTTATAGAATTTAGTTATATATAAATCGATAAATGATAATTTTTTATCATTACAAAGCTTTTTAACAAACCTAAATACTTTACTAAAAAATTCACAAATATAACTCATTAAGGATAAACAGCTTATTTATTTAATATTAAATAAATAAGTAAAATAAACATATATCAATTTTTACATACTCATAAAATAACTAACCATTTGGTGATAATCTTGGCCACCTGGATAACTACCTTTGACTGGCATGCACAACAGTTCGTTATGAATCCATTTTACTCTTCTTAATCACCTCATTCTGATCTTCTTCAAACAATATCTACCAAAGTTTTTTAAGATTTTGTAATAATTAACTACTTGTTCATAACTATGATTAGAGCCATAAATGTACCACCGTGCATCTCCAGTAACATATTCAATAGCGAGCAAACCACTAAGACGATGTAATTTTCCATATTCTAACCAAAATTTACCATATGTTTTTTCAGCTGCCGGTAAACCATTATCTCGATGATGTATTCCATTTACATACCAATATTTATCACCATTGATAAATTCAATAGCAGGTAAATCATTATCTCTATGAAATTGTCCATGTTCATTAAACCAGCTTTTCTTCGTATTGGCTGCGCACATTTTAGTTTGATTATAATTTATTGTCTTGTCTTTTGTTCTATTACAAGTTTATATTAAAAGATATCATAAGTTTATAATATCAATTTTTTACATACTCATAAAATAACTTATTATTTGATGATAATCTTGGCCACCAGGATAACTACCTTTTAGTGGCATACATAACAGTTCATTATGAATACATTTTATTCTTTTCAGTCTTCTCAATCTGATTTTCTTAAGACAATATCTACCAAATTTTGTTAATATTTTGTAATAACTAATTACTTGTTCATATGTATATTGTTTATTATAAATGTACCACGATTTATTCCCATTGGCAAGCTCAATTGCAGCTAAACCACCTAAGCGATGTACTTTTCCATTTACATACCAGAATTTAATGCCAATAGAATATTCAATTGCAGGCAATCCATTATCTCGGTGATGTATTCCATTTACATACCATTCTTTACTACCATTTTCATATTCTATGGCAGGCAAATCATTATCGCGATGATGTTTACCGTTAACATACCAATGCTTGTTTAAATTTATAAATGGATAATCAACAAAACTAAAAAATCTTTTCAAGAACTTAATTATTATATAACTCATTTAGGACAAATAGCTTATTTATTAAGAAATAAATAAAATAAGTAAGTAAAATACATATCAATTTTTTACATATTCATAAAAAATGATAATCTTGGTCACCAGGATAATTACCAAATTCTAATACAGGTTTTATATTAAGTGATATTATAAACTTATAATATCAATTTTGCACATATTTATAATATGCATCTATTTATTCATCGAGTTCATAGAAAAGGAGATATGCACTTGAATCAGCTCCAATTGCTCTATCTGCGCTAACTTGTGGTGCTGGAGTTACTGCATCATCATAATCGTACCATTTATTTCCAACTTTTGCATATGCAGTATAATGACCTCCCTCAAGACTACCTCCGTGCAATGATACTGCTACGAGACTATAAGTATAAGCAGTATTTCTCTCTCGCGAGATCCAAGGAGTAATATTTAATTTATGTCCATATGAAATTGGTGTATTAATTCTTTCACCAACAAAATTACCAACACCCATTGATGCATTCTTAAAGCGCTTTAGTTGCACTACTAAATATTTAGCAGGTTCCCAGAAACGATACTCTTTTACAGCCGGCATTTTTTTATTACAAAGTTCGCATTTATAACTTTCATCCCCATGTAATAATTCAGATCGCATAAATCTATTAATGCATCCCTCAATTGTACATTTCTTTTCCTCATTAAGAACCAGTTCAAGTGCCAGAGTTCGCTGGACCCCAAAAGTATTACTCGTAGTATTACATGTGACGCAAGTTACTCGTGTATTATAAATACTATCAAATAAATTACTGACTGCAGAATGGCCATAAAATTCAACATATTTGCGCCATGCCTCATAAGACATGTATGCCATATAATCCATGTGATTTTCACGACGATATTTATTTAATTCCGTAGTAGCAACTAGTTTATCTTCCTCAGAAATTCCATCACTTGTAATCAATTTCATGTAAATATCATTTTTCTGTGTGAATGCCACTACTCCTGGCTCAGGATTAATAAATGTAATGATATTAGTACTGGATAATTCTGAATGTAGACGATCAATAATATGAGTAAACATATCATGGGCATCTTCTTGTTGTAATTTATTAAATTTATTAAATTGATGTACTTGTTGCTGTTCATAAGGTTTTCTAGCACTAAGTTCTGTCTGCATGCGACAAAGACTATTATGGAGATTTGTTGGGCGAATTCTACCACCATGTTTCCACATACATGTTGCTACCTCAAAGAATCTGTAAGATGTTGTCCTATCTCTGATAGCAGTAATATTCTCCTCAGTATTTGGCAAATTCTTATCTTTTACATATTTTGTAAGGCTCAATCCAAAATCATGTAAATATTCCCAACTCCTAATGTAATTCATAAATTCTGGTAGATGTATCAAACACTGCAAAACACTATTCATAAAACATGTATTCCCTAAATTTGCAAGTCCAATACGTCCAGCATAATCAGTTGGGGATAAGCCATCACCTCCTACAATAATAGTATTTATAGGTTCTTGGGATACTACAGGTGCTGATAAATTTTCTGAGGTCATTTATTAAGAGGAAAATGTAATCTTAGTATTAATATGTCTAAAAAGCTTAGACCATTCAATAATCCTATCAATATTTTTAGGCTTTAGGCCTAAAAATTGATATATATCGGTTAAGACTGAGAGCTTGCTTTATTGAGTAAGCATATAATGCGCTTCAATGTACTCGACTGGCAACCTTATCACGAAGAGGATGAGGAAGGTAGAAAAACCTACGCGGTTCGAGTTTTTGGAAAAACATCAAAAGAGGATGGCGCAGAGAGCGTATTCTTAAGAGTTGACGGTTTTACACCGTTTTTCTATGTCCAGGTTCCGGACAATTGGAAAAGTCATCACGGCACTCAATTAATTGATACGATTAAAGAAAGGCTTGGTAATTGGAAAGCAGCAAAAGAAGGATTATTAAGTTATAAATTAGTAAAGCGGCATAGATTCAGAGGATTTACAAATAAGAAAAAGTTTAATTTTATGCAATTAGTTTTCACTAATATGCAGGCATTCCGGGCATGGGAGAAGATTCTGCATAATAAAATTAATATTGGTACTCTTAGCCGCAATAAACAGCCGCAAGACAAACTCTATCCCTTGTATGAAAGTAATATTGAACCTCTATTGCGTCTTATTCATTTGAGAAAAATGAATTCATCTGGTTGGATTGAAATTGATGAAAAGAAAGCAACACCAATAAAGGATTCGATAAATACTCATAATTTTGCAGTGAACTGGAAACATTTACATCCAGCAGAAGGTACAAGTGTTGCTCCATTTACTATTGCATGTTATGATTTAGAATGTACTAGTATTGATGGTAATTTCCCACAAGCCTCAAGAGATGGAGATCATATTACAATGATTGGGCAAACATATTCTCGCTATGGCGAAGATGAATGCTATAGAAAATGGATAGGTGTATTAGGTTCATGTGATCCCATACCTGGTGCAGTTGTTGAATCATTCCCAACAGAAGGAAAATTATTAGAAGGATGGAAAAGAGAATTAGCTCGCGAAAATCCAGATGTAGTTACACATTATAATGGTTTTGGTTTCGATGATAAATATATATTTGATCGTCATGAAAAATGTGAACTTTCTACCTTTATGAAGAATATTGGCAGAATTAAGAATCTAACAAGTGAACTCAAAGAAAAGAAACTAAGCTCATCTGCATTAGGTGATAATGTGTTACATTATCTTGATATGGTTGGGAGAATTCAAATTGATTTGATGAAGGTAGTTCAGAGAGATTATAAACTTGAAAGTTATAAACTTGATTATGTTGTTAGTTATTTCATTAAGGAAAAAATATTGACCCTTGAAACAATTGATAAACCACCAAAACATAATGGAGTGCGCTGTAATCTAAAAATTAAAACTAAAAGTACAACAGGTATTGTTGATGGGGATTTCATAGCATTATCATTTAATGATGGAATATCAATAAATCCATATGGTGAAAAATTCCCTGTTATCAGTATTGATGCAAAAGAGGGTATTATTTGGAGTACTGCATCAGAAGAACTTGTTGCCGAACTTAATAGTATTCAAACAGCAGCTGATGATGAGGGTGAAAAGAGAAATCTCGAATGGACATGGTCTCAGGCCAAGGATGACATTAAACCACGTCAGATATTTGAACTCCAGAAAAAGGGGCCAAAATCTAGGGCAATTATTGCTAAATATTGCTTACAAGATTGTGCTCTTGGTAACCGATTGATTAACAAATTACAGGTTCTTAATAATAATATTGGTATGAGTAATGTGTGTAGTGTCCCATTATCATATCTTTTCCTACGCGGACAAGGTATTAAGGGTACAAGTTTAGTAGCGAAGCGCTGTAGAGATGAAGGATATCTTATTCCGGTCTTACCAAAACCGAAGGTTGTGTTAGATGATGAGGGTAATCCAATTGAGGATTCTGGTGTTGGATATGAGGGTGCAACAGTCCTTGATCCAAAACCTGGTGTATATTTCACACCGACGGTTGTTCTTGATTATAACTCATTATATCCAAATTCAGAACGTCATAAAAATATGTCACATGAGACAATTATAGAGGATGAAAAATATGCAAATTTACCTGAATATTATTACTATCATACATGGATTAAGAATAATGATGGCACAGTTCAATGTGTTAAGTTTGCAAAACCTTACACAATGGAACTTGGTATTATTCCAAAGATTTTGGGAGGCTTACTTGATGCGCGTACAGCAACCAAGGGGCTTATGAAAACTGAAACTGATGATTTTCGCAAAAAGATTCTAGATGGACTCCAAAATGCATTCAAGATAACTGCAAATTCTCTTTATGGGTTACTTGGTGCGAGAACAAGTGCCATCTATTATCGTGAAATTGCAGCGGCTACAACTGCTACTGGTAGAGATATGCTACATCTGGCTATTAAGATTGTTGCCAGAATCTATCCGGATGCTGTAGTAATTTATGGAGATACTGATTCGATCTTTATCCAATTTAGAATTGTAGATGATGCAGGAAATCCACTTACTGGGAGGGCAGCTCTTGAAAAAGCAATGGCATATGGTAAAAACATGGCAGATGAAATTAATAAATGTGTACCATGGCCTCAAAAGATTGTATTTGAGAAGATTCTGTGTCCATTCGCTATTCTGAGTAAGAAGAGATATCTTGGACGTAAGTATGAGGATAGCATTGATGAGTATAAGGATGTTAGTATGGGTATTGTACTCAAACGACGCGATAATGCATTAATCGTAAAGGATGTATTCGGTGGTGTTATTCGCAAAATTATGCAATTGCGTAGTCGAGAAAAGGCTATTAAATTTATTAAGCATAAATTAATTGAGATTCTGAATGATAAGATTCCTATTTCCAGATTTATTATTGCTAAGACAATCAGATCAGTATATAAAAAGCCTGAACAAATTGCACATTATCAATTAGCCCTGCGCATGGCTGAAAGAGATCCTGGTAATGCTCCCCGCGCAAATGATCGTATTCCTTATGTGTTTGTAAGAATCGATAAAAATGGTATTGAAAAGAAGGATGCTATTCAATCAGAAAGAGTAGAACATCCTGATTGGGTAAAGGAACATAAATTGAAATTGGATTATATGTATTATATCCGTAAACAGATTATGATTCCTGTTTGTCAATTCTTATCACTGATTATGAGAAATCCTGAGCTAATATTCGAGAGAGTAATTGAAAAAGAGTTACATCGCCGCCGTGGTGCTAAGGTATCTAATATTAAACAATTCATTAATAATGTTGATGATTCAGATGATGATATTTCTCCAGTATCAGATGATTTCAAGCCTAAGGAGGTCTCGCAAAAGTGGTGTAAGGATGCAGTTAAATGTGATGTTACCGATTTCTTTCGAACAAGTGCAGAAAAGAAGGATGATGGTGATGATCAAAGTGATAAAGATGCAGATTATGATTTTACCCCAAAAAAGGCCAAGAATAAATTCAACCTTGGAGAATAAATAAAAAATTTATTATTATATTATTAGTTTAAATAACTAATAATTCATTTAATGTTCTTAATAAAAATTGATAGCAATTATTTCTCTAAAATCATCTTACAGAGCTAGTATAATCAAGATCGTTATGGCTAACACAACTGCAACTGATAGAGCATTTATAGAGAGAAAAATTCGAGCTATTACTGCACAATATCCAAATGCAGTAATAATGTATGGAGATATATATCAAATATATTTTAAAATAATAGAATCTGATAATACAATATATTATATTAATTTATAAAAATTGATTGTTAAAGTTCTTGAATAGAACATGCTAGTAATAAGTTTATAGTACATTAAAGAGTGCATTCAAGTACAAGCTGTATCCAAATCCAAAACAAAATGACAATGAAAACTGATTATAAAGGCAATAAAAGATGGTATAATACAAATGGAGAACTGCATCGCGGGAATGATTTTCCTGCTATAGAATATGCAAATGGTGAAAAACATTGGTATGTAAATGGAGAACTGCATCGCGGCAATGATTTACATGCATCTGAATATCCAAATGGGGCTAAATTTTGGTATGTAAATGACGATTTGCATCGTCTTAATGGTTTACCTGCTATTGAACTTGCAAATGGTCATAAAGAGTGGTGGATTTATGGTAAACAATATACATATGAGCAAGTAATTAATTATTACAAAATCTTGACAATATTTAGTAGATATTGTCTGAAAAAGATCAGAATGAGAAGATTAAAAAGATTTAGATGGATTCACAATGAACTGTTATGCATGCCGGTAAAAGGTAGTTATCCAGGTGGTCAGGATTATCATAAAATGGTAAGTTACTTTATGAGTATGTAAAAAATTGATTGCTTGTTTATAATAATAATAATAAATATTGAATACAGTTTGAAAAATTATTCAAGAATAACTTTAGAAACAAAATGACATACTCATATATTAATTTTTTTGGAGATAAAATTTCTCATAATTCCAATGGACAACTGCATACTGGTAATGATGATTTTTCACCAATAATATGGAAAAATGGAAATAAAGGTTGGTATGCAAATGGCAAGCATCATCGTCTTGGAGGATTTCCTGCATACGAATATTATGATGGTACAAAAGCCTGGTACATTTATGGAAAAAGATATACATACGAACAAGTAATTAATTCTTACAAAATCTTAACAAGATTTGGTAGATATTGTCTTAAGAAAATCAGAATGAGAAAATCAGAATGAGAAAATTAAAAAGATTAAAGTGGATTCATGGAGAGCTGTTATGTATGCCTCCTAAAAGTAGTTATCCAGGTGGTCAGGATTATCATAAAATGGTAAGTTATTTTATGAATATGTAAAAATTGATATGATTATATTGGTTAATTATAACTGTAAAACTAAGTAAATATAATACACTCTTGTAATATTTAATAAGATGACAATGGAAACTGATGAATATGGTACTAAAACATGCTGTAATGAAAATGAACAATTACATCGCGATAATGATTTACCTGCAATTGAATGTGCAAATGGTGATAAATCTTGGTTTGTAAATGGACTATGGCACAGGGATAATGATTTACCTGCTGCGGAATATGTAAATGGTTCTAAATTTTGGTATGTAAATGGGAAATGTCATCGTCTTGGCGGTTTGCCTGCCATCGAGTGTGCAAGTGGGGGAAAAAGATGGTATATCTATAATAAAAGATATACTTATGAGCAAGTTTGTAATTATTACAAAACCTTGTCAAGATTTGGTAGATATTGTCTTAGAAAAATTAGAATGAGAAAACTAAGAAGGCTTAGATGGATTCATGGAGAACTGTTATGTATGCCATCAAAAGGTAGTTATCCAGGTGGCCAAGATTATCATCAAATGGTAAGTTATTTTATGAGTATGTAAAAAATTGATTTTTATATTGCTTTAATAGATTATTATAGTAATAGGTTTATAGTACATTAAATATTGCATCCAAGTACACACTGTATCTAAAACAAAATGGCTGTCGAAATTAACAATGCTGGTGATAAAATGTGGTATAATGCAAAAGGAAAATTACATCGCGATCATGATTTACCTGCTATAAAATTAGCAGATGGTAATAAATTCTGGTATAAAAGAGGAAAAGTTCACCGAGCTGGAGATTTACCTGCTGTTGAAAATGCAGATGGAACTAAAGAATGGTGGATAAATGGAAAATTACATCGTGATAATGATTCACCTGCTATTGAAAGAGCAAATGGTGATAAGGAATGGTATATAAATGGAAAATTACATCGCGATAATGATTTACCTGCAAGTGAATATGCAGACGGGCGTAAAGAATGGCATGTAAATGGAAAAATATATCGCGATAATGGTTTACATGCAATTGAATTTGCAGATAGAAGTAAATTATGGTGCGTACATGGGAAAATACATCGCGACAATGATTTACCTGCTATCGAACTTGTAAATGGAAATAAGGAATGGTGGGTAAATGATAAATTGCATAGATTAGGTGGTTTACCTGCCATGGAATATGCAGACGGAGATAGAGAATGGCGGATTTATGAAAAACAATATACATATGAGCAAGTATGTAATTATTACAAAACCTTAAAAAACTTTGGTAGATATTGTTTGAAGAAAATCAGAATAAAAAGACTGAAAAGAGTAAGATTGATCCATGGAGAATTGTTATGCATGCCTCCTAAAGGAAGTTATCCGGGTGGTCGAGATTATCATCAAATGGTAAGTTATTTTATGAGTATGTAAAAAATTGATTAGTATATTGTTTATATAAATAATAAATTAATAATACACTGAAAAGTACAACTTGTATTCAAATACAAAATGACAATGCAAATAGATGAATATGATACTAAAAGATGGCGCAATGCAAAATGGAAAATTACATAGAAACAATGATTTACCTGCTATTGAATATGCACATGGCGGTAAACATTGGTATGTAAATGGAAAATCTCATCGTGATAACGGTTTACCTGCTATAGAAAATACAGCAGGTAAATTTTGGTGCGAACATGATAAATTTCATCGCCTTGGCGATTTACCTGCAGTTGAATATGTTGATGGAGGTGGGCGGTGGTACATTTATGGTAAAAATTACAGTTATGAACAAGTATATAATTATTACAAAACTTTAAAAGGATTTGGTAAGATATTCTTTGAAGAAAATCAGAATGAGGCGATTAAGAAAAGTAAGATGGATTCATGGAGAATTATTATGTATGCCGCCAAAAGGCAATTACTCAGGTGGCCAAGATTATCATCAAATGATAAGTTATTTTATGAGTATGAAAAATTGATTGTTATATTGCTTAGTTATACATAATTATGATTAAGTTAATAATACACAAGAAATACAACTAATTACACTCTTTCAATCCAAAACAAAAATGACAATGGAAACGGATGAATATGGTACTAAGAGATGGTATAATTCTAATGGAGTACTGCATCGTGGTAATGATTTACATGTTATTGAAAATGTTAATGGTAATAAATGTTGGTATGTAAATGGAAACCGTCATCGCGATAATGGTTTACCTGCAATTGAATTTATAGATGGAGAAAAACATTGGTATGTAAATGGAAATCGTCATCGCGATAATGATTTACCTGCCATCGAGTTTGCAAATGGAATGGCTAAATGGTATATATATGGCAAACTCCATCGTCTAGGTGGATTACCTGCGATTAAAATATATGAAAATACGCATTGGTACATTTATGGTAAAAATTACAGTTATGAACAAGTATGTAATAATTATAAAACCTTAAAAGGATTCGGTAGATATTGTCTGAAGAAGATCAGAATGAGGAGATTAAAAAGAGTAAGATGGATTCATGGAGAACTGTTATGTATGCCAGCAAAAGGAAGTTATCCAGGTGGACAAGATTATCATAAAATGGTAAGTTATATTATGAGTATGTAAATATATTGAATTGCAAATAGCACTTATCCAGTAAATTATTACACAATAATGCAAAATTTAATAGACATATATCTATTAATTATTCATTCAATCTAGTAATGTACTAAAATTCATTTAATTAATTTCGCGATTAGTTATATAACTTTTCATAACTGTTTAGTAATGGAGCGTATTATACAGAAATCATCGCTTATTGGGCATCGAGATGAAAATCAGGATACTGAAATTGTATTTGATAACTTAGATGAAAATAGCAGAGATGCGCCAGCAATTCTATTGTTAGGGATATTTGACGGCCATGGCCCTGAGGGGACAATGATGTCTAGGAAAGCAGCAAGTACATTTCGCCGCTTTCTTACCCATCGTAGTATGAGCTATCCATTGCACAGCAAGGATATTCTCACTATATCTAATCGTGTACAGAGTGCTCTTTCTGCAAAACCAGAATCAAAGTCATCTGGAACCACATCATTAATTGTAATTTTCTATAAAAATGAGGAAAATAATTCAATTAGTTTCCAAGTTATTAATACTGGTGATTGTAGAGCTCTATTGAACAGAGATGATATTGGTATTCAGCTTACTCGTGATCATAAACCTGGTTCTTATCAAGAACGCAATAGAATTATGACATTATTTGCACACTACAAGGGTAATAATGAAAAGATTCATAGAACTGCAAAATTAGAATTAGATAGGGCAAATGATTGGAGAATCTGTGGATTATCTGTAAGTCGTGCATATGGGGATCTTGAAGCCACGCCATATGTATCGCATAAACCAGATTGTTTTAGTAATTATAACATAACCTCTAGAGATAGTTTTATAATGCTTGGTTGTGATGGTATCTGGGATGTTTTCAGCAATACAGATATTAGTGATTTTGTAATGGAGAGAATGGTACCTGATTCTAAAACAGGTAGACCTGTATTGAAAGATAAGAATCTAGATGTATCTAAGGAAATCTGCAATGAGGCAATTAAACGAGGTAGTATGGATAATGTTTCATGCATCATTGTATTCATTTAAAATAAGTTTAATGTTATTATATTAAATTTATCATGTTATAAGTCAAAAATATTGATTAGTAATGCGTATCTTAGCTAAATTATTATGTTATTTATCTAAGTTAATATGTCTTTCATTATTCCTCAGTGTAATAATCAGTTTCAATTATTAAAAAAACTTCCAGAGTGTTTATTTAGAAAAGTATTAACTTTTTTAGATTGTGATAATTTAGTATTAATTTGCAAAAATCCTTATACTGAAAAATTCTTTAGAAAAGCAATTAGCGGATCAAATGCAATATGCCTTTATGATAAAAATGATATAATTTTTAGAATAATAGATGGTGATGAAAGCCAAATTATATATAATCATGAAATACGACGAAATCGTCTCGAAGAATACATGTGTTATAAATGTAAAAAATGTCTGATTGATAAACCCGGAATTGTTTGTTATGGATGCAAATATTCAAATGATGGGAAAAATATAAATAAATGTGATCATTGTTTTCAAGAAGGTTATCCATTAATTAAAATACCAAATTGTATAAATACACAAAGAATGATTAAATATCGAGAAAACACTTATATTGAAATAGAACTTAAGCGCTATGGTTATAAATGTTGTTACAAAACTGTATGTATGTATGGATGCATATTTAAATGCAATGGAATTATTAAAAAAGACAATAAATATATTGTTTGTGAAAAAATGTATTATAATAAAAATGATAATAATACTAATATTATTCCATATGGATATTTTAAGGATGATCCTACTAATATTCAGTGTACAGAATGCATGGGTAATACAGCAAAAGAACATGGGAAAATCGTAACAACAATGTTCACACAATTAACAAATATGGTACAACATTGTACTAAATGTTTTAATCCGGATTGTATCGATTCATTATGTGATGGAAAATGCGATGTATGCAAAAGTAGTAAATATCGTATTTATATTATTTCAACATGCAGTAAATGTATAATGAATAATTCTAAAATTATATGTTCTCCTAAAAAAATATGTTATAATTGTATTAAATGTACAAGTTGTAATTGTGGATATTTAAATGTAAATGGTAATCTTTCTTCAATGAGCATTCCATCATACATTCTTACAAAAGAAAAATTCATGTGCGATGATTGCAATAGCTATCAAGTTGCTGAAAATGGCCATAATGATAAAACAGAAACAAATATTATTAAATATGATAAAATAAAAAATTTATTTCATGATTGTTCTTAAATGTATTATTATAATATCAACATTCAGCTTTAATTTATGTACTCGAAAAATTGAAATCATTATCACCTGATTGTGACAAATAAATTAACATTTTATACTACACTTTCTGCTATCTCACACTCAGCATTTCAGACAACTCAAAGACTCTTTCACACTTAAATCCAAGCATAATTATGGCGGCTTGCAATGAAATTGACACCTGCAAGTGTCCTGTGTTCAATGTAACAAAAATCACGTTCAAAGAGCATCCTAATCATGCCTACACTGGCGAGATTAAACATAACTCAGTTCCACATGGCCAAGGCAAACTCATCACTACCGAGGAAGAAGGATGTAATATGATCGGTACCTGGAAGTCAGGCAAGCTCATCAAAGGAGTTATTCGCTCCGCAAATGGTCATCGCTTGGATGGAGAATTCAGGTATGGGAAGATAATCAAAGGTACTATTAATTATGCAGATGGATCTCGTCAAGAAGGAGATTTCCAGGATGGTACGATGCTCAAAGGTACCATTAATCATGCAAATGGCACTCGCGAGCATGGAGAATTCAAGGATTGGTGTCTCATCAAAGGTACTATCAATCGCGAAGATGGCACTCGATATGATGGAGATTTCCAGGATAGAAAGCTCATCAAAGGTACTATCAATTTTGCATCTGGCACTCGCGAAAATTATTTAAATGGCGTATTTGTCAAAGAAACTATTAGTCATGCAGATGGGGCAGAATCTCGAAAGAGACAACGATGCTCATCTCCAGCATTATCATCAAGTCAACAAGCAGCGGCATCATCAATGTCTGTGGAAGATGCTGCAGATCTCATGATGGATTTTTTTCAGATTCCAAAGTAAAACTAAAAAAAGGATTAATTTAAGCATTCATTTACACATCATTTATATATTATTTCATAATATATAAAATTCTTAGTTATTGAGGTATTTTAAAAAATTGAAATGAATTTTAGTTGATGATGACTAATAATCAATAATTAATAGATTACAATCTCGGCTGCTCCAAACAGCATTCCAGACAACTCAAATACTCTTTCACACTCAAATCTAAGCATATTCATATCATGGCGGCCTGCAATGAAATCGATACATGCAAGTGTAAAGTGTTCAAGGTAACAAAAATCACACTAGAAAAATATCCTAATTTTGCTTACACTGGTGAAATAAAGCATGACTTAGTACCGCATGGGGAGGGAAAACTCATTGGCGAAGAAGGACGTAGCATGGTTGGTACCTGGAAGTTTGGAGAATTTATTAAAGGTGTCATACATCATACTAATGGCGATCGTACTGAAGGTGAGTATCAGAATAGAAAGCTTATTAAAGGTGTTATTAATCATGCAGATGGTACTCGCAGATATGGAGTATTCAAAGATAATACGCTTATTAAAGGTATTGTTAATCGTGCCGATGGCACTCGTGCAGAAGGAGAATTCAATAATAGAAAGCAGCTAATTAAAGGCACCATTCATTACGAAGACGGTACTCGCGAGCATGGAGAGTTCGATGAAGGAAAACTTGTTAAAGGTACTATTAATCATGCAATTGGTATTCGTGCTGAAGGAAAATTTGAAGATAGAAAACTACTCAAAGGTATTATCAATCGAGAAGATGGAGCTCGTGCAGAAGGAGAGTTTAATGATGGAGAATTACTTGAAGGTATTATTAATACTGCTGATGGTGCTCGATACGATGGAGAATGGACTAATAAAAATTTCATTAAAGGCACTATCAATAATAATGATGGTACTCGTTATCATGGAGAGTTTGAGAATGGATATCTCATTAAAGGTACAATTAATGCAACCACAGGTACTCGCAATGATGGAGAATTTAAGAATGGATATCTCGTTAAAGGTATTGTTAATCTCAGAGATGGTTCTCGCGGTGAAGGAGAGTTTAAAGATGGAATGCTCATTAAAGGAGCTGTCTTCTATGCGAATGGCACTCGCGATGAAGGAGAAAGAAAGAACGGACATCTCATTAAAGGTATTGTTAATCTTGCAGATGGATCTCGATATGAAGGAGAGTTTTATGAAGGAAAGTTTATTAAAGGAGTTTTCAATCGAAAAAATAATACCATACAAAAAAAAGAGAAAATCTCACAGGAGATTCTATAAATAATCTAAGTAAAATTCATTTACATATCTCATCGGTCTATGATTTTATTTTAAATACATAATATTTAAAAGTAAATAAATTAATAATTTTTTATATTTTATCTGGTGCACGACGTCCATTTGCTAACTCGAATGGTACCCATTTAGCAGTATTCTTGTCCAAGTAACAACGAGCTAATAAAGTATCTGAGTCACGCTTACCACTCTGTTTAAACATGGCAACACACATGGCACTGATTGTAATAGATGGTATTCCTGCCAAACCAATATTTGTACGAACTCCTTTCTTATCACTAGCATACAATTGATATACATCCTGGATAGTTCCTTTACATACCTCTAAAATAGCCATACGACTATCCTTGGGCACAGAGAACTTCTCTTCTGGCTTCTTCATTACTGGTTCTGCATCAATGAAACTCCATCGTGTTCCACTTTTAGGAGGCATAAATACTAATCCCTTAGTTTTCCATGGGATATGCTCTGTTCCTTTCTCAACCATCTTTCGCAGTTCTGACATTGGGGTTCCAGTTTCAATAGATATCTCAAAACTTTTAGAGAGAGGGACCATCTTTAATTTACGTTCAACACAATCTTTCAATCTTATCATCTTATCAAGCCAATTAATACGACTCATATCCTCGCCACATAACATATGTACATCTTGCATAATAAATACTTGTTTAGAATCTCCATCCTTATCAGATTTATCTGATACCATTTGTCCTTCAATTATTGTTCCATCATACATACTCATTTCTGCTTCGAGAGAAAATGCAATAAATCTTGGATTTCTATGAAATATTTTAGAACGTTGTAAAAAGAATGAATATCCAATATTATTCCGTCTGGTAAAAACCATTGCCCATGATGCCCCTACAGGATTCCATATTGCTCGATGATTCGCCAATTTATCAATATCTTCCCTAATTTCAAGAGGCACTGTTTTAATACGATGCCATTGTACTGATCGTCCTACATCTGTTATTAAAGCCTTCTTAAGATTAGCAACCTTAGTTGCAGATATTGTATGTTTATCATTGTCAGTATCCATATGGTTATTAAGTAATGGTTTACTATTTATATATCTCTGAGCTTTTAGACACATATTCAATATTTATGCAATTTTAATAGGTAGAATATTCAGATGCATATGTGTCAAGTGGCCCAATTGCTGAATCCGAGATCATTTTAATATCTCTTCCTTTTGAAATATCGGGAGCTCTAGTGAGATTATCATATATATCTGCAATACTAGAACCTACATTATCTTCTTCCTTAATGTAATCATTCATTTCTTCAACATATTCAGGGACAAGATTATCAATTTCATCATTAATAGCATCCAAGTTATCCTCATTATTATCCTTGGGCAGGATATATTCATCCTTATTATTGTCCTTATAATCAGATTCATCATCATATTTATCCTCAACTATATCATCATCTGAATCAGAAATAGGAGTTTTCCATTTAACATTCCTAGGAGAACTAAATAATTTAGGATATTTATATTTGTGTCTTAGATATGGTATAATATTGGCTACAATTAGACATACAATAAATAATGATAGTAATCTAACAGCATTCTTCCAACACATTCTTAACAATGCATAAGTTATTCTAAATTATAACTTATTTTTAATTTCAATCATTAAATTTAATGATCATGGCTTCAATAGTTTTACCATCATCTATTTTTTCAACAATATTCATTTCATATAAATTTCCTAAATTTAAATTATCACAATAATCAAGATTTTGCATACATTGTATAATTTTAAAAGCTTTCTTAATATTATTACATTTAAATACAATACCTTCATTGATTTTCATTTCTGCAAGAATCTTTAAAATAATATCTGTATCGCGATGTCCAAAATGATAAATTCCATCACCATTTACTGAATCTATAATTGCAAGCGGCATAAATGATCCAGAATTCTCTCCAAATATTCCTTTATAATCATCTTTCATAAATTCATTTGGATATGTTCTATCGTATCCAACTTTCCATGTTTTATTAATATTACATCCACCATTACATTTATGCTCATCAGATGTTAATATACATGTCTGTTCTCTAATAATATCCAATGAAAGATTATAATTAGTTTGATCATTTGTAATTACATTTATAAAAGCGCCAAGATTCAAATAATGGCGCACAATTCTACTAGTATAACTAGTATTAATAATAATGTATTCGAATTGAGGAGATGAGATTTGTAATAAATTCTCAGACATATTAAATTTATATATTAACTAATATATGATAATTTTTCATCATATATCAATTTAGAACTGATTTGCTGCCATTGGTTCAACTTCAAGAGGATAATTAGACATTTGATGGCCTATTTGATTTCCTGTCATTGGCATTCCATTTCCTCTCCAACCATTTGACTGTGTTGCAGGAACTCCATAGCCCATCGGGGCGGCGGTAGGTGGTGTAAAATAATTTGGATCTTGTGCTGGTACCTTAAAATCACTTGCAAGAACAGCTGGTTTTTCATCATTGCGACAATAGCGCCAGCGATAGTATAAGAAAGCAGCAAGTGATAAGATTAGAATTAATCCCCATTTATTTTCAATACCCCATTCCTTCCACGCAGATAATGTATTTATTGCTACTATACTGGCCCTCGAACTAGCATTTACAGGTGCGCGGGGCTTCGATGCCATCAATTTTAACAATTGGCGCTTAAGCCCTGCATCAATAATATCAGGTTCACTTGCAGTTGGTTCTTTAAGAAAGCTATTCATTGTGCCCGTCTGGTTGATCTCAAGAAATTTGTATCTTAAAAGCACAATTGAGATATATAATGACACGATTATTTGGTAAATATGAAATAGAGGAAAAATTGGGTCATGGGAGTTTTGGCAGAGTATATCGAGCCATAGATGTAGAAACTGGTATTAAATATGCAATAAAAGTAGAAAAAGTATTAGATAAAAGAAATACAATGAAACGTGAATTAGAAATTTATAAACATATTGACGGCGAAATGAAATATATTCCAAAAATTTTTTACTATGGTCGCGGCAATGTTCATAAAGATGCTATTACTGGGAGTAAATATTTTCATCAGTATTTGGTGATGGAGCTTTTAGGATCATCATTATCAACAATGCGCGAAAACAAGGGTGGATCTGTTTCATGGAAAACTTTAGCACGCATTGCCATGCAAACTATTACAATACTACAAGAATTTCACAGTCAAGGTTTTGTTCACAGAGATATAAAACCGGATAATTTTGTTCTTGGATTAAATGATAAGGCCGGTATCGTACATATGTTAGATTTTGGACTTTCTAGACGCTGGGAGGATTTAATTGATAAATATACTCAAAATGATGAAAGCTCTAGTTCAAGTTCAATTGTTGGTACAGCAAGATATATGAGTATAAATATACATTATGGTAGAGTTTATGGCTGGAGAGATGATATGGAGTCTTTAGGATATGTTTTAATATATATGTTGACAGGTTCACTACCTTGGCAAGGATTAAAGGCACCAACTAAGAGATTGCAAATGAAAAATATCCTAAAAATTAAGGAAAAATCAAAAAAATCATTAAGTTTATCATTACCACCTGCATTATCTAAGTATATGCAATATTGTTGGAATTTAGAACTTGGAACTCAGCCAGATTATGAATTTTTATGGGAATTATTTCATGGAACTCTTACTGTTTAATTGTAAAATACATCTATTATACAATTTTTATATAAAATACACAAAATCTCATGAATAAAAACTCTCTTATAGCAGTAGAATAGCAATGCCTCGTATCGGTAATGTCAGTCTTGCTTCGCGACAGCGCGATGTTATTAAGTATGGGAGACTCCTAAGAGGGCTCAATTCATCTCAATTTGGGGGTGGGGTATTAGGTGATACAAAGAAGCGTATTATGGAGTTTAAACTCATTGGGAAGATGAGTAAGGCCGTAAATGGACTGCAGGTAGCACTCAAGGATACTGCTAAAAAGACAGGTTCTGTATTTTCTTCTTTCTTTAACATGTTCCGCAGCACCCCTTCTAAGAAAGATGAGAATCAGCTTGGTGGGGGGAATGAAAAAGAACTTAATGAACTTAGAGATGCTCTGTCAGAGCATACATCAGAGAAAATTAAACAATTACTTAAAATTGATGATAAATCGCGAGATGCAGTTAATCAGTTATTGAGACAAGATCATTTCAGAGGATTATTCTTTATGCATGTCACAGATGATATTTTCCAATTACCAGAGAAAAAAGAATATTATATTTCTTGGAGGAATTCAGTAGAATTAGCTGGATCGGATGAAGTGAAAAGTATTAAAAAATCATTTGATGAATTAACTGGACAATATATGGCTGTTCCATTAAATGGAAATATCAATGGGAGTCCTTTTAGCGCAGATGAACTTGAGAAAGCCAATAATTATATTAAAATTATGGCAAAACTTATTTTCCCAAGAATTTTTCACAATGATGAATCGGGAAAGAGTATTTCTATCTTAGTATCACCAGATGATGTTGAAAAGGCATATGAACAAATTATCAGTTATACTAATTCAACACATGCGGCAAGGCCCAAATTTATTAGTAAATATATAGCATTTGTACAAAGAACACTTGATTTATTAAATAGTACTAATGTTAAATCAGTGGATGAGCTGAAGGAAATTCTAGCCAAAGAATTTGAGGATTTGGAAAAGACTAAACAAGAATCATTATTTTCTAAATCTTTCCCATCATCTAATCATGAATCAGGATATGACAGTGATGATGAACAAAAAGAGGATAGTGGTGAGCAGAGAAGTGAACAAAGTGATAGATCACAACAACCTTGGGCGGTAGTTGGCATGCCAGAGGACTGGAATAAGAAAAAGGTTAATACATCTGAAAGACAAGATGAGGATCAAAAAGAGCATAGCGGCGAGAACAGAAGTGAACAAAATTATAGATCACAACAACCTTGGGCGGTAGTTGGCATGCCAGAGGACTGGAATAAGAAAAAGGTTAATGAATCTGAAAGTCAAAATGAGGATCATGAAGAACAAAAATATGAGCAGAGAAGTGAACAAAATTATAAATCACAACAACCTTGGACAGTAGCTGGTATGCCAGATGGATGGGATAAGAAAAATGTCAATGTATCTGAAAGTCAAAATAAGGATTTATTTGATGATGGCGAAGAGCAAAAAGAGGGGCAATTCTCACAAAAACAATCCCGCTCGCAATTTGATACATCCGCTGATCAAGGTGAAAAAAAGAATTCTGCATTTAACATGGATTCTGATGAAGAAGCAGTGGCAGAAAGAAGAAGAGCAGTAAGAGAAGCAACAGAAAGAGCAAGAGCGGAAGAAAAAGCAAAAGAGGGCGCAAAAGAAAGAGCGAAAGAAAGAGCAAACTTAGAAGAAAGCGCAGCAAAGTGGAAAGTAGATGATGAAGCAAGGAAAGCGAGAGAAAGAGCAGCACAGTATAAAGCTGACGACGAAGCAAGAAAAGCAAGAGATGATGCAGAAGAGGCAGCAGAAAGATTAAAAGATGAAAGAGAAGAAGCTGAGAGACTTGCGAAAATCAAAAGAGCTGAAGCAGAAAGAGAAGCAAGATATGAAAGAGAAAGAAAGGAGAAAGAAGATGAAAGATTAAGAATTGAAAGAGAAACATCATTATACAATGAAACAATTGCAAAACAGAAAGCAGCGAGAGAAGTTACTGTAGCTGATGGCAATGATTTAGATGATGATTCGGACAATGGTGGTTATGATAGTGATGCAGAATTTGCTGCCATGAGATTACGGGCAAAAAAAAGAGAAGAAAGATCTGCTGCAAGAAAAGCACAACAATACTCAGATGAAGCAGAAGAAACGAAATCGAGTTTAGAAACAGAAATGGCCGCAGCAGACCAAATAAAAGCAAAAACACCTGAAGAATTGAGAGAACAAAGAGAGAGTGAATTTAATGAAAGATTAGCAGAACTTGAGTTAGAAAAACAAGCAAGAGCAGAAAAAGTAAAGGCATCTTTTGGCTTCTTTGGCGATAGTGCAGAGGATACACATGATAATATTAAATCATTAAAATCAAAATCTCAATTAGGAGGCAGAAAAGCTAGAAAATTATATCTTGCATAAATCTTAAGATTTAAATTATTATGAAAAATTAGTTTTCATAATATATGTTTATAATTTACCTCCAAAATACACAACACGGCATTTATTAACAGTGGCATCATCAATTGGATTAGCAACGATCTCATCAAAATTACCATCATCCAGCATTCTTAGAATAAAGTTAATAGAGTAAACTCCGCATTCAGTATCCTTGTATTGAAATTTAGCATTATTTTCTTTATAAATAGGTTCAATGTTATGTTTCTTAAATACTGTTTTGAAACGAGAAAGCAATGATCGAATTCTAGATCCTGGTGGGTCTGAAACAGAATCAAAAAATGCAATTATTCCAGTAGTTGCATCAGCATAAGCAGATATCCAATGCTGTCCAGACTTATTACTTTCATCTGTATTAAATACAATGCCGAAACGTTTTTTACCTTTTAAAAGCATAGATTCAATATATTCTGACGGAATACCTTTGTATGGCACCTGTCTGTTTCCAATATCATCCCATTTATCAAAATCAGCCGGTACTGCCCCAAAAAAGTAAAAATCATCATAAGCTTGTTCATACTGTTTCATTACATTATCAATATTAGTAGTACCAAGCCACTTAAATTGTCCACCAGGTCCATGTGGTCTAATTGTATCTTTAACTGCTTCATTTTTCTCATTTGGTTTCATTAATTTAATAAAATCTTGCGCAAGCCAACATCTTTGATCGGTACACAGAGTTTCAAATCTTTTAGCAATTTCAATTAATAAATATTTACGATAAGCTCTTTCATTATCTATATTGCCATCTTTAATAGGATTTTGAGGATTTGTTGCATTATAGGCTCTAGCCATTTCTATAAGAACTTTTAATGTGAAACAACTTCCATCAACATACTCTTTTCCAGGGGCACATGTTAATTCCACTTTATTAGGTTTCTGCGAATCTATGCTTACCTCACTTACATTTAGTTTAGTAAATGCATCACATTTAAATTTACTTTTATTTCCACCTTTCTTGGTTTTTTTACTCTGAGACATCTTATTAATACTTGAGAATTTTTCATTAATCTGATTCATCCTCCGTTATTAAGTAAATACGTCCTTTTCTATGTACCCCAATTCTATCTGCTTGATATTTAGCACGATCACTGCGACTATGTTTAGCTGGTAATGGTTGACTTGTACCAGATCGATAACGATACACATTTGATCCAGTTAGACTCATCCAATATCTGGTCCCTTGAACAGTTCTCAATTCAACAACACCATCATTTTTAAGATCATCCTTTTCAACTTCATCCTTATCAGAATCTCGCTTTGATTTTGGTGGTACCTTCTTATCATTCTTAGGCTTATTGGGTCCTCTATTAGAGATAAATCCTTTTCGTCCACTCATTCTTTTATATTTGTGTATATTTACTCTAATTATCAATTAGAGTAAAGGAAATTCATATCAATCTTTTCAATATTTTCAATATTTTCAATCACTATCATTTACAAGAGATGTGAGATCATTCATATTAAATACAATAGTATCTTGATGTTTTACATAACGAGACTTATTACTGGCAAGTTTTGAGCGCAATTCATTAGCATATGAGCCTCTACGATTATCATTCATTAGACGGTCTGCAACTTTCATCATATCAGCCTCTGTCATACTTTTCTTTGAGGTTGAATATTCATACCATAATTTAGCTTCCTCTAAGTGTTTTCTAAACCATAAAACATATGACCATGTTTTTAACAATCTAGGATAGGTTTTGCGAAACCACTTATTATTTTTTGTAATAAGTTCACAATGATCCTTATCAAGTCTCCAATATATTACTTTATGATAATCAAACATGCGCCCTTCATCCTCCTCATTATCTTTATAAAGTTTACCACCTTGCATTTCAATTTTCTTTTCAGCTATCCATTCTTCTAGATTTTTCTGGCTCATTCCAATACTCGGAGGATATAAATATTTAGCTTCATATTGACAAAATTGATTCTTTTCAACCTTATCCCTCGGCAGTAATTCAATTACAAGACCCATTTCCATTCCAGTAAGTACAGACATACCATTAATATCTATTTCCCTACACCAGTCTTCCCGACTTAATTCAGTTATTTTACATTGCCAGAAATCACATTCATCTAGACTACAGCATTCTAATTGGAGTTGAACCTGTACCCAATAATAATGCGGGCATATATCCCCATCAACATCTCCCTCTGTTAATATTTGACGCTGGACTACACATTTAATTTCAAGCATTCTTCCAACGAGTGGAGAGTAACCACCACTTCTTCTTTTTTCAGAACAAATTCCATCTGGACTAGCTCCTACTACTTTTCCCTTAGGATGTAGGATTAATCCAAAATTCTTAAGAACCACATCTTTGCGTCTTTCATAAATCATTGCCGCAATATCTTCATATTTACAACCATGATGCGTATTTGCATTTGCAGTAAATGTATCATTTATCCCACACTTGGCTAGGATAAAATTAGACATCTTCTCATATTTACATTCTCCAATAGATGTGGCACCAGAACTCGCAGTAATAACTTTCATACGATCAGCAAACCATCCGGGTGTTTTCTGCGCATGCTGTGGCAGAGATTCTAGGTGTCTAATAATTTTCTCATAATGTTTAAATTTTTCTATTTCTTTCTTTGTAAACACTGGCAAAGAAACTGGAACATCTGGATAATTATCTACAATTGCCAATACAGGTATATGCTTAAAACGATCAATTAAATCATTAATTGCATCGATTACAATAGATCTTTTTAAAAGAGGTTGTTTGGCACATATCCTTAAAGATAATTTTGCACAATCCTTCTTTTTTGTTGGATCTAGACCGCGAAATAGATTAGAATTTACTAACTTTAACAACTGAATATACCAAATTGCATCTCCAATCAACATCTCTTATTTATACTAGGATTGTAATTGCAGACGAGACTTGTATTATAACAACTTTTTGAGCCTCTAGACCAGTTAAATTAATATAATTTATATTAATTTATTAAATTTAATCATCTGAACTTTCATCATCAGATGACTCTTCTTTATCAGAACTGTCACTGTCATTATCTGAACTATCTTCATCTGATGATTCTTCATCAAGAATACCTTTTGGGAGATTTTCAACAGCTGTTACCTCCATGATATTTGCATCATAAATAATATCCTTAACTCGTAATTTCTTACGTTTTAATAAATCGAAAATAGCATCTAATTTTTCACTAATAACTGCAGGATCGCAACCTTTAGTAACAAGATATTGTCGTAGTTTAATTATTTTATGCGTATCTAGCATTCTTCCCCATGGTTTCCTGTATGCAAGTTCATCAACATCATCAAACATATTTGGTTTAATTTCGGTATTTGTTTTATCAATCTTTGATGTTATATTTTTCACCCAATAATCATGAAATGCGGCCAAACGCTCAATTGCAATTTTTCTTTCAGCAAATCCCTTTTTACTTTCTTTATGAAAATATTCCAAAATATGTATTTCTTCTAGTTGCAATCTTTTAATAACACGATCAAATATAAGAATTTCGAGAGGAGTCATTGTGCTGTATTAGTATAATAGTAACTTGCTATTAGACTAATTAATCAATTTTTTAGGAATTATCATTAATCAATCTAGCTCTTCTCGCCATACTTGATTAACCGAGGGCCCACAGTTCTCTCGGCACGATGGGCATTGTGTTGATTGAGTAAACCATTGCGATGCACATGGGGAATCATGGATTTTATGAGAACATCTCGGAGTAATTACATATTTTTCACCAACCTCAATATCGCACATACAAATAGAACATTCAGATGATACAGCTCCTTCTTGTAATGTTTCTCTTGTAAAACTAGCCAGGGCAGATGCAGCAAGCCCTCTTGGCACATCGCGCTGTACTTCTGGTATGTTTAATTCTGCATCATCCGTTGCTAAAGTAGCAGTGCAAAAACTTTCTCTCCCAGTATTATTTACTTTACGCACAGTAAATATTTTATTTAACCCATCTCTGCGCATTGGAGGAGCAGCTTTCCAACATTTTCTTATATTTTCATTACGATGGCGTTGGAGAAATCCCCCAAGATTACTAATAATTGCTGGATTATTAAGCGGTTCCGCTGATCTTACTGGCGCAGGAGGGAAAATACTGTTCATAAATCTGTTTTCAATAACCCCATTATCCACACCAATATTAGGAAGACGGCTAAGTACATTATTGCCAAGCTGTATATTTACAGCTTGAGAAAGTCTACTTGCAGGACCTCTTTGTGCTAATATTTCACCAGATATCAAATTATTTAACATATTCACTGCCTCCTGGTTAAAATTGGCATCTTGTAAAAGTTGAAATTCTCTGCTATTGCTGTTCATCTTAGTAGTAGTTATTCTTATTACTCTAGATATTATTTATGATAAATAATATCGCATCAATTTTTAATGATGAAACTATTAATTATAGTACTAATATTTACTGGTTTAATGGTTGGTTTTGCCTTAAAATATAAAAATTTCCTATTAGAGCGAAAAACAACACCATATAATACACTTATAGATGATTTTGAAAATAAATTTGGAATATTTAAAAGATATAATTATCAGGCATATCAAGAGGCACTTGATTATTTAGAGGCATTTTATTCTATGCAAGCTGTAGCTAGCAGTTATCAACTTTATTCAAATGCAGAGGATATGTATCGTGGATGTTTAAATGCACTACAATCCATTGTTATTTCTGTTGACGATAGGCCATTTTTGAATGTCTTGCAGGAAAATATATCGTTGCTCGATGCAGAATTACAACTTGTACTTTTAGAATATCGTGATAAATTGGAACCACTAGAAATCACTACATCATGGAAAGTTTTAGCTTCTCCAGATGAACCAAAAGCATTCAAATATCCAGAATTAGCCGAAAATGACGCATATAAATGGTTCATTTAATTTATATTAATGTTCTTATCAAAAAATTGAAATTTCAAATTCCTGATAGTGTTATTTATATATAAAATTTATATAATCAACCCAGTCCATACAAGCCATTTGTACCTTCAGAAGCACCTCATCTCTTGCCTTCCAACTCTCTTTCCCCTGCCAGATGTCTCGCTATAACTTTCAGAATCAGCGAACGTCAGTAGATGAGGAGATCATCGCATCACTGCAACAGAGAATCTCTTTTCTCGAACTGAGAAATGCAGAACTGTCAAACACTGTTCAATTCCAAAGAATCATGCTTCAGCGAGATGTAGTGGAAAGATCTCAATCATCGAGTTCTCTATCGCAAGTGATGGCGCAAGCATCAAGACCTCAGGTGGTGCCTCAGGTGATGGCGCAAGCATCAAGACCTCAGGTGGTGTCTCAGTCCTCAAGACCTCAGGTGATGGCGCAAGCATCAAGACCTCAGGTGATGGCGCAAGCATCAAGGCCTCAGGTGATGGCGCAAGCATCAAGACCCCAGGCGTCTCAGTCTCCGAGACCTCAGGTGGTATCTCAGTCTCCAAGACCTCAGGTGATGGCGCAAGCGTCAAGACCTCAGGCGTCTCAGTCTCCAAGACCTCAGGCGGTATCTCAGTCTCCAAGACCTCAGGCGGTATCTCAGTCTCCAAGACCTCGAGATCTGCCAAATTTCGAGAATATCGATATCGATGCTGATATCCTGCGCACATCCATCGAAAATGGATGGCTGGCTATCTATGATCCGCATGCAGTTGTGGGGGCAAAGGTGGATGATAGTTACAGTGACGGTAGCCTGGTGATCGGTGTGAGCATGGTGGCAAGCCCCCCAAACTCCAATGGCGATCGCCTCATCACAACGATCCCGTGCTGTTCTGCGATCGCTACATACCAGTGTGCAGCAAAGGTACCTATCCAAACAGATCGAGGAGTGCGCATGGTTCATCCTTTCGACAGCATGGGATTTTTGAGCCCTTGGGCGATCTACAAGTACATGTGCATACTCGGAGGATGGTCTGGTCTTTCTGCAGGACGCATGCCGGAGGCAGTGCACATCGAGCGAATGGCCAATTATCTTGATGCCAAGATCACCTGCATCTGCATTGGCTACAACAAAAAAGAGGAGCTGTGCATCAATATGGATCCTCCTCTTGGGAAGCTGCGCGGTTATTCAGTGCATGTCAAGATTGTGCTCAGTGGCAATCACTACATCACCAACAACGATGGTTCTGGAAATCTGAACCTTCGCCGCATCACACTCGAGAACCATGCATAAACATTGTGTGTCATCTGAGAGAAAGGATTCTCTTGCATCTGTGTAACTATTCCTTGCATTTTTCCTTTATTGTTTGCATTCATTTTACATTGATCAACATCAATGTAAAAATTATTATAATATTAATTATTCTAATAAAGAATTAACTAACCATATCATTAGTGCAACTGAAATACATAATATACCTAAATAAAACAATCGTCTCTGCGCAAATATCCCGCCATCCTCTTTTTGTCCAGACACCATATTAAATATCTGCTGTGTGCCATCTTGCATTAGTTCGCCAATTGTTAAATCAGTCAATCCTTTTGTCTCTATTTCATCTAATTCACTATTTAATACTCCAAGTTGGGCATCCTCCTTGGCCTTTATTTCTGCATCATATTTAGCCATCACAGTATCAAATTCAGTATTAAATTTCTTTGAATCTGTGGCATATTTATTTGCATCAACTCCCTCATATGTCTGGTCAGTTAAATTGCCTGATCTAGTATTACTCATATGTACTATAACCTTTATTGCGGAAAAATTGATATAAACTCTATATCCTTATAAAGAATAGAAAGCAATCAGTCAAATATCACCATGTTGTTCCTAAAATGCCCAGCTTGTGGAGCCGTTCTCGGCCATATCCAGATCATTTATGAGCTCTATATGCGGAAAATAGATACTCTTAAGCTTACACGTGAGGAAAAGGATGATCGTAAAGCTGAACTTGCAAGAATGTTAGTTCGCGATTTCTGCTGCAGAGGTCTTCTATTATCATTCGTCGATATTGCAAGTATTGCATCATAAATGAAATTAAATAATATATTATAGAAAATACTAATATTTTCTATATTTAATTTAAATTAAATAATACTTTTTATGGCAGGTAGACCATAGGATAACACTTTTCCAATACCACGTGTTTTTCCCTCACAGAACAAAAATGATGCACCGATTTGTAGACATTCTTGACGTTTATAAAATTTAAATCCAACAATTTTCTTTTCACCAGATCGTATAAATTCACCAGCTGGGATATACATTGATGCGGCTTGTCTGATATTTAAACAATGAATTACTGCCTGATAGCGTTTAACTACTTCAATACCACCTTTATTTTGATAATGATTTGTAATTGATATTGCATGATTTAATACTGTAATTTCGGCTGTAAAGTCGCGAGTCGAAACAGCATCCTCTTTACGACATACAGCCACAATTCCTATGCGCAACTGAGATTTCTTTTTAATTTCAACACATGCAATGGATAAACATCCTGTCTGGCCATGCGTCATCTGTGAAATAGGTTCTCGGAGATTATTATGAATTCCTTTAATACGAATTTCATGCCAAATTGCATCACTACCAAACGGACCAAGGATTAGTTTATCACCAATTTCGATTGTTTTTCCTCTTAATGTACCTGAGATGATAAGCCCGATTCCATCCTTCCAATAGCGGGCCTCTACGAAAAACATACATGAAATTGTAGAATTTACTGGATTATCATAAATTGGATTTACTCGTGGTGTAAGATTTACAATAATATTTCGCAGTAAATTAATATTAAATCCAGATTTATTTGATGTAACAATAATTGGAACAAACTTAGTACCTGACATCATCTTTAAGATTTTAACTGTCCATGGTGAAAGGAGTGCATCAGTTGTGCGCCCATCTACCCATACTGGTTGATAGCTAAGACTTCTCAGTAAATCAACGATATCCTTACGAGTCTTATTATACTCTGGATTAATAGCTAGAGCATCCTTACATGCGCATTTAGGAGTATCACAAGTACAATTGTATGATGCTGAATCAATAGTACCTGTACACAGATCACGTTTACTCATTACAATAAAAAATGGAATACTTAATTGATGTAAAACATTAATGTGTTCAGACGTAATAGAATTTGCATAACTGCCACCCTCTAATCGATTAATACCCATGTTTGAACCTGCCACAACCATTCCATAATCAATTCGATGAGCTGTTATACCATATAATGTGGTGCGAATGTAAGCTAAATGGCCACATAAATCTACCATTGTGACAATGCGTCTTGAGCCATCTGGCATTGGATGTTTAATGTAATTATAACTGACAGATGAACTACGCCCAGTTAATTTTTCATGGGGAAGTTTTAAGACATTTCTTCTTGCACTACCATCACCATCATCTAAATCTCCTGTCATTAATACACCCACGCTACTGGATTTACTTGAATTAACATTACCGCCGACTGCGATTCGCAAATGGCTATCTTCAAGTTTTACAGATTCATTTTGTATATTCGTCATATTTAGTTGTTTAAAATAAATATGTTATAATAGTTTAGGCTTTTTTATAATTAGTGTTCTATTAACTTTTCAAATACTCTGTAATATAGGCAAAATGATGGATTATTTACACTATTTAATCTTTCGATTGAATTAGCATTGAGAGTTTTTATATTTGTATGTTTAATAATATTAAAGTTATTATCATTTGGATACAATTCTACTATTATTATTGGAATCTGGACAATTTCATTATGATTTATATTTAAATAATTTTGAATAGTTCCTTCAAAAGTTATACCTAAATATCCTCCGAATTCATCTATTACTTTATCGCGCACATCATTCAAATATGCAGGATCATCGCGTAGTTTTACTTGGTCTGTTAAGTATTGTTTTTATGTAATTGAGTTTAAAAAATTGATGCAATTGTTAATTAACCGGTGGTTTTATATCAAAACAAGTATCAAATCTAATAAATGTCACAGCAAGAACAAGTTAATGGATCCAGTCTTCAGCTTCAGGAGGGGAGTGGCTTATGGTCATCTCCATATACAGGGGGGGATAGTCCAAAGCAACTGGATGTAAAAACTTCAATTTCTGAGGCACTTTCTAATTATATTGGTAATCCACAGGCTCAAGCTGCCAGTGAAAATAAATCAATTAATAATGATTCTCAGAGGATTCTAAATAGTCCTCTTGTTTCATCTGCGAATCCATTCGCAGGGAGATTTTCGCCACGCCTACTATCTCGGTACATGGATAATTTATCATTAGATAATAACAATACTATTGTTTCTAGTAATGTACAAAAAACTGTGTGGCAGCGCATTAATGAGAGAGAACAGCGTACTATTGATGAGTTAAAAGTTGTCAATGAAAGATTGCGCGAGATCAATATACTGAAAACATACCCATTGGGATTAGATGAGTTATTCAGAAATGAACAAGAAATCGATGATCATCCGGAGGAACCTACTCCTGCATTATTTGAGAAACTTGATAAATCAAGTGAGGAGGATCGTTCTAAATTTGCTATGAAATTACTAAATAAAAGACAGATCGATAATATTCTGCTGAGCTACGAATTACGTTATCTAGAACCGGCAGTGAAACTACCATTTAATGATGATGCAGTTATTGAGAAAGCGATCTACTTATTGGCACGTTATCAATGGATTGGTGGAGGAGTCGATATTGATGATAATACATGGGGAATTCATCGCCGTTCTGAAGAAAAGCCACTTAGCGATATTTCATTAACTAATACTATTGATTACAGAAATTGTGATAATACGGGCCTTGAAGAATATTTAGAAGATTTCTGTTTGCTACTCGATCGTCATTTTGAAGGCTGTGATGCGAGATATGATTGTACAGAAATTGCTGCATGCGATCGTTCATTGGTAATTATTAATATTAATCATGTTGATACTATTGCTGAGAGGAAGAGACTGAGAAAATTCAATATTGAAAATAATATTACTGATGATGATAGTAATAGTGATAGTGAAACATCGTATCCTACCGATGAGGAGCAGGTATCAAAAGAAAGTTCAGATGATGCATCTGGTAACAGTGATTCAAGTCAAAGTGAGGATGATACACGAGACTTATAAATAATTTAATAGAATAAATTGATCTACAGAATTGTAGATCAATATACTTAATATATCAAATATGAGCAATGCATTATGTCGTGATACAATTGTTGTTGCAAAGGTTGAACAAATCACAGAAGTTGGATTATTTGTGATTTTATTGGAATACGATAATAGAATTGCATTTGTTTCAATTCAGGAAATGTCTCAGAGGAAAACATCATCTATTATTAAACATTCTCCTATTGGATCGATATGTGCATTTCGTGTAGTAAATGTAACTGATAAGGCAGTAGATCTTTCTCGTAGAGGAATAAATCAATTAATTGCAGAAAGTATACTAAATAAATATTTAAATAATACAACTACAGTAAATAAATCTATAGAGATATAATTATATAAGTATAAGTTAATAAAATGGCACTATATAAAAAACAGAAAGTACAATATATGCCATCAGCGGCAATGTACTGCAAGCATTTTAGATATTATCCACAAATCGCAAAAGCATATCGTCCTATGAATAGGATTGTGAGTAGAAGTTTACGAACTATCTATCAGCAAGTAAATGCTCTTTGAATAAGAGATTGAAAAGAGGTAGTTGTCCAGGTAACCAATATTATCATAAAATTGTAAGTTATTTTATGAGTATATAAAAAATTGAATTGTATTTTACTTAAATAAACCTTATTAATAATACTAAATTAATAATACAAGCGGGTGCACTCTCTATCCAAAACAAAAATGACAATGGAAATTGATAAATTTTTAACTAAAAGATGGTATAATGAAAATAAAGAATTACATCGAGATAATGATTTGCCTGCAGTTGAATTTGTGTTTGGGGATAAATGTTGGTATGTAAATGGAAAAAGACATCGCGATAATAATCTACCTGCTATTGAAAGAGCAAATGGTGATAAACACTGGTATGTAAATGGAAATTTTATCATCGTGATAATGGATTGCCTGCTGTGATATTTTCCAATGATAATGATAATAAATACTGGTATGAATATGGAAAACTACATCGTGCTAATGGATTGCCTGCAATTGAAAATATAATAGATGGATATAAGGAATGGTGGATTTATTATCGAGAATACACATATAAACAAATAATTAGTTTTTACAAAATATTAAAAAACTTTGGTAGATATTGTCTTAAGAAAATCAGAATGAGGAAATTAAGACAAGTAAGATGGATCCATAGCGAACTATTATGTATGCCCCCTAAAGGTAGTTATCCTGGCGGTCAAGATTATCATCAGATGGTAAGTTATTTTATGAATATGTAAATTTAAATTTACATATAACTATTAATATTTATTTACGCGTGGCATTTCTTGCTACTGTTCTTCTCATTACACCAACCTTCTCTTACTTGATCAGTAGTTACAATATGTCCAATTTTAGCCAGTTCTTTTGTTGCCGCTGAATGAGCCCATCCTTTCTTCCAATCTCCCTCATCATAATTTAAGCGCATTTTTAAGATTGCTTTCTCTGTTTCCTTCTTAACAGTATGATGCCATTTAAGTTCTCTGCCTAATGATGTATCCACCCATGCAGATACTTCAATTGCTCCTGCATGTACTTTCTCATGACATGCTCTACATAATACAACCAAATTTCCTTTAGAATCTTGGCGAATATGATCAGAAAATTTATCAACACATTTTGATCGATGGCGGATATGATGCACATTTAATTCATTTTTCGAATTACAAATTGTACATTCTGTAAGATATATATCAGCATTCCACTTGCTCTGTCTTTTATCAACAAGTTCACCCTTTTCACCAGTAAGATGTTTTGCAAAATGATTTGCACGATTCATAAAATCTGTATTCTTAAGCATCGAGCAAGCAACATTAAGACCATAAATTGTATCTCCTTGACCAGGACGGAGATCTCTTTCATATGTAATTCTCTCTGTTTCCTTATCATATGTGCTATGAATATGGAACACCTTAACATTCTTTAATGATTGAATTTCAGGAATTGATGGTAGATCGTGCAAATGAGTTGCAAAAATAAATGTTGTTTTACTCTTTGCCAATTGTTCTACTGCTGCGGCCACAATTGCCGTACCACTCATACTTTCTGTGCCTCTACACAATTCATCCCCAACAAATAGACTATTAGATCCAGCATTCTTTAACATCGCCTTTAATTCTAACATCTCCACTGCAAAAGATGAGAGACCTCTTAAAATATTATCATTTCCAGTAATTCTGGCAAATAAATATCGATAAGGAATAATCTTCATACTTTTTGCAGGAACAAACATGCCACATTGTGCCATAATAGTTAACAATCCCAAACATTTTGATAAGGTTGATTTACCAGATGCATTAGATCCATATAATAATATCCCCTCTGCACTAAGAGAAATATCATGAGGAACATATGTCGATTCAATCAATTGTTCAATAATTGGATGTCTCATTTGTTTACAACTTACCATCGAATGGCCATCCTTACTTGCATCAATAATATCTGGTCTACAATAATTGTTATTTATTGCTGTCTTGGAACATGACACTAAAAAATCAATATGACTTGCACCCTCAACAGTTCTTATAAGAACACTTTCCCAACGATTATATATTCTTAACATAACGCGTGTCCATAATTTACGCATTCTCTGTGATAATTGAGTCTCGATCTTCCTTCTGGATTCACCATGTTTAGTAAACTCCGGAAATAATATACGACATGCAGTACCGACAGCCTTAATCTCAACCTTATTTATTGTTACTCCATCAATAGTAACACTCTTCTTTTCTAACAATTTTACTAATGCCTTTCCTCTCAATGTAGTAGTTCTGATAAGATAACCATCTCGATCTGTATTAACTAATTCTAATTTACAATCTAGGAGATCAGAAAATACCTTAATTGTTTTAGTCATAAAAGATACATGTTCATCTAACTCCGTATCCATATCATCTAGTTTTGTATCAACACCATGAGCAAATAAATTCTCCCTAATATCTGTTAGATTCCAACCATTTCTGATTCGATCCATTCTAATATTAGTTTTATATTGTACAACAATCTTTTTGAGATCAGATAGCCAAGATGAATCAACATCCTTTATTTCCTTTACCCATTTATTCATTGAGAGTAAACTTTCATAACTATTATGCAATGCAAGAAATTCATTCGGACCTAAACTACCAACAACCATTCTGCGATGTAATCTTTCAATATCCATTACTCCTGTAAGAGCCATACCAATATTCTTGCAAAGATCAGTATCCTTTACTAATTTTTCAACACTATTTAATCTAGCCTTAATTGCTTCTGGATCTATTAAAGGACTAGTTAATTGACGTTTTAGATATCGTCTCCCAATCACAGTAGTTGCAGAATTAACTACATCAAATAAAGATCTAATACCTTTTCTCTGATTACCCTCTAACATTGTATTCTCCAATACATTTAATTGATAGATTGCACTATTTCCAAGTACTAACCTATTAGGCTCAACTCTCTCTGGATCTCTAAGACCTTTCATCTGTGTATTTACATGATCCCATGCCCACTCAAGTATAAGTACAAGTGCCTTAACCATGAATGGAGATCGTTCTAAGCCAAGTTCTTCAATGGGACTTAGAGATCTCTTTCCAAATACTCTTTCAAGTAATTCATTTTGAAATGCTAATCTATCATAATCTTTCGGCACCTCCTTTCTATCATGGATTAAATTAGCATCAAGTTCAAAACAACTGGCGGCATTCTTATATGAATCGCCGACTGCTCGAATTACAACCTCCCTTGGAGATACTCTCTGTGCAAGTTGTACAAGCTCATCGAATGGTAAATTTGGTTCATCTGCCTTACCGTGTACTTCATGTACCAGCACTCGTCCAGTGACAAGATCAATTGAACAGAATCCCATGGCACATAGAGTTTTACCATTTAATTGTTCAAAATTCTCAATATAAACACCAACCATCGTTGTTCCATCTTGAGTAGATGATGCTTCATCATTAACAAAAGTTCCTGGACTATAAATTCCAAGTAATTCTCTATTTTGTTTTCCAGTTGATTCATTATTACCGGTTTGGTGGTAAACAACCACAGTATATGAGCACTCAACTAATTTCCTAATATTCTTTTGGAGAGATATCTCAGGAAATCCACAGAATAATGGATTTTTTACAGAGACATCTGCATTCTTTCCAGATTTTCCATCACGGCGCACTAGCGTCATATTTAATATATTGCATACTTCCATCAATGCAGTTCTATCATCTTCTAAAGCATATATCTCAAAAAACTTTCCAACCTGCATTAACACAATTGTCATCGGTCCTGACTTTTCCTTATGCATTTTGCTTAATTTGATATATTCAACGATCAGTGACATTTTGTAGATTTGTAATATTACATTAAATACTAATAGTATTTATGGTTTAAGTATTGTTGAACTAATTTATAGGGGCAAATAATTTTTTAAATATACTATTATAGTGAAATGAAAGTAAACATGTTATTAATTCTATTAAGTATCTTTTATTTACCAGTATTTATTATACGCGCAGTTATTGTGAGATGTTTCGGCCCAAATTATGGAATTTCAATTCTGGATGATTTATTTAATCCAGACATGTCTTCTAAACATAATGACAGAATCCATTCTGTTTCTCAAATTAAACTACAAAAGACAAAATCAAGTCCAAAAAAAATAAAGATTAAGTTTTCAAGTAAAAAACAAAATAAGAATAGTGTTGAGAAAGAATTAGAATTAGCCGATCGAGAATTAGATAGATTAATCCAACAGCGCTTCAAATATCCATCTTTGCCAATATTAGCAGATAGCGATTTTCAAGAGCTTACTTCAGATGAACTTCCTTGATTAACAAAACAATATTAGTTAATAAAAAATTGATATGATAATTATAACTTTATAATAAATCTATAATAAAGATTACATAAAATGGATATTCGCACTTCTTTACAAAATCTTAAACATCATGAATTTAGTATTTTATTAAATACATTCAAAAAGAAACAATTAAATAAATTGGAGATTATAAATTATGAATTACAAAAAGAACAAGTTGTTAATCCTAATCCAGCAACTGTATTAACAAAACACGATTATAATAAATTAGCAGATTTTTATTTTGTAAAACAGAAAAGACAACTTCCACCATTAAATAATAATCCTAGTCATATTACTACAGTAAGTTCAATTAAATTTAATATTATAAAATAAATATTAAATAGTGGAATTTAATCTGTATGTAGTAAACTGTAACCGAAAACTTCATGGCATGGAATTAAGTTCATTTGAATAAGATGATTTATCTGCAAACCTTTGCGATGATATACAAGACATGCCTTGCCGCCAAATGATCTGAATGTTTCAATTAGACTGGTCATATCATCAAATAAGATCATATTAGATACTGGAATATCTGGATAATTCTTACATACTTGTTCTAAATTCCATTTCTTATTTTGATCATAGCATCCGTGTGCAAAATATTCAAAGTAATCATAAATGCCAGCTATTTTACATATCCATTCGGCATCTGTATTATGACTAAACAAAATTAATCTGTATCCATAATCTTTTAAATTATTAAGTGCATCAATTGAACCATTATGGAGGCGCGGTACGCAATTTGGAACTATCAATGTATCATCTAAATCAATTAATATTAATGGTTTGGCTTGTATTATTTGCTCTGCCATACTATCTATTTTAGTATTTGATAGTTATTTAAATGAGGACATTTTTACATACTCATAAAATAACTTACCATTTGATGATAATCTTGGCCACCCGGATAATTGCCTTTTACTGGCATACATAACAGTTCTCCATGAATCCACCTTAATCTTCTTAGTTTTCTCATTCTAATCTTCCTTAAACAATATCTACCAAATCTTGTTAAGATTTTGTAATAACTAATTACTTCTTCATATGTATATTCTTTTCCATAAATCCACCATTCATTATATCCATCTGTATCTTCAACTGCAGGTAAGCCATTTAGACGATGAAATATTCTATTAATAAGCCAATATTTATTTCCACTTGCAGCTTCTATGGCAGGTAAACCATTATCGCGGTAACATTTTCCATTTACATACCACCATTTATCCCCATTTGAATCTTCTCTAGCAGGTAAATCATTGTCACGATGTCTTTTTCCATTTACATACCATTCATTATCTCCATCTGCATTTTCAATAGCAGGTAAATCATTATCGCGATGGTATTCTCCATTTGCATTATACCATCTTTTATTACCATAATTATCTGTTTTCATTGTCATATTTGATTGGCAAGAGTGTACTTATTATGTGTTATTAATTTACTCTTACATTAGAATAACTAAACAGTATAACAATCAATTTTTACATATTCATAAAATAACTTACCATCTTATGATAATCTTGGCCACCGGGATAATTGCCTTTTATTGGCATACATAACAATTCTCCATGGATCCATCTTAGTCTTCTTAATCTCCTCATTCTGATTTTCTTGAGGCAATATCTACCAAATCTTGTTAGGGTTTTGTAAGAATTACATACTTGCACATAAGAATAATATTCTCCATAAATCCACCATTCCTTACTTCCATCTGTATTTTCAATAGCTGGTAAACCTCCAAGACGATGACGCTCATCATTTACATACCATTCTTTACAAAATATATTTTCAATAGCAGGTAAATTATTATCACGATGTAATTTTCCATTTACACACCATTCCTTACTTCCATCTTCATATTCAATGGCTGGTAAATTATTATCACGATGCAGTTTTCCATTTACATACCAATATTTACTACCATCTGCATATTCTGCAGACGGCAATCCGTCATCTCTGTGTTGTTTTCCATTTAAATACCAGAATTTATTTCCATGAAAATCAGTTCGCGTCATCATTTTATTTTTATTCAGAATTGCAAGAGTGTATTTGAATGTACTTTCTTGTATATTATTAGCTTAATTTGATAATTGTGATCAAGCAATATAACAATCAATTTTTTACATACTCATAAAATAACTTACCATCTGATGATAATCTTGGCCACCTGGGTAACTTCCTTTTGCTGGCATACACAATAGTTCTTCACGGATCCACCTAAGTTTTTTCAGTCTTCTCATTCTTATTTTTTTCAAACAATATCTACCAAATCCTTTTAAGATTTTGTAAAAACTTATTACTTTATTATATGTATATTTATTGTTATTGTTATAGATGTACCAAGATTTACTTCCATCTGCATATTCTATGGCAGGTAAACCGCCAAGACGGTAAAATTCTCCATTTACATACCAATATTTAGCACCATTAAAATCTTCAAAAGCAGGTAAGCCATTATTGCGATGACATATTCCATTCTTTACTTCCATCTGAATATTCAATAGCTGGTAAATCATCATCTCGATGACGCTTTCCATTAACAAACCAAAATTTATTTCCATTAAGATCAGTTCGCATTGTCATTTTGTTGGAGTAGAATATTTCTCGATATTGTACTATTAATATACTATTTATGATACCTTATAGAATTTACAATTCAATTTTTCACATACTCATAAAATAATATAATATTTTATGATAATCTTTGTTATCTAGATAACTTCCATAATTAATGTTTCAATTTTTATACATTATTAAATTTCACCTGAGGCCTCGTCCTCAATAACACTAGGAGGTTTCTTTGTTTTCACAGATTCTAGACTAATCTTAGCATCAATTGATTCTAAAATTTTGCGGCGCAATTCTTTGTAAAGAACAATCTTCACATTATCTACTGCATCTTCCAGATCCCACCACTTTGTTTCAGTCTTTGATGCATATTTTTCAAGAACACGAGCAATACGTCTTTTATTAATTAAATGTTTTCGAATGAGATCAAGTTTAAGGAGTGTGTTCTTTTCAGGTTCATCAGGATTCTTAAAAGATTTATCCTTATATTCTTCTGAACTAGAAACAAGAACAGGTTTCCCATCTTTAATAATAAAATAGCGAGCCAGACTCCTAAATTTAGAATCTTGATATAACCATTCATTTTTCAGACGAGTATAATACCATCTAACAATCCTATTTCTCATGTCTGGATCTGCCTCCAAATCCTCATATTCAATCGAATGACCCAATCGAAATGGAGATTCTAGTGCATCAACAATTGGTTTTTGAGCTGCTCTAACTGCATCGCCGAGTGACATGTTCTATATCATATCATCCGCTATTTTTCATATATTTGTTAGATTCTTGCTTTCTTTTCTTCTAATATTTGAGCACATGTTGATTGTAGGAGATCCATATGAGAGGGTATATCTTTCCATCTGTCGAGTGCAGCCTTTGAATATGATGCTACTATATTTCGCATGGTATCTGGTGTAAATAAGCGCAATATCTTGTCATGACCGATTTCATAACGTTTTGACCATTTTGATGCCCAATATCTGATTAATATTTCGGATAAAACTTCTGAACTTTCATCATCGATGTGGGGCAATTTATCTATGCCATATATAGCCATAACTGAGTCAAATACTCTGCGCACAGTTGCCCATTCTGGTTCATTTGCTACTAAATTATGATACCATGTGCTGCTGTCTTCATAGCTATATATCTTGTATAGTTCCAAAAAGTTAGTTGGATTTAATCCAAGTTGTGGTAGGGAATACATTGAATCTGGCATATCTTCTACATTAACAGTTGCCTCTTCACATATAGCTGTAAAACGACGTTTACCCATTCCTGCAGGGATGGGCTTGGGCCTGATAGTACAAAATGGATTCTGTGTATCTGTTACGTAAAAGAGAGTAATTGGATGTAATACTTGTGTGTTTTTAGGATAACATGGTCCAATACATTCACTTGGTTTTTTTGACATATTAGTGGCATGTTAGAATGGTAGAAATTATATGCCTAACCATATATCAGCAATGGATAGTCAAAAGAAACAAAAAAATGGCGAAATAGTCAAAGTTTCAGAGGAGTATACTAACATTCTTTCCTCGCTAGAAAATCTATCACAACTTTACCGAAAATGTGGTAAATTAATCGAAAATAGAGATGCCGATAAGATGTCAGTTTCTATTGCAGCCATGCGAGTTGAACATGCTAAAATGCTAATTAGCCACTATGATTATACAAGAAATCTTGCGGATTCTGTGGACCAAAAGGTTCAGGATTTAGTAAATTTAAGCAATGCTGCTACTATTTGCAGTTCAGCATTAGTTATGATTTCGAGTGTCGAGGATGCAATGCATCAAATGATTGGTGATATCGCTGAGAGAGATATACCATTTACTGGCGATAGTGAACAAGAAAAAGATGAGAATATTGAATCTGGTAAATTATCAGATGATGATATCCCACTTATTTTATTATATCATTGGGAGGATTGTGGAGCATGTAAACAATTTATGCCACAATGGGACAAATTCCAGGCAATGCAAAAGAATAATCCTAAATTACGTGTTAAGAAAGTTGAATATACTGCTAATAAAGAATTATGTAATCGTGCTGGAGTTACTAGTTTCCCAACTGTTAAATTATTCCATGTTAAGAATGGCAAAAGAGTGATTGAAGAAATGACTAATGGAAGAAGTGTGGAGGCTTTACAAGCATTTGTAAACAAACAACACCCGGGTGCTTTGTAAAATATTACTATTTATTAAATTATTTTAATAAATTATAAGTCTGTAACAAATTGTTCGTCTAATTGCAAGTCTAAGATTAAACTAATAGTATACAATAAGGTGCATTAAAAAACAAGATGACTAATAGAATTGATTGTTATGGAAATAAAAGATGGTTTAATGCAAAAGGAGAATGTCATCGCGATAATGACTTACCCGCGATTGAAGATATAAATGGTAATAAAGCATGGTATGTAAATGGAGAACGTCATCGTGACAATGATTTACCTGCGACCGAAAGTACATACGGATATAAAGAATGGTTTGTAAATGGAAAGTTACATCGCGATAATGGTTTGCCTGCCGCAATATTCGGAAATTTATGTAACAAATGGTATGTAAATGGAAAATGTCATCGTCTTGGAGGTTTACCAGCAGTTGAATATATAGATGGAAGTAAATATTGGTACATTTATGGTAAAGAATGCACATATGAACAAGCATGTAATTATTACAAAATCTTAAAAGGATTTGGTAGATATTGTTTGAGGAAGATAAGAATGAGAAAACTAAGAAGGCTTAGGTGGATCCATGGAGAACTGTTATGTATGCCATCCAAAGGTAGTTATCCGGGTGGCCGGGATTATCATAAAATGGTAAGTTATTTTATGAGTATGTAAAAAATTGATATGTTAAATATTTAGTTATCCAATATATCATTAATATTTTTAGTACTAATAACACATTCATAACAAACATGTGCACGATTGACGAAAATGGTGATAAGAGATGGCATGTAAATGGAGAACTACATCGTGATAATGATTTACCTGCAATTGAATTTGCAAATGGTGATAAAGAGTGGCGGATAAATGGAAAACTACATCGCGATAATGATTTACCTGCCATAGAAAATTCAAATGGAGATAAAGAATGGTGGGTAAATGGCATAATACATCGCGACAGTGATTAACCAGCTTTAATAACTAAACAGGGCGATGAAGAATGGTGGATAAATGGAAAGCAGCATCGTCTCGGAGGTTTTCCGGCTGTAAAATATTCTGATGGTGATAAAATATGGTACATATATGGAAAAGAATGTATATATGAACAAATATGTAATTATTACAAAATCTTATCAAGATTTGGTAGATATAGTCTGAAGAAAATTAGAATGAGACAATTAAGGAAAATAAGATGGATTCATGGCGAACTGTTGTGTACACCAGCGAAAGGTCATTATCCTGGTGGACAGGATTATCATAAAATGGTAAGTTATTTTACGCGTTATTGTATTTAATTTTTTATTATTTAATTATAATAAACTAATAATATATACTCTTACAATTCTAAATAAAATGACTAGTAGTATCGATAATAATGGAACTACATCATGGTATAATGTAAATGGAGAACTGCATAGAGATAATGATTTGCCAGCGATTGAAAATGCAAATGGTGATAAAGAATGGTTCATTAATGGATTACGTCATCGAGAAGATTATTTACCTGCTATCGAATATGTTAATGGATTTGCCGATTGGTATAAATATGATGAAGAATATTCATATAATCAATTATGCGATTATTATCTAACAATAACAAGATTTGGTAGATATTGTTTGAAAAAGATTAAAATGAGGAGATTAATGAGACTTAGGTGGATTCATGGAGAACTATTATGTATGCCGATGAAAGGAAACTTTCTTGGTGGGCAGGATTATCATCAAATGGTAAGTTATTTTATGAGTATGTAAAAAAATTGATATGTAAAGTTGTTTAATTATAAATATAAGACTAAATAAAAAGTACACAGGAATTATTCTTAACAAAATGGCATTTAAAAATAATATTTGTGGAACGGAAAGATGATATAATGAAAAAGGAGAACTGCATCGTGATAATGGTTTACCTGCTGTTGAATGTTTTCTTGGGGATAAAGAATGGTATAAAAATGAGAAAAAAACAACAAGATGATGATTTACATATAATTGCATATGCAACCGGAGATAAAAGATGGTATGTTAATGGTAAATTGCATCGTGATAATGATTTACCTGCTATTGAATTTGGTAATGGAGATAAATCTTGGTTTGTAAATGGAGATAAATCTTGGTTTGTAAATGGAGATAAATCTTGGTTTGTAAATGGAGATAAATCTTGGTTTGTAAATGGAGATAAATCTTGGTTTGTAAATGGAGAATTACATAGAAATAATGGTTTGTATGCTATTGAAAATAAAAATGGGGGCAAATGGTGGTATGTAAATGGAAAGTGTCATCGCGATAATGATTTACCAGCTATTGAAAGAACTTATGAGGGCAAAGAATGGTATATAAATGGAGAATATCATCGCGAAGATGGTTTGGCTGCTGTCGAATGTTTAGTTGGAACTAAATCCTGATATATGAGTAAAAAAGAATATGATAATGGTAGTATTCTGCTTGACATTGATTACACAAATGGTGGAAAATATTGGTATGTAAATGGTAAGTTGCATCGTGATAATGATTTACCTGCTATTGAAAAGACAAATGATTTAACAGATGAAATCATTTTTACAAAATATTAATAGAGATATTGCAAGATTCTTTAAACTTTTTATTCCTAAATGGAATAAAAAATCAATATTTAATCACTATCATCGCCATCACCTCTTTCACCAGGTGGTAGTAGATGGTAATTGATATCTGAAAATTTTGCATAAATGTACAATAATGGAAACATCACCATTGAATAAATACCAATATTTTTAACTCCCATAAATGCCGATGCCATAATCATAATGAGTAGTAACACCATCATATCAGATTTTGTACTAAGACTATATTCATCGTGTACATTGTAATATACCAAAATCACAACAACTGATGTTGCGAGCATTATAAACATGTCAATCTTACTATCTGGCATTGCAATACAATCAATGTTGGCACATTCGGCCATGTTCGGGATAATTGTTAAAAGAATACCATATGTACAAAAGATAACTAATGCAAATTTCAGAATTTGGAGCAAAGATAATCTCCAGTTACATGCCCAGGTAATACATTTACATAGCATAATAAAGATCCATGCGAGATTATTTTTATCTAAGTTTTGCATCAAGTTTTAGCGCTAATGGAGAGATGCTACTATCATTTAGTCTATCTAGGAATGCTATTTGACTAGCAATTCTATCGCGCCACAGCCTCTCAAATGGTGTATCTACAAACATAATAAATCGATGAGATTTACTTTTCGCTGTTAATCGATTAGGTCTTTCTAGGGCCTGTTTAATATTTTTTGCACTATTGCCAGGGCGTAAGAATAAGCTTCTTTTTCTTTTTCCATTGCGATCGTCCAAATCGATACCCACTCCTCCGGCAGCTGTGTTACAAACAATTACATGTTCTTTATCTTCTTGGAATCTTCTGATATTTCGAGCACGAACCTCGTCATCCTGACCACCTTCTATAATGCATGTTGTTTTAAGAAGATCTGCCATAAATGCTACACTCTTTCGATAATTAAGATAGATAATAACCGAACCCCCAGATTTAACACATTGCTTGACCTTGTCTTCAATGGCTAATGATAAATAATGTTCTATAATACACTTAATTTTATGCTGGCGCTCCATATTATTACTTTTCGCACAAAAGGACCATAATTCCTCAATTCTATTTAATATCTTCTTAGGCAAACCATATGTATCAACATCAATAGTCGATTCAAACATTGTATCATTCTTTCCAAGAATCATACTCGCAGCATATTTTGGCACCAGTGCATTAAATAATCCACCTTTTGATTTTACATAATTTGCTATCCATGATCTCCCTGCACTAATACTGCTATAACAGCCTAACATGTATCCAAATACTGCAAAATGAGATTCATTATGTGCCAGTGTTGCTGATAATAATAATATTCTTGCTTTCCCGCGAGCTGCTAACATTAGTTTTCCATTAAGACTATTTTGATTTGAACATACATGTGCCTCATCAAATATAATTACCATATCTTTAGGAACTCGCCATTCAAAATCTACTATATCGCCATTGCTATTGCGAATTGGAATCATGAAATTTGATGTTACTCTCTTTTTTTTATTAGTTGTTGTTTTAGTTTGACCATACACTTTTCCTAATTTAAGAGTCTCATAATTAACAAGAACTACATTGACATTCATTCTACAAGCCCATTCTCTCCACTTAGGTAGAACTGATAATGGACATACCACAATTGCTCCTAAATTACCATTGTCTACTTGCAGTTCACTAACAACTGCAACCCCACATGGTGTTTTGCCATAGCCGCATGGAGTGATATCAGCAACACATGTACTTTCTCTTAAAGGAGCTGTGCGCAATATATGGAGCATGGACATAACATGAGATTTTTGAAATTCTCGTAATAGTCTATTAGTTTCTGGTAATAAGCCCCCAATCTTATCAATCGAAATATTGCCCTCAAGTAGATCGGCAATTTGTTGATCATATGGATCATAAGATTCAGGATTCGTCATTAAGATTAGTAGGTTGTTATTATAAATAGGGTATTGATTAGCAATATCTGTATCAATTTTAAATGAAATTTATAAGCCGGTATCAGTAATTGTATTGCGAGAACAGCTGTATTTTCCAGGTATAATGGGTGCAGAATGACTTGATAAATGACCACTAATAGGAATTGTGGGTGTTTGTGCTTGTTCATTTACATTTATCAATTGAGGAGGGGCCTGTATCATACTACTATTTTCAACCCGTCTCCTTCTCAGTGGAGCATAATTATCATTACTATCAGCCATGGAATATAGAACCATAGATGCTAATCCAATAATAAGCCAAAATAAGTATACATCTCCCATGATTTGTTTAATTATACTAGAAAACTCTGGCATCTATTGTATGTTTAGGTGAAATTATTAGCGTCCTAGAGGTTATGCTATCATGCAACAAATATTTGATGACGCGATTCGAAGATTAATACCAAATCTAAATTCTGGGGACCAGCGTCTATTACAGGAGCATGCCATACAAGTTATTAACACTGTACAAACAGCTTTTGGAGTAAATGAACTAGATCTCCGCCACCAGCTTACTGCTACAAAGAATCGTGATAGTATGGCAATTATAAACCTATTATTGCCCAGAGTTGCAGAAGAAGATTTACAGAAAATTACATCACTAAATATGCTATTTAAGCCCCAATATACTAGAGCACAATGGGATAGATGTCATCGCTCGAATAGTGGAGAATTTCATGAGGAAAGATTATGGGATGTTAAATATTTTAAGAGTAATTTCAAAATCTTATTGCAAACTATTTATACAGTATCTCATAAATTACATCCAAACTGGGTGGATATAATCCCAATAACTCTAGATGAATATCAAAAATCAAATGTATTTCAAAAAACTATAGATGCATATTATCATACTAAACCACTTATACATACTGAGGATGAGCGTCAGAAAGCAATTGATAATTATGTAAATGCGACACCGGCTGGAGCTATTGGTATTAGAGATATGTGGAGTGTAGTCTCAACAGATCTATTTGCTAATGTTTTGTCACATAAAATGTTAATTTATGATTATAATTTTGAAAATGAAATTGGTCTACCAACTGTTAGTTTATTAATATGGGATAGATTGTTGCCACTGGATACTATTTATGATGAACTAAAATGGAATGAAATAACAGATACTCATAAGAGAAATTTTACAGAAGCATGGGAAGGATTATTAACAAATCTTACAAAAGAGCGTTCGACAATTGTTCAATCAGGAGTAGCTAATATTTCTTATAAAACATTGGCTCGTATGTTTAGAGTTGTTGCTATTTCTGCAAAGGAAAATATGGAGATGCTATTAAGAGGAACCTCATTAGAAGGAACTCCTTTTAATTTTAATATTATTCAAGCTAGGAAACAAATTATAGATGGCACGGAAATAGAAAATGCCCAAGAATTTCATGGTACATTAGATTGGCATATTGATATCGGAAAATATAAAAATGAGGTTGAATTCTTAATTAAGGCTATAAGATCATTGCCGCCAATGGCATGGTATTTAGTACTATTTAAGGCAATTCAAGAATTAAGAATGGGGTGGTATGGTTTAATATTATTTGAGGGCAATAGGCCAATTAAAGTTGATTTTGCCAAGCGAGATATGAGAGCAACTACTGCAGATGAGATTGATCTATTTAGAACATATGATGATAAGAAAAAAAAGGGTGCATTGGATGTTATGCGCGAAACAATGAAACGTAGCGGATGTCTTTTGATTATAGCTGATGATACAGGCACGTATAATCTTACTATAAAAAATGTTTATAATTGGGCAAAACTTATAGTGAATTACACAGATGCTAAAACTAACAAGTTTGTTCCTTTGCCAACAACATGGGATGCATTTGTTGTTCAAGATAGTGTTGCGGGCAAAAGTGCTAATTTTCACCAGTCTGCAATTAGAAAATTATTTGGAAGACATAATATTTTAAATGAAAATAATAATCAAGAGGTTGAATGGTTGACTTTAAAACGTTATCATCGTTTAATTTATTTTGATTCTAGTAAAATATATGATATGAATTTACATATTAAGAATTTTCATTCATTTGTTATTAATTCAATGACACTTATTTTTCCACATATTGTAATTCAAACATTAATTAAGCGAGGCACACTTACGGCATTTTGCCCAATTGCAAGTTTAACAAATCAGGATGATTATCATGGTTCTGAAGAAAAACGCCCTGAATGGTTAAGAGGACAATTAGTTGATTCTAAAGGACCTTTACATAAAAATAAATTAAAAAGTTATACATCTGCTTATAATTTTGTAAATAGTCGCCCATATGACATAAAGTACATTGGGGCTTTAGCAAAACAAATGTCATGGTATACGGCATATGCCATGAACTGGGTTTCCCAAATTTCATTTTTTCATAGATTTCTTAATTGTAGATTTTCTATGATTACTGGAGGTACTGGTGTTGGTAAAACGACCCAGGGTCCTAAATTAATGTTATATGCATTGCGTGCATTAGAGGGGAGGAGTAGAGCACGAGTGATGTGCACTCAGCCTCGTATTGATTTGACAACTCGAAATGCTGGCAGAGTATCTGAAGAAATGGGAATACCTATTACGGATAAGTTTATAAATCCAGATGGAACTGTGGCAAAAGATAAGGAAGATACCAGTAATTGTGGCGTGGGATATAAATACAGCGGAGGTGAACTTGGACTTGGCGCCCCAATACAATTAATATTTTGTACTGATGGATCACTGATAACTGAAGTATTAACATCACTTTTAATGAAGAGTACTAGGGTTAGTGCAGATGGAAAAGTTAAAGTTTCTAAAGATAATCTTTATGATGTTTTTATGATAGATGAAGCACATGAGCATAATATATTTATGGATCTTATTTTAAGTAAAATGCGCCCACATTTGTATCATAATCCTGAACTGCGATTTTGTTTAATGAGTGCAACTCTTACTAAATTTGATGAAGAAAGATATCGTAGTTTTTTTAGAGATATTAATGATAATTTACGCTACCCTTTTTCATTTCGCCCAGAAGGATCTGACAGAATTGATATTGATCGCCTGATTCATATTGCTGCTCCATTTATGGGAACTCAGTACACAATTACAACCATGCCTCATATTGATGTAATGCATGGGAGAAAACTTACCGATAATACTGTTATGCAGGATATTATTAAAGAAATTACTAATATTGTCACTAGTTTATCATCTGGAACAATTAATGATCGTAGTGATATGATTGTATTCTTGCCTGGACAGCGCGAAATTGCTAATTGCTGTGAGGCTATTAATAATAGTCCTGGTCTTGGATCTGGTACAATTGCTATTCCATATTTTAAAAATTTAGCAGAACCAATTAGAGATCTTGTCACACATATTGATAATGAAGATTATAGAAAGAAAATTGTATGGAGTCGTAATGATACTATGAGAATACTGTATACAAATGATTTAGTAAATAAAAATCATCTACCAGAAGGACGTAATTATCGCCAATTTGTAATAGTTGCGACCAATATTGCAGAAGCATCGATTACGATTAATAGCCTAAAATATGTAATCGATTCTGGGTTGGCTCGCTCAGTTACTTATAATCCTACTACTCGTACAGAGAAAACAGAAATAACTTTAATTTCAAAGTTTAATAGTACACAGCGTAAGGGGCGAGTTGGACGTGTTTCACCTGGTACGGCATATTTCCTTTATGATCCAAATGAACTTGAGGATGGTGGGGCTTTATCAAGTTATGCTATTTCAAGTGGTGATATTTCGGAACAACTATTAAATATGATCGATCCAGTAATTCTGAAGATAAATCAAAAGATGCTAGATGTACAAAGTCAAATTTTTCGAGATGGCAATGTATATGATTTTATAAAAGAAGATATCCAATTGGGTATGATTATTGCAAATTATAAATTTGTTTGGGAAAAAAATATTACAGAAGTATTACACAATATAAGTGATCACAATGATTCTGATAATATAAAAGAAATTCTAAATAGAATTATTGATTCTCAATATACTAATGCAAATACCAGCGCAGTTATATTATTTGATTATGAAATGCGTCTTTATTGTTTCCATCCCGAGGAACCATTTATTATAAGAGATATGGCAGGTATTCCTGAAAAAATCTTACAAAGTAATAGTCGTAGAATTAGAGCACAAAAAAGATCATTAAATGGTGTACATACATTTGTTATTATGTCAGAATTAATTGATGATGGAATAAAACGTTTAGCGCAACTTGGAATAGTATCAGTTGAGGGTATTAATAAAAATCTTACTTTACTTGGAGAGAAGAAAGATGTATCATTCGGATCTTATTCTTATTCAGTTATTGAGGAAGAAAGAGATATTGGTTTTGGAAATCAGATTGGCCTTGTTCAGTTAAATAATTTAAATGTTGTTATTACTGATTTAGGAAAACAAACTCAGGCTCTTGTTCGAATGATTTCAAATGAACTAACATCTGATGATAATTTAGAATATGGAATGAGCGATGTATTATTACTATTATATGCACACAGATATAAATGTTTACCAGAAATATTAAAAATATTAACAATGATGAGGAGATGTGATAGTGCAGCCGGACCAAATCCAATGGCATGGGCTCCTTTAAAGGAAGAATTTAATAATAAAACTGGTAAAATAATGAGAAATTATAATGTTGATGGATTGTTTAATTCATATCGTCATGCAAGTAGTGACCATCTTGCATTTCATAGAATGGCTAATGTAATTCAGCCATTATATAATAAGATATTTGGGGATGGTCTTAATGAAAATTCTATCCAAAATAGAAATACAAAAACAAAAATTCGCACAGAATATGAAAGATTATTAAGTTATAAATCTTATATAAAATCTATAAATGGGGTGATTGTTGTAAATGTTAAAAGAAGTGAAAACTTTAGTTCATCTGATGCTAAGGCATTGAGGAAAATCATTGAATCTCAGAATAAATATGGTGATGATAGTATTACTCCATATGAAAAATTTTCTACTACTAAACATAGGTTTTATACAGCACAATATTCTGCAGATTTCTTAAAAGATAAAAGAAATCATATTCTTATCGATGAATATGCTAAACAAAATAATATTGGCGATGATATGATGTTTTGGTATATGCGATCATTACAATTTTTACAAAATGCTATTAGTAAAGTTTTACAATTTCCCTCTAGATCTCTAAAAGATAAAGAACTTGCTTATCCAAATACTGATCCGAAACTATTAACATTGGAAACTAATATGTATGTATGTGGTGGTGCAAGTTTAGAGGAAGCAATCATAAGAAGTTTTTTGTATGCTAATCCAGATAAGATTGCATTTATGGATAAGAAACATTTATATTATCAATCAAATGTTGAAGTTAGAACTAAACAATTATATGGAGGTAATATTAATGGTTTTACCAATCCTCATGGCATTTGTTTATTCAGTGGTATTGCCGAGAGCTCTAAGCTTGAAGAGGTTGATGAAGGAATTGAAGTATCGATTGAGGGAGTTTCAACAATGGGGGAGCATCCATTAAAAGCAGGTGTTATCTTATCCATATTTACAAATATTCCCCATGAATGGCTCGGTCAATGTAATCCCCAAATGAATATTGATAAAGGATTTACACTATCAGGATTATCTAATAGAGCCATGGGAATGAATACACAGCACTCCATGCTCTTACAGGACGATAAACTCAACTTTAATCCATGGTGAGTATGTTAATAGGCTTATAAAAATTGATATGGTTAATTTTAATGGTATAATGGATATATTAGAATATCTTGTATGTTATTACACACAATGGCTAAACCAAACAATCAACCAAATAAAATTGCTGACGCGATTTCATTGGCAACTATCACTCAGGTTGATGAGGGGGAATCTGATGCTACATTATATACAACATGTGTGGTATATACAGTGTTAATTGATCAAAGATTAAAACACCCATTGCAAGAAAAAGATACCACCTGGCAATTAATAGGGGAGATTAATAGTGAGAATGATCCACGATTCTATTTTATCTGTAGTAATATGAGTGCAGCCAATGCCAAAGAACTTAGAGTATGTAATAATGTTTATACATTATTTTTAGAAAGGAAAGTATCATTGCCTGAAATTGGCATGTGTATTTATGAACCATCTCAAAAAAATCATCCGAAACTTATTATGAAAGCTATTAATGAAATAACAATTAAACAGGCATGGATTGATCGTACAATGCTTGCTATTGATATGGGTAAAATACAATTAATACATCGTTATTCAGATGATTTTAAATATGTTCCTATCGCTCCTAATAAAATCTCATGTAACTTAACTACAATATGTAATAGTACGGCTCCAGTATTATATCATATTGTAGTTGATGTCCCCGGAGACAGCGAATATTGCTCCCTTGATTCTGCCACAGTATTATCAAATAAACAAGTATTTGGATTTGGAGTTATGATAGTTAATGACAAATTGTATTGTGCCATGGCAATATCTGTATTCTATTGCTTAGAAAGATTGTATAATAATAATGGATCATGGAGTGGATTGGTTAGTTTCCCTCTTATGTTAAATGAAACAAATAATCCAGTATGCACTAATGACAATACTGATTTCTTGCCTACCCATATTAGTTTGATTGATACTGAAACAGATAATGCAGTGAAATTATTAAAATCAGATAAAGTTCTTAAAATAGGAGATCATGATGTTATTAGGGGTAATATTATTGTGCAGCCACTTGGAAAGTTTCCAATTGTTGCCGCAATGGCACATTTATATGTACCGGGGACTCAAATAATTATTACTATTAAGCGTGGCGGAGGTCTGCTTATCTTGTCAGTTGAACTTGAAACAATGCATTCTGGTAGGAGAATGAATTGGTCATTATTATCCCAGACACTTCCAAAAGATATTAATACCCATGATTTGAGATTTTCTCAGATGACAGAGGAACGTTATAATGTTATTGAGGCGTTGTGGCGGTTTACTAAAGGTTATGTTAATGAAATATTAAAAAATAATTATGGGAAAAAAACTCGTCCAATATTTATACTATTGCCATGTAGGTATGATGACATTGAGCCAAATATTATTGGCAAACCTTTTCATAATGATGGGACTGGTTATGTATTATGGAAAATTGATAATAAGATATTATCAAAAACTATTGATTTTAAGGAAACAATTGATCTTTTAAAAATAGATGCTGTGTCTAAAATCGAATTAAGAGGCGCCAATAAAAATAAATTAGTATTAGAATATGCTAATAATTCCTGGTTAGTTAGTAGTATCACATAATTCTTTTCTTCATAATATCAATACTACTACTTATTGCTATTTCATCCTCATTATATCTAGTAAGTTCCGCATAATAATCTCTTAATAAATAAATAACATCTTCAAATGAGCTTGTTTTACGAACATCGTTCCATAAATTTCCTGTTTTTGTTTTACACGAACGTATAATATCTATAATCCATTTGAATAATTCATCTTGCGAATGTTCCTTATAATATGTCAACATTTCAAAATATGTTTTCTCCATATTTCCAGGATTTTTAAATCTTTTATAAATATAATAATTACTATAAATTGTGCATAAGGCTTGATTAAATTTTGTATTATTAGTTTCAATAGCAATTGCATTACTACTTTTTTGAACACCTACTGGATTCGCTAATTTATCCATCATATTTACATAACTCACTGAATCTCCAAAAATCACTTTTAAGAATTTTTCAATTTCTGGTATATTTATATAACTTCCTACATTAAGGCCGCTCGGATCATAAATTTCACATATTGATTTCTTATTATCAGATGGATCATTCTCAAATATAAGAGAGCCCATATGGCCACCTGTATACTTTCTATCTTTAATAAATCCAATGGATAATTGTAGTGCAGTTATCTTATTTTGTTTACGACATGTTATTATCTGTTCTTTTATAACAGTTATTTTATTAACAATATATGTACATGCAATATAATATGCCTCTAAGAAATAAAGCATACTATAACAATGGTTATTGATCTCATTTTCAGAACTCGCCAATGATGATAAATAAAAATACATGCGATCGGCAATTGATGCATCTGAACTATCTTGGCGGAATAACATTTGATAACATTGTGGATAAATGCAAGCTGGACTTACTTTAACTTTTGTATAAATCACAATTGATCGTATTAATCCAATTAATTTACATAATGCGATTTTAGGATTTAATACAACAATAACATTATCATAAAAATTACTAAACTCGCTCGATCTAAATATAGCATACATTTCTGCAAAATATTTATATTCTTGGCGCACTTTCACTATACGCAAGCACTCTAAATGACGCGTATTGCATACTTTTACTCCTTCTTGAATTAACTTTTCTGATATTTTATAACCAATAATTTTTCCAGCTTCTGAAAGATATATTAGTTTTTCAATACAGGAACAAATTACATCATCTGAACATGACATCTATTATTACTTTACATATTTTTTCTATTAAATATTCTTAATAGAAAAAGTAATTATTTACTAGCATCAATTATTGCTTTCTTCATAATATCAATACTACTACTTATTGCTATTTCATCCTCATCATAACCACTGAGTTCTGCATAATATTTACCTAATAATCTTCCATATGATTCTGTTGATCTTAACCTTCTTATATCATCCCATAGATTGCCTGTTTTTGTTTTGCATGATTTGATGATATCGATTATCCATTTGAATAATTCCTCTTGTGCATGTTCTTTATAATAATTTAACATTTCTGAATAAGTTTCTTCCATCTTTCCAGGATTTTGAAATCTTTTATAAATATAATAATTGCAATACATTGTACAAATTTCTGTATCAAATTTATTATCCTTAGTTTCAATGGCAGACCTATAACTACTTTGTTGAATTCCCTCAGGGTTAGCCAATTTTTCCATCATGTTAATATAACTAACGGAATCATCAAAAATTCCTTTTAAGAATTTCTCAATTTGACGAACATTTATATAATTACTTGAATATAATCCAGCTGGATCGTAATATTCGCAAATAGTTTTTGCACTATTAATTGGATCTGTTTCAAAAATAAGAGATGTCATATGGCCTCCGGCGAAATATCTATCTTTAATAAAACCAATGCCAAGTTGTAATGCACTTATTTTCTTCTGTTTCCTACATGTTGCTATTTGCCCTCTGATAACATTTAATTGATTTTGAACTTTAATACATGCAATATAATATGACTCTAAGAAAAAAGCCATACTATAAAGATGATCATTATTGTTTTGACCCAAACTTGATAAATAGGAATACATTCTATCAGCAATTGCACTATCTGAACTATCTTGGCGGAATAACATTTGATAGCACAATGGGTAAATACAGGCTGGCTCGACCTTAACTTTAGTATAAACTGAGACTGATCTTATTAATCCAATTAATGTGCGAATTACAATAAAAGGATTTTTACCATAAATCACAAAATCATATAAATTTAATACATCTTTAGAATTATAAATATCATATAATAATTCAAAATATTTATATTCATCTCTGACTTTCACTAAACTTAAAAATTCTAAATGACGTGTATTACATACTTTTACTCCTTCCTTTATTAACTTTTCTGCTATCTTATAACCAAGGATTTTCCCTGTTTCTGGTTGACGAACTAGCTTTTCTATACATGAACAAATTATATCATCTGGGCATGAGGTCATCTTACTTACTAAGAGCTAGATATATTCTTCAAAATATAATAAGTTTAATTAATAACTTTTTTAGTAAGATTCCATACTAATCTTTCTGCTCTTGAAAGATATGTCTCTTTAATATTTTCATCCTCTGCATATTCTTGTTCATGATATGATCCATCTGGATAAATTATTTTGATAAATGATTCATCAATAAATAGATATATTGTTTTATTTAGCGAATTAGGATAATAAAGGCGCAAATATTTATTACCATTATCATTATCGATATCTGAATCAGAAACCATTCTACATATTATTGTTGTAGGTTTAGGAGATTGAGTACATACAAAGGCCACTGCATAACAAAACAAAATTGATGCTCTTACTGCATCATCTTCATCATCCATTGAACATAAAGATATTTCCTGTTTTATTATATCAGTTACTCTGAGAATCTTCGGAATGTGTTGCATCCAGCAAAAAGCTAACCGTATATCATTGTCAAGAGTTTGTAATTCTTTACTTTTAGGATTTAGTGTTTCGTGGATAGGTTTATATTTTTGAATCACTGTACTAATCTCTTTATCTGAATCTTTTAGGAAAGACAATACAAAACAATCCTCATATGTCTTTTTTGCTTTTTCAGCAAGATCTTTAAGTTCATAATATATCTTTGCGTATTTCTTATCAACATTCTGCGAATATTCTTGCATTGCACGATCATCATCCATTGACCAGTTCGGCAAGTGTGCTAACGAGAATGCTATTGTTCTACTGATGATGTAATCACTCATACTTGTAATAGAATTGCCAAGTTTGTAAGAAAAGCTTGTAGCTCTTAGTACTTATATATTAAATATCATGAGAATGCTCAGGAGCTTTTCGATTCAATTTTTTGAATCTAACCTTACAGGTTATAGGTTTTGTTAAATTCAATAAAGTCATTATAATAGCTCTTAACTTCATCAGAGATGTTGAATAATTTATGCCCAGCCACATTATCTTGTGTGATAGATAGATAATGAGTAAACTTGTTTCTAAAATCATTTGTAATCAAACTATTACAAATATTATAATTAATAACTTGCATACGATCATAAGATCTAAGATTGGCAATAGGAGTAATTGATAGCTTTAGAATCATTCTCCATCCAGATGGTACAATATAAAACAGATCATGGATGAGCCAGCTAGCATGAGTACCATAGGTATTACCTTTTTTAATTCTCGAGTTATCAAAAATCTTAACCTCCTTTGTATTAATATTATACATGGGGCATCTAAATCCTGCGAATGATGCAGGATTTTGCAGAATTGATAATATGATACCTGATAGTCTCTCAACAACTACAGCATCACTCATCAAGCACACAACAGTTACTTGTGTAGTTAAAGTTAATGTGTGACAATATCTATCAATGATATGTACTAGTTTATTTGCAAATTCAATGGCTTTATCTTCAGCATCCATAATTTGTTGCTTAGATTTCTTAACAGATGGCAACCAGCTTTTACCCCATGCCAGAATTGTCCCAATTACTGATAAGGATGCATCATTCTGAGAACTATTATCATTGTTTACAGTATTAATATAATCTTTGCCACATCCAGGGAAAATTACTTGGAATAGCATGGATAACAGTACAAAATTGAATTGTTTTCCTTTAATAAGCTTAAATACAGATTCAACCACAATAATAATAGCAGTTTCAATCAGCTCACTGTTGAAATTACGCTCTTTACAATGTAATACCAGTTTCTCAAGATCCTGAATTACTCCGGAAAATTGCGAGAATGAATTAGCTGATGGCTCACTAATATCAGTATTATTAGCCAACATTGGTGTATATAAGTCAATACAGTTATTGGACCATCTCATAAGGCGCATAATCATTGCATTCTTTGCATATTTTGGTAAATTATCATTAAACTTTTCAAGATATGCAATAAACTTATCCCAATCTCCATCATAAACATCCTTGATCTTATTATCATTACTACTAGAACTACTTGTATCATCATATGTATCTAATTCTTCCTCATATTGAATATCTGCAGGATATATCTTACCTGATTCTTTGAGACGCTTATTAAGTGCTTTAGTTACAATGACATTTGCTGTCTTAAGAATGCGGCCTAGCTCTCTATTTGCGAATCTGGGAACATACAGAGTCTTCTCGCTAACCACAATATTAGAAATTAACATCTTATGACTGGAAAAGCGAAAGATTTTATCCTTTGGCATACTGGTGTGCTTAGTAATTCTTCCATAAATACTATTCAAATCAGGACATCTGCGATCATCAAACTTATTAACAACAATAATAAGATCAATATAATGACCTTCCTCAATCTCTTTATTTACCATAAGCTGTAGTTTTGCAAATGATTGTAATTCTGATTCTCTTTGGAATGCAGTACTAGCATCAGTAAGATAGATAAGCACATCAGCCTTCTTAATATGATACTCAATTACCTGAATAAACTTACCTTCCTTATCCTCTGCGTCATTAATTCCCGGGAAATCAATAAGATTATATTCTCCAACTCCAAGGCGGAGTGGTAGCTTATTATCATTTGTGCAAATATGATTAAGTTTACACATATCCTCTAGTTTTAGTTCAGTAATACGATTTCTATCATCCTCATTCTGACGATGGCCTCCCTCTAGGTCATCAGAAATCTTCTGCATGTGAGGACAATCCATTGCACCAGTTAGTTTCTTAACAATAGCAGAACCTGCATCTGGTGCAAGTTGATACCAATTAGGTCTTAGGGTCTCTCTCTGGAGAGATGCATTGGCCACATATCCACCAACAAGAGAGTTCAAAAAGCTGCTCTTACCAGATGATACTTCACCTACTAAGAAAATGGTAGGAATGGACTGAGCGGGGGTAGACATGATGTGCAGATGTGATGTTTTGATATCGAGGTGTACTTAAAATATTATAATAAATTGAGAGGTTTATGGATCAATTTTTTTGAGACTGTTAATTAACTTTTACTGATCATTTAATGGAGATAACATGATATGTTTTGTAAATAATGTTCGGCTTGCAATATAATCTTTAACCTCCTCATCAATATTAAAGAATTTATGGCCCATATATTCATCCTTTGTATTTGCTAGATAGTGTAATAACTTATTTCTGAATCCAGTTGTAATATATTTATCACAAATATAATAGTCAATCAGATTATCCTTATCATAAGATTGCAAATAACTGCACTTAGTTACAGATAATACTACTAACATTCTCCATTCTGCTGGTAATCGATATACAAGGTTGTGAATGTACCAGCAATCGTACTCTCCATACTTCATATCTTTGTCAGCACAACGTCCGCGTGTTCTATAAAATTTATTATTTTTAATACTAAAAAATGTTGTTACTGGGAAAATATCATTTAACTCTTTCCTTTTATCAGATGATAGATAACTCTCATTTTTTTTAATATCAATAATATTGAATGATTCTGATTCTTGTAGTGTACTAAGTAATAGTTTGACAATTGGAAATGCATATGTTAATTTCTTTAATGCAATAGAACACATTAAAGATATTCTAGTACGCAGAACTATCTTTTCTAAGTTAGCTGTAACAATCAATCCAATATCTCTAATTAAACCCATTTCTCCATTAATATATGCCATCTGAAAGATAATTGGTAGCAAAATAAATCTAATTTTATCTCCAGGTTTAACAGATTTGAAAATTTCATTAATCATATATATGATTGCATTATTGCATAGATCTACACAATTCTTAGCTAAACATTTTTTATGTATTTCTTGTAATTCATAAAAGATTGGTAAATATGTTTTTGTTGAATAGTCGGAATATTTGTTAAATGTATTTTTGAAATCTTGCATACATGTAGTAAAATTCAAATTATGGTTTCCATCACCTAGTTTAATTGCATTTTCGTGCACTGAAACACAATTAAAGACCCATTGTAAAAGGCGGCTATTCATTGCAACACTTCTCTTCTTAGGCAAATGTGCACTAAACATACCAAGATATCCAATAAAGCGATCCCAGTCGCCATTGTATGGTGTAGATTTTTAACATCTTCTACATCAGTGCTACTTGATGATGATATACTCTTATCATCATCAAATGTATCTAATTCTTCTTCAAATGTAATATAATCATATGGAATCTTACCAGTAGAATTAAGACTTTTATTTAGTCGAGGTGTCACAATAACACTTGATGTTTTTAGGATTCTCTTTAGTTCTCGCCTTGCAAATTCAGGAACATATAATGTTTTCTTGTTAGTAACAATATTAGTAATCATCATCTTATGGCTCGAAAATCGTAATACCTTTTCCTTTTCAAGGCTGCTATGGCGCGGAATACGATCATATATTTGGTTAAGATCTGGACATGTCAGGTCATCAAACTTATTAACAATAATGATAATATCCACATAATGACCATCTTTGTTCTCTTCGCGCACCATTTTGCACAGAATTTCAAATGATTTAAGTTCAGTTTCTCGCTGGAATGCAGTACTTGCATCAGTTAGATATAATATTAGATCAGCCGATTTAATATTTTCTTTAATAATATTTAAGAATTTTCCTGTCTTATCTTCAGCATCATTAATACCTGGGAAATCAATCACATTAAATGCACCTAGACCAAAACCGATTGGCAGGCCATTACTCTCATCACAAATATTGTTTATTTTAGCGATATCAGCGTTCTCGATTGAATCTCTTAGTTCTTCATTTTCCTTATGATCTTCTTCTAAACTTTCAGTTATCTTATTTACTCTAGCAACACCTCCATATTTAGTTTCCTTATTTACTTCTATTGAGTCTCCATCTGATAAGAATCTGTATAAATTTGGTTTTAATGTTTCTCTTTGCAGTGATGCATTAGCCACATATGCTCCGGCTAAGGAGTTTAGAAAGCTACTTTTACCAGAGGATACTTCACCAACTAAGAAAATGGTTGGAATGGTGGTCATTTGCGATGTATGTAATATTGGATCTTTAGTATGCCTTAATTATTCTAATAAATAGAGACAATTATGTATCAATTTTTACATACTCATAAAATAACTTACCATTTTATGATAATCCTGTCCACCAGGATAACTACCTTTTACTGGCATGCATAACAGTTCCCCATGAATCCATCTTACTCTCCTTAATCTTCGCATTCTGATCTTTCTAAGACAATATCTACCAAATTTTTTTAAGATTTTGTAATAATTTATTACTTGTTCAAATGTGTATTGATTATAATTAATCCACCATGATTTTCTCCCATCTGCAAATTCTATAGCAGGCAAACCACCTAGACGATGTAATCTTCCATTTATCAACCATTCTTTATTACCATTTGTTTCTTCAATAGCAGGTAAATCATTCTCACGATGCAGTTTTCCATTTACATACCATACCTTATCACCATTTTTCCATTCTATTGCAGGTAAATCATTATCGCGATGCCTCATTCCATTGATCCACCATTCTTTAATACCATTTACCCATTCAATAGCAGGTAAATCATTATCTCGATGCAATCCTTTCGCATTATACCATTTTATATTTCCAAAATGGTTAGTTTTCATTGTCATTTTGTTTTGTATTGAAACTGTGTACTTTCTTGTATATTAATAACTTAATCTTACTAATAATTAAAATAAACAATATAACAATCAATTTTTCACATACTCATAAAATAACTTACCATCTTGTGATAATCCTGGCCACCCGGATAACTACCTTTTGCTGGCATACATAATAACTCTCCATGAATCCACCTAAGTTGTTTTAATCGTCTCATTCTAATCTTCCTCAAACAATATCTACCAAATCCTTTTAAGATTTTGTAATAATTTATTACTTGCGCATATGTAAATGATTTACCGCGAATGTACCAAGACTTAGATCCATGTACAAATTCAGCAGCAGATAATCCTCCAAGACGATGATATTTTCCATCAGCAAACCACATTTTATCTCCATTAGTATATTCAACTGCAGGTAAATCATGATCGCGATGTTGTTTTCCATTTACAAACCAAAATTTAGTTCCATTAGCATATTCGATAGCAGGTAAATCATTGTTTCGAGACAATTTTCCATTTATATACCATTCTTTATCACCATTTGCATATTCGATAGCAGGTAAATCATTGTTTCGGTGCAGTTTTCCATTTACATTATACCATCTTATAGTATCATAATTATCAGTTTCCATTGTCATTTTCATAGGAGTGTATTTGTTATGTATAAGTAATTTACTATTATAACCATTTAATATACCAATCAATTTTTTATATACTCATAAAATAACTCACCATTTGATGATAATCCTGTCCACCTGGATAACTTCCTTTTGATGGCATACATAACAACTCTCCATGGATCCATCTTAGTCTTCTTAATCGCCTCATCCTGATCTTCTTGAGACAATATCTACCAAAGTTTTTAAAGATTTTGTAATAATTACATATTTGCTCATATCTGTATTGTTTATCATAAATGTACCAATATTTAACACCATTTGCAAATTCAATTGCGGGCAAATCATCATTGCGATGTAATTCTCCATTTTTATACCATTGTTTATCTCCATTTGCAAATTCAATTGCCGGTAAATCATTATTGCGGTGCAATAATCCATTTATATACCAGCGTTTAGTACCATTAGAAAATTCAATAGCAGGTAAATCGTTATCACGATGTAATTCTCCACTTATATTATACCATCTTTTAGTACCATGGCAATTAGTTTTGCATGTCATTTTTTGTTTTGATAAAATGTATTTTTCAATGTATTATTATCTTAATCTTACTTATAATGTGTATTTAAACAATATAACAATCAATTTTTTACATACTCATAAAATAACTTACCATTTTATGATAATCCTGGCCGCCTAGATAACTGCCTTTTGCAGGCATACATAATAGTTCACCATGGATCCATCTTACTTTTCTTAATTGTCTCATTCTTATCTTTTTCAAACAATACCTACCAAATCCTTTTAAGATTTTGTAATAATTAAATACTTGCTCATATGAGTATTGCTTGTTATGAATAAACCAGTTACTATGGCTATGTCCAAATTCAATAGCCGGCAAGCCGCCTAGGCGATGCCGTTTGCCATTTTCATACCATGCTTTATAGCCACTTAAGTTTTCAAATGCAGGTAAGTCATTATCTCTATGACTTTTTCCATTTATATACCATTGCTTATCGCCATCGAAACTTTCTACTGCAGGTAAATCATTATCTCGGTGCAATCTACCATTTATATTATACCATTCTTTATTGCCATATTGATCAATTATCATTGTCTCTTTTCCTCCAATACAGCGACGGTCTCCATTCACATACCATGCTTTATTACCATTTGCATATTCAATAGCAGGTAAATTATTATCTCTATGCAATATACCATTTATATACCATTTTTTACTGCCATCGATATTCAACAGCAGGTAAGTCATTATCACGATGACGTTCTCCGTTCATATTATACCATGTTTTAGTTTCAATTGGATGAGTTTGAAAGGTCATTTTTAGATGAGAATTAAAAGACTGTATTTGATTATGTACTATTTACTTCTTTATTATAATATAACTATCAATTTTTACATGTTTATAAAATAACTTAATATTTTGTGATAATTGCAGATACCAAAGAATTTTACATTAAAATAAGATTGAATGTGGAAAAAACCATTATTATAATATCATTGAGTACTCAATTTTTTACTTTCTTTCCATAATATTCCATCTGAGATATAAATAAAATGACATTTTTGATGCTTCCTTCTGAACAAATATCAGGCATAATGTTAATTTTATTTTTCAGAAATGTAAGAGTATGTACATATTCGGTTAAACATCTACGCAGTATTTCAAAATTATATTGCCATTCCTCGCCTCGAATATTACATTTAATATCATTATCTATTTTTTCTACAAATTCTAATATTTTATATTTTAGGTCTAATTCTAATGTATTTATTTCATTGTAATATTTGTTTTCATCTTCTATTAACTGCAAGATATTTGTATACTTTGTTAAGTATGTGTGGATTATTTTAATATTTAATTGCCATTCTGCATTAAATTGGAGTTCTGATTGCAACATATCTTTTTCTCTATCATGAAATTCCTCTTTTACTTCTTCATCACTCGAATAATTGTTTGCATCATCATCATCTCCAGATTCATCATAATTATCAAAATGATCATCTAAATCATCATCTAATTTGTCATTTTTGATATTGATATATTTTTGAAATATGTCAAGCTTTGCTGTATAATCTTTAACTTCTGCATCAATATTAAAGAATCGATGGCCCATATATTCATCATTTGTATTCATCAAATAATGCATTAATTTATTGCGAAAATCACTTGTTATTAATTCTTCGCACACCTTATAATTAATTAGACCCATCCTATCATAAGAGCGTAATTCGATGCACTTAGTCATCGATAAAACTACAAGCATTCTCCATTCTGGTGATGCTTTATATACAAGATTATGAATATACCAGCAATCATATTTACCATATTTCAAATCTCCGCCATCACAACGAGGATATGTTTTTTGAAATTTATGATCGACAATATCATAATGGACTGTTGCTGGAAAATGATTATTAATTTCTATCAATTGTGCGCTTGTTAAAGCTTCGCCTCCAGATTTATTGGCATTCAGAATATTCTGGATATTAAATGATGCATCATCTTGCAATGTATTAAGTAATAATTTGTCAATTCGGAAATAAATATCTTTTTTATTATTCAAAACATAACATATTATGAATATCTTAGTGCGCAATGCTAATTTATTTAGATTATTAGAAATAATAAATAAGAGATTTTTTATTAATCTTGTATCATTATTAATAAATGCCAATTGAATGATCATTTGGAGTAACATAAATCTACTTATGCAATTTGCAGATATTTTATTAAATAGTAATTTAATTATCTTCATAATTGCATGATTACAAACATCAATACAATTAGCATTTTTACATTTTCTATATAATTCTTGCAATGCATGAAAAATCGGCACATATGTATCCATCATATAATTTGTATATTTATCGCATTGGTGATTAAATGATTGTATATCGATATTAAAATTTAAATTCAAATCTTTATTTAATGCAGCTTTATGCACTGATAAGCAGCAAGATTTCCAGTGTGAAAGATGTACAATCATTAGATCTCTTTTCTTTTGTGGTAAATGTGCACAAAATGTACCAAGATATCCAACAAAACAGCCCCAATCTCCGTCATACAGTGTAGAATTTTTCATACATTCAATGCTACTACTGCTGCTTGACGATGAACTATTACTGTCGGATGATGATCTTCTTTTATTAAACATACCTAATTTTAAATTTGGTCCAAATGTAATATATTCGTATGAAATTGTTCCGGTTATCTCAAAACTTTGTATGAGTTGAGGTGTACGATTAACATTCGATATACTTATAATTTTGTCTATTTCATGTAATGCAAATTCGGGAACCTGTAATGTTCTCTTATTAGTTACAATATTACTAATCATCATCTTATGGCTCGAGAATTTCAAAATCTTATTCTTGTCAAGACCAGTGTGATGCGGAATGCGATCATATATTTTTTTTAGATCTGGGCAAGTTTCATCATCATACTTATTAACAATGACAATAATATCAATGTAATGGGCATCTTTTTCTTCTTCGCTTATCATTTTCTTGAGAATTTCAAATAATTCAAGTTCGGGTCCTTTTGTAAATGCAGTATTTGCATCTGTTATGTAAACTACAAGATCGGCTTCGTCAATATTCTCTTTGATAATATCTAGGAATTTACCTGTTTTGTCCTCAGCGTCATTAATTCCTGGAAAATCAACTACATTGAATGCTCCAAGGCCAAAACCAATTGGCAAACTAGTTGTTTTCTGTGTAATAATTTTAATTTTATCAATATCTATTTCATTAATACTACCTTGTAGCCTCTCATTTTCTTTATGTTCTTCCTCGAGACCTTCTGTTATCTTATTAATTGCAGAATATTTATCAACATGTATCGAATCCATATCTGACAAAAACTTATATAAGGTTGGTTTTAATGTCTCTCTCTGTAGAGATGTATTAGAAACATAGGATGCAGCGAGTGCATTAAGAAAGCTGCTCTTTCCGGATGATACTTCGCCGACTAGAAAAATAGTCGGTGTTTTGTCCATCTTGTTGTGTGTGAGTGTGAGTTTGTTTGCTTGTGTGTGAGTGTGAGTTTGTTTGCTTGTGTGTTTTTCAAAAAGCAGTGTTTATATTTATTAAAAAGTGTATACTTTTTAATAGTTTAATAAATCAATTTTTCCTATATCTTAAGTATATGAGTGCACAAACACGCACGAACATACCTACTACAAGGTGGCCAGATGCTTGGTGGGTACAAATCTTTAGTGTTATTGCGGCTTATCCAAAATCTAATCCAGATACTGAGGTTATTAATGATACAAGAGCATCTTTAATTGGAATGCGTAGTACATTACCATGCAAGAAATGTAGAGGAAATTGGCGCATGAAAATTCAAAAGAATCCTCTAACTGATAAAATAATGAGTTCCAGAGAATCATTATTCAGATGGATGTGCGATCGCTATCGTGAAATAAATAAGCGTCGACGCAGTTTATCAAATAATAAAATTGCCAAGTATTATATGGATAGATTATATGAAAGTAAACCAGTTGATGTAACAACTGATTGGATATTAATTGCCGCTATACTATTTGGAATTTTCATTTGTATTAAAATGCGCCATTAAGTATGCAAAACACTGCGTAATTGCTTTTCATAATCACTTGATAATGCTATAAATGTATCCTCAGAGTATCTTATATTGATCCATTCATTGATATCTAATTTATGTTTAGTTAGGATATCATCTCTTACCTTTGTAATTCTTGCTGAATAATCTCTAATAAGGTTTTTAAAGGATAATTTTTGAATGCGAATGCGTTCTAATATCTTATTTGCCAATGTTTCCTGATCAAAATCTCTATAACTAAGACGCATAGTTACAAAGAAATGACTCCATACAGCACAAAAACCACTACTATCAAATATTGAGTGATTCTTTCTCTCAACATTTTCAAATAACTGAAATCCAACTCTTGGTAAATAGCCAGATGGAGGTAGAAATTTAAGTCCTGGTAATAATTTACTAAATGAACTTGCAAGTTCTCTATCAAGTTCTTCTGGATGGTAATGTAATTTTGCACGAGCCTCTCCACCATGTGGCTCAAAACGCTCTAATATACCAGTATTTTTATCATAAATTAAATAATTCGCATGAGCACCTGTATCTGTTTCAATGCCTAAAGGGACTATAAGATATCTCACAGTTACTGATTTTAGAAACTTTTCAGCTCCTTCAGCCGAATCAACTGGTAAATAAAGCTTTCCATATGCCCAAATAACTTGTACATTTAAGATATCTAAATGATGAATCTTTCTTTCACGATACATCGCTGCTAATTCTTTATTATATACTGGTGATCTGCACAATGTTGTCACATCATCCCAGCGCTGTAGGAGTTGCAATAAGCCACAAACAATATCAAATGTTCCACCTGTAAAAGTGCCAAATATCACATGTTCTCCGGCAGGAATCTGAATAGGTAATTCATCACTATACCATTTTCCAGCTTTTAATTCATTTCGAATATGTTGGCGACATTTCTTTTCATCTTTCTTACAATTCTTCATCCAATTTTCTGTTAATTTACTTTCATTAAGCATTAATAAATGTCTATGCCAACTATCCTCAAGGAGCTTTAATAAATCATCTAATTGTTTTAATGGCACTAATCCCTTAATGCTGCTGTTAGTATATGCCAATACCTTACTAAGATCTGGATCTAATATGATTATTCTATCACTCCATTCTTTCCAATGAGGACTTTTTAATAAATAATAGAATGGTGTCTTACCCTCATTATCCATGATATTTATATCAATTTTAGTTAATATATTGGAAATTATTTCCCATCTTTCAAATGCCATTAAAATATGTACAGGTGTCCTACCTTCGATATTAACAAGATTCAATTGTGCTTTTCGCAATATTAACAGATCAACAAGTTCCCACAATTTATTCTGAGATGCAATATGTAATGCAGTATCACCAGTTAATTCCTGTAAGTCAATATTGCAACCAGAATCAAGGAGTAATAATACTATTTCTTTTAATTGCAATTCAACTGCGATATGCAATGGTGCTAATTCTAATTCTATTTCTTGTGCATCCAATTCAGCTCCTGCATCAATCAAATATTTACATATTGCAATATTTCCCAATTCAACTGCTATATGGAGAGGTGTTTCACTCTTTCTATTTTTTGGACTAGAATGTGCCCCAGACTTCAGCAATAGTTGTAATATTTTTTCATTCTTCTCAGTTACAGCAATATGTAAAGGAGTGGTATGTTGGCGATCAATAGCATTAATCTTAGCTTTATTATCAATTAACATCTTAACAACATCCTCATTTTTCCATTTAACTGCCCAATGTAATGGAGTTTTACCAGAATTATCGGCTAAATGTACAATAGAGATTCCAATCGCTGACTGATTTAATGAAAGTAATGTACTTACCATCTTATTACGATGATAGCGTATTGGCCTATATAACAATGATCGTCCATCTTCATCAATCATATCAATACGACAATTTCCAATGTTTACAAATATCTTTACAAGGTCATCTTGGTTTGCCTCAACTAAATATTGGATAGGATAAGTACCAGTATTATCTTTCTGGTTCAGTTCAAATGGATAAGGGGAAATATCTTTCGTATCGTTTAGAATTTTAGATACGTCGCCCCAATTACCTTTTTGCAATGCAATAAATAGGTTTGTTTCTGGCATATTCAGTTACTAATTACTTATATATTAGTCTAATATATGTTAATTATATACTATAAATGGCTTTTATACTTGAATTTGTATAGTAAATCAATATTGATTTACTATTAAAATATTTATTTGTTTGCTCGCTTAACAGTGATTTGGGCTTTATTTTTTGGTGAAATAGTGGTAATAGCCTTTTGAAATTTATCATTTTCAACTGGTGATGCGGGCTCATGATTATCATTTTCGCTACCACTACTATCTTCCTCAATTTGTTTAATATTATTTGAACTTATTTTATTAATTTGTTCAATTTTATAACGCTCAAGTTTTAAAATACGCCCAATTAGAAACATAAATACTTGTGTAATAATTTTTTTACGATCTATATGTCTGGGCCGAATAAGAGCCATTGCTTGGTCAAAACTACAATAGAATACTTGTCCAATTTCGTGTTTTTGTCCATCTTTATCTTTATTTACACATAATTCTACAGGTTTTTCCATATATGCCAAATAATAAATACGTCTGTAACTTTTATGATCTGTACCTGTAAGATTTTCTCTTAATGGATCAATAGTTGTTAATACAGTGTAATCATCATCACTGCATAATGTTTCTTCTCGAAATTCTCGCTTCGCTGTTATAATGTCATGTTCTCCATTATTTCTGTGACCTCCTGGTGGACCAATTTCAGGAGTATGAAATTCTGGTTCAATATGAATAAATGCTGATAAATTATGTGGTAATCCTTCTCCAGTTAAAAGACGAGTGAATTTTGCACTAGATGCAGCCCACGTACGACATGATTGATCGAGAATGCCACAGCTAATGTCCTTAAATGTCTTGGCGCGAGAGATCATTGCAATTTCACCAACCAACATTTGTCTAAATAAATATTTAATAGTTTTAGGATCTTCCTCATCATAGTTACCTCCAACAAAACCTAACATTCCAACAGAATGTAGCCTAGATACCATAATAAATCTGATCCTTTCTCTAAAAGCAGCAACAATTGTAATATCTTCGGGAGATGAGAATTGTACAGATGATATATTGGTAACACTAGATCGTAAGCGAATTTTTTCACCATTTGGATCAGAAATATCATTAAAAAGCATTCTAAAATCATCTGGCGAATAGCCATCGATATGAAATGATATAACACCTAAACTGGTAATTGGTTCGATACAATCATTTTTTACATGCCCTATTTTACCACAATTTGAACAGGAACGTTTTCTAATATTATTTATAATAAGCGACATATCTTTCAGGTTATATTAACGTTCTGTTATATCTATGTAACAATGACCGCGTATTATAATAATCTACTATAATACATAAATTTTATATATTTAATGAATTTCGTTAAAATCTTTTCCTGGCTCAACCAATCCAATATTAACTTTTGATGTCTCCACAAAGGATGATGTAACCTTCTCTGCACCAGTATCAATGTTGTATATTGATTCTTCTGATGAATCGGGCAATGATTCTAGAGATGCAGTTGTAAGGATAGTTTCGCCACCAGTACTGAATACAACATTAAGAATCTTTAGTTTAACCAAGTCCCCTGATTTTAAGACTTTGCCAGATGCAATATCAACAACATCCTCTCCTTCAATATTAAAATTCTTTAATGTAATCTTATCGGAGCGAATAATCGATGTAATTGGTCCATTCGATGCAACTAAGAATGGTTTTGTATACTTAATAAGTTTAAAAACAATAAACTGGCCAACTTGAGGACAGCAAAGTTTGCATGAATAAATAACTTCTGTATCGCAGTCTCCATCCATATTCTCTGCGCGACATTCGCTGTCTAGGATATTCATGGAGAAAATGTCCACAACACAACCAGATTCATTACATTTATTAAGAACAGCCTTTTTCAAGTTTTCTTTAGTATTTGCATATAAATTACCATTAAGGCTATCTGGATGCAGCATTACCTTAGTTTGCAGAACTGCCGAGATATATGGACTTGTCATGTTTAGGCTTGTTACTAATAGATATCAATTTAAGTTTAAGCAACAAGTGCAATCAATTTTTTGAAATTGTGTTACTATATCATTTGGAAAAAAATACTCGATATTTGTCATTTAAATCCTTTTTATCCTATACAAAAAATTGACTTGTACAATACTCAGATTGTAATAATAGCAAATTAATAATAAGTATTATAAATACATGTTTCATACAAAAATAACATCATTAGTTGTTATTTGCAGTTTAACTGGAACTAAATATTGGTATGTAAATGGAGAAGTGCATCGTAATAATGACTTACTCGCAGTAAAACTCGCAAATAGAGAAAAAAATTTGGTACATATATGATAAAAAATATACATATGAGCAAGTATATAATAATTATAAAATCTTAAAAAGATTTGGCAGATATTGTCTCAAGAATATTAGAATGAGAAAATTAAGGAGACTTAGATGGATCCATGGAGAATTGTTATGTATGCCATCAAAAGGAAGTTATCCAGGCGGACAGGATTATCATCAAGCGGTAAGTTATTTTATGAGTATGTGAAAAATTGATTTGTATATTGTTTAGTTGTTCTAGTATAAGATTAAGTTAAGAGAACATTGAAAAGTATATCTAAGTGCAAGCTGTGTCAATATTCAAAAAATGGCAATGAAAACTGATATATTTGGAGATAAAAGATGGTATAATGGAAATGGAGAACTGCACCGCGATAATGATTTACCTGCATGCGAATATGAAAATGGAAGTAAAAAATGGTATGTAAATGGAAATCACCATCGTGATAATGATTTACCTGCCACTAAATATGTAAATGGAAGTAAAGAATGGTGGGTAAATGGAAAATTGCATCGTGGTAATGATTTGCCTGCTATTGAAAGAGCGAATGGTAATAAATTGTGGTATGTAAATGGAAAATATCACCGTCTTGGCGGTTTACCTGCAGTTGAATATGCTAGTGGAATAAAAGAATGGTATATTTATGATAAAGAATACACATATGAACAAGTATGTAATTATTACAAAATCTTAAAAGGATTTGGTAGATATTGTTTGATGAAAATAAGAATGATTCAATTAAGAAGAGTAAGATGGATTCATGGAGAACTATTATGTATGCCATCCAAAGGAAGTTATCCAGGTGGACAAGATTACCATAAAATGGTGAGTTATTTTATGAGTATGTAAAAATTGATTGTTAAAGTATTTAATTAAACTGAATTAATAATAAGTTAATAGTAAACTGAAAAAATACATTCGAGTGTAAGTTGCATCCAAATACAAAATGTCAATAAAAACTAATGTTTGTGGAAATAAAAGATGGTCTAATGTAAAAGGAGAGTTACAGCATGATAAGGATTTACATTGTGCAGAATATGCAGATGGAAGTAGAGAATGGTGGATAAATGGAGTGTATCATAGTGATAATGATTTACCAGCAATTGAAGACGCAAATGGTGATAGATATTGGTTTGTAAATGGTAAACATCATCGTAATAATGGTTTACCAGCAATTGAAAAAGCAAATGGTGATAGGCAATGGTATGTAAATGGAAAATTATATCGTAATAATGATTTACCCGCAGTTGAATTTGTAAATGGAGATAAATTTTGGTATGTAAATGGAATGTTGCATCGAGATAATGATTTACCTGCAGCTGAATATGCAAATGGTGATAAATTTTGGTATGTAAATGGAAAATTACATCGAGATAATGATTTACCTGCAGCTGAATATGTACATGGGACAAAAATTTGGCATTTAAATAATAAAAAACATCGAGATAATGATTTACCTGCTATTGAAAAAGCAAATGGTAATAAAGAGTGGTATTCTCATGGGAAATTACATCGCCTTAATGGTTTACCTGCTATAGTGAAGTATTATGGATATAATGAATGGAATATATTTGGTAAAAAATATTCATGTATACGAGTAATTAAATTCTATCAAATCTTTAAAAGATTTGGTAGGTATTGTCTAATGAAGATAAAAATGAGAAAGTTAGGAAAAGTAAGATGGATCCATGGGGAACTGTTATGTATGCCAGTAAAAGGTAGTTATTCAGGTGGTCAAGATTATCATCAGATGGTAAGTTATTTTATGAGTATGTAAAAAATTGATTGGATAATATTAACTGATCTAAATTTAAAGAATGTACCAAACTCATAAAACAGTGTAGCGCCACAGCCATGTCATCTCCAGTACAAATCGAAATAGATAGTGCAATTTGCGCATACGTCGATGCTTTTCTAAACTTGCCATTAAATCATTCACTTGCAAAGGAAATATGTTCTAAAAATTCATATCCAGAATCTATTGATACACTTACTAGAATATTAGAAATGGGACTAAAATATGAAGTAGAAAAAAGTATTAAAAAAAATATGCCTATTTTAGAAGCTAAATCCACAAAATTTATCCATAAATATTTAGATTCGATGTACACAAAAGAAATAATGGTATTGGCTAATAGTTCGCCGTCAGTAGTAATTGAAAATAAAACACCAGAAAATAATGATATTATATCCCCTAGTTGTTTATTAGAAATAAAAAAATTATAATAAATTTATTATACAACAGGTATCTTAATATATATTTTTAACATATAATTATATGCTAAAAAATTGAAATTTTAACTATTAAATTGCAAGTCTTATATAAAGTTAAAGCTTATGCTACACCACTACAAATCATCTGTATTGCCTGAATAATGTCCGCCACAACAAACACTGCAAATGAGGAAATGTTCGCAAGCATCAATGTTTATATCCTGGAGAAGTTCCAAGAGAATTCTCCTAATTTAACATTCGGTGTTCAATTCGAAACTAATAAAAAATCTAATCTAATTGCCACAAGGCCATCCGATAATGGTATTGTAGCGAGATTATCTATTGAAATAATTAAAGATAAACATCTACAAGTTGGATATTTTGGCGATGATTCTAAGATAGAACAAGATATTGCATTCTTTTCATCACTTGGATCAGATGAGGATGTGGCAATTGGAGTTGAGGTAACTTTTCGCATTTATCTGTATGAGAAATCTGATATTAACCTGCCACCGGAGTCAATTACTAAGAGTATGACAAATGCATCTGCTAAAATATTATGTTCAAGAGTTCTTGTGGATCTTATTAATGGTGTTCCTAATTTCCGATTCAATTCATGTGAATTGATAAATGAAATTCCTAATAAACAGCCACAATCTGATAATCCTAGTGCTATATGCAACATGGTTATTAAAGCTTATCATCAAGGAAAAATAATAGCTACTTTGCAATTTAATTATCTTGAAAATATGCATTTACAAATGTTATACAGAGAGAGTACATCATATGAAGAGAGTTCTGCATACTTTTCGCTACTAAACAATGTATCTGATGTTGCGGCACATGTCTCATTTACATTCATTGATAGAATAAAAATGCTTTCATTGTAAAAATGGATAAATTAATTGGGTACAGATTTCATATATCGTAATTATTGAAATTGCGCCGAGTGTATATTTTTCACTAATTTCCTTTATTGATACAGTTATGATTCTTATTCCAAAAAGAATTAGATACAGCAATCCTCGAAACGAACAGGAAATTTGTAATATGACATGTATTCCAAAAATCTTATAATCGTGATCTATAATTCTGAGCCAAATTAGTGACACCATAAAAATATAATAATAACAAATTGCCATTAATTTAAGAGTATTCTGTGAAAATATTTCATAATCATTTCCTCTATTAGCTACTACAGAATTATCTTTTTTTCGAGAAAGTTTAATAACACATTGATCGCAAACTGTAAGATGGCGACACTTTAATATCATGTTTGCATCTTTATCAAAACATATTGAACATTTGCATCCTTCATCTGCAACAATAAATAGTTTGTCTTTCATTGGATCAACATCAGAGCATACCCGACATATTGGACATTTGATATGAATAATTGACATAGTTAAAAGTTTATTAATTAAAGATAAGATATTAATAAAAATTTAAGTGATTTCTATCTTAAATAGACACATTTTTATATAAGATTAAAAATTGATTGTGTTAAACTTAATGCTATTTAATCTTATAGTAACTAATAAGAATACATTATGCAGAATTATTTTAACACACTGTGTAGTTCTGAAACTCAATTAATACTACAATATCTAACAACTAATGAGATAGTTAAAGCTAAATGTATAAATAAACATTTACAAAAAGAAGCTAATAATCCAATATCCTGGAAATATTCTAGTTATATTTATAATTTTTACACAGATAATAGTAATTATAAAAAACTAAATAATGGGCCATTACTCAATAAGATTTTTAATTGTGCAGAAATAATAATTAATGTTAGTAATGAAATTAAATATTGTTATAAAAATCGTCCAATTATCCAAAGCATATATTATATTATGATTTGTGAAAGAATAGAAAAATTATTAGATACATTTAAAAATTATGAATTTGTAAATTTGACTAGTTTAAGCTTAAACAATGAATTATTAAATTCAGAATTATTAACTAATATTTTTAATAATGCTAAAAAACTTACAAAACTCATTTATACTACACGATATAGAAATACTGTAATTACAAATAATGAGTTTAAACAAATACCATGCGTACAAAATGACTTTTATAAAATTATTACAATGAGAAATCTTAAATATTTAAGTATGCAATTAGATTGTTTTGATCGCAGTATAATGGTTTCTCTAACTAATGGTATTGCAGCATCAGCAATTGAGTATTTAGAATGTAAACCATACATTAATTCTGATATACCATCAACATTAGATGATGTAAGACTTTTATTAGCTGAAATAGGAAAAATGCCTCTGTTGAACAGTTTAAAATCATCTATTCCTTTCATGTGGAATAATAATGATTTTGATAAACTAAAAAAACTTTTACTTACTGAACAATTAACACATTGGATTGTGAATAATTATATTTTTCACACAGTTACAATATCACCTACATTTATTCAATGGTTTAATAAAAGTAAATTAGAAGAACTCATATTTCCACAAATTTCATTTCAATTTGCAATATCATATTATTTAGAATTGTTAAATGCTGTGGCAAATCATGATTATATTAATAAATTAGTATTACAAATCTCTTTTAGAAATATATTAGAATTGACAAAAATTCCTATGAAACATTTTGGAACATTTAAATCACTAAAAAAATTAATATTTATTAATACAAGTATATCTTATGATTATGGAGAGAATTTCGAACCTGCTAATGATTTTAAATTTATAAATGATAATCCAAATCTATGTATTTCGGTGATTAATCATTATGATTATTCTGATTAATCAGAATAGCTCATAAATTGTCTTACTTTCATATAAAAAATTGATTTATGATCAGCTTGATTAGTGTCTATCAATTAGAGTGTTATAGCCACACTTTCATCGATACCAACATCGATTCAGTCTCTCACATTCAAAACTCTCGATCCAAGACTCTCACTCAAAATTCAAGATGTCCTATTCTGCACAATCCAATGCCAACTATGAACTTGCTAAGGCAAGCAACTGACCAGATCTTTCTTGAACATGTAGCTGAAAGAGCTGAACTCCATCAAAAGGCTGATAAGGAACTGTTATCCATTTACAGAATAGAACATTTGATAATGACATCAACTGAGTTTGAAATTATTAAGAGTAAAATGGTAGATCGTATCAGCAATCTGTACAATGATGCAATTACATCGATATTGCAATATCTACCTGTTAATGAACTAGCTCGCATGCGTACTATTAATAAACATTTTCAAATCGTAGCTAATAATCCTATTGCTTGGAAATACAGAAACATTAATATTTCTTTCGACAATGAAAGAGAGATTCCTAAATTGAATACAATTATAAATTGTACTCAATTAACAATTGATAAATATTTGTACTTTCCAACTAATGAATCGGAATTAGTAGTGGAATCATGGATGCAAAATATTATAGATAATAAGTTTGGAAATTTAACTAGTTTATCCTTGACATTAGATATCATTACAACTGATTTTTTACATTCAATGACTATAAATGCTAAGAAATTAAAGAAATTAGAGTTTCATAGCTATCGATGTCATGAAGAAAAAGATGAAGGAGATGAAGCTTTTCGGGATGCATTTTGCCATTTACTTATGAATGGTAATCTAACACATCTTAATTTCGGAGAAAATATTTTTCCGGCATTAATAAATTCCATAATTAAAGGTATTGCTCATTCTAAAATAGAAATACTTGAATTCAATCCTATCCATATTATCGAAGACCAAGATCGATATAATAAATACGATCCATACCGAGGTCAATATAATCTAGAGTATCTGTTAGCGGAAATAGGACAAATGAAAACATTAAGACAATTAAACTGTCTTAATAATAAATATGAGCCTATGCCAATTATATGTAGCAATAATTATATTACAAGTTTAATTACAAATAATCCTTTCGAGTTTGTATGTGATGGATTTAATAATCTAAAAGAATTAGTTATTACAAATACTGATCGTTATCGTGAGTTTAGTGATAAGGATAATCATATATTCGAAAATTTAGATCTTTGTAGATACAGTAAATCTTTTTTAGATTGGTTGAGTAAAAGTAAATTAGAAAAACTTACATTACCGTTTGGGAAAAAAAATTTAAAATTAAGTATAGATAAATATGTAAATAATGAAGGTCTGAGAAATTATATTGATAAGCATATTCAAGGATTTGCTGAATTGTTAAAACTATGTTCAGTACATGAGTATATTAAGGAGATTACAACATATACAAAAATTCATAATTTTATTCAATTTGCAAAATCAACAACTGATTTAATTGGAACATGTAAATCATTGGAAGTACTACACTTTATTAATTATGATATGTATAATGACCATAATACTGATTATCTTGATAATTGGAAAACTAATTTTAAAATTCTGGAATATAATATGAATATGATTATTAATATTAAGCACAAATACACAGATTGGATATCTGAAATGGAAATCAATGAGAAATACTTTTGGAATAATGGAAATCCTCAATAATGATATTAATAATTCTGTTTAAATTATATTATTATAGAAAACAACTTTCTATAATTTTTACACAATAATATTTTTATGTATAAATACTTTATTCTACAACCATACTCCATTCATCTCCTGTTTTCTCTTTGATAAATCCTAATTCTTTCAGCACTTTATCAGAACCTACTCCATGAGGTTTAACAGTAATTGTATATTTTCTAATAAACTTATCCTCATCTGGTTTATCCTTTTCAACAGTTACCTGGGATCCTTTCATCGAGGATTTAATTGTATCAGTTGTTATTTTAACACGATCTTGGAGATTAATTGGGAATTTATATACACTATGATTTGCTGGAACAATAATATAAGTTGTACCACTAGTACCATATTTCTCAAGTTCAATTAATCTATCCTGAATTGAATTACATATTTCTAGTCTAGAGGTTGTTGGTTCAAGTTTGATTTTAGCACCCACCTTACGAACAACATCATCCAGATATTCTCGAGATTTAGATGTTGAGCAAACAGAACCCTTATAACTTGTAATACCTGTACCTCGACGCTTATCAAGGATCTTTTCACGCTTTGGGCGAATTTTAAAGACATCATGACCGCCATCCGCAACTTTACCTCTTCCAGTATCCTTATCTAGAATACCAACAATACCATACTCCTCCTTAGTTTCATAATAATCTCTTACACTTTCAAAATCATATCCATCTTTATCCTCATGTTTTTCATCGGCCTCCTCATTCTGTTCATCTGTGATCTTTTCAACAGTAGCCCAATCAATGGTATGCTGCATGTAGTTATATAATGATAACTTATGATTCATTGTTTGAGCAAAATTAGTACGATAATACATCGGTACATCCTCAGTTTGATTCATTGGTTGGAAAATATAATACTCTCCGCGATGAATAAGATAACCAATATTACCCATTGGATCAAGAACAGAATCTCTGAAATTATTAAAATCATTCTCTGTCTTTGGTAATAATTCATCTAATGCTCTGAATACAAACATCTCATCGAATAAATTTATATGTTGTTGTTGGGTATAACCTTTACGAACATATGAAACAATGTTAGCAAGTTTATATTGAGGAGATAGACGATACATATCTTTGATTCTTTCCTTTGCAAAATCAATCTCATCTCTAGAAAGACGACTAGTAAATGTTGTGTAATCTAATTGTGCCTTTGGAATATTAACATAATTACCATTCTTGTCAAGCCATTTAGCATTGAGCTCTGGATCATCACATTTAAATTCACATTCCATATAATCGCATAATGCAGGACAATCGCCGCGAGCGGAACATCCTCTATGTTTTTCTACTTCCTCTGGGAAAATATTACCATTTCTATTGAGAGCACAATCAACAGCAACTTCCTTCAGACAGCGCTCAACTCTCTTGATTAATAAATACTTTAGCTCAGCCTTTTGATATAACTCCTCTTCGCTACTTAACTTATAATCTCCTGTTTCAGCGGATCCTTCTCCGACACAAATACAGAATTTATATACATTTACATATGGATATTTATTATCATCATTAATTACCTTATAATGCGAACAGTTACGAATACCTCTCCCAACAACTTGATCAACTCTTCCAAAATTAAAATACACATCTAAGATATCAATTTCTCCTAAATTTTCTAAACTTACACCCTCATTCATAACTCGAGAACCAAGGATACATTTAATATCTCGTCCATCAACATTATTTAATGAGTTAAATACTGCACGAATCACCCGCTGTTTATCCTCTGGAATGTATTCAGCAACATCATCAGTTGATTTACCAGTTACAGTAATAAAAGTAGCTGGCTTGAATGCATGTTCTGCCTGATGACCCTTATTCTCTTTACCACAACGATAACATATGGTTGTTGGGCGGATTTGATAACTACCACCTTCATCAAATTCTATGAAACCATTCTCAAGCAAGACCTCCTGGAATAATTCAATACCAGCCTTTACTAAATTAGAATAACAGAAACTTGTCATTGCGCCTCTTTTCCCCTCAACTCTCTGACCAATACCATCTAGAGCATCCGCAAACTTGGTTGAAAATATGCGGAGGAATGGCATGCGCAGAATCCTTCCAGTAAATGTTTTACCTCCTTCGGCTAGCCTAATCCAGTCCTCTTGATGATTGTTTTCAATAAGAGCCTTGATTTGAGTGGAATTCATATCTTTGCATTCTGGTAAGTTCTTCAACCAGCCAGGCATATTTTCATTAATGCGCTGGTTTAGAATTGCTGCTTGTGATTTTAGTTGATTGCACACTAATTGAATACCTTCTCGGCCATAATAACCTACAATTGTCTTTTTATCTGGAGATAATCCAGGGACAACAAAATTTGCTACGGCTTCAGATTTTTTACTAAGAGCATCACCCTCGTCCTTAATTGCCTCATCATAACAACTACGCTGGAATGGATATAATTGAGAACTAATTACCTTTGTAAACTTGAGTCCAGGGGGTACATCTCCAATATCTACGCGAGTGGCGAATGTCATGGGATCAGCTCCGCGGAGATATGAAACATAACCTCTGCACATTTTTTTAAGATATTCAAGTCCACCTTCGCGGAGCTCCATTAAATGGCCGCCTTGACTAGTGAAAACATGATCTCTGAGTACTGGCTTGTCATGAGGGCGAATGAAATTAATTAGTTCAATGATATCATCAGCCAAGTTCTTCATTGGAGTGGCAGTCAATAAAATAATGCGCAAGTTCTTTGAGCGTTTTGTAATTTCAACTAAGGCAGCCCCATAATCATTACCTGTAAGATTGTGTGCCTCGTCAACAATAATTAGTGTATTATTCAGGGTATGAATACGATCTACTGGCATATCTCTCTCAAATTCACCATCTGATTTTCTGTATTTACTCTTTTCTTTGGATTCTCCATGGCGACGCTCAATAATACGCTCGCCCAGGACCCTCTTTGAAAAGCTACGATAACTCATAAATCGATAGAACTGCATTGCAGTATTTAGAGCCATTTTCTTCTGTCTTTGATACTCTGCCTCATCCATCAAACTACTACGATCATGGGGCTTCATGTAGGTCTCTTTTGTACCTTTTATGAGCTGCTCCTTCCATACTTCTCTAATTACAGGGCCCGGAACTAGCACATGGATTTTAGTACCGTACTTTTGGACCATTGACTTGAATTGCTCCGCAACGGCTATCGCCGATATGGACTTGCCAGATCCCAAGCCGTGGGTGACCAATAAACCCTTGTAGATGGTGTCAGGATTCATCATATTTGCTAAAAAATTTTGGTGAGAATAAAGGGCAAAATTAGGAGAACAATGTATGTCGCGGAATTTTTTAACATCCTCATAAGTTTTGATATGCTCTCTGGATGGCATTTTATGGAAATTAAACTCGCGCTTCTCATAAATCTTCCTCTGGAACTCAGGATCACCTGGCTTAGGATAATTGTAATCGGTTTTCATAAGATCTAATACATGTTTTTGATCCATATCAGAATCTATAGAAATATCGCTTGATACCGAGTCTTTAATTTTGCTATCATACTTCATGCTGCTTCTACTTCAAGTGTACATTATATTTCACTATATTTGCATCATTTACAACATAATTTATGATTAAATTAAGCTACAAATATGCCTTCTATTACATAATTTATGTTAAATTAAGCAACATAAATCAACAATATTTAGTCACAAAGGATATATTCTATTACATAATTTATGATAAATCAAGTATCATAAATTAACATTATTTAGCCACAAAGAATACCTTCTACCACATAATTTCCACGATTTTCGATCTCCAAACCATAAACCCAGCCATGTGCTTTCTCATACTCGATTGTTTTAATAGGAATATAACATATTTCTTTTGATAATGATAATTTTTTATTAATAAATTTAATGAATATTTTCACATCTTTAAGAATGAGTTATAGTTTTTTCATATATCTCAGCCAATGTTCTCAATGCCCCATTGAGATAAACTCTCTGCTTGCCATCGATATCGCGTAAACTTGTCATTTTCTGGTCTTGTATTATCTAATTTAACTCTTACTACACTCTGTTAAACACATACTCCAACATGCAATTATTAATTCAATATTTATGCATCTAACCACCCGCTTTAAATCCCTATTTTTATAGTACATGTCAAAGAAATTCAACTTATGGTTTAATCAGGGAAACAACCTATCTGGATCGGTGAAAAAGCTTGATTATGGTGCGAAATCAGAGATGATTGAGAAGGTAAAGAACCTAGCATTACTTGACGAGGATCGATATTTGATCGATATAGTAACCATTATCAGTGAAACAACTCCTGATTTTACCTATTCAAAGAATAGCAAATCTCTGTTTTTTGTAGTTGATGAACTTACTGACAAAACCATCAGTATGCTCCATTATTATGTAGAGGCTGTTTATAAAAAGAATCAGCGGGCATTCCAAGAAACTCATGATCACAAGAACAAGAATTTTAATCGCCTATTTAACTCCATTTCTGCCCAATTGGAAACAGAGAAAATTCCTCCTCCGCCACAAAGATTGCGCTAAATACTACTTTTTCAGAATATTATATTCTAAAAAATTGAAATCTAAAACATATTGAGATCCTATTTAATAATCTTAATTTAGAGTACAAATTGAATCAAGTTCAATGCAGTTCTTCTCAGCCACTCCGCCATTCTTATCTTAGCCATCTCTAACCATGGCCCCCATCAACTCATTCTACAATAACCTAATTACCTCTGTTCTTCAGTTTATGAGTGTACCTGAAATTGCTCTAGCAAGTGGCATAAACAGGCTTTGGAAATCAATAATAGATAATGCAAGTACTTGGAAAAATACAACATATGATATTAAATTATTCTGGGATAATCAAAAAACAAATAATAAGTATGCTTCTAAATTAAAAATAATGAATCGTTGTCACAAATTATCTCTGAGCGTTAATACAAAACATAAAGAAAGTTTGCCAATCAAGCGAATTACATGGGCAAATAGAAGAGAAGATAAACCATATATCATGGAGAACATCGCAAAAATTTGGATTGATAATCATATATACATATTTAATAATTTATTAAGTATTACATTGCGCGATTGTGTAATTACATCCAAGATGTTAAAATATCTTACAGAAAATTCGCCAAATCTACAAAAATTCGAACATCATTTATCATTATTTTTTATGATAGATTATGATGAAGACGAATATTCTCATTACGATGATTGTGCAAATGCATTCTATAATTTAATAATTATGGAAAACTTAACACATTTAGAATTAACTGGAATAACATATCCCGGGACAACAAGTGCACTTATTAAAGGAATTGCTGTTTCAAAATTAAAATACTTACACTATTGTCTAGATAATATGTATAATAAAGTTGAAATGTATAAAATTCCACTACTCTTTCAAGAAATAGCAAAATCAACAACTTTAAAGACTTTGATACTAATGCCACTTAAATCGCCTACACATTCATATCAAGGAGAATGGCAAATTCATGATAGCAGCTCTATTACATATTTAAATTCACCTATTCCTTGCAAATGGACTCCTGGCTCATTTAAGAAATTAAAAGAACTCGTAACTGCTTGCCATATTATTTATGATGATGCAAATAATGATATTATGACACAACTTTATTGCACAAGAATAGATTATTCTGAATCTTTCATTAAGTGGTTTATCCAATGTAAATTAAAAAAACTAAGTTTATTGAATTGTGATACATATGATTCGAAAAAATTTTTACATATGCTTGCCGAACATACATTTATCCAAGAATTAACAGTAGTATCACAACTTGAAAAATGTTCAACAGGATTGGCATTGCAATGTTTTGAGGAAAATCTAATTAGTGAATCTATTTTTAATTCATTAGAAATTATAAAACTTGTTGAAAGAGCAAAAGTATCAATGGATGAATGGAGATTTGAAATTACTAGCATTGATTTTGAACATATAGATCTCGGAAATGTACCAGTAAGTATTAATGTTGAGCCATATGAACATGGAATTGATTCTAATATTGATAATATTAATAAAATATATAACCTACGCGATGGAATGTAATAAAAAAAGTATAAATTTATAGGCTTTGCAATTTTTATTTTATAAATAAAAAGATGTTTTTTACAGTTTTGTATATTGTTACAATAATGTTTTTGCTTGATGCTGTATGTGCTTTTTGCTTTATTCGAGTTCCTCCTCTTCATCATCTGACTTTCCACCTTCGTGCGCATCATCATATGACTCTTCCATATCATCTGAATCATCGTCAGATTCTGGCTCTGTCAGTAATTCAAAAATGTACTCTTGAATCTGGTCATTGATGATAGAATTAGGATCGAATCCGAGTCTTCTGATGCCATCATTAATTGTCTCAGATAGACATTTTGCATTGGTATCCTCGTGCGAAATATCCTCATCCTCACATCCGTAGTCGCGGCCATAGCCATCATCATACTCCTCGATGGCGCGCATGATGTCGTCGAGAACAATCTTGACCATGTTCTCACGAGTTCCAGATGTTTCATCTGACAAAAACTTATAGATGTTGTCTTTGCGCTCGGCTCGCATTTTTGCTGATTCTCCAACAAAACCAGGTGAATTCGGCAGACTCTGTGTAGCTGACATGTTTGGATGAAAAGATTTATGTGAAAGTGAAAGTCAGCGGATTTGTAATCTATTGTAGATTATAAATTTAATAAACAATGAACAGTTTATAATTTCAATTTTTCCTTATTTATTATCTCTATTAATATACTATCACATATGTTATTCAATATATAAAAGTCTCTAATGTTACAATAATATTTTATAAAAATCATATCTTATGTAAATTCTATAATTTAATTATGATGGCTCATTGATGCCTTGATCATCATCATTTGACTCATCATCTGATTCTATAACTAATGTAAAAATGTACTCAAGGATTTGATCTCTGATATAAAGTTCGAGAGACTGATGATAGCTAAGTCTCTCAATGCTATGTTCAATCGATTTTATTAGGTCTTCTTCAGTATGATATCCATGAGCATATTTATCCACACATGCCATAATTTCATCAACAACTTTAGCTATGCTATTATGAGTTCCATATGTTTCATCTGACAAGAATTTATAGATGTTGTCTGCACGAATAGCGCGCATGTTCTTTGAATCTCCATTGCATATAGGAATTCTAACGGCGCGTTGAGTGTAAAAGCTGCCTGACATATTCAGGTGAAAGATTACTGTAAAAGGAAAAGTGTGCAGATTTGCACTCCATGGTAGTAGTAAATTTTATAAATGATAAAGATTTTATAATTTCAATTTTTCCTTATTAATTTTTCCGTTAATATACAATATGTATATTAAAGTAGGTGAAAATAATAAGTATTATTATATAAATTAATCCTATAAATTAACCATGCAAGGCATTGTTGTAGTACTTACTCGATAATGCACTTTAGAATATTATTTCTGATAGATTCTCCTTGAGACCAATGATATCCAAGTCTATCATATGCGCTAGTTTCAATAGAATTACCAAGACTTTTCTCATCGATTTTTCCATTTGCGTACTCCTTGACAGATTTCATAATCTCGGACAGAACATGATCCATATCAGATTCAGTACCAGATGTTTCATTGTATAGAATCTCATAAATCTTGTCTGCGCGTAAGGCACGCATTTTCTTTGAATCGCCATTACACATCGGAACGATATCTGACTCTGAATCTAATTCTGAATCAGATTCAGAGTCTAAGTATGCACCTGTATCAGTCTCTGGATCAAGAATACAGTTTAGAATATCATTTTTAATAGTTTCTGCTTGAGTCAAAGAATATGTAATACCATCAGTTCCAATACATTCAATAATACTGCATTTAATAGAATCACTGAGTTGTTTCTCATTGATGTAATAATCTGCATACTCCCGAACTAATCTCATAATCTGAAGGAGAACCTCATCCATAACATATTCAGAACTAGATGTTTCGTCGCATAGAATCATAAAGATATTACTCATACGTGCAGAGCGCATTTCCTTTGAATCATATTTACACACAGGCACACTACCAGTAGACGATGACATGTTTGAACGAGATGATTGCTGACAGATAAATCTGTGGATTTGTAATCTACTATAGATTATAAACCTATATTATTAATAGTTTATAAGTTCAATTTTTTACTCATTAATATAGCCATAAAGTTCTTTAAAAAATTTGAAACCTTATCTTAACACACATGTCTATTATAGTGTAAATAGCACAATAATAGAACATCAATATGTCATCTCGAAAGAAGAATGACTCATCTGCTAAAAGTCATAAAAAAGGCAAAAAGGATAAAAATAAAAAAGATGAGAAAGTCTATTCTGGTCCTATTACAGTTGATGAATTATTAGATAAATTAAATCCAATTATCGAATATCAAAATGATGAATCATATATATCGGATAATCATCCTATTCTCGGATCTAAACTAAAATGGGTACCAACTCCAATTGAAAGTAGTAATCCTATTAAACAATTATATTATGTATTAACTAAGACTGATGCTGAAAATCAAGGATGCGATCATGATGAATTAATCCATGAATTAGAAACACAGCATACAGTTAGAAGTCTTACAATGAGAGAATTACTAAATCTTAGTCAGAAAATAGATACAAATATTATAATTATTGGACAAAATAATTTCATTGTTGTTAGCCCAGATCCAAAGATTTTTAACCGCTCAAGACACACAATAGTCACTTATAATGATGATAAGTGCTACTACTCTGTACAGAGAGAGGAGTATATATTAAAGACACTATTAAAAACACATCCTGCGAATTTTAAAGAAATTACAGATGTTGATAATTATCCAATTCCAAAATAAATGCGGTCTAGAGACCAATATTCATATATAAGTAGAAGTAACCATGAGTCAACCTACTGCACAAACTACCACCCAACGAGTAAATTCAGTTGATGTTGAAGTTCCTGAGGGAAAAGAAGGATGGAGAGATTATACAATCGATGATATTTTGATTGCAATTGAGACAGTAATTAAGGCAAGTAAGGAGCATGCAATGGTTGCCCTGCGAACCCAATCAGAGGCTGCATACCTTGTTAAGATCATGGAAAGGTTTGATAAGACGCCCATGTTCTGCAATCGCATCAATCTATTAAAAAAGGTTGCACTAGGCCTAGATGCTACTGGTAAGAAGGAGTTAGGAGAGATGCTAGCGACCATTTTCCAAATGCAGAAGGCCTCCAGTAGCAAAGCTGCCAGAGGTATTGAGTTTGATTATGGCCAGTCATTCAATGCAAGAAATGCCCCTCAATTAATGAGTGAGGTATCTCCAGCACAAAAGGAGCAGGCTCGTATTGATTTTATCAATCGTACTGGTAATAATGCACCTGGAGCTGGTCCTCCTGGAACAATGTAAATTAAATATTAAATGTATATAAATAAATCTTTATTTGTATATTAATTAAGAACTGTAATCAGATATTAGAATACAGCCATCTATTACTGATGAAATAAGAAATAGTGGCATTATCATCATACCTACAGTGCGACCGAATTTAGTGTATGAATATTTTCTCTTCTCGATTTGTAATTTATTATAAACACTCAAATAAGCAGCTGATCCACATTTTAATAATACAATACCAAATGGAATATATTGCCATCCGATATGTTGTACAAATGGATAAGAAATCATAGAAATACAGAATGCTGAGCTAATAGATAGATAATAAACATCATTGAAAAACTTAGATGGTAGTTTATGCATACAATAATAAGATAGGAATGCAATTGGTGCAGCAATTAAGATAATCTTAGAATCAAATCTAATTATTAAACAAGAGATTAAATATGACCAAGGCACACATAAGCTAAATAACATCATTCCTTTTAATGCTACATTTACAATAAGTTTAGGATTATTAATTTTGATATGTAACCATGTACTATCATCTGCGCATATAATCGAACCCATGAATAAAAATGATAATGTACATGTCGATATGGCGCTAACTGGAATAATTGACTGAATAATAGGAATTGATGTCATGGTTGCAGTAAGAATTGCAATCGAATAATAATGTGCAGGAATATCCTTATTATTATTGGACGGCTTTCCTCCAAGATAATCATCATAATAATTTGTATATTTAGATAGAAAAGAAGGCCGGCTATCATCACTTGAACTATTATTATCTGAATAATCGCGCAATAGCGATCTAGTAGATAATGATCGTCTTTGTTCATTTCTATTATTAATAAATATTGACCCGGATAACATTAGTTGTTTTTGTGCAGGTACTATTAGTTGTTTTTGTGCAGGTACTATTAGTTGTTTTTGTGCAGCTACTATTAGTTGTTTTTGTGCAGCTACTATTAGTTGTTTTTGTGTAGGTACTATTAGTTGTTTTTGACTTGTTAACATTAAAGGCTTCGCCTTTTGTATCATAACTTGTTTTTGCATAGGTATCATTAATTGTTGATGACCTGGCAATAATAAATGTTTCCTAAAGCTATTTGGTAAGTTAGTATTATGATTCAATGTAAAAGATCTAATATTTTTCATTTGATATTTTAACATTTATAAATTAATAGTTAAGTGTATTGACTTTATAGACTATTAACACAATAATGGATTTTTGTTTAAATCCATTGATTTATAGGCGAAAAATTGAAATTTTGGTTTCCTGATAGGAGAATTGTTATAAATCAATATCTTGGACCAACTCAGCAAAAATTACGTATTTTTCACAAATCATGTCTCCGCAATCAAGTATTCCCAAGAGAAATACTGTCATCGACAAATTGGAAATGGATCAAGAAACAATCTCATGCATCAGTGCCTATCATACGATGATGGCCAGCAATGGCATGAGAACGCCAATTACCCCCTCTCGATCCATTCAATCCACAAAACTGCCGCCTCTCTTTGAACTATCGCCAGAGCACAACTATTACACATCGACTGTCCCCAGCACCCCAATCACATCTACTATGCCAAGCGCATCTGTCACCCCAATTGCCTCAGCTGCATCAAGTGCTTCTAGTACTCCTATTTTTTCCGCGACTCCTGTTGCTTTTGCCAATGACATCGATCCGGTGCTCGCGCAATTATTTGCAAACCCGGTACGCGCCAAGCTCCCTGCACTTGTTCAAACACCCGAGATTGCATTGAAGAGGGCAAGAATGGCCGCATGGCAGGCACATATGCATATCAGAAAAAAAACAATCCTCGAAAAATTATGAATCCGCGATTCACAACTTTCTACAATATTTATTGCATCTCTTTCTACAAACATTATTTTACATCTCATTATTACATATTGAATCACATTATTACATGAATTTTATTATAATTATTATATAATAAATATATTATTTGAATATCAGCCTATTGATTTCCATCCTCTGCAAGATTGATAGCGGCACTCTCTCCTAACTTAGCTTGAATTTCAACCATATATTTTCTAATAGTAGATGGATCATCGCGATAGAATGTATTAATCCAAAATCCAGAACTTTCAATTTGTCTCTCAATTGATTTATAATAGATTGGTCCATATCTATCATTCTCTTTCAGGTAGATCATAATCTTATTAATCGAAACCAATTGACGATTTACGATTGTATTATTAACTGCTCTAATTGTAGCATAAAGTGAAATTGGGATTTCATATTCAGTAAAAATATCTTGTGCATTTAATCCATTCTCTCTCCAAATTACTAATTGTTCAGTTAAGCGCTTGCACAACTTCTTACGCTTCTCATCACTTAAGTGAAATCCAGTACATACAACATATCTTTCTGAATTACTATCCCTGCTCATTAATGGTTTTACAATATTAACATCATCATACACTTCAGATAACATAATTAACATTTTCCAAGTAAATGTACAGAATGTATCATACAGTTTAATTACAAATGCGCCCTTTGGAGCTTGAGCATGCAATGCGGAAATGATTTGTCCAAGTACTAACATAAATGATTCTTGCTCCTGTAAATTCTCATCATTCCAATCCATTCCTCCATCAGCAGTAACAAGTTGGGCAATACCAGGGTTTTCCTCTTCGAAATTAGCAATAGTGCGTGGATCGGTTAAATCTCCATTATCCTTTCCCTTTCCAACCTTATCACTTGGTACAGTTGGATGAATGACTAATCTATCCTTATAATATTCAGTAAACTTTTGTTCCATTTCAGGGACACTTCTCTTTTCAGAATGAATAGTGATGCCATACTGACGATCACCTTTAGTAGACTTTGCGAACTTATCACGATATAAGATAACACTTTGAATAAAGCTACCAGGAGCCTCAGCAAGATGTGCACTTATAAATTTACCAGTTGTGGGAACAAGATCAAATAAGACAATCATTTCCCACATTTTATAAAACGCTCTAGACATAATACCAGGCTTTTTTTCTAATCCAAAATAGGCAATTGTTTTAGCCTCAACTGAAAATTCAGGTTTTTCTTCAATTCTATGAGCAAATCTATTTATAACATGATAAGTACGCTTATTACCAGTTATCTTTAACATATCTCCAAAAGCATCTTTGCCTTGGTAGATCCATTGATGAAATCCCCAATCAAATCTTGGAAATACATGACCTAGATTGAATTTAATAGTAGGATTTACATCTAAGATACCTTTAGTATGGGGAATGGTATGTACAATTGGTGCTAGAGGCTCATCTGGGACCTCATCGCGCATTCTTTGGATGTCCTGGGCACTAAAGACAGCACGTTTCTGGAAACTAGTACCCTCTTTCTGACGCTGTTTTTCGCGGAAACTTTCACCACCATATTGGCGCCGGCGTCTATTATCATTGCCACGATTCCATAAGTATGCTGAACTCATTTCTATACCTGTTATATCTATTAATATTACTCTTAAAGCTTAGATTACTTATATAAAATCACGTTCAATCTTTTAAGAATAATTCATATACTCATAAAATAACTTACCATCTGATGATAATCCTGACCGCCAGGATAACTACCTTTTGGCGGCATACATAACAGTTCCCTATGAATCATTTTTACTCTTTTTAATCGATTAATTCGAATCTTCTTCAAACAATATCTACCAAATCTTGCTAAGATTTTGTAATAATTACATACTTGATTATATGTATAATTTTTATCATATATATACCATCGTTTGGATCCATTGGCACATTCTACAGCAGGCAAACCACCAAGACGATGTTGTTTTCCATTTACACACCATTCTTTACAAAATATATTTTCAATGGCAGGTAAATCATTATCACGATGTAGTTTCCCATTTACACACCATTCCTTATTTCCACTCGCATATTCAACTGCAGGTAAATCATTGACGCGATGATGCTTTCCATTAACAAGCCATTCTTTATCACCATTTACTTTTTCAACTGCAGGTAAATCATTGCCACGATGACGTTTTCCATTTACATACCAGAATTTATCACCATTTGCTTTTTCAATTGCAGGTAAATCATTATCGCGATGCAATTGTCCATTTATATTGAACCATCTTTTGTCTCCATTATAAGATTTAACTTTTGGAGTAATAACTGAACGTGCTGAATTATTTGTATGATTTGGCATAAGACAATATCTAACTTTATCTGGCGGTATTTCTTTGTTATCGAAATATCGAGTTTTAGCACTCATCTTGTGTAGAATTAAAGGAGAGTTCTATGTAATCCTTAACTTAACTTGGTTATAAACAAGCAATATAACAATCAATTTTTTCACATACTCATAAAATAACTTACCATCTTGTGATAATCCCGGCCACCTGGATAACTGCCTTTTACTGGCATACATAACAGTTCTCCATGAATCCGCCTAAGTTTTCTTAATCTGTTCATTCTGATCTTCTTCAAACAATATCTACCAAATCCTTTTAGAATTTTGTATTGTTTACATACTTGTAAATATGTATATTTTTTATTATAAATATACCATTCTTTAACAGTTCCATTTGCATATTCTCTAGCAGGCAAACCACCAAGGCGATGTAGCTTACCATTTACACACCATTCCTTACTTCCATTTGAATATTCAACAGCAGGTAAACCATTATCTCTGTGCAGTTTACCATTTATATACCATAATTTATCACCATATGCATCTTCAATTGCAGGTAAATCATTATCACGGTGCAACTTTCCATTCATGCGCCATGTTTTATTTCCACACGAGTCAGTTTGCATTGTCATTTTATTGAGATTAGGTAGAGTGTACTTAGATGTACTATGATATGTACTTATTAACTTACTATTTATTATAGTTTAACTAAGCATTATAACAATCAATCTTTTACATACCCATAAAATAACTTACCATTTTATGATAATCTTGGCCACCTAGATAACTACCTTTAATTGGCATACATAATAGTTCTCCATGAATCCATCTTACTTTTCTTAATCGTCTCATTCTAATCTTCTTAAGACAATATCTACCAAATCTTGCTAAGATTTTGTAATAATTAAGTACTTGCTTATATGTATAATTTATACCATAAATGTACCATTGTTTAGTTCCATCATAATATTCGTATGCGGGAAATCCTCCAAGACGATGATATTTTCCATTTGCATACCAACCTTTATTTCCATTTTTCCATATTATTGGCGATGAATCATCATTTCCAGTATGTAGTTGTCCTTTGGAATTATGAGAAATTTTATCTCCGAAAAAATTAATATATGAGTATGTCATTTTGTTTCTAAAGTTATGCTTGAATAATTTTTCAAACTGTATTCAATATTTATTATTAGCGCAATTTAATATAACAATCAATTTTTTACATGCTCATAAAATAACTTACCATTTGATGATAATCTTGACCACCTGGATAACTTCCTTTAATTGGCATACATAATAGTTCTCCATGGATCCATCTTACTCTCCTTAATCGATTCATTCTTATCTTCTTCAAACAATACCTACCAAAGTTTTTTAAGATTTTGTAATAATTAATTACTTGTTCATATGTGCGATATTTACCAAATATGAACCAAACTTTAGTTCCATCTTTATATTCTCTAGCGGGTAAACCACCAAAGCGATGAAGTTTATCATTTACATACCATTCTTTATCACCATCTGCATATTCTATAGCAGGTAGATCATTATCACGATGTAGTTTTCCATTTACACACCATTCCTTATTTCCACCCGCATATTCAACTGCAGGTAAATCGTTTCCGCGATGTTGTTTTCCATTGACATACCAATATTTACTCCCATTTGCATATTCAACTGCAGGTAAGTCATTATCGCGATGCGATTTGCCATTTATATACCAGCATTTAGTTCCATCTGAATATTCTCTCGCAGGTAAACCATTATCGCGATGTAGTTTTCCATTTGCATTAAACCACATTTTATTACCTAAAGAATCAATTTCATAAGTCATATTGTTATTGATAAAAGAGAGTGTACTTTGGTTGTACTTATTAACTTACTCTTATTATAATTTAACAAAACATTATAACAATCAATTTTTCACATACTCATAAAATAACTGACCATTTTATGATAATCCTGGCCACCTGGATAACTACCTTTTACAGGCATACATAATAGTTCCCCATGAATATATCTTGTTCTCCTTAATCTTCTCATTCTGATCTTTCTAAGACAATATCTACCAAATCCTTTTAAGATTTTGTAAAAATTACATACTTCTTCATATGTATAATCTTTATCATAAATCCACCATTTTTTATCACCATCTGAAAATTCAACTGCAGGTAAACCATTATCGCGGTGTAGTTTTCCATTTACATACCATTGTTTATCCCCATTTACATTTTCAACAGCAGGAAAACCGCCAAGACGATGTAATTCTCCATTTACATACCATATATTCGTTCCATCTACATATTCTTCGGCAGGTAAATCATTATCACGGTGTTGTTTTCCATTTTTATACCATTTTTTACCCCCGCCTTTTATAATTGCAGGTAAATCATTTTCGCGATGACATTCTCCATTTACAAACCAACCTTTATCGCCATTGCCTTTTATCATTGCGGGTAAATCATTTTCCATTTACAAACCATTCTTTATTACCATTTACATTTTCTATAGCAGGTAAATAATTGTCTCTGTGTAATTTCCCATTTATGTACCATTTCTTTTCACCATTTACATATTCAGTGGCAGGTAAATCATTGCCACGATGCAGTTTTCCACTTACGTTATACCATTCTTTATTATCTGCATAATCAGTGTACATTGTCATTTTGATGCTGGTAAAGTGTTCTTGTATGTTCTTCACTTAGTTTTCTAGTTATAATTGACAAATATAACCATATCAATTTTTTTACATATTCATAAAATAACTTACCATTTGATGATAATCCTGTCCACCGGCATAACTGCCTTTCGGAGGCATACACAACAATTCTCCATGGATCCGCCTAAGTTTTCTTAATCTATTTATTCTGATCTTTCTTAGACAATATCTACCAAATCCTTTTAAGATTTGGTAATAATTACATACTTGCTCATATGTATATTCAATTGCTGGTAAATAATTGTCACGATGCTTCTTTCCATTTACATACCATCTCTTATCTCCATTTGCTAATTCGATGGCTGGTAAATCATTGCTACGATGTAGTTCTCTATTTATCCAATATTCTTTGTCTCCATTGGCTTTTATTAACGCAGGTAAATCATTATCACGGTGTAACATTCCATTTATCCACCATTCTTTATAACCATTTGCTCTTACAACTGCAGGCAAGTCTCCGTCACGATGTAATTCGCCATTTAAATACCAACTCTTATTTCCACCCAGATCGATTTTATAAGTCATCTTATTGAGGATTTAAATTATAATTTAATATGTATTATAATTTATTAAATAGAATAATATAACATATCAATTTTTTATATATAAAATAATTATAATAATCATTTTCATTTTTTCACGATCACCTTATTCTATTGTATATTCAAACAATATATAACAAATTCTTTTATTAGATTAAGGATTCTGCCGATTGTTATTAGCATCATCTGGGAGTGTTAATGGAACCAGGTCAGGTTCCTTGCCTAAGCATATCTTTATACAAATTGAAATACATGCAAATATAAATATCACGATATCAAGCCAACCAGTAATTCTACAATTATAAAAACTTGTTTCAGAACAAGTTCCATAAAAACATCCAATTATCATTGTAAATAATGTTAAAATACCAGATAATAATTTCCAATTTCCAAAATGTTTTGGAACATATTTCCCGATAGGAGTAACCTTTCCAATACGAGTCCAGCGAGTTAAATCTATTTTCGAACTAGTTTTATACTTTTCCCATTCATCATTTGTAAGATATGTACTCATTTTACTATCAGTCTGTATAATTCCATAATATATTGAATCTGTATCCATATCATCTAATTGAGGTTCTTTTTGATTTTCTATATCTACAAATTTTGTAACATAATTAAATCCTTCATATAAATAAATATTTTTTAATTCAGTATTTTTAAAATTACTCTTATTAATATTATCCAATGCAATCATAAAAGAACATTCATTATTTCCAATTGGTCCGAGATGCTCATAAAATCGTTGATCAACCTCCATTATTAGTCGTCGGAGTCTATGCGGCGTTACATTTTTAGGATCAAGATCAGGCAAGCCTAATTTTTCAGCTAGTTGGTAAAATCGATCTATTCCTGTTTTATCATTTCTAGGTATTTCTAAAATAAAGAATCTCGCATTAATATTAAACTTTTTTGATACATCAATTACTAAATTATTAAATGCTATAAGATTATTATATGAATCTTCTGATAGATTTGCAAATTTGCGCTCTAAATGAATTATTGACATAAATTTCCAATATAGAGTAATTATTTTATATTTTATAATTTTAAAATTATTAATACAAAATTGTTCCCACGAATTTTTTCTTATATGAAACAATATTTTTTCTTCTGGATCTTCTTGTATAACTTGCATATAGTGGTTATCAGGTTTCCACATGGATGATTATTATAATTATAATAATCATTTTATTAGATCAATATTTAGATATCTGGATCCTCCTCAGAAATATCCTCATCATCTGTACTTGAATCATCCTCATCTTCTTCATCATCACTATCACTTACTACTTTACTTTTATTGCCATTTGCTCTTGCATCAGCCTCAGTGCGAATCTCCTCATCTTCAGCTTCCTTAGGGACATGAGTCTTTTTACCTTTTGTTGCTTTCGGTTTAGTTAAACCACGAGAGGCCTTCTTTGTTTTCTTTTCTTCCTCTTCAGACTCTTCTTCTTCACTGCTACTCTCATCTGAACTAGTCTCTGGTTTCTTCTTACCACCTTTCTGACTCTTAGATGTTGGCTTTCTAGGTTTCTTAGTATCTTCCTCAACTGATGCAACCTCTTTTGTCTGCTTGAGAGGAGCCTTCTTTACAAGCACTTTCTGCTGCTTGATTGCCTCAAGTTCCTCAGGGGTACCAGTCTTTCTGAAAACATAATAACGATTAAGGCGAGTAATTTCATAACTTAGGCGGTCAATTTCATTTTCAAGATTGTAGAACTTACGAACTTTCAATAAATATGTTGGATCTGAGCTTTCCCATGGAGCAACCTTCTTGAAAAACTCATGATTTGTTTTATATACACTCGAGAATAATCCAGTATCAACTACTTCAAGACCACATCTCTTAGCAAATTCTCTCACAAGAAATCGTTTATCTACAAGATACTCTGTTTCTACAGTTCCTTCATGCATAAAACTAGCATTATACATATCAATGGCACATCCAAGCCCATAACCATTCTTTACTGCACTCTTTTGTTCTGCATCTGTTAATTCAAATCTCTTAGTAATCTCATGTAAAATTTTCCTTGAACCATCCTCATCAGTATAATTAAGAATATGTTTCCCTTCTTTCCCTAAAGCATCAATAATAAGATCAGCATCAAAACAAGTTGCCAAGAACCATCCTCCGGGTCTAAGTGTCTGATTAATATTATCACAAAAGTTTCCAAATGCTACTTCATTCTTAAGCATATAATGTAATGCGAACTGGCAATTAATAGCATCAAATTGGGTTGCTGGCTGTTTGTCAGTTCCTTCGAAAAATTTAGTGATACCTGCCATACTCTCTGGGGTCATTGTACCTAATGCTGCCTTCTGTGCCTTGGCATTAAAGGGGGCAGTTGCACTTGCCTGTAAGAAATACATCGGTGGTACATTCTCGCGCGTTCTGCGCATTTGCTTATATGTATTAATACAACCTCTTACAACTGAATTAATATTTTCATAATCAGGATCAATACCAACAGCCATAGTTACACGCGAATAGAATAGCTTAGGTAAATCTCCTCCTCTTCCACATCCAATATCTAACACAATCATGCGGTGAGGAGTATTGTATCTGGGATTTAAATACGGATACATGATAATACTTTTCACAAAGTTATGGAAATTACGCATTTGCTCCATTAGTTTACTCTGTTTGGCATAATAACTTGTCTCTTTTGCTAACTCAATCGCCATGTCTGGGGTAATATGTCCCTTTAGCACTGTCATATGTTTGTCAAAACTCTTGCGATTTGCAAGGATGGCGACATCAGAAAACTTAAATGGTGTTTGAATACTATTCCATACATTTCTTGCGATCATCTCATTATTACCATAACGGCTCTTATATCTCATAACTGATTCTGTTTTATCCCAGCGAGTTCTCATGATAGTCCATCGCTGATTGGGTTTTAGTTTAGGATCATTATTATAATATGCTTCTACTACTGTGCCATCGATAACTGGGTTTCCCTCAATATCGTAAACATCTCCATTTTGTACATAGAGGTAAGCCTCATAAAGCTTCTTTTCAGGGATGAATAAAACTGGCATTTCTTCTCCACTGCGTTGTTTATTACCAACATAAAGGTATGCAATTCTGTAAGGTTTTCCCTTAAGTTCACTATCATCACAATTATTAAACAACTCTGCAATCTTGTTTGTACTTTCATTTCTAACATATTTCAGAAAGAAATCAATTGAATTTTTCTTAATATCTTTTAATTTTAATTCACTCAGTGTTGTTTCAGCTCTCTTATTTGTATATTTATGTTGCAGTGGTGTCAGAATAAGGCCATCAAGGACATATGGCACTAGTCCACTATCATATAATGTAAGAATGATATTCATGTAACAAAAGATTTCGCTATCATGCACTCCATACAACATAAGACAGAGCTTCTTCTGAAATAATACACCTTTCTTTGGAATATTCTTCATATTGGCAGTAATGATGCGATAGTTTTCTGTTGCATAATTTGTATAATATTCAACTAATTTACTAAGTTCCATATCACCCTTGTATTCAAATGATTTCTTATTAAGAATACATCCAGCTGGTAATATAATTTTCACAATTTCATCAATTAATGCCATTCTTTCTCTCAAGCTAGGATTATCTCGTACATCCTTACCCTTATAAAATAGTGTATCGAATGCTAAGAACATGCGAGAATCTAACATAAACTCCCCATCCAAAATTGTACCATTCCATTCTGAATCAACATCAATTCCAGCATCTCTTACATGGAGATTATTACTAATCAAGTAAATATGATTGTTATCTACTATTGCAATATAGCGCTCACCCTCTGCCTTATCAAGAACACCATACTTATTTGCAATAACATCTGTTGCATGATATAATTGCATTGAGATAGAATTACGTACTTCGAGAGATGGACGCATGTTATTTGAAAGTTTGCGATACGCCGCCAAGACCTTATCTTGAGCTTCTCTGGTCATATTTATATCTGTATTATCAATTACTTGGAATATTTCCATTGCTGTTTTAATAAAATGATCCAATGTTTTGGGATTGTTTTTACCAGCACTATGACGCATCAACTCAAGTTCCGCTTCATAATTCTCATTAGCATTTTCCATGGCAGAAATGTAGATCCCTTGTTTAACTGCAGTGAGATCAAATCCCTCCCGCAGACCATTGCTATCGCTTATTTCTAAAGATAATCTCTGCTTGTAGCGAAAGAGGATACTTTTACTAGCAGTATAATCTAACTTTTCAGAAATCTTTTTAGCATCTTGTCTGGATACCATAATTTCATTTGATGCTCTGATTCTTCCGGCATAACTGGTAAGATCAATTTTGTTAATTCTGCTCTTTTGCATAAAAGTAATATTATCCTCATCCTCTGCATGATTATCAGCAAATCTTCTTAGGAGAACACGTGCCGCCACATAATTCTTTTGTGTATATACCATATTTAGTAGACGATTGATTGTATCAATACCTGTAATCGATAAACGATACTCACTTCCATTATATTCAAGGATAAGATCAAATATGGTATGACGTTTTAATTCTAATTCCTGCTTTGCAGATATTTTACCCATATAAGCGACAAGTTTTCGATAAATGCCATATCCAATACCTACTGTTTTTCCAGAACTTGCAAGATATTCATATAGCGATAACTCAAGCTCTTGGTCCTTAACCAGACTATTGAATAAGGGCTCAATTTGTTTCTGCATTTCCATTCTTCTTAATAAACAATGAGAAAGCCATGCTTTTAGAACCATATGCGTTCAGTTTTTTGAACTTACTATATTTTCTAAATATTAGCATTAAAAGCCGCATTATATGTAAAAATAGCTAAAACTTATAATAAATGCATTATAAGTCAATTTATCGGTAATAATTGGAAATTACAAATTTATTATATCATATGCCTTATAATGAGCAATAATTCATCATCTAAATCTGATATACAGGAAATTGTAAAGTTCGATAGAAAATTTACTAGTGATATTAATTCACCAATTGATTACAGTAAATTAGAGGCCACTAAAGCTACACAATTTTCATCAGATCTTCCGAATCAAGTGTATAAACTTATAGAAATTATTGAAAAAATTAATCCAGACTTTACAAACAAATCCAAGAAATTAAATATATTGGATTGTACAGGCCATGTCGGATCATTTTCGCTTTGTTGGACAGCACTTTTTAGGAAACATAAAATAACTGCTGTCGAAATAGATGAATTTACTTTCACGCGTTTAAAAAATAATACCAAGAAACTTGGTTTAGATGAACAAGTAAATGTTGTTAATGCAGATGTTACTAATTTTATTAATAATGCAGATCAGTATGATTTTGTTTATATCGACCCACCCTGGGGCGGGCCTAATTACAAATTTAAGAAAGGTCTCATGTTATATCTCGGGGATAAATCAATTGTAGAATTTGTACTTGATATTTTCAATAAAAAAATAACAAAATATGTATTTATTAAAGTTCCTATTAATTTTGATTTTCAATCACTTCCATTCAGTTATAGCGTTTTTACAGTTATGAGTAAATTTGCAACGAAAGTTTTTCCAGATTATTTATTGATTTGTATTAAACAAACAGAGCATAATGTAAAAAATTGATAATATATTTGCATCACTATGTTATAGGTTTATATACTACCTATTACTGCGCCAGTTGTATTAACTCTTACAAGAAATTCAAAACTCTCTACAATCATGGATCTCGCTGAACTTAGACAACGTCTTTATAAAAGACATTCCAGATGGACATTCTTTAATAATTCTAATATACTTAATTCAAATATTTCAACAGAAATATTTAAAAAGAATGCATTTGCAAATGATGCATTAACTATTGCATTGAAATATTTAGAATTTAAAGATATTGCAAATCTTTTCAGAGTCTCGAAAGGCAGTATAAGAAATTTTAATAATGTAACAATATTAAAAAGTATTGTTAATCTTGAAATTCCATCAATATCATTATGTAATATATATTATTCGCATCCATCATTTAGCATATTTGGATTACTGTCTCGATACATAAATAGTTTAACATTATATGATATTAAAATGAATCGTTCGGATATTGATGAATTTGCATATTTTAATAATGGGATTGTGTTCGCGAATGGAATAGAATGTTCAACTGAATTAAATAAATTATTATCTCGTACTAGTTTTAATATTTCTAAAAGTAAATTAACAGAATCAATGATGAGGTGCACATCTATGAATCTATTTCTAAATGTAAAATCTTTGAAATTATATGCAGAACCATTTATTGCAAATATTATTATGGAATCTTTACATTCGGATATGTTATCTAATTTAGAAATTCTTAAAATTTATAAACCAATGTACCATAAAGCTCTCTGTACTTATTCTGGTCCGAAAATAAATAAAGAGAGAGTTTATCAAGAGTATATCGATGGCGATCGATATCGCGATGATGTTCCTATTTATCAGTATTATTCTTATTATCATTTCGAACCAAATGATAAAATTTATTATGAGCGTGCATTTGAATTATATAATTCTATTAGTAAATGTCATAATTTACATACATTACTTATTCAACATAGAAAAGATAAATGTAATAACAATAATCCTAATCATCCTGCTGAATATGTGATTAATTTTGATTATTCTGTAAATATATCTAGTTTATGTCTGAATAATGTGTATTTTTCAAAACCTAAATTAAATTCATTTCTACTCAGCGAAAATTGTAAACTTGTGGATTTATCATTAATATCATCAAATGCTGTTTCAGATATATCTCAATATATTGGAAATGCAGATTATCATAATTCATTTGATGATGAGCATATTTTGCCATTAACTAATCACATTGCTCGCTGGAATTTGAGAATATCTCCAGGATTATTAGAATTGAACATTAAAACATTGCAGAATATAACTCATCTTACATTTTCTATTTTATCTGATTTTCAGTTATCTCATTTAGAATCATTCATAAATTTAGAACATCTTACTATTAAAATTATTCCAGAAAATTATGATAGGTTTTATTTTGAAGATTTAAATGCCTCTAAAATAACTAGGTATGCAGGAATTTTAGCAGAAAAAGTGCCACATATAAAAAAACTATCAATCATTGGATGGCAAGATATATATGATTTTGGACTCTTATACATACCTCTCCAGCCTTTCGCAGCATTAACAAATCTTTCAGAATTATATATCGATCGTGCAAATGTGTCTCCATCAGATGCGGATGTGCTAATGAGGAAAAACATTAATATATATTTATTTTAAAATAAATATATTAAAATCTAGAATTTTTATGCAATCGATTCTAAATAATCGCATACGGCAAATCTAGCCTTGGCACCAACATTGGTAACTCTCTTTTCAGCAATATCTTTAAACATTTCAATATTCTTTTTAACTAATTCAGAATTACTATTTTTCTTATAACGATCCTTAACTAAGATTGCCATTCTGACTGCAGTTTCGATACGAATATCCACTTTCTCTGTACCTTTGCAACATACAGCCAATAGTTTTCCTAATGACATATCGAAAACATCCTCTCGCAAAACACCATTTGCTGAAAGTGCTCCAATGAATTGTACTAAACCGATTTTGAATGCTTTAGAGTGCCCATCTGCATCAGAATCAACTCCGACAATTGCTAAATCTTTATGCTCAACAAGTTCTTTCTCAATTTCTGCCAGAAACTCATATTGACATTGATCTAGTAATTGAACTACTAGTTTTTTCTCACCCACTTGGATGGTTAGTAAACCTTTTAGTAGATTTGCATAAGCTTGACTCATGCGCGCATCCTGTTTGCTCGTGGCAAATTTGAAAATATATTCAGATACTGTTTCTAAATCTTGTGTTGTAATAATTTTTAACTTTGCGATTGTATCGATAGTTCGGGATACATTATCAGTAGTCATTTTATTTAATAGCTCGAGAACTATCGTTCTAACTTCGGGTGGCTTATTTGTGGCACGATTTTGATTCATCTGATATGTTAATGGTTTACGAGCATTATTCCCTGTCTGTAACCCCTTCATAAAAATAGGGAATTCGAGAGGTACCTCTTTGTATAGCTCTTTATAGCTATCGAACACATTGAGAGGGATGATGATTGGAGGCATATTGTTGTTAATAATTCACTCTCTTTTGACGAATATACATTCAAATCAATTTTTAGGTTTAGACCATGAGAATAAAATCTTAAATTTTGTATCAAAAACACATAATTTTGACATATTTAAAGGTATTATAGTTAATTCTTAATAAAATGGTTATTTGAAAATTTTAATATAAATGAAAAGTAATAGGCCTGAATGTGGACTAGTATGTTTAAAAGTAGTACAACACCTGTAGTAGTTAAAACAAGTACATCTCCTATACAACTTAAGACAAATATTTCCTTACCAGTTACACTTAAAACAATCATGACATCACCATCAGCAACTGCCATGAAACAGTCATCTGAAACTAATACAAGTATGTCATCATCTACTACAACAAATGGCCTAAGCGCCGATCCATTATACTGTTGTACAGGTATAACAACTGGTTGTAGCACTTATTCTCCACAATCATCATCTTGTACTGCCTTTAAAAGTAGCTTGAATCCATCCACATCAGATGGAGCCGTATCATTGCGATTATTTGATGATCAGATTTTGCGATGCTGTTCTGGATTAGATACAAATACATCTTTGTGTAAAGATTATTCGCCAAGCAGTAAAAAGTGTTCAATGTATGTGCAATCACAGTCCTCTCAAATGCAGGAAGGAATTAAAAACATTCTTACTTTAACATCAAAAGGTACTACTAAATTAGTGGAAGGATTCCAAGATGATGTTGACACTGACAATAGTTCTCGTTTCAATAATTATACAGTATCCTTAATTTTTATTGTAGTATTGTGTGGATTATTTTATGGAATGCGAAAGTAATTGAGATCATATATTTTTATGGATTATTCATAAAAATTGTAGTAGTTAATATTGTTAAAAGGCTTAAGAGATATGTTTAAATTCAAATAATATAACAATATGGGAATAAAGGGCTTGTATGCATTTATTAAAAAACATGCCCCAAAAGCAATCAAAATAGTATCTCAAGAGGAACTCCAAGGAAAACCTGTAGTTGTTGATGTCAGTCAAACTATTCATAAATATGTACGCGCTATTTTAGGAAGTGGTGCTAAAATAAACACAAAAAAAGGTAAATTTACAGCACACATTATGGCTATTATAAATAAGACAATATTTTATGCACGTAAAAAGATTTCCCCCAGATACATATTTGATGGACACAGTGATGAACTAAAGAAGGAAACTCTTGATGGAAGAAGTGATATTCGAGATAAAGCTACTAGTGAGGCTGCGCAGTTTATATTTGAAAAATGGATGGTTAAAGATGTTAAAAAATGTCTAGATCTAATGGGCATTCCTTGGTTTCAGGCGAGAGGAGAGGCTGATCCCGAATGTGCTAGATTTACTCGTCCATCTAAAAATAGTTCAGTGTCTCCGGCATATGCAGTTGTTAGCGATGATGGAGATATGCTCACATATGGGGCTACGCGCCTTATTAGAGAATTAGATAGCAAAAGCAATGCCGCAGTTATAATAACTTTAAAAGATGTTTTAAAAGAATTAGAACTCGATATGAATCAGTTTATTGACTTATGTATTCTTATGGGTTGTGATTACTGCCCAACATTACCAGGAATTGGTCCAGTTTCGGCATTTAAGTTAGTTAAAACTGAACCATCAATCCGCAAATGGGCAATCCGTGAAGGTAAAGGAAGAATATGGGTGCGGCGATTTTTAGAAACTCGTAAACTATTTAAGCGCGAAGAATTAGAAACTGCTACTACTCCATCGGTTTGGAAGCGTCCTAATTTCGAAGGATTAAAAAAGTATTTAATTAAACAAGGATTCACTACACCTGGTGATAAGGTCGGTGTATTGCGCACATATTATTTAGATTGGAAAAACAAAAATAAAAAAACTGTAAATAATAAAAGATCACATCATTAATTTAATATCCAAATATTATTTATATATAATATTTATTATCTATTTAGAATTGGTGGCTAATGCTACTAATGGTATCAATACCTTGAGCAGCTGCTCCTCGAATTTGTTTAATAACTGCATGATGCTTTCCAGTTGCAACTAATGCAATAATTGCAACAACTGCAATAATGCATACTGTTCGTCCAACACAAGATCCACTAGATTTTTGTTCACTTTGCTGAACATCATCTCCCTCTTGTACCTGGCCACACGATTGCTGCATCGGTGCATCAAACTCATCATCATCTCCCCCATAAATCTCAGATGCAAATGATTGACCAGCACCAGTAATTTTATTAGAAATACTCTGTCCCGCGTGCAAAGCAGTTCGCGCAGTATAATATCCTCCGTCAACGAGACCATCTGTCACGTATTCTCCGGCATCAAGGCCAGCTCCAATTACGGCTCCTCCATCTTTGGCAAGACCACCTAATGCACTTTTGCCTCCGCGATATAAGCCACCTGCAACAGTAGATCCGCCACTTACAACACTTTCTGCTGCCATTTTACTGCCACTAAATAATCCCCCAACAGCAGTTTTGCTGCCATCAAATACCCCTCCAACTGCTGTTTTTCCACCGTTAACTAGACCAGTAATAAAGTTCATCTTATACATAGCTGTGATTAAATTTAGGCCATGGATGTCCGGACTATAACCGCGAAAAAATTGATATAAAATGATAAACAAACTATAATTTAGTCTAAATAATAACAACAAATACTTAGAACAAATCATGGCAAATCTTGAAAAACCATCATATTATACTCTTTTGGGAGTTGAAAATGATGCATCAACTAAACAAATCAAGACAGCATTTCGGAAAATGAGTCTACAACACCATCCTGATCGTGGTGGAAATATTGAAACTTTTAAGAATATTAATGAGGCACATGAAGTTTTAACAAATGATCAAAGTCGTAAATTATATGACATGCATGGAAAAAATTGGAGGGAATTATCTAAGGCAACTCAGAAAACTTATAGACGAGAGGATTTAGTTATTATTGAAATGCATGTGGATCCTATTAGTATCTTAAAGGATCAAAATGTAACTGAAAAAAGTAAGCGTATTGTACTATGCCGTCCTTGTAAGGGATCAGGATATCCTGGTGCAAAAACAGTCAAATGTACAACTTGCAATGGCGAAGGTATAGTTAATCAACTTATTAATGGTATGATGATGGTAAGAAATACCTGCCCTCGCTGTCAAGGAAAAAAACAGATGATTGAATCATCAGGAGTACCTGCATGTAAAGCATGTAATGCACAGGGACGATGTTTAGAGGAATTTAAACATACATTTACTATTTTTGCAGGAACTCCTGACAATCACCAATATATATTTGAAAATGTTGGCAATGAAATTGAACCAGATGAACGTTCTCCAATTATTGTGATTATTCATCATAAAAAAACTCAAAATGGTATTACTATCATGGCAAATGGAGATATTCATCAAACTATTAAAATTCGCCTAGATCATGCACTACATTTAAATCCTCTACATGTCAAGTCATATCTTACCGATTCTAAATTGAATATGAATATTGAACTATATGCAACCGATCATGAATTAGCAGCTACTGCAGCTAATAAAGTATGGGAAACTAAACCAATTAACAATAATGAGGTTATCAAAATTACTGGATATGGTGTTAGAAAATGTCATGATTTTGAAACACAATCGCATATAATCCCTGAAATTGATCCAACTAGCGGAGATTGGATACTTACATTTGAAATTATCTTGCCATCAGCACTCGGATCGTATAAATCTGCTATTAAACAAGAGAAAGGAATTGCAATTGTACTAGAAAATGCTTATAGCGATAATAAAGAATTAAATATGCCGATTGCTAATGGGAATGGACATAAACGCATTGAGTGGGCAACTGTACGCAATACAGTAAATACACCTCAACATGGAGTTAATAATGGGGCTAATGGACATCAATTCAATGCACATGCAGGTTCTAATGGTCAGCCTGAATGTCGTCAAATGTAATTTAATATATTAATTTTGTTTTAATATATAAGAAAACCAATAACATAATAAGATAACACAAATATTGTATACTTATGCATTCTTGACCAGATAGTTTTTCAGTATTATCAATAGCTAACATTAGAATTGTAATAAAAAATGCACCTAATAATATTTTAATAAAAAGTGCGGCAATCTGCATGTTACAAATCATTTAGGAATAAGGTGCTTTTAATATACAATAGTTAAAAAATCTAGGAACTATAACAACAAAGAATGCCTCGAGCTAGAAAAAGAGGTTCAGATATGGGTTCTAAAAAATGTACTCTGACTGGCCTTGGAAAAGATGATGGAATTACAAAAACTCTTATTTTACATAAGACTAAGCGCCATGTACATCAATTAGCCTCAGAGGCATTGGGTAGTATGTTATCTGCTCGCTGTACGGATGGTGGTGTTAAATTACACAATGAAACAGTACTAATTAAGTGCGGGGCTCCTCTTGGAGCAAAACAGATTTGTAATTGTTGGATTGGTCTTGCAAATATTAAACTTGCAATTGGGAAGAATAAAGAAATTGATGATTTATTTCAAAAATTATGGTTTTGTGCAAAGGAAAAAGCTGGTAAAGTAGCATATTGCCCTAAAACAACCTGCATTGCCAATAAAGGTTTTGTTCTAGATGATTCCTCTGTAAAGATTGTTATATGCCCATCATGTTCTCAGCACTGGTGTCAAACATGTAAGGAGGATCATGTTGGAGAATGTAATATTAAAGGGGATGCATTAAAAGATATCCAGCGATGTCCAGATTGTTCAACTGCATGGTTCAAAGATATTGGTTGTGATCATATGCAATGTAGTTGTGGTTGCTATTTTTGTTATTGTTGCGGTGCAAGGATTACAAGTAAATATAATTTTCATGTGCGATATAGTCCTGACCACGGAACATATATTTGTCCTCAGCGTCATACCAATAAACAATTTGCACCTATTATAGTTCAAAGTCCATTAGAACTTGCAACTGGATATACTGATTATGCCGAAGAGACTAATATTGAAACTATTGGAGAAATTTTAATTGCAAATCCAAATGAAAATATAGGAGAATATATTATGCGAAATAGTATTTATGTAGATAAATAAATTTTTATATTTATAGAATTATTAAATTCTATAAAATGTTATTTTGCATAATAACCGATGCCGCGCTTTAATTCAGGAGAAAAAATTGGTAAATCGTCACACATACTATCTTCTCCTATTTCATCTTCTTTATCATTATTATCACATATACCATTTCCTTCTTCTTTAACATCACAGTATGCTTTTTTAATAATTCTCTTAATTATGTAATTATATAAATCTATTTTATATTTCCTGGAAATATGGATTAAATGCTTTCTTGTTCTGTAAACTGATGTCATTATTATAATTATCTTATCTTGTTATAAGATTTTTAAACTAAAGCCATTTCATATATTGTAATCAATTTTTATTATTTAATCATCATCTAAATCGATACAATCGGTAATCATATCTAATATCCATTCAGCAGAACTACTTGGGCTTTCATTATCTACGTAATGATGTGCTAAATATCTAGCTCTTGCCATCGGCGATCTTACTTCAATTAATGTTGTTGGAGTTGTTTGTGATTCAATATAAGGCATATCTCCTAGAATAGCAACATATCTGCCATTAGGATTTGCAGAATATGCCTTATGTAAATTTTCACTTACATTCTTGCCATCAATAATAGTATATTTTAATTTATCATGTAATGACCATGCTATAGTAGTATTGGCATGTTTTTGATTGCCAAGTAGTACAATTACTTGCATATCAGGTTCTTGATTATTAATTTCATTATTAGCAGATTGAGAATTGTTAGATTTAATTACTGTTTCAATATATTCATCATGAGTATAAATACCAGCACTTTCACCATTATCATATAAATGTAAAATATCTCTAACTTTTTCTAACATTTTCTCAATAGTCTCATTGTTATCAATATCATGATCAACATCTAATTCATCAATAAACCGTTCAGAGTCATGATCCATCTTAACAGTGCCAGCACGATTGATGCGAATACTAACACCATTTCTTTCCTTTGAGAAAGCTGTTTCATTGGGAAATCTTCCATCAGCAATGCACATTTTCTCATTTGGTAATAATCTTTGATAATCCATATTGATACTCTTAATCCAGAAATTTTCACCAATATGATTGGAAATTTCCTTACCAGGATTTAACTTTTGCAGTTCATTCATTACAAGTTTTGGAAACTGATTTCTCATAAGTTCAGTTCCAATTAATTGAAATGCCATGCGCGGAGTAATGCCCCAATATGGATCTTCACTCATCTTACTCTCTCCATTTAATTGATCATCATTAAATCCAAAGAATTCCTTTGATCCTTTTTTAAGAGGTCCTGCGAAATGCGCAACCTTATACCCCCAAACATCTCTAAGATAATTTGCACATGTATCCTTACCACTTCGAGCTCGCCCAACCATTACAACTAGGCGCTGCCCATGAGATGTAGTAGGAGTAATAGGAGTATTAGGAGTATTAATATATGATGATTGATTACTCATCATTGATAGTGATTCATTTTCATTAATAATTGAGGTCATTCTTAATTCACTTACTTATGTAATATTTATAAGATATTTATAAGAGTTTACTATTCGTGATCAATTTTTTATAATAATTAAATTATTATAATAATTAGAATAAGTTTATTATTTATGACTTTTTAATTTTTTAACATCTTTTACAGATGTTTCTTCTTTTACATAATCATGCCAATATCTTGTAAATAGAGCCAATAATTGTAAATAGGCATTACCTCCTCTAGATAATTCTGCTTCTGCTGTAGATATTCTCAATAACATTTCACTATATGGTTTATCTGTTGCTAATACAGATTCTGATAAACTCTGCATGAAAACATGTACTGGTAATGCATCATACTCAATAGTTTTTGCTAAACGATGTGCACTAAGGATTCCATCAATCGAATTAATCATTTTTTTGGCTAGTTCTGGTTTCATTCCCCCGACCATATTAAGTACAGAATCGCATGTAACTTTTGTACCTGATTCTTTTAAAGCTACTGTATTTTGCAGCGTTGTTATTCCTACACGCATATCTCCATCTGCAAGTTCAACGATAGTATCTAATACATCTGATGTTAATTCGATAAGTTCATTTTTTGCAATTTTTTGCAATCTTCTAGCCATTTCTGTATGATAAATTGGTTTAAATTGTATAGCTGGACATCTTGAAAGGATTGGCTCCGAAATATTATTTGTATAATTACATATTAATATAAATCTAGTTGTCAAACTATAATCTTCCATAATTTTGCGTAAAGCCGATTGTGCATCAAGAGTCATTGTATCTGCTTCATCTAAAACGATGATACGAAATGGCGGACAAGGATGGTTTGGATCGGCTGCACCAATTGCTGCAGCTGCCTTTATTTTAATGATGCCGCGCACAACATTAATTCCGCGCTTATCTGATGCATTTAATTCAACAACTCTTTCAGATAGTTTAGAACCAAACATTTCGCGACATATTGCCATTACTGTACTAGTTTTCCCAGTTCCAGGAGGACCATAGAATAGTAAATGTGGCATATTTGGAGAATTTTTAAGTTCATTTATGCGTTGACGAGTATCATCTGGCATAATAACTTTATGTAGAGATAGAGGTCTATATTTCTCAACCCATGCACATGACATTTTTCTTGATTTATTTGTTATTAACCATAATTAGCTACTTCTTAAACGAGACTCAATTTTTTTCATCCACAAAATCTAATAATTATACCTAAATAGGTAAGGAAAGCGCATGGAATCTACAGAATCTAGTTCAAATAATAATAATAGCTCTAGATCCTCATCAGATGAGGATTTGTTAGGAAAGGGAGATTTGATAAGTGAAAGAAATCTCCTTAGTGGCAAAGATATTTTTGCAGAATTTACTGGATTTGTTAAGGAGGGCAGAAAATCGTTTGATCGAGAATATAGGACAAAATCTAACTCAGTTTCTTCGAAAAATGAAAAACATAATAAAAAACAAGATTTGCACTGTGAAACATCGCGGGCTCATCGCCAATCATCAAATGTAGGGCCTCAATCAGCTCCATCATTTAATAAAAATGCATCTGCTCCTCAGCCACGATCAGCTGTAAAAGTAGTAAAATCTTAATATGGACTTAAACTCTTGTTAATATTCATGATTATTAGTAACCATGAATCCTCAATCAACAATTAAATCACAATCTCAAAATGAAATCTTGCAAGTTGCAGACCCATCTATTGGATCGTCAATGCAAATCCCTGAGATTGGACCTTTAGCAACATCAAGTATTGAGAATAAATTTACTATTTTATATAAACTTACTGAGACTGAAAGGCGCATTAAGCGTATTATTGATCCGGCAGCTGGAAAGAAAGTACAACATAAATTTTGGGGGACACAACCAGTTCCTGGATTTGAAGAATTTGTTACAGAGCATGGAAAAATTAAGGCTATTTCTCCTACTGAAAGATTATCGTTCAAAAACACTAATGGTGTATCTAATTACCATTGGGATGATTTTACAGTCGCTGAATTTGGAGAAATTTATTATACTGATACTGAGAGATATACATGCCATAGTCCTGATAAAACTATTGCAGTATGGCTTGCGGAACATGACACGATTAAGGTCGGCATTCGCCGCACTTCCTCGAATAAATTAGTAGGTACAATCATTGGACGAGTAATTACTGCAATTATTGAGGGTGCTGAGAAAACTATGCTAGAGGTTGGGTGGTTTTATGTTGCAGAATTATATCGCAAACGTGAGATGGGAGTATATTTAATTAATGAGTTACGGAGAATTGCTATTGATCGAGGAATTGATGTTGGTATTTTCTCTGCTAATTATATTGTGCCAACCCCAACTGGCAGCTGGTCAACATGCATTAGAGAACTTCGCCCAGAACTTCTAACTGCTTTAATTCCTGTAAACCCAAAAGAGAGTATTTCTGAAAAAACCAGAACAATGGAACTCCGCGAGGAGTTTCGTGCAACTGGATTAAGACGAGCCACTATTGAGGATGCATCAAATATTAGAGAATTTCTTGAATCAATTGCGACATTTGATGTATGGAGAACCTGGACAGATGCACAAATTAGATTATTGTGTATTGATGCAACTTGTTGGATTGTTGAACATGAGGGAGTAATTACTGACTTTGTTGCATGGGTTGATCAAGAATGGCATCCTCGCGAACCTTGGAATGCAAATATGCCAATTGTTAAAGTGGCACAGATTATTCTACAAGCATTTGGTTGTGATTCACAAATTGCAATTACATGCATTATTACAGATCTTATGATCCATGCTAAAAATGCAGGTTATCATATTTTCCAAACAGAAAAGATTGGAGACTCTGAATTGTATACAAGTAATCTCCGCTTTGTTGAATGGGGGTATCCTCGATACCTTAATACCTATAATTACCGCATTCCTAGTCTCGGCCCTAAGCAAATTGGATTTCCTGTAGCCTGGAATGTATAAATAATTATAACTATATATTATTATTTTAATAATATTATAAAAATTGATATGTTAAATACATTAATAATAGAACATAAACTCAGCTTAACTTGAAATACATACGATTGTAATTGGTGGATATAAAAGATGGTATGTAAATGGGAAACATCATCGCGAAAATGATCTACCTGCTATTATCTGTGTCAATGGATCTAAGGAATGGTATGTAAATGGAAAATTACATCGTTTAGGAGGATTACGTGCAATTGAATATACAAGTGGACAAAAATATTGGTACATCTATTGTAAATATCATACATATGAACAGATATGTAATTATTACAAAATCTTAAAAGGATTTGGTAGATATTATCTCAGGAAGATAAGAATGAAAAGACTTAAGAGAGTAAAATTAATCCATGGAGAACTGTTATGTATGCCAGTAAAAGGAAGTTATCCAGGCGGCCAGGATTATCATAAGATGGTAAGTTATTTTATGAGTATGTAAAAAATTGATTGTTATATTGTTTGGTTGTTCTAATATAAAATTAAGTTAATAGAATACAGTAAGTATATCTTATCAAATTCAATTCAAAAATGACAGTGGAAATTGATAAATATGGTAATAAAACATGGTATAATACAAGTGGAGAATTACATCGCGATAATGATTTACCTGCTGTTGAAAATGCAAATGGTAGTAAATCGTGGTATGTAAATGGTGAACTGCATCGTCTCGGTGGTTTACCAGCAGTTGAATATGCTAATGGTGATAAAGAATGGCATATTTATGGCAAAAAATATACATATGAGAAAGTATGTAATTATTACAAAATCTTAAAAGGATTTGGTAGATATTGTCTGAAAAAGATAAGAATGAATCGATTAAGGAGACTTAGATGGATTCATGGAGAACTATTATGTATGCCAATAAAAGGAAATTATCCCGGTGGATTGGATTATCATCAGATGGTAAGTTATTTTATGAATTTGTGAAAAAATTGATTGTTATATTAATTGAATATGATAGTAAGTTAATAGTATACAATTTGAATTCTAAACAAGATGACTTATATAAATGACATGGATGGTGGCAAAATGTGGTATAATGCAAATGGAGTTTTACATCGCGACAATGATTTACCCGCTGTTGAAAGAATAGATGGAAGTAAATATTGGTATACAAATGGAAAGTTATATCGCGACAATAATTTACATGTGATTGAAAAAGCAAATGGTGGTAAAGAATGGTGTATAAATAATATTTACCATCGCGATAATGATTTACCAGCCATAATAACTGCAGAGGGGGATAAATATTGGTTTGTAAATGGAAAACTACATCGCCTTGGTGGATTACCAGCAATTGAATATGCTAATGGAATTAATCAGTGGTATATGTATGATATAAATTATGCATATGAACAAGTAATTAATTATTACAAAATCTTAACAAGATTTAGTAGATCTTGTCTTAGAAAGATTAGAATGCGAAGATTAAGACACCTAAGGTGGATTCATGGGGAACTATTATGTATGCCAGTAAAAGGAAACTTTCCAGGTGGACAAGATTATCATAAAATGGTAGGTTATTTTATGAGTATGTAAAATAAAAAATTGAAATGTGAAATACTTGGTTATTAATATTATATTATATTTATGATTACAGCACAATTACAAAACAAATACGAGATGTTTGCTAGAATGAATTTCCAAGATGACTTGCAATGGTTTAATGCAAGTGGCCATTTGCACCGCGATGGCGGTTTGCCTGCCGTTGAGTGTATATCTGGTGATAAATATTGGTACGAATATGGATTGTTACATCGTGACAATGGTTTACCGGCCATAGTACTTATGGACGGAAGTAAATATTGGTATCTTAATGGAAAGTTACATCGCGGTTGCGGCCTACCTGCATTAGAGCATGCAAATGGAGATAAACAATGGTATATATTTGGATTGCCACGCCGTAATCGTGGATTGCCTGCAGTAGAATATGCAAATGGCACTAAACAGTGGTATCAAAATGGTAAATTGCATAGAGATATATTACCGGCAGTTGAATATGCCAATGGAGATAAAGTTTGGTACACGAAAGGATTGAAACATAGTATTGGTGATTCGCCTGCAATAATAAATGCCGATGGCAGTAAATATTGGTATTATCATAATAAGTTACATCGCAGGAATGATCTACCAGCAATTATATATGCAAATGGAAATAAACAATGGTATGTAAATGGGAAATTGCATCGTAATAATGGATTACCTGCTATTGAAAATGTAAATGGTAGTAAATCCTGGTATAAAAATGGAAGGTTGCACCGAGATAACGATTTACCTGCTTTAGAATGTGCAAACGGTAATAAATACTGGTATTTGAATGGACAATTGTATCGTATTGACATTTTACCTACAATTGAATATAGAGATGGAAAGTAAAATGCATTCATGGGAAAAATTGTTTATTATATTCTTTGATTGTTTTAATATAAGATTAAGTTAATAGAATACAATAAGTACATCTTATAAAAACAAAAATGACAATGCAAATTGATGAATATGGAAATAAAGAGTGGTATAATGCGAGTGGAGAATTACATCGCGATAATGATTTACCTGCCATTGAATATAAAAGTGGCGATAAAGAATGGTATGTAAATGGAAAGTATCATCGCGATAATGATTTGCCCGCAATTGAATATCCTGGCGGGAGTAAAGAATGGTATGTAAATGGTCTACGTCACCGCGTAAATGATTTACCTGCTATTGAATATGCAGATGGAGATAAAGAATGGTGGGTAAATGGAGAAAATCATCGTGACAATGATTTACCTGCAATTGAATATGTAATTGGTTATAAGGTATGGTATGAAAATGGTAAACGCCATCGTCTTGGTGGCTTACCTGCTATAAGAAATGTTTATAGTAGACACTGGTATATAAATGATAAAAAATATACATATGAAAAAGTATGTAATTATTACAAAATCTTTAAAAACTTTGGTAGGTATTGTCTTAGAAAGATCAGAATTAGAAAACTAAGAAGAGTAAGATGGATTCATGGAGAACTGTTATGTATGCCAGTAAAAGGTAGTTATCCAGGCGGCCAAGATTATCATAAAATGGTCAGTTATTTTATGAGTATGTAAAAAATTGATACATAATTCTTATAAGTATCCTTAATAGAGAATACGCCACTAAACCCCATTTAGCTAATACAAGAATGAACCAATCTCTACCACCGTTGCTGCAAGATAGCCAACATGAATTTGCCAATACAGTAGATATTTTGTCAATACCTCCATCAAATAAAGATCTTATTGAAAACACAGCAGAACTTATTAAAATCTCAACTACATCAGATATGTCAGGAGAAAATAGAATTAAAAATATGAATTTGCTATTATTATCTTTTTCAAAAAGAAAAGTATTAAAAAAAGCATCTTATGAAACAGTGCATGATGGTGAAGAATATTCTTATCAATTAATATCAATATGGGAAAAAATGTCAGAAAAATGTTGGCAAATGAGAAATGTATAATTAAACTTATACATTTTTAATTAGACAGAGGTATGTAAAAATTGATTGTTATATTGTTTTAATAGTAAAATAATATAATAGAATAAATACTTAAATAACAATTAAGATGTGCACAATCGACAAATATGGCACTAAATTTTGGACAAATATGAATGGAAAACTGCATCGAGATGATGATTTACCCGCCATTGAATATACAAATGGTGGTAAATCTTGGTATATAAATGGAGAACAGCGTCGCGAAAATGATTTACCTACTGCAGTATTTGGAAATGGTAACACAGTATGGCATATAAATGGGAAATTACATCGTCTTGGTGGGTTGCCTGCCATTATCCATACAAATGGAAATAAATGGTGGTATATTTATAATAAATCTTATTCATATGAACAAGTAATTAATTATTACAAAACATTAGCAAGATTTGGTAGATATTGTTTAAGAAAGATTAGAATGAGAAAACTCAGAAGATTAAGATATATTCATGGAGAACTATTATGTATGCCTGCAAAAGGTAGTTATCTTGGTGGCCAGGATTATCATAAGATGGTTAATTATTTTATGAGTATGTAAAAAATTGATTGATATATTGTACCTAATAGCATTTTTAATACTATTAAAACAAAACATTTCAATATGTCATCCATTTCACAATCAATCGATGGAGTGCACTTTCATCGATAATCGGCAATGGAGGTAAACCAACTAATTTACATAAATTAGATTATAACTCAATGGGAATTGTTTTGAATTATTTATCATTTTCAGAGATTACTATTCTATTTCGCTTATCACATAGTATGGTTACAATGGTTAAAAATATGAAGATTCTATCAGCGCAATCAAATATTATTATTCAAGAAGCATCATTATCAGATTTATTGTACCCGCATCCAGAATATGGTATTTTTACACACATAAGACAGTTTGTTAATGAAATAACTATAAATAATATTAAATCTAATAGAAAAAGTGTTGATGAGTTTACATATTTTCGCAGAGCTTTAGGAAGTATTCGAGGAGACATTAAAAGAAATTCTGATAATGGATTATCACCTAATGACTTTATAGCTGCACAATTAGCTATCAAAGAATCTATCAACTTAGCTAATTGGAATAAATCTAGATTGAATAAATTAAGTATTAAATCAGAACCATGGATCGTAAATGTTATATTAGAATCTTTAGGAGATTCAATTTTAAGAGGATTGAAATCATTAACTATTACTAATAATCGCACAGAGTGCACATGTGACGGTGATCGCGTATCACTTGCCAGTCCACTATATTATTATGCGTCTAATTTAAACATAATTCATGAAAAGGTTAAATGTATCTATCAATCAATTGAAAAATGTATTTTGCTCGAAGAATTACAGATTATACATTCTGTCGAAATTTCTCAAAATCATATACATCCTTACAAAAATTATATTATGACACAGCATAATCCAGAACATATCCTATTCTTTTCTTATCCAAAAAGTTTATTAAGATTAACATTAAAGAATACTCATCACTCAATTGACAAATTAAGAGATTTAATAATTGATCGAAATAGCATTCTAAAAGAACTCTCAATATTAGACAATTGTCGTATTCTTGAGGAGAAATATATGATTCATACAACTAGTGAAAGTTTATACAATAGCATTAATGCATGGAGTGATGATGACAATGATACAAAACTATCATATTTTGGACCTGCGGTAAATAATAGCATTGAAAAATTTACATATGTATTTGAATTTCCTCATATAAATAATCTGTCTCAATTATCTAATTTACAAAAATTAGATATTATGGTAGATTCTGAGTATAGTTTTGATTTTCATAAAATGATAGAACAAATAATAGGAATTAAGGAATTAACACTACGAAATACTAATCATGTATTCGATTTACGAGATTTTACTACATTAAAATTCTTAGAAAAATTATGTATAATTAATTGTATATTTGATGTTGCGGATTTATCAAAATTAGAAAATTTGATAAATATAATATGTACAGATTGTGTCTTTTATCTTGAAAAAGCTGATAGAAATACTTATATTGATGAAACAAATTTTGTTCATTATAAAACAATGATATTATCATCATTTTACACATCTCCTAAAATTCAACAAGTTACATTTAATAATTGTAGATTCGAGAGTAAGTTATATTCTGATGAAAAATATCATTTTAATATGCCATGTACTAAAACTTGCAAGGAGGCATTAGAATTATTAAATGATTTAATTACTGTATATTAAAATTCTATTTATTTTTAATGAAAATGTATCATTAAAATATTCTTATTTAATTTTTATATTTAAGGCCGAGAAGCAAAACCTCCACCTCCTCCTAAGAATGCAGCTGCACCAGTAGCTCTAATATTTGCACTAGCAGCTACATTTGCGGCGGCGGTAGCTGCTGCTGTAGTCGCAACAGGCGCAACCCCAATAACTGGAGGCACAAATGATGCCTGTTCAAATGAGCTCTGTCTTGCAATAGTGGCTTGTGCCTGCTGAGCTCGCTGGCTATCAATATTATTAGTATTGATACTTTCTAGAACACTAATACGATGAGTGATTTGCCCGATCTGGCCATTCATCGATGCCAAACTTACCTGCAAAGCATTATTTGTGCCATTTACAGCAGCATTGATTGCATTGCTCACTGAACCAGGAATTATTGCCAATGCCTCCTCAAGCCTAGCATTTCTTTCAGTAAGAACGGCTAAATCTCGATTAAGATCAAGAAGTGTTGTAGTTAATCCACTAATACTCGATTCCATACCATTTTGAATCTGCTGATTCGCATTTCCCTGCGAAAGTAGAGTAGAGAGGCGTCCCGAAATATCTTGCATTTGTTGGCGGAGAAGAGCAATTTCGGAGACAGTATCTGCAGGAATTTCAGATGAAACTAGTGCCGACATATCCATATTTTGAATCTGTGATAAAAGAGAACTTGTCACATCACTAGTTTCGCTTACTGTAACTGGCGCGGTAGAACTACCTGTAGAAGTAGATGTATTTACTGACGTCATATTAATCTTGGCTAATATCTATTATATATATACTTTTAAGTACTTATAGCATTATTGATAATAGTATAGAGCTTTAAATCTACTATTATAAACTATATAAACATGACATCTGAAAGTAGCTCATCATCAAAAAAAACTTATAATAGTAGCGCCATTGGACGGCATAAAAGATTTAGTTCGATTCTTGGAATGTGGGATACAATATCAAGGGGGCGCATGCGCGCGGTGTTTGGAGATACTATAAAAGATTGCCCAGATCCATATGGAGTTGATTTCTTGATAACTGATAAAAACTGTAGATATACTCAACTTGAAATACAGGTAGTGAAAAAATGGAAAGAGGGTGGCGAATACCCATATCCAAACATTACCCTATTTACACGAAAAGGAAGATATGATGATAAAACATTATTTTGTAGCATAAATCGGCAATTAACTGAATGTTATTTATTTTATCTATCTGATGAAGACAGAAAGAATCCTACTCGTTTATTTCCAGATAGTGAAGAATATGTTTATAATATCTCCTGGCCACATTGTATGAAATTATATCTCCATACAGTTACTGGTTCTATTCTAGCAAGCCTATATCCTAATAAAAATTAATATATTAACAAAATACTAATATATAAATTTCAAAAAATTGAAATGATTATTCTCTCCATATTCTATTAATGCATTTATAAGAATACCTCACACATTGCATCGCATACAAGTAAATCAACCCAATCGAGCCATTTAGATATGGCTTCTCCTCATCAAAACATCAATATTGTAAGCGAAGATAACTATCAAGCATTTATGTTTATAGTTAAATATGATGTACTTGGAAGATTAAAATCGCATAAACATCATGATGCACATATATTAGATACAGTAAATTGTCCGGCTAGTTATATTGCTATTCGAGTAAATTGGCTAAATAATGAGCTTAAATTTCTTCAAACTAATAATTGCAAGTTATCACAATTACGTCGTAATTTGACGATCCGTGTATGCGAAGAATATTTAGCAAAAATCAATCGTGATATTCGCTATTATTACAAAGCATCTCCTGCGGAAATTGATATTTATATCAACAAGTAAGCTTAAAATATTGAAATGGAATTGTTTTCGTGATTATCAGTAACTTTTATTATAATAAACATTAAGACACAATATCAAAAATGACTGACACAAATTCTACACAAATTTCCGCAGAGGGGGCATATCTCATAATTGCAAAAAATACTCATAAATTATTATTACTTGAATTTAATACAGAATATCCAAATTCAGAAAACATGTTAACTGAATGTAAAAATAAAGAAGATAAATTAGTAGTATTTTCACAATTTAGTAAATTTTGGTATGATAAAATGCCAAAGATTGCAGAAGGTATTGATATTGCACCAACTGAACAAGCATTATATCAAATATGTAAACAATATATCGATCAAATTATGATTATGGCGGCAAATGAAGATATTGACACATCTGATATTGCTGCATATATTATGGCATCTAATGAGATTAATGAACTTGAAGTAATTGATGTAAGTTCGGATGATAATAGTGATGATGATATTAAAGAAAATAATAAGAAGATCAATGTAACTAAAAAATTAACTGTGGCTGCTCGTAGAAGAATGCGCGCGAAAAGATCAAAAGCCAGATTAGCTGAAAATGCTTCTAATTAAGATAATATCGCTAGGTTAATTAGAAAGAGTTATGAATATAGCTGAAAGGATATCTTTATTATTCATATCACCTATACTTATTCTAATCCAATATTTTGCAAAGATCAGTTTGCAACTTATGGGGTGGAAAGCAGATGCACGTACATTAAGTATAATGTGCACAAATCCACGTTTTGTGGCTATTAGTTTGCATACAAGTAAATGGGATAGCATTATTGGTATTTTATTCCAATTAGCTTATAGAATTCCATCAACATATGTGATTAGGCATACTTGGATTAAAGATCCTATTACTGGTCCAATTTTATCCGAATTAGGATTTATTGCAGTCGATGAAACAAAGAATGGTCAAACTCCTGCAGTTATTGAGAAATTATCTACTTTTAGTAACTTTGTTTTTATAATAATGCCTGAGGGAGATGTCGATCTTACCCCAAGATGGAAATCTGGATATTATTACATTGCAAAAGGACTAAATGTTAATATATTACCAATTACATTAGATTTTTCAAATCATACTCTTAGTGTTACAGATATAGTAATAGTTGGAGATAGATCACTTGAGGATGTTGAAAGAGAATGTAAGGCTCGTCTTATCACTGATAGTATTCCTATGCACCCTGCATCTGCATTTCCAGCACCATGGTGTTTAACTAAAAAACATGTAAACAGTCCAATTGTAAACACAAGTATTGCAGACTGGTCATCGATGACTGCACTTACAATAATACCAGCCGCTATTGCATATGGGTTTTTATTTCCAGTATTTGCACTGTGGATGATATATTATTATTATGGCCAACCAAATTATAAGCGCAATTTATAAATTTGGTTAAACGATAGTGTTTATTGTATAAATAACAGAAATGACGTCAAATGAAATCGAAATCGAAACTGAAACTGAAACAAATGCATCGGCTGAGCCTGGTGTTGTTAGCCCAATTACATCATCAGAATTAGATACAGTGCCGAAATCTAGTTCTCCTCCAGCTATTGAACATGTTTTTACAACATCTGAGTATGATCTGAGTAAAACTATTCAATACGTTAATAATATATTTATGATAATTACAAATTACCATTTTTTCGATCTCGCAATTGCATTTAGTATCACGGCAGTAAAACTAGTTGCAAGAATTCTTGCGAATATTTTCATTATGCTACTTGGATGGACAATTGATGCAAGTACACAAGATTATTTAACACATAATGTATCAAATGTAATTATGTGTTCTACTGGAAAATGGAATATGGTAATAATTATGGTGTATCGGGCAGCTCTTGGAATTACTGGACCTTACTTTTCTTCAAATGCGCCAAATGAAAACACCTTATTAGGTAAGATTATTACTTATCTATTTAATTATAGAAATCTAACTAATATCAATTCATACGATAATCCATATTATCTTGAGATTAATGAACTATCCGTGCAATTAATTCTACCAAATATTGGAAATCCTGTATGGATTGCATTAAATTACAATAATCATAGTATTAGTATTAATAATAGTCTAATTTCAACAGATCAAGCAAAAATTGGAGTCCCGCTAGGAGCGCCTAATATTCTAACATCTCTATTTAATTGGAAGACTGCATTGTTTGTAGCATGTACAATTTATTCTATGCTGTATGTACTTGGATTTTTATTTACGATTCCAATTGCAATGGTTCTATGGGCCATTTGGAGAAATACATTATTAACAGTAAATCAGACTGCTACTGTTCTGACAGCTGTTAATGTACCTGTTAAGGCTATTCTTGATACAGAGAATGTTAAACATCTTGATTAAATGAACTTAAATAAGCAAAATAATTATTTTGCTTATTAATATTATTATATTTTCTTAGCTGCTGCAATTTTATCAATTTTAGTGACAAGTTTCATTGCACGTTTTAATAATTTTTCTGCCATTAATTCATTAAAATCATTTTCTGATAAACATTGCGGAGGAATAGCCTTAAAATCAAGATCGCCAAAAGGTTCCTCAGTACCAGCTCTACATGTCCAGTTATTTGAATCCTTATCATAACGATAATAGCGTTTGAACTTATAACCATATTGTGAAATAAAATCGATACAGTTTAATATGTACTGTGTTATAGTATTACTCATACTAAAATGAAAACTAATTCTAACCCATCCATAACCATAATCACTTGTATCCTCATTTCGTACAATTGATTCCACTAATTCTTGTTCTTGATTACCATTAATATGTAATAGTTTCTCGGCAGATAATCCATTGCAACTAGTGCCACCTCTACTCTGAATACCAAATAACTGAGATAATAAACAAACAACAAGATTATAATGTAGATGTTGAAATACTAATGGAAAAATAGGTAATTGGGGTATATTTGAATCTATTAATAATTTAACTCTTTTAATAGTTCTTAAACGATCCTTAACAATTGTAACCAGTTCATGTTCTCTCTTAGTAATCATAGGTTGCATTCGATCTTTTAATATAAAAGCCAATCCACATCTAATCTCTCCTAATATATTAGGACTTCCGCCACTTTCTCTTTTTTCCCGATCAGACGTCCATATTTGAGTTGTTCTACTTGCAAATGTAACTGTTCCGCCAGATGGCAACATTGGACAATTATTTCTAATAAACTTCTTTCCAATAACAAGCAATCCAGGAGAACCTGCCCCTCCTACCAATTTATGAGGACTAATAAACAAACAATCAATATTATATCCATTCTCTGGGCGCATACAGATAGGAACATAGGGCGCACTACATGCAAAATCAAAACATACAATCCATCCAGCAGACTTCAAAATATCAGTTAATTCTTTAATTGGCTGAATTATACCAGTAACATTGCTAGCAGCTGTCATACTTGAAATACGTATTTTTCTAGATTTGTATTTATCTAAGATTTGTTTTAAAGCAACAAGATTAATTAGTCCATTTGCCAAGGTTGGGCATAATATCAAATCGACTGGTAATTCTTTCCATGGTAAAAAATTAGAATAATGCTCGCTATCAGTAATAATAACTACTGGACGATCATTACCAGATAGTTCTGTTGTTGGTAAATCAAGTGCGTGAATGGCATGGACTACAGCAGATGAACATCCACTGCCTGTGAAAATAAGGGCATCATCTTTACTAGCACCAATAGATTTACGAATAGCAGTTTTACTTTGGCTAAGTAAATGTGCCATTTTTTTACCAGAATAACCATTTGAATGGACATTAGCATAAAATGGTAATACTCGACACCTAATATAGTCATCAATTGCTCGATATGGAATCCCACTTGCCGTTGTATCTGCATAAATAAGGGGTGTTTTTCCCCATGGTGTGCGAATAATTGGCATTCCATAAGAATTATAACTAATATCGCATATTTTATCCTCTAGTATACTCATGCTATTGCTAATCAATAGCCTCAAAAAATTGATGGCTAAACATCCCCCGCCCAGCTTTTACAATAGATTACTACACAAGTTTTAACAACTAAGTGAACCAGACCAACCAAATATGTCTTTTTCATCAAACAGCAATAAGAAAGAGCTCCGTATGTGGATACATCCTAATACAGACCAATGGCAATTAAGTACATATAAAAAAGGGGCATTATACTCTTCATCTGAAGAACTTCTGGCATGTATGAAAAAAGATGCCCAATACCCAACTGGATGGGTAAACTGTTATATTATCTTACCTGGCATCAATCCAATTTGGGAGGATCCTCAGGTTAAAAAGGGGGGTTCTTTTGGTACCACTGGCCCATTGAGCACAGTACCGGCTGAACTTTATGCACAGACTGAGGAATTCATTTCATTTTGTCTACAAGATAAAATGAAAATGCCAGGAGGCGAGGAGGTTGATATGAGTTTCTATTTTGTATGTGTTAATTTTAGTGTTAATGATAGAACAAATAGACGATCTACAGTTACTCCTAAATTATGGCTCAGAGATTGCAATTTATATGAGGATGCCCTGACAGCTCTTCAGAATAAATTTCCAAAATATGATTTTGCATTTGAGGCATTTGATAAGCGTAATCAACCTCGTATTGCTGCCCCTGCAGGTATGAAAATGAAAGCTCCTGCTAAATTAACAGTTGAACAACAACTAACTACATTGTTAAATAACTTAACAAGACAAACACTTGATTCTACAATTTCATGTGTACATAAATTACTAAAAGGAAAGGTAAATGTTTTAGAAACTATGCTGGTACAATATCTGTTTCGTCAAAGAGATCATACACTTTTGATTGAATTAGCAACAGAGATAGATTTTACAAATCATGGATTATTAGATAATTTGCTAAAAAGTATTGATAGTGTTATTATTGAAAATGATGATCCTGAAACTGTTAAAGATTTTCAGAGAAATTTAGGAATTGCTAAAACTAGATTACAATTTCATATGTATGATCTTAAACGTAATACTCGGGATAATCTTAGTAAATTTATTGATCATGAACTAACACTTGGAAAACTAGATGTAATCATTGAAATACTGCGCTGTTTAACTAAGGCAAAGACTAAGGATGTAGAATTTATTGAACAAATTAGAAATTACATTATCACACAAACTAAGAAATCTGGTAAAATCTATTATGTAATGCTCGATATTTTCGATGATTTAAATTCTCAATAAAGCATTTGAGAAATGAATGATTAATTTAATTTATAATATTATATTTGTATAATATTAAATATTTTTATATTAATTATTAGATTCATCTATTTGCGATGAGTTTGTAATATTATAGTCATCTATTTGTTTTCTTAATTCAATAAGAAAGATTTGTAATGTTATTCGCCGCACTGATTGAATTCTCATCATTTGAGTAATAAGAGTATTTGCTTGGCGATGCGAAATACTTAAACTGGGCCAATAAATACATAATTTCCTTTCGCGAATATCTTTAATCATAACAGGCGGTTGACCATATAAACATACAAAGAATGTTACACCAATACTCCATATATCATAATTATATGTAAGTGGAGTATTGCTACTATAATATTCAGGAGGAACATATTGAGCTGATCCTGCTCTAGCAATATCCCCAGTACGTTTAAGTTCAGCGACAGAGCCAAAATCAAATAATATAATAGAATCCTCATTTGTATTAACAAGTATATTTTCCGGCTTGATATCACAGTGAACATATCCGCACATATTTATAATATTTGTTGCCTCTGCTAATTGCTCCATAAACCGCATTGAACGTTCTAATGTAAGCTTCTTTTCCTTTATGACTAAATCGAATAAAGTTAATTTATGATAAGGTACTAATATGTAATCATAAACATCTCCCCTATGAAGTAAATCTGCATAGAGGAGATATTTACTCTTTGTGTGAAATTGTCCTAGTAATTGATAAAAATCTAATTCAGACGATCTTACCATTATTTTCAATACTTTAAAATCATTAGTTGTAGTATCTTGCAGCCTTAATATCCATAAATTAGGTTTTCCTCCAAATGATGGAGTTTCTAATGCCAAGCTTTGCATAATATCTTCGCGGAATGCATATCTTTCTTTAATAATACTGGGGGCTTCGGTCCATACTCCCATAGGCACATGCCATGGATTTTTCGAGCACATATGTATTTCTACTGTTGAAATTTCCGAGCGGGTGTTAGTGGACATGATTTTTGACGCTGAGAATGGCGTTAATGGTGATCATTATTAAGCTATGTAAGCTTAGCAAGACTTTATAGTCATCAATTTTTATGATTCCAGATACAATTAAATAGGCTAATTAGGCGAGTTAGGTAGGCTAATTAGGCAGGTTAGGTAGGCTAATTAGGCAGGTTAGGTAGGCTAATTAGGCAGGTTAGGTAGGCTAATTAGGCAGGTTAGGTAGGCTAATTAAGGCTAATTAAGGCTAATTAAGGCTAATTAAGGCTAATATATGGATTTATCAGCACCTATAAGGGGAGTCAAAATAGGGCTAATTGCATTTAATTAGACCTATTGAGGCTAATAAAGTACATGGGATCTATATAATGGTGCCAGATATCCTTAGATTGATATGCAAAAAAATTGATGCGAAAAGTCTTTAGCTACTAACTGTTCTAAAGAAAGGGAACACAACACTAAACAGAACACTAAACACTTTCCACAATGGCTCGCAAGAATTCTCCGAACGCCAAGAAGTCCAAGAAGGAGCAATCCGACTCTGAGGCTGAAGATACTGATGCTCAGGTGAGTGATACCGCCAAGGAGCCTTTCGATGAGATTGATTCCGATTCTGATTCTGAGAAGAAGTCCAAGAAGGGAAAGAAGGGAGGTAAGAAATCCAAGAAAGATGCATCCGATGATGAATCTGCCGCTGTATCTGGATCTGATGATGAGGATGAGAAGCCTGCCAAGAAGGGTAAGGGTGGCAAGAAGGGTAAGAAGGATGTATCTCCTCCCGCATCTGATGATGAATCCGCTGCTGGTTCTGGATCCGAGGATGAGGATGAGAAGCCTGCCAAGGGCAAGAAGGGTAAGGCCGCTAAAGGTAAGAAGGGCAAGGCCGCAGAGAGCGATGATGAATCTGCTGCTGGTTCTGGATCCGAAGACGAGGACGAGAAGCCTGCTAAGGGCAAGAAGGGCAAGGCCGCCAAGGGAAAGAAGGGTAAGGCTGCTGCCGACAGCGATGATGAATCTGCTGCTGGAACTGGCGATGAGTCTGATGCCCCTCCCGCTAAGAAAGGAAAGTGCAAGGCCAAGAAGGATGCATCTGATGACGAATCCGCTGCTGGAAGCGGATCTGATGATGACAAGCCCGCTCCTAAGAAGGGTAAGGGAAAGGCGAAGAGTCCTCCCGCTAAGAAGCCTGCTGCTAAGAAGGCAACTGCTAAGAAAGCCAGTACCAAGAAGGCCCCTGCTAAGGGAAAGAAGGCTACTGGCAAGGGTAAGAAGTAAAAAAACTTGTGCAAACAAGTAATAATGGCACCAGGTTCAGTGTGTCTTACAATTAATATAAAATAATATGCCGATCATGGCATTTTACTTAATTATTCAACTATTAGTTGAATAAGTATAAACACTATTTACTATAAAATAATAAATGAGTGAAATATTTATCCTCGATAAACTTTATGGAGCGAAATTAATTAATGGATTGGTTGAATTAACTGAATTAAGTAATGTATTAATTACATCATTTGATAAACAATTAATATATCAAAATAGGCTTGTTGTTAAGAAAGGTGTAAATTATGTAATTGAAAATCATGATTATACTAATATGTTCACTTTATTTCAAATTAACGCGTTAAATAAATTAAAGGATGATACATCTCCACTCCGATTAATGCATCCCTTGAGATATATATCGGGCAATTTATACATTCCACTCCTTGCTGTTCAAGTACTAGCTGTTTATCCAAGCCTAATAGAGGAACATAATATCTTAAGATTTTGGATGGAGACACAGAGTTTACAAGTACAAGATAATCCAATTAATACTAAGTATTCTGGTACTATATTTATGGAGAATTGGAGGGATAGTAAGATGGTTGCTAGTCGCGATGTACTAATTGGAACAGATACTAAGAGTATAGCTGCACTTTCAGAATATGCTTTACAATACATAAATGAATTAGATATATTATCCACTAAAAAATAGAATCTCATTGTTATTTATAAGAAGTTATGATTCTACAATGTAGCGAAAAGCCAAATTTACTTGTCGCAACTGCCATTTATATTGGTCTGATGGCTGCATGCTATTATTATAAACAACCAACCGCTGCCTTAGCCATCATGGTGGTTGGAGTATATGATGTGAAATGTTATCTTGAAGGAGGAGGATCCGGTAAAGTAATGCCTATTGCACCAGTTCTAGTGCAATCTCTTAACAAGAAGACTCCATTAGTAGAAGAAACATGTAATTCTGGTACTTGTTCAGCGCAAGTAGAACAAAAAGATCCAAATAGTGCATCAAATCTTGGTGATAATTTTGATATTATTGAGTACTCTGAATTAAATGACACTAATATGCCTGCAACACATTCATCTATTTGTAAGTCTTAAGAGGAAGATCTTTATGACCTCTCTGTAATTCTGGGCACCAATATGTTTTACTATCTCTGGTAGAAAGAATACGATCCCCAACAACCTTTTTTCCTCCATCAGCAGTTTTCTGCTGATAGACTTTATAACTAAATATTATATTTTTCGCAGGACGATAATCTATCAATGGTGTTCTCTGTGGCTTATATTTTCCAAAATGATTAATATATCTTGTATGATTTCCATAATATGCCGCAGCCGCTACAGTGCACATTGCAGTATATAATTCAATGAATGTATCTCTGTCAATAAATTTACTTAAGATTGATGGCGCCAGTCTCGCCTCATACAGTATCTCTACTGATAGGTAATTTCCGATTCCAGCTACAAGAGCATTTTGATCCATTAGCAGTTCAACAATTGGCTTATTGGGCCATTTTTTAGTGTGGAGTACCTTATTAAAGCGAGTCCACATTGATGACAGCGTATGATCACTAAAGAGAAGATCTGGGGCAAGTTGTGATAATTTGCGATTAAGTGGAACTGGATCATCCATAAATACAATTGTTCCAAAGTTTCTCTGATCCGACCAAAATATGGTGTGCATTTTTTTTAATACATAATCATAAAACCAAAATTTCAAACCGCTATGAGGTAATTGAGTTTTTGACCATCTCCCCTCGAGTCCCAATGTATTAAGTAAATATAAACGTTGATCAAGGAGAGTATCTGTTATTGGGGTAAATAGTTCCGAAAACTCCATCCATAAGAATTTTCCATGTGAATGTACGCTGTGTAAGCAACATGGCATATATTTTAAAGCTATATCAATACCAGGAAGCTTATGGCGAGCATAACGCCCACCAATTACTGCAAAACCCAATAACCAATATCCAACATGCTGATTTAGCATTTCGGCAGTAAGAGCAACCTCAGCGATTTCGGGCATGTTTTTAATGTATAATATCTTGTTTCTTATAGCCTTATTCTGCTTTTGAGGCTGTTTGGCATATCAATTTTCCAATAAAAATTGATACGATCTTTGCTTCTAAAAACGATTAATAATTCATTACACATATAAATACATACCTATAATACTAATCAAACATGCCTTACGGACTCATTCACAAAATCACTGGAAAGCGTAGTTTCACGCTGTTTATTAAAGATGAACTTATTGAATGCACAGTTTCGAGGAGAGCAATGGAAAGAATGACGGAGAAACTCCATGAAAAAATGGTTATCACATTTGATTTTGAAGAAGTAGACAGTAGCAATGATGATAATAATAAATCTAATGAAGCCGAGCCGCGTAAAATAGTGTATATTGATACGTATAATAAACCTATTTTGCTTGCAAGCGGGAATTCTAAGATTCATGATATTGCGAAGACTGAAATGGATGGAACAGGTATCAAGGTATTTACAAGATTAAGATCTAAGAAACATTGTCCTGCGATTTGTTTTGTTACATATACAGGAAAAGTATACGAGTATGATGATGTAAATTACCATAATCTGGATGAAATGAAATCCATGTGGGATAAAATTCGTAAAATTCATCACAGAGATATGGAGGATAGTTCGGCAGGAACTAGTCCAACTGTTTTAGAAGAAACTAAGAATATTAATATGCCGCGCGAGAATAATAATGATATTTTTAATAAAATTGTTTCACAAACAGCAACAGCAAAACAAATTAAGCATCAAATTGAAAATAGATTGAATGCAATTTATAATTCAGGAGCTGGTTATATTGAGCCAGTAAATAGTGCTAATCCAGTAGTTGCTCATGTAACCAATCCAGTGATTAATTCTGTCTCTAATTCTGTACCTAATCAGTCAATGAAAGGACTGCCACAGACATTGATTGATACATTTTCCAATTATGAAAAACAGATTAATAACTATGATGCTATCGTGCGTAATGCTAATCAGTCACAAAATAACCAACAACCTAATGATTACACTCAGGGGGAACTGGATGAGATCTGTATGCAGCAGAGACAAGGTTCAAATGTCACTGAAGGCAAGCCTCATTAAGCATATTATATGCAAAAAAATTGATGCGATAATTCTTATTATATACTCTTAATATAAACATTAATTACTATTATCTATAAATTAACCATGAGCCACAATGCATCTCAAAGTCAAAACAACCGCGTAACTGACGGTATCTCGGTTATGACATGCAAGGATGAACATGGAAACACTGTGATCGCGGGACCTGACCAGAGGCAGTCTGGTAATCCTGTATCATCTGTGCAAAATTTAAGCAATCATAATAGATTGGCTATGAGCGAATATTGGATGAATTATGAAAATATGCAGCAACAGAATCGTGCACAGAAAACACCATCTGCTCCAGCATTATCTCAGATCGAATCATCTGTTGTATCATCACAGCAACATAATATGGCATCCAGGCAAGATGATAACCATATTAATAATCCATCTATCAATCGATCTGACAATCAATCTAGTAACCAGATTAATAATCGATCTGATAATCAGGCAAGCCCGGTACAACACATTGAATTAATTAATACTAATAATGGAATGAATCTAGGTTCTGCAGATGAAATGCTAGAAAATCTTAAAAATATTGGTGCAAATATTATTAATGCTCGGAGTAATAGCGAGAAAATGAAATATATTGAGCTTGGAAATATTGCAAAGAGTAATATTCAGATTTATCTTAAACAATTAAAAGCTCAACTTGAAAATCCATCTCAATATCTAACTCAGGATGAAGCTGGAATCTCGGGGCTGTCATTTGACGAACAAATGAAATATTTTGATGCTCTTGAGAGACGTTGTTGCAGTGGAGATAAACCAAATATTGAAGATCATGTTAAGTTTTATATGCGTCTTTCAATGGTAGGTGATTCTATTCGCAAAATCTGTACCAATAATGCTATCATGGTAACTGAAAAGATTGTTATTTCTGAGAAGAAAAATAATGACCCGGATATTAAGTTTAACCGCAAAGATGAAAATGAAATTTCAAATAATAAAAATAATGAAAGAAATTCACAATCTGCTAATCGCACAAGTAATAATAATAACAGAGATTACCGCGATGCATACACAGTAACTGCAAAGGACTCTAAAAAGCAAAAACAGCGCGGTGGTAGCAATCATCAAGGAAATAACAATGGCCAATACGATTATGGTCGAGGCAATAACAATGGTAAGCACAATTATGGTCAAAGTAATAACAATGGAAATAACAATTATGGCCAAGGCAATAATAATGATTATCGCAATTATGGACAAAGTAATAATAATGGACAAAACAATTATGAGTCTAGTAATTATGCAAATAATCCCTACACAAATAACAATACTGGGTATCAATATGGAAACAATAATGGAACTCAGTACAGAAATCACTAATACAATAGGACAAATAAACTCTAAAAAACTGAAGGCGTATTCGCCTCATATTATTATATAATTGTGGTACAAGCAAGTATATAACTATCTATCAATCATGATGACATCGCGCAATCTCAATATAAATATTAAAAAACTAGGTCTTAGAATTGGTAAAGATGTCAAGAATGATGGTAATTGCTGGTATCATTCTATGGTATATTTAGGTTATGGGGAGAGTGCATCCAAATTTAGATCAGGGCTCGCTGAAATGATGTTTACCCTTGGATCGCATAAAGGCATCTTTCCAAATCAGCCGGATGTATCATTGCGTGATATATTTACAGTAACAGATGAAGTTGGTAAAGTTTTTGATTGTGAAACATCAAAAACAATTGATTATAATTATGATGCAATGTGCAGAGATATGAGGACTCCCGGATCATGGAATAGATTGCCAATGAATCTCATCATGCAATTTACAAGTCTAATATACAATATTGAATTTAGAATCGTAACAAATACTCTTAATCAAAAACCTTTAAAGGTTGTATGGAATGAATCTGGAACTTATACAAATTATGTCGATCTTGCAAAACTTGGAGAGGTACATTATCTACCACTTGAATATGATGATAGTGATACTGATACTGATACTGATAATGAAGTTTATGATGTAAGTGATTGTAGTATTGATACGAATATTTTTGATCTTAGTGATGACAATGATAATGCTAATATAGGTGATAATGATCATACAATTATATCAGAAGATGTTGTTGTGAATGATGATTAATATAAACTGCGCCAATATCGCATAGATAAATGTATACAATTACTTACATAGAAAAATATGAATCCAGGTACACAACCTACAATTGCAAATGAGAAATTGCAGAAAAAAGAGTCAGAAGAACCTAAATGCGAAAATAAACGTATTACATATGAGAGAAATGAACTCATGAATTTACGATATACGCATAATAATAGAGATTGTAATCTGTCATCATTGAATAAAGAACTATATGAAAATAGTACATACTCTGTGATTTTTAGAAAAGATTGAATAATAAACAATATTAAAGTAGGATATCACAACGAAATAATTTATTATAAACTATTAATAATAAATACAATATAAAATTCGTAACTTAAGTTATGAATCCAAATATATAAATTATTAAATTGTACTATTTGAAAACAATGAAAACAATTAAAACAGCCTTATATCAAAGTGAACCAGTATCAGAATATGTTCATGTAAAAAATTGAAATGGAAAGTTTATAATTAACCTGTATTAGTAAAACAAATTTGTTATAAACTGACAACCTTGCATAGAGAAATATCTACAAAGAGAAAACTTACATACCTAGACATGAATCCTAGCTCATCGTTGCCTGCTATTGCAAAAAAGATAATGAGTAATAAAGATTTACAGAAGATTACAACGACATATTCTGATATAATCGAAATTGAAAAGTTACAACAAAACAAATCAAATTTTAAATATGAACAAAAACATATTAAATATGAGCGAAATGAACTTATGTCTCTGCGACATATAATAAATAATTGGCAAAGTAATAATCGAATTAATAAATTAGTGTTAACTAACATTAATTATCATAATAAAACTAAATATTGCAATAATAAACTTGAATATTGCGATAAGGTTTTAACTACATCATACGATGTAGCATTTGTATTAGGAAATACTAAAAATGTTAATAATTTTTTAATTTTTTGGAATAACATTAACAATAGTTATATTAAAAAATCTATTGAAAATAATATTTATATTCTAAATAATCGTTTAGTTCATGTTAGTTTGATAGATTTCCTGACAAATATTAAAGTAACATCAGAAACAGCATTAATACTAAATGCTATCTATTTTGCGAATCCATCATTCTTTAATGATTATCTGACAGATTGCGCATTAAAAGATATGTCTATATTAATGTTTTTGAGTCATACAAAAACAAATGGAGATTTTGTCCTAACAATTCCAAATGAAAAATCTTTAAAAAATCAAATAACTGATATTTTATACAAACAATTATATATTCGTGAAAAAGAATTACAATTAAATGTTCATAATATCGGAAACTGTAATGCCCAGATAGTAATTATTAATGAAATTTTTTAATTTACATTTATATAGTAATACTGCAAGTGATATCCAACCAGACCTCAATTTGATATATACAATATAGTAAATGAGTCACATTTTTTTACTTAATCCAACAAAGAATAATTTGGAAAATATCTCTCAGATTATCCAGGATCAAATAAATAAGAACAATTTAGCATGCCAATATTTCGAACAATCAATGATAATTGTTAGTAATCAACTGCAAGATCTTGTAACTCTTACCAATGATTTTATTGGAAGAATTATAGAGAATTTTAGATTGCATATAATAACTCCAATTGCAAATCAAATACAGCAACATAGCAGCAAGAATTTACCAAGTTTAGAAATTCTCGGAAGATATGATTTTACCGATATCTCATCATATGGCGACGGAGTTATTGTAGCAAATATTGACGACGGAGTTTATAATAGTCATCCTGAATTTAAATCTCGATTTATCGGCCATTGGTTTGGTATTAATACCACAACTGGTAATGCTGAAGTAAGAACAGGTGATGGAGAATGGGTGAGTGAGCATGGCACTCATACAATGGGAACAATGTGTGGTACTAGTGTTGGATCTGCCACTAAGGCACAATTTACTTTCTTAAAATTATTTAATAGTAGCGGTGCTGATTTAATGGATATGTTCAAATTAGTTAATTTAGTTCTACAAAAATATATCGAGGATCCAGATACATATCCACTACCGCATGTTTTCAACTGTTCATTTGGTTCAGATATTCCTCAAGGAACACCTATAACCGATCCCACTTTACAAAATTATGCATATGCACTACAACATATGTATGATGCAGTGCGGCCATATGGTAGTATATTCTTATTTGCTGCAGGTAATTCTGCCTCAAATGGAAATCCTATTGAATTACCAGCCTTTTTTAATAACACTTTTAGTGTTGGTTCTGTTTCATTGCAAGGAAATGTATTTAAGCGTAGTACATTTAGCAGTTATGGTTCTTGTATTGAATCTGGCGATGATGAGATCGATAAAGTAAGTATTACCTGTCCAGTAATGGTTGCTCCTGGCGAATCTATTATATCTACTGTTCCTCCATTTTTCAGTCTAACTGGTTATGCAAAATTATCAGGAACATCAATGGCCACTCCCGCCATTGCTGGCATGATTGCATGTATGTTTTCATATCTAGTATCAAAAGGAATTAGTAGAACAGTTGCCGGAGGATATATATTTAAATGTCTGACTAATCCATCATCATATTTAACAGCTGCTAGTCAAACAGATATTGGTTATGGAATACTACAATTTTCTAATTTCTCTAAAATGCTAGTATCAACAATCTTATAAATATATTAAAATTAATAATTAATTTTAATAAATTATTCAGTTTTTGTCCAGACAAACAATGGCTGATAAGATAACTTTATCGAATCTGGACGAAAAGCATAAATTCCATCATAACTGCTATTTCCAAAAGTTTTTATAAAATTGTGCACCGATTGTACAATTCTAGCAGGAATATATTCACTTGTTTTAGAATCCAATTGCCATGTATCATTTATCATAATAGCTAAAACACCATTAACTCTTAGAGATTTCCAGGCCTTAAGTATCACTGGTTTTAGAAAACCATCTAACCATTCTTTTAATCCTGTGCCATAACGATGCGAACTTTGTTCTGTATCATCTGAATAAATCTCACTTGTAAAATATGGAGGACATGCAAATGCAAAATCATAAGTTCCTATTTTATCTAATAATTCTACATCCTCAAATGCATTATGATGTAGATCATAATTTCCATCTTTATCCAAATCATTAATCATAATTTTCCAATTCTCAACTACCTGTAAATTAGCATCTATTGCTGTTACTAACTTAAGTTTATTTATTGAGATATTATTATAAGCAGCCGCGGCAACAATTGATCCTCCCCACCCCCCACAAAAGAATAATACTTTCTCTGGACACCATTTGTTTAAAATCCAGAGAGTACAGCTTGGACTCAGTGCATCACAATCCCTCTTGTACACTAATCGCAATTCATTTGCTAATAATTCAGGTGTCATTGTTTTGTTCACAATAGCATCTAAATTTCTACATATCCATCGATAATTGTGACTATGATTATTATAAGCTGCCCAAGGGGAGATTCCGCATTGACGCCTGCATCTTGCTCTTAATCTCTCCTGATAATAATCTATTAAAGAATTATATTTAGTATTTTCTAAATTAAAAAACTCGTGGATAATTATATTACTATTTAACTGCAATGGTTGTAATAGTGTTTCAGGATTATTAGAATTATTAGGGCTATTTTCAGGAATTAACTCAGAATTACAAAAATGAGTAAATAATTGCATATATTGAGAATATGTCATGCGATCTCGAATATAAGGATACATAATATATTCTCGCGGATTATGAGAAATGGCATAAATTAATTCATTTCTTAATTTTCTTTCAGGATCATTGATATGTATCTTTTTCCCACGATCTTTCGCAATTTCAGAATATTTGGTAAGATTATGAGATGGCTCTAAATTAGTCATAAATTTACTATAGGTAAATATCTAAAGGCTTAGCTGTTTAGCTACTTTTAAACAAATTATTATAAATTCATGTCTATTAAATATTACTTATTTTATAGATTTATTGTATAAGATGACAGATAAACAATTAGATGTTAAATTTTACAGAGAAGTTCACCAAGATCTGCATATATTCAAAGATGCTGATAATCTGAATAGACATTGGACTGTGCATGGAAAAACAGAGAAACGATTAGCAAGCCAGGCTCATTTTTATGACATCTATCCTGATTTTGATATAAGTAGTTATCGATTAAATAATCCAAAAATTGCACTTTTATCTGATAATAAGATATTGCAATACTATCATGCAGACAGGTTAGTGCAAATTAATAAAATCAATGGAAATATGAAAAAAGTACTAATAGTCATGCACATTGGCAATGGTAATAATGATATTAATCAAACATCTTTAGCAATTTTAGAAAAAATGTTATTAATGTATTCTCCAAAATACAATATTGATGTATATATTAGTTATAATAAAGATTATGAAGAGATTGTTAAAAATTATTCTAATAAATTAATGAATATAACAAATATTAGTATTACTATTAACATGGAAGAGAATCTAGGAGCAGATTTATATCCATTTATAAAGTTATTAATTGCAAATGAACAAAAATATGATCTTGTTGTCAAGCTCCATTCTAAAACAATCTCACCATGGTCCATTGACTTAATCTCTGCAATTTATGACATCGATTACTTATTTTGGTATATGGATTCTAATCCAGGTGCAGGTATTATTGGTTCAGAAACATGGCAAATGCCACTTTATGCTATTGGTAATAATGAGTACATTAATGGAATTTATGAATTATTAAATAAACAATTTAATTTTACAAGGGATGAACGAGGATTTAATTATGCAAAAGAAATAGAAAGAGTTTATCAAAATACACCATTTAATTTATTACGATACATGAATTCTAATTATGATGCATTTGCATATTGTAAAAATTTAAATGATTTGGAAAAACATGCAAACAACTCTGTTAATTCTGGAGAAATTAGAAAAGGATGTGTTAATATAAATGAGTGCAATTTTATGAATTTTATTGCAGGAACTATTTTTGCAATTAGGGGGGATTTATTTTTAAAATATAAAGAAGAAATTAAAGCTTTTAATTATGTTATGGATTGTATGCGAAATAATGGAGAACAAGGATATGTAAGTGATAATAATGGAACAAAATTTACTTTTACGCATGCAAGTGAAAGAATAATTCAAGTTTTAGCATACAAATATGGTTATACTGTTAATGGGGTGGCCTCTAGAAATGTAAATCTTGGAATAAATCCAATAAGTTTATCAAAAAAAAGTAAAGAAATGGCATTAATATGTATTGAGAATCTCACAGATAGTGCACAAGATATCTTGAAGTTAGTTATAAAATTAAATAATTCTGGAAAATATGTGACTGTACTTAGTGGAGCTACAGGATCTCTTGAATCTGAATTTCAAAAGTATTCTAGAATTATTATATTTGATGGAATTGAAGAAATTAGTTTGAATAATCCAGTAACACCAGATGAAGCAATAGTTCTTATAAACAAAGTTCGTAAGGAAATTGAAACAATTAACCCCGTCATAGTATTTATAAAGGGTATTAAATATTCTAATTTGGTTTATGCTGCATATGATGCAAAGCGTACGATAGTGATGTATATTCCAGAATCAATCGATAATGGAAAGGAAATTATAGAATTTGCTAATAATGGAGGATTAATTGCTTTTGATTTTATGAATTATGTTAATTTATGTATTGCTCCAAATGATAATTTGCGAAATACAATTTCCACATGGACTAAAAATGTTTCTATTAGATTAAGAGGATTTAGGCCATCGTCTAAGAATGGAATTTCGGATACAATACTTTCGACTATTCCAAAATTAAATACACAAATTGTTCTAAATCTCAGAAGTAGTTTTAATTTATTCAGATACAAAAATACTCCGAATTTTGCACGTTATACAACTTATGGCATATTACAAGGAAATGTGCGAGATGTAAATAGCGCGGCAACAAAGTATTATAGCATTGGTATACAAAATAATCATATTATGTACAGATTACCAGTGATATGCAAAAAAACAATATTATTTGTATTACATGAAGGAAGTTTAACTGGTGCTCCTAAGGTTGGGTGTCTTATTGCAAATCATTTACAGAAATATTTTAATGTTATTATGCTATCAATGAATGGAGATAAGATTATTTCATCTTATTTATGGGAACATCCCCCAATTATTATTCAGCGTCGTAAAAATGAATTTGGTCTTTTACATTACTTAGAACGTTTAGAATTAGCCAGACAAATTATTAAAATTGTTTCGCCAGATTTAGTTTATGTTAATTCTACAGCAGCCCATGTATTTTATCATGCCGCAATGGGTACTAACATACCTACTATTTATAGTGTTCATGAAGGGCCAACTGGTATGGATGAACAATTGAAGGGATTTGTTTTCCCATTTGATAAATTCTTTAACAATTTACCATGTAAAGAATCTCTTTTTTATTCATGTAGTTTATTATGTACAAATTCATTATATGATATGATGGGTCTGTCAAGGGAAATTCCAATTAAGGAATTTCAAACTTTAGATATTAAGTCAGTTATTAATGATGGAAATGAAGTTTCCTTAATTATTTATAAAAGAACAAATAGATTACTAATTGGTATGGTAGGTTCTCGATCACATCGTAAAGGTTTTGATATCTTTATTGAAATTGCAAGACTTTTCCCTAATCACGATTTTATTTGGATTGGTGCAAAGGATATTACAGTATCATTATTTGGATTAAATAATATATTCTTAGTTGATTCTATTAAAAATCCATATAATATTATCAAACAATTTGATTACATGATCATTACATCTCGGGAAGATATGGCTCCATTAATAGTTACAGAAGCTGTTATGTTGAATATACCAGTTATTTTATGTAAACCAAATATTAGTTGTTGGGAATATTATGGTCAGTTAGGATGTGGGATTCTAGAAGAAGAATCCTCTGTTGAAACTTGGAAATATGTATTAGAAAATATTACTCAATATAAACCATTACAATATGACTTTAATTTACTAAATAAATACTCTATCGAAAATATAGCTGAAAATATTAGTAATGATATTGCTAGATTAACCGGTGGATTTATTTCTGGCAAACTCAGTAAATATTATGATCATATTTTAACTGGAACAACAATTTATAATCATTTCGAAGTAACAAATATCATTAATGATTTTTGTATTCAAAAACCTATTATGAGTGCATTTGATCATATGAAATATGTTGCTAAGTATCAAGAACTTATTACAGGTGGATTAACAACTGCTGCTCAATTATGCGATCATTATAGAAATATAGGTTATCTTACTAGAAATTGTAATACTTATGATTGGAAATTATATCTGAGTCAGAATCCTGGATTATTAAAAGATTTTATAGATTCTGCTGAAATGGTTAATATGAAAATTAAGGATGTTGCATGCAATATAAAATTTAATGTTAAAGCATATTTAGAAAACAATATTGATCTACAAAAAGCTAATTTCTCTGAAAAGGACGCACTCGAGCATTGGAAAAAATATGGAGTAAATGAAGGTAGAAGTTGCGCACAGCTTTAAAATATTATAAATAATTGATATACAAGTTTATTATAATAGTCATGTTATCAATAAATAGTAAACATGACAAATATTATTAATAACTCAAGCAATAAAGAATGGTATAATGAAAATGGAGAATTACATCGTGATAATGATTTACATGCCATTGAATATATCGATGGAAGTAAAGAATGGTGGATAAATGGACAAATACATCGTGATAATGGTTTACCTACATTTGAAGGCGCAGATGGAACTAAATGTTGGTATGTAAATGGAAAACGTCATCGAGATAATGATTTACCAGCAATTGAATTTGCAGATGGATTTAAACAGTGGTATGTTGATAATAAATGTCATCGCCTTAGAGGTTTACCTGCTATTGAACATATATATGGAAATGAATGGTGGATTTATGATAAACATTATACATATGAACAAGTAATTAATTATTACAAAATCTTAACAAGATTTGGCAGATATTGTCTCAAGAAAATTAGAATGAGAAAACTAAGAAGAGTGAGACAAATTCACAATGAACTATTATGCATGCCAGTAAAAGGTAGTTATCCAGGAGGTCAGGATTATCATAAAATGGTTAATTATTTTATGAGTATGTAAAAATTGAAATGTATTATGTTTGAATAAAATGCTATTAATAATAAGTTAATAGCAATAGAAAGAAGTACACCTCAGTAAAACCTTTTGAATCAAAATAAAATGACATGCGAAACTGACAAATTTGGAAATAAAAGACGGTATAATGCAAAAGGGGAACTACATCGCGATAATGATTTACCAGCAGCTGTATTTATAAATGGTGACAAAGAATGGTATGTAAATGGAGAATTGCATCGTGATAATAATTTACCTGCAATTAAATTTGCAAATGGTAGTAAATATTGGTATGTAAATGGAAAATTGCATAGAGATAATGATTTACCTGCTATCGAATATGCAAATGGTGATAATAAATGGCAAATAAATGGAAAATTACATAGAGATAATGATTTACCTGCTATCGAATATGCAAATGGTGATAAAGAATGGTATGTAAATGGAAAATGTCATCGAGATAATGATTTACCAACGATCGAATATGCAGATGGTGATAATAAATGGCAAATAAATGGAAAATTGCATAGAGATAATGATTTACCTGCGATCGAATATGCAAATGGAGATAATGAATGGCGAATAGATGGAAAGCAGCATCGTCTCAATGGTTTACCTGCTATTGAATATTCTGATGGAATAAAATATTGGTACATCAATAATAAAAATTATACTTATAAGCAAGTATGTACTTATTATCAAATCTTGAAAAACTTTGGTAGATATTGTCTGAAGAAAATTAGAATGAGAAAACTAAGAAGAGTAAGATGGATTCATGGAGAATTGTTATGCATGCCCCCTAAAGGTAGTTATCCTGGCGGTCAAGATTATCATCAGATGGTAAGTTATTTTATGAATATGTAAAAATTGATTGTTATATTACTTGATTAAACTGTATTAATAAGTTAATATAAGTACAGTCAGGCAAGTACATTCTTGCAAATCTAAGCAAAATGACAATGGAAACTGATAAGTATGGTGCAAAAAGTTGCCATGTAAGTGGAAAACTACATCGAGATAATGATTTACCTGCCATTGAATTATCATGTGGAAGTAAATTTTGGTATGTAAATGGAAAATGTGATCGAGATAATGATTTACCTGCAAAAATATGGGCAAATGGTGGTAAGGAATGGTGGCTAAATGGAAAACGTCACCGCAATAATGATTTGCCTGCCATTGAATATGCAAGTGGTGGTAAGGAATGGTGGATAAATGATAAATTGCATCGTGATAATGATTTACCTGCATTTGAAAACATAGGTGGCTATAAAGCATGGTATATAAATGGTAAGTTGCATCGCCTCGGAGGTTTGCATGCAGTTGATAATGTAGATAGTAAAGAATGGTACATTTATGGAAAACAATATACATATTATCAAGTATGTAATTATTACAAAATCTTTGGAGGATTTGGTAGACAATGTCTCAAGAAAATTAGAATGAGAAAACTAAGACGTCTAAGATGGATTCATGGATAACTGTTATGCATGCCGCTAAAAGGCAGTTATCCAGGTGGCCAAGATTACCATAAAATGGTAAGTTATTTTATGAGTATGTAAATAAATATTTAATTATGGAAAAATTTAGGCATTGTTAATTTAATTGGCATTAGATTTCCAAGTGTTTCTAAGAAAGAATTTCCCATTGGAAGAAGTAGACCATTTCGTAATCTATGCTGGTATTCATCTAAATGTGAATATCCTGATTTTCCTAAAACAATATCTATTATTTTTCTATGATCATAAATTGTGAAACCCCATCGAAAATGTGGATAAATTTTTAATAATTCTGTTCTAATTGGAAAAGTACAATTTGTTAATCTGCAAAAATCTGAAAAGATCATAAATGCATGTGATTGCGCACTATCTATTTTTTTATTACTGATAACTTGACACCCATCAACTAGTTTAGTAATATATAATAATGTTTCATCAGAATTAAAATAAATAATACTTATATCTCCTGGTAATGAAATTGGTTTATCTAATAAATAAATATTCTTAATATCATTATGTTTATCGCAAATGTTTATAATAGATGGAATTTTTAATATATTTGCAGCATTAATCCAACTTAAACCAAATGCTGATGATGAATATACTGCATCTGGTTGAATAATTTTTATTACGCTTGTTGCTAGATTAAAATCACTTTTATATCTTTCACCCAACGTCCCTTTATTAAATACATCATTACTAATCTCAATTGGTGGATTCTCCCATGGCAATATGGCTACCTTTTCAATGTTATCTCCAATTGGTAACAATACTGTAATTACATTAAACTGTATTTGTAATTCTTGTGCAATTCTAAAATGTAACCATTCAGCATTACTTGCAATAACAAATAATAAAATTTTCTTACATAAGATTGGTTTGCGCCAAGGAGTTCTATTTTCCAAGATACCATATTGATAGTAATGTTCTGCAAGTGCTGGTAAAGTAATTATACCACCTCTAATTAGATCTTGATGGATTGCTCCATATGAAATAAATCTTGATAATGACACTCCCTCCCAACCTCTTGGTAAATTTATAGATTCTGGAAATTGTGACAATTCAGAAAAACTTACTATTGTATTAATAATATTATCATATGTATCTAATTTAATTCTTGTTGGATTATATTGTTGTCTATTCCATTTTGTAAAGATTTCACTTATTCCATTTTCCTCAAATAGTAAGATATCAACATATTCGATAAAATCATATGTTATTAGAGATTGTAAATCATACATATTTATTAATTGTTCTTGACTATTTTTAGGATCTCTCATAATAACTCGATGTTTAACCATTTGTTCTGAAATAGTTTTAGCAGCATAAATTGCATAAGTACATGTTAAATCATGTATATAAACATCACATTCTTGTAACTGAATTAAGATATTAATACATGTATTATAAGATTCTAAAAACAAATCTACTGAATTATTAGTTTTTTGTAGTACAATAATTTCAACCATAGGAATAGTTTTAAAATACTCATATACACTTTCATGTGGCTTATTATTTAACAGAATAGTAATTGCATAATCATAAAATAATAAGCCATCTATTGTCTTATATAATAAATCATCATTTCCTTTAGTATCAATTGAATTTGCGCATACTAATATACGCATACTCTTGTTTATTTTTACTATTTTAGAAATAATTGGGATTTGGAGCGATACTGGAATCGATGAAATTCCATCTACTACATAACCAAATCGATATGCTAAAACTTGTACAATGCGTTCAGTTGCATGCGTATATGTAAATTGTGCACCATTTGCATCACTCACATAACCTTTTTCTCCAGATTTTATAATATTATCCATTAAATATTTAAATCCAGCTTTACATTCTTTCTTATATTTTGTAAATAATGAACCCCGCATTGCAAAAATAGTACCTCCAATAAATTTTGTAACATCGGGCCCTAATTTATTGAGATCATATGCCCCCTGTGCATATAAATTATTATGAATATTTTTACTATGATCATTATTTGTGCACAAAGCAGTTCTATTATAAAACTCTTTAATATCATTACATACAAAACTATTGAGATCAATATCTCGAGAATTTATTGTTGTTTTTAGTATTAGTGGCTGAGACGATAAAATATCATTGTAATTCATTAAAAAGTTTTTAGAAAGAATATTATGTACCTTATAAGCGTACATTGGAAACATAAATGTATAAGTTGGTAAAAGCCATGATTTAGCCCCAACAATTCCTGCATTTTTATGTTCATCGAAATATTTTAATAGTTGATCAATATCTAATATTGGCTGTAATAGCTCTAATGACCAAACTGGGACTGTTTTTGAATGTAATTTTATAATAAGATCATATTCTTTATCATTCTGTTCAGATGTTAAAAGTTCTAAAAATGGATAAAGATCTGCTCCATGATTTTCAACAGATTGTATTTTCTTTTTGCATGATTCTGGAAATTCTCCAATACGATCTCGTAAATTATCCCATAAAATTGCAGAAACAGTAATATGGAGATCAAAATTATATTTTGCCTCATGGCGTGTTACTAGACGTCTAATTATTTCAAAATATGTTAAATTAATAGAATCTTTTGAATTCCCTATATGGAGAACTATTAAGATTTCTGGTTTTTGTTGAATTTCTGCCATAATGTCTTTATGCTATTATATACTAGTATAATAGCATCAATGTATTAAATTAAGTATTTTAACTTTATTTATTATCTTTAATATCCTCGCTATTTTCATTATCCTCACTATCCTCACTATTTTCATTATCCTCACTATCCTCACTATCTCCATTATCCTCATCCTCACTATCACTATTTTGATTATCTGGTTCAGTTACAAAACTTGCTTTAATATATTTAGTCATTTCATCCACATTAGAACCAATGCATTTATCTACTCCAAGTTGTTGAATAAATCCAGTATTAGGACATATAATTGATCGTTTTGATCTCATGAATTCAAATAGATTTACATGATCATGTTTAAAACCTATATGTATTAAATATGCCATAACTACAGCAGCACTCCGAGAAATACCAAGATCACAGTGTACTAAGACACTTTGTTTTTTACTATGATATTGTTTAATTAAGTGATTAATTCTTGGAAACCATTTTGTAATATCTCCATCTGATAAATATTTGCTATCAAACATATCAATTACTAATTCTCTAATGCGGAGATGTTTCTTACCCCATACAGTGTATAAATTATTTTGATAATTATCACAGCGGTAGCGATTTGGCATTCCTTCATGTCCAGGTGTTCTTAAGCGCATAATGCAGCGAATATTTGTTCCTTGGAAAGTTTTATAACATCCTAAACTTGAAATAGATCCGATATAGAGATTTGGGATAATAAGATTAACACTCTTAACTTCTTTTAGAAATTTTTGATATATAGGATCATTATTAACACTACTTATAACATCATTCAAATCACATTCGCCATACAATTTCATTTTATCCATAAGTTTTTTTTGGAACCATGCCAATTGACGAATAAAACTATCATTTACAGCAGTTAATAGCCATACCTTTTCGAGAGTATCAATATGATCTTTTAACTTAATAAATTCAGAATTTCTTGCATTCCATATGCGATAAGCTAATATTATAAATGGTGAACATGAACTGCCAGATTTACAACATATTAATACTTTTTTATTTGTTGAGATTGCATCATTGATTTTCATTATAAAGTGTGGTAGAATATTTAATATTTTTGTATCTGTACTTTCGGCATCATTAATATAATATTCATATAAATCCAATCCATTAGGAGAAATTGCATGAGTAAAATCTATTTTAAATCCATCAGAATTTGAATATCTGTGATTAGTGATAGATTCTAAATCTGAAATATCTAATGGATATTTTAGAGAATTTTTAAATTCTAAATGTAATGTTTTAGAAATTCTGCTATCACCTATTAATAATATTACTTTAATATTATTTTCGCAAATAACATCAATTGTCAAATCTCTACTAAGCTTTCCAATAAATATCCCATTTTCAAGTTCCTTCAAAGATGTCATGATTCAATCAAATAACTAGTTATTAACATATTAATTTGAATAGGTTAAAATAATGATATCAATTTTTTATAACACTACAGCCACCAGCAAACACATTCAATTCAACATTTAGTATCTCCCGATACCATATTTTAGAATCATTGCATGCACGTATTTCAATTAATCTAGGACAATTATTAGTATCATTATGATAAATAAGTTGAGGTGTAAAAAGATTTTTTGTAATTATTCCTTTTCGAAATCGAATAAGATAATATGTATGGATAACAGATTTATTATTAACTGTATATTTACTAATATTAGAAAAGACATCCGATGTATCATTGGCGATAAATTTAAGTTTCTTTAAAAAATCAGTATAACCTTCATCATGTAGTACAAGGCCGATACAATTTGTTTTTAGTCTAATAATATAATTATTTGTAACATTGCAAAGTGTTAATTGTATTTTTTTTGTAAGTATAACAGTTGGAATAAATAGTTTGAGATTATAAAGAGCATCATTAGTTTTCTTAATAACATCAACATCAGTGATTTTATGATATGGTGATATTCCACAATGTCCATTAATTAAAAGTCTTGGTTCTCTTCCATTAAATGTTTTATATATTGATAATTTCCATTTGCATCTAATATAAAAATCAGAAAATGGAATATTTTTAATTGGAAATGCTAGAAATTCAATAATATTTACATACACTTCTCCAACATCTGCGAGATTGCCATCTTTTATGATAGTTGGCTGTATTGATCTTATTAGTTGTAAATCGCTCCCAGTATATCTAATTGAAATATTAAGTCCAATATTTATTTCAAAATATTCTAATTCATCTAAGAGTTCATTATACTGGAGATTATTTGGATTTGGAATGCAGAGTTCAAGGCAAGTAATACTTACTAATTTAGTTGATTTGAGACAAAATATAAACTTATTAGGAAAGTTATATAATTTTGAACTTAGTGGCAATGAGACAAAATCGTTAATTGGATAGCTTTTGGCAATAATCGGCTCTAATGGACGATCTGTCGCACTTTTTGATATACAGCCTCCCATGGCTTAGTTCTGATAATAGCATCATTAGTACTTAAGCTTCTTTATTATACATCAATTTTTAGGCATTGATATGCTTAATAATTCAATAAAAATTGATCGATTAATTTCTACTAATTAATGGGTAGTTTAATATATTAACACAGCACAAATTCAATATATCATGACCTCAATTTCAAACGACAATCTAAATAGCATGAGTAATGAGACAACTGATTCAATTGTATCAGAGAATAATAAATTAAATGCGCCAGAGGATAATGAATTAAATGTACCAGAGGATAATGAATTAAATGCGCCAGAGGATAATGAATTAAATGCGCCAGAGGATAATAAATTAAATGCGCCAGAGGATAATGAATTAAATGCGCCAGAGGATAATGAATTAAATGCGCCAGAGGATAATGGATTAAATGTACCAGAGGATAATAAGTTATCTGATGATGTAAATAATATTTCCTCAAATGTAGTATATTATATTACATTTCCATTCAGATTATTAATAAATATATATTATCTATTGGTAAAAATTATTAATCCTGAAAAACTTGAACAAAATATTCAGACTAATAACCAAGAAAATGTATTAAATGATGACCTTAATGATAAATTATCAAAAGATGCAATTGCTAAAATTGATCAAAATTATAGCATTACTTGTGCTAATTATAATAATCTTGAGAAAACTATTGAGGAAAAATTTCAATTAATGAATAATGATTTTGCGCGAAAATTAGAATCATTTACAAATGAGTTTCATAATATTAAAAGGGCAGGAAATATGAATCATAACTTGCGATCTGATCTTAATCATATATTATGTGAAACTGATAGGGAAACAACTGATAAATTTAAGAAGATTGACCAGGCAATTAATATCACTTATGCTAGTTATCAAAAACTTGAGAAAACTATGGAGGAAAATATTAAAACTTACAGTGATCTGAATGTTGAACTTACGAATAAACTAGAATCGTGTATTAATGCTATTAGTATTATTGAGCCCGGAATGCAAAGATATGAGAGTGATATTGCATCTCTTAGAGCTGAAATAGATAACATTGGTGAAAAGAAATCTCAAGCATCTGATCAGGGAAATATCATGGTTTCTAGTATTTCAAATGTTGAACTTGCACAAAAATTAGAATTATGTATTAATGAAATCAATGATATTAGGACAATCGTAAATGATAAACATAATAAATTAATAGAACAACGCTCTAATGATAAAAAACATACTGTAGATACTATTAAGAATCTATTAGATAATAATCATTCTAACTATCAGAAATATACAACTGAAATTACTGCTTTAAAATCTTTAATTGAGACTATACAAGAGAACAAACAGCAATCTGTAGCTAATATTGATGAGGAATCTAAAAAGCCTGATGAATTTCAACTACAGGTTGCCAAAAGATTTAATAATCTCTGCACTAAACTGACAGATGCTAATAATCGCCTCGAATCTAATTTCAATGATTTTGTTACAATGAGAGGCCATACAAAAAATGCAATTTCACAGGTGACAGTTATGACAAAAAACTTAGATGCAGGATTGCGTAAAATCGCAGAGACAGACTCTAGCAATTTTAATAAAATTACATCTCAATTACAACTGAACGAACAACAACACAAAGAATTAGCTCATAGGCTTAATGTGTTAGGAGATACTGTCAAATCTAACATGAACATGCCTGATAAAATCCGAAATGAGATCAAAGAATATAATATCAATGTACAGGCACTTATCAACACATCTAAAAATGATTATAAGGCTTTATTAATTGCTCATGCTAAACAACAAGATGTTCTTAATGAGTTATTTACTGATCGTATTACTGAGAATAGCGATCGTCTTACTAAAATCTCTAAACTAAATGATGAGGTAATTGCGCTTAGAGCAATGTTAACAGCAGTCTCTGGTCCATATAGCGCTATGGAATCTAGACTAAATGCATGTATTAAAAAGTTTAATGAACTTGATGATGCTTTTGGAGTCATTGAAAGTAATTTTGGGAACGCTCGCAAGCGATTAGATAATCTAGAATCTAATAAATCTCCTAGTAATTCTAATAAGAAATCTCATAAATTAGCTAATATGATGAAGCAACTTTCTATTTCCCCACCATCATCTGGAACAGATTATAATTCTAGTTCTGATGAGGAGGATAGTCCTAAGCAAGTTAAGAAATCAACAGCTAAGAAACATGTAGCTGATTCTGATGAGGAGGATAATAAGAAGTCTAAGAGATCTACATCTAAGAAACATGTAGCTGATTTTGATGAGGAGGGCAGTCCTAAGCAGATCAAGAAATCAACAGCTAAGAAACATGTAGCTGATTCTGATGAGGAGGATAATAAGAAGTCTAAGAGATCTACATCTAAGAAGCGCGAATCAAGTTCCTATCAGGATAATGGACCTAAACAGGTTAAGAAAGCAACTGCGCAGAAAAAGAAAGCTGCAACAAGCAAAAGCAGTAGGCGCTAAATATTAATATATAAATAATTTATTTATTATTTATAAAATTTATATTAATTAAGCAAAATAAAATCCGTGTTTTAATTCAATGCGCAAATGTTCAATGAATAGAATTTCAGGAGCTTTTTCAATTTCCATTAAATGAATTTTACCTTTACGCATATGACATTTTTCTCCATGACATTCATCACATAAATCGTATTCAGAACATTCTTGGCATACCCATCGTGTTCCAATTATAGGAGTCATATTGCAGCCATCGCAAATAATATCAGTATGTACAGGTTCTGCAGTGAGTGCATTTTTATTATATTCATCGCGCAAAATTAAATAATTTTGTATAGTCATATTTACAAAATCCACACCTACTCTAAAATGTTCATCAAAAATCACAGTAGCTATTTTAAGATAATAATCAGATTCTGGATTACAATTTACAATAACATATGCCCCATAAGCAGCCATATAAGATCCATTTTCAATCATATCAAATGGTACCCATTCACAAATATTTGTAAATTGACGATTATATACAATAAACTTATCCTGTAAATCATTCAGACGCATGCCATTAAGTTGAACTAGATCTGTCCAAGGGCAGTTAGCAATAGTGCCATTATGTTCTTTAATACCAAACCATTTTTCAGCAACTTGGATATATCTTGCATCTGTTATACATTTTGGCAATGTAAGAGGCACCATGTTACAAGAAAACCCAGCACCTTTTCCTTCCGGATCATGATAAACTGTTGATGTTTTAGATGTATTAATTTTAATTAAATTATTTTTATTGATGTATCTGTACTTAGTATTATTAAGAGACGTACAATGACGCATGCATATATTACTTTGACGATTATCATCATAATGCCATCCTTGACCAAGATCAAATGAAATACATTTTTCTGATTTACTTTTATATTCACATTGTTTATTTCGAATTGGTAAATCATTTTGATTTAATTTGCAAGGAGAACAAATATTATAATGCGGCATACCTATATCGCTTCCATTATAAACTTCTTCTACATTATCAAGGGATTTCTCACAGATGTCGCATACAATACCACTAAATATCTGACGAATAGGCGCACTATGGTTTTTGTAAAACTTAGCTATCCAATCTTTTACTTTTGTGGTCATTTCTAATTAAAGTAAAGAGGAAAATTATAATATTTGAGTAAATGTACATTTATTCAAATTTGCGATCTCTGTCTGCATTACGCTCAATCTGGCGCATTTTCTTATTAGCACGTCTTTCGGTTGCTAGCGCCTCTCGAGCAGCAATAATTTCTTCAGTTGTCAAGTTAGAATTATTATTAGAATTAGATGTTAATTTTTCTTTATAACTAGATGACTTTTGGACTTTGTTACTAATATCATTATCATTTGTCTGTTCAATGGCACTCATATTGTTTAGTGTATTAATATGCTATTTAATTGCTAATAAAGCAACTGGTATCAATTTTTTGATATGATTAATATATAAAATAATATGTTGCTATTATCAACCTTGTTTATTTCTTATTCTTCTTAGATTTTTTACTAGATTTATTATCCTTTGATTTTTTCTCATCAGAATTATCCTTCTTATCTTTCTTCTTATCCTTTAATTTCTTATCTTTTTTATTGTCCTTTGATTTCTTATCTTTCGATTTATGCTTATCATCCTCAGATTCTGAATCAGAATTTACATAAGCCTTCTTACCTTTTGACTTCTTCTTATCAGATCCAGGTTCAGATTCTGAATCATCATTCTTAGAGGATTTTTTATCTTTTGATTTCTTCTTATCATGCTCAGATTCTGACTCTGAACCAGTATCATTATTCTTAGAGGATTTCTTTTTATCTGATTCTGAATTATTTGATGAACTACTATTAAGTATTTTATTTCTAGCATCCCGCTCTTTCCTTCTTCTTGAATTGTGACGAGAACGATCACTTGCACTTGATGATGAGGAGGATGATGAACTACTATTCTTCTTTACAATTACATCATTGGTGATAACTTGTTGCGAACTCAATTTCTGCTCAAGTTTATTGATGCGACCATTTAGCAGAGAAATATGCTGATTGAACATATTTGAGTCTTTCATTAATTGATTTATTTGATCCTTCATTGCTGATAAAGGATCCCAGTTACCATTATTCTCTTGTGGATCTTTTCTAGGAGGACATCTTAGATCAGTACGATCAATAAGACTAACTCCTGGGCGATGATGAGTATAATCTACCTCCTCACTGTCATTTGCTTGGCGATTCATTGTAGTTATCTGTTGGCTGCTATGTACTATTAAGATAATGTCTACTTAATTAGGTCAATTATGGTATCAATTTTTATAAGAAATTCTTAATAAACTCTATTAAGAATGTTGTTTTTAATCATATTAATTGCATTTTTTGATGTCAATATCGTCCAATATGAGGACTCTTATCAGTTAATAGTGCATTAATTGATGTTCTCACTAAATGAGTTCTTGATGCAATTTTCTCACTATACATGATTTCATGTAATTGCAACTGTGATTTATTCATTGCACAAATACATGACCAGCATGGTTTAGAATTAGAAATAGTACCATCCGCTGCAATTCGCCATACAATTAATCTTAGTTTTCTATTGCCATTTTTATTATTAATAGCACATTTCTTATACTTCTTAATTACATCGACCTCGGCATGCCGAGAATTATTATTCATACCTGTGGCAACTACCTTCAATACGCCATTTGTAACCTTCAACCAAGGTAGCGACGTGACGCATAACATCTACTTTATGGTTATTAGGAGTCATCTTGATGCGCTTATTAGTGTAGTAGTCTATCATCTCTGCTAAATTGCGAAAGCTCATGGTGTTGTTTTGGTTGTGCTTGTGCTAATGTGTGTGGAATTTATTCCTTAATATTAATACAATAAAGCTTTCTAAACAGTTAATAAATTCAATTTTTTTATTAATATATTGTTCAAGTTTTAATACAAAATAAGTAACAAATATTACTTAATTTAAAAATCATCTTATTTATTACGCCGCTTTTGATTCACCCATCGCCCAATATGAGGATTCTTGTCAGTTAATAGAGCATTAATAGATGATCTCACTAAATGAGTTCTTAATGCAATTTTCTCACTATACATAATTTCATGCAATGGCAACTGTGATTTATTCATTGCGCAAATACATGACCAGCATGGTTTAGAATTAGAAACAGTGCCATCTGGGGCAATTCTCCATACAATTAATCGTAGTTTTCTATTACCATTCTTATTATTTATAGCACATTTCTTATACTTCTTTATTACATCGACCTCTGCGTGCCGGAAATTATTATTCATACCTACTGCTGCTACCTTTGATACGCCATTTATATCCTTCAACTAAGGTAGCGACATGACGCATCTCATCCCCCTTATGGCCAGCAGGAGTCATCTCGATGCGCTTAGTAGTGTAATGGGCTATCATCTCTGCTAAATTGCGAAAACTCATTGTGTGCTTGTACTTGTATGAGAAATTGATTTCTTAATATTACTACAATAAAGCTTTTTAAACAGTTAATAAGATCAATTTTTTCATTGAAAAAATTGATAAGAAAATCTCTAGCATTAGCCATATATTAAAGAATATTTAATTGAGAAGATTAACTTTAAATAATCACAAAATGGCAAAAACGGAGTATGTTAGATACATCAATGGAAAATGGACTCCATGCAAAAAACCTTTCATAACATTATCAAATGCAGGTGGTAGAATCGAAACAATAAATGACGATGGTCATTTTCATAGTTTTGATGATAAGCCATCAATTGTAGAAGATAGCGGACAATGCGAGTGGCATCAAAATGGCGATTTACATAGAGATGGAGATAAACCGGCATTAATCAATCATAATACTAAAAAATGGTATTGTAATGGATTGTTACATCGAGAAAATAATCTACCAGCATCTGTTTCTATTTATGGAGAGGAATGGTTTAAAATGGGTGTTCGGCATCGAGATGATGATGGCCCTGCTATTATTAGAAAAAATGGTGACAAAGAATGGTGGATTAATGGAATAATAAATCAGGATGATGATCATTTTTCATCATTTGATCGATCATCTAAAACAAAGTTTTGGACTAAAGAGGGTCAAAAACATCGTGATGGAGATTTACCCGCAATTATAAATAATAATTATACTATTTGGATGCAGAATGGTAAAATTCATAGAGATGGAATAAGACCAGCCTATATTGCGTATCCGACTTATGTTAATCAAGTAGTATTAATAAATGGATATGAGCACTATTTTAAAAATAATAAAAGGATATCATTTGAAGAATTAGTATTAACAGGTCGTAAAATATTACGATTCATGAAATATGCTGTACTGCGTCTTAAATTGTATAAATTAGTAACAAAAAAAAGGTTGTGTTCAGCTATAACATATCTACCACCATCTGGTATTTTTCCAGGAGGGGATGATTATCGAAAAGCTTGTGAAAGATTCAGTAATAATACTGTTGAAAAAGATTGAAAGCATTTCTATAATCACGATTATTCTATTAAGTATCACAATATCTTATAACAAAAGTATTAACACAATCATGAGCCTTATGCCTCCTCCATTTACTTATGCCAATGGGAAAACAGAATGGCATGATGAGAAAGGATTATTACATCAAGAAAACAAACGTCTGCCTGCCGTAATCCATGATAACGGAACAAGAGAATGGTTTGTGCATGGAAAAAGGCATCGCGACAATGATCTACCTGCCATCGTACAAAATACTGGGGCGAGGTTTTGGTATCAAAATGGATTAATTCACAGAGATGGAGAGAAACCAGCAATTGTATGCAAAGATGGCTTACGAATGTGGTACAAGAATGGTAAATTATTATTTGATGATGCTAATCCAACAACTATTACAAGTACAGGTGATAAAACATGGATGCATAATGGTATGATTCATAGAGAAAATGATAAGCCTGCAATTATTTATAATAATGGTGAGATGCGATGGTATATTCGCGATAGTTTGCATAGAGATGGAGATGAGCCTGCAATAATATCTCCAGTTGAGGGGCGCCGAGAATGGTATAAGAATGGTAAATTACACAGAGATGGAGATCAGCCAGCAATTAGTTGTCCTTGCTGTTGTAGAAAATGGTATAAGAATGGAAAGCTCCATCGTGATAATTATAGGCCAGCGGGTGTCCGTAAAAATGGACAATGTGTATGGTTTGAACATGGTAAACTATTATTTGATAATCATAATCCAACTATTATTTTGCCAAATGGTAGATTAGAATGGAGAGATGCTAATGGTAACATGCATAGAGATGGTGATCTCCCAGCAATGATCGATTTAGGTAAAGAATCTATTGAGTGGAGAAAGAGAGGATTATTGCATCGCGAGAATGATAAGCCTGCGCGTGTATTTACTGATGGAACAAAGATATGGTTCAAAAAAGGTAAATGTCATAGAGATAATGATCTACCTGCAGTAATTAAGGCGGATGGTACATGTGTATGGTTTCAAAATGGTAGGCCATTTAGACTTAATGGTAAGCCTACTTTTATTGCTGGTACTATTAAAACTGATAAAACTAATAAAATTTAATATAATTAATCTGAAAAATTGATTGTTATGTTATATAATTACAAATTTAAGATATAATTAATAATACACAAGCAGTACAATACTAACACGATGTTTCATAAAATTAAGAGAAATGATAATGGTAAAAAAGAATGGTATAATGCAAATGGAAAATTGCATCGTCTCGGGGGGTTACCTGCCATTGAAAATGCAGTTGATGGCGATGAATGGTGGATTAATGATAAAGAATATACATATAAACAAGTAATTAATTATTACAAAATCTTAAAAAACTTCGGTAGATATTGCCTTAGAAAGATTAGAATGAGAAAACTAAGACGTCTAAGGTGGATACATGGAGAACTATTATGTATGCCCTCTAAAGAAAGTTATCCAGGTGGCCAGGATTATCATCAAATGGTAAGTTATTTTATGAGTATGTAAAAAATTGATTTCTAGTCTGCTTGACATGGCTATAATTATTGCTATTTTTTACAGCCTCCATAAAACCGAAACGTTTGCGCATCTCATCACACATTCTCTCGCACAATCTCAGCACACATTCCATTGCACAACATGAGCAATCATATCAATACAATGGACATCGTAAAAAATAAAAATGATGATCCGTGTATTCTATACAATAGAATGCTAGATCCTATTCGTGATTACAATTCATTAAAATCTATTATTTTTAATAATAAAATAATGGTACCGATTACTCTTAATCAAACTCCTGTTAAAATATCACTAGCATTGAGATTAAGAAAATCGTTGATAAAATCACTACGAAATCTTGTGATGTCTCATGTAATAAACGAATTTATATTAAATGAATTTAAATTAATATCGCCAAATAATAAAATTAAATATTTACAATATATCGAATATAAGAAATGTTCTATATTAATGTGTTCAATGAACTTAAGTGAAAGCTTTATGCTTGCAGAACATTATGAAATGCTAATGCAGACTGATGGCAATATTGATGCAATATTACATAATGACATCATATCAGTATTATCCAGTTTCAAAAAATCATGAAGATAGTATAGAATTAAGTAATATATATATGCATATTCGACAAATGGATATGTTTAACTTATATAATAATTATGATAAAATTTATAAATGTGAAATTGATATGCCGGAAAATCCAGAGATATATATTTTTGACATTGATCATGATAAGCTTAATGCACTTGCAATGAATTTTATTGAATATTCTGATAATGAAAATAAGAAATTTTTTATTAAAATTTCTTATGAAATATCCACTGGATTAAAACTATTCGCTAAATTGTCTATTAATTCTAATATAAATTATAAGTATGAAGTTTACTCATTTCTTAGTGGAATTAAACCTTTTACTCAATCGGGTATTATTGATAAAGCTGAATTGTCATTTCAGCAGGCGATAAGTAAATTTAATAATGCACTAAATAAAGAAATGATTTCAAATTCTTATGAAATTATAGATCAAATTGATGGAAGGAATATAAATATTCAAAGCTTTTTGCACTATCGAGTACAGCTAATTTTAGCAGAATCATTTTATAATAACAAATATGAAAAATCAAAATTTAATCATAATTTGCACGATGATATTGAATTAATGAGCGATCTTTATAGTTATGCACTAATATTAATAAATAAATTTAGTGAGCGCGCAATTAAAGATTTCCATATGAGAACTTTATATGCATTATCACTTGAAACAACTGATTATGATAAACAAAATCAATGTGCAATTAATGCAATTGTTACAAGATCAGAATTTTCCGTAACAATGTTGAATTGTTCTTACACAATAATGTGTATTATTTTTATTAATAAACTTGTAAATATAAAGCCATTTCTGAAATGGAGTCCTATTAAAAAACTATCGAGTGATCATATGAAACAAATATTTAATAAATTCAATGGTAGAAATGGATATAAGATTAAGAACATGTTTTCTGGAGTTTTAGATATTATTAAAGCACATGATTATATTAATAAAAACTTGCAATATTATATTAAGAAAGATAAAAAACTTGTTTTCGAATATGTTAATAATTTCAATCTTGAACATATATTGGATGCATTCATAACGGTCGAAAAAGTAATTAAAGAAGTTTCTAATCTCTATTCTAAAGATGATATTTCTACATTTATTGATCCTATATTAAAAAATATTACTGAAATTACTTATATGGGCAATTATAATCATCCTATTAATAATATAAGTTTCGTATCTGAACCAAAAGATGAACCAAACCATAAAATATTAAAAAATAATATTGGAATATCTGCCTCTAGCATATCAGCATATGTTTCCAATGTAACACAATCTTTACCTATAACAGCGATTCCTCAAATCAAGCAATTAATAATTGCTTGCGATACATTAAATTGTATGAAACATTTTCATGATACTGAACAATTTATTGAAATGCGATGTAATAATAAATGCATATTACATTATCATTTGTCATGTTTTAAAGATATTAGCGCAGACATGTTTCATAATAGTAAACTTAAACGCGCATCATGGGGAGATATTGTATGCCTGAGACCGGATTGTAATGGTACAATCTGCAAGATTGTGCAAATGAATGATCATAAAAACATTAGATGTATTATTATTGATCTTAAATCTCCTGTTCACAATGGTCATTCTGCTAATATTCCATCAACCGAATCATATGAATATAAGAAAGAAAATCAAGTAGCACTCTCAGTTGCTGCATCGAGTATTCAACCAGTAAATAATAATGATCAGATGCCACATGCTATGTTATCCGCAAAATGGTCAAATAAAATAAGTAATACTCTGAGTCAAGATTTTTCTTCCTCATCAAGTTTAAGTAGGAACGATACATCCTTATTATCTAAATCTATTAAAGATCGAAAAACACAACATCTAGAGGAATTTCATCAGTCACTAGCAAGTTCTAGTTTAGAGGGGCATTCTCAATTGGTTCAGCCACAACATATCAATGTATCACATTCGCCATCTAAGTATATCTATCTTAACCTATGTGCAGAGGGTATTACTGCGGTAGCAATTACACAAATTAATATAATGAATCCGTCAAGGAGTATTTCTTATCCATTAACTGGGAAACCAATAGGTGTAGTATTTGAATTCGAATCAGCGATTGAGGCAGAGGAAATTGTATTAAAACTTCCAGAACTTTCATTGTGTTATGTAAATTTCTCTGGCTGCCATCTTAATTTCCGAGCATCATTTTTAAGACATGCCAAGTAATGTTTGTATAATTAATTTAAATTTAATATGATTATTTTATGTATGTAAAAAATTGATTTCCAATCATCTTAAATATGGATGTTATTAATATATGATTATGGTATGCAAAACAAGATAAAACATTGTTAATCTCATCCGAAATCTACAACATGAGCGAATCGGAAAACACAGCAAATAATGAAATAGAAATTAATAGATTAATAAAAATTCAAGAATATGAACCTAAATTGGATTTGAGAATATCTGAATTATTAAATGAAAATGGTTATGATCTATCATTAATGACAAATTACATTAATGAAATAACAATTATACAAGTAACTGATAAAACTCCTTTGCAGATATTATTAATTATGAAATTAAGTAAATCGTTAATTAAATTAATAAAAGATTTAATTATGTTTCTAGTCAATGAGAAATATGCATTATATAAATTGAAATTAACGGCAAATGAGAATATGTTATATTCTTATTTTAATGAATTTAAAAAATTGTTGTTAATTGGATATTCAGTAATTATGGAAAATATTTTTCTACTTAGAGAATATTATAATTTAGTAATGAAAATAGATGGAAATATGGATAATATATTACATGATAAAATTATTTCAATATTAGCAAAATATAACAGAATACAATATTATCGGGAACCAAATGTTTTATATCATCATATGTTGCACATGGATCAATTTAATTATCAAAAAAACAAACAATGTCCTGAATATTTATTTGAAAAATTCACTGTACCGATGTGTAATATTAATTATGACAAAATTCATACACTCGCCATGAAATTTATAGAATATTCAAATGATATAAATAAAGATTTTTTCATTTCAATGTCTGATGAAATTTCAATTGGGATAAAATTTTTAAATAATGATTGGAATGAAAATTGCAGCTTTCAGTTTTATTCGATTCTTTCTAAAACAAAACCTATTTATCAATCTAATATTAAAACTGATAAAACAGAATTAACATTAAATCAAGCAATAATTAATTTTAATAATGCATTGAATAAGGAAATTAATACAAATTACAAATCTCAAAGAAGAATAATTCACAAAGAAATTACGAGCGCATCGGATTTTTTACTATCCCAAGAAAATTATATTTTGCAATTGTATACTGAAAGTATTGTATACTGAAAGTATTGAATTTGATAAAATAGTTAATCATAATCCTAATTTATACGATGATTCAGAATTAATGAGCGAGCTATTTAGTTATTTATTCATATTACTAAATAAACTTAGTAAGTCAATAAATATAGATTTCCATACTAGAACATTATATTCTTTATCATTGGACACTAATGATTATGATAAACAAAAACAATGTGCAATTGATGCAATTATTACAAGATCAAAACTTATTTCAGCAATATTAATTTGTTCATTTGTATGTATGTGTATCAGTTATATTTTCCGAACTATTAACATATTAGGATCGAAATTAAGATGGAGTCCTATTAAAAAACTTTCAGGTAATCATATGAAAAAAATCATTAATAAAATTGAATCTGTATATTCAAATGTAGTTAAAAATGCAGTTTATGAGGTTTTAGATGTTATTAAGGCACACGATTATATTAATAAAAACTTACAATTTTTTATTAAAAAAGATTATAATAAGGTTTTTGAATATATAAATAATTTTTCTTGCAATAAAATTGTATGTAAATTTGAAAATAATATAAGTAAATTATTTAAAGTACTAGTATCTTTTGTCTCAAAAAATGATTTTCATAATTATATCGAGTCAATGTGTGAAAATATATATACTGTCGAGCATCTATCTATAATTGTTCATCCGATAAATTATATCATTTTTCCATCTAAACCTGAATCTAAATTTAAATTATCTCGTAATATTAATGCATCTCTTTCAAGTGTTTCAAATATAGTGCAATCATCTGTAGTATCAGTTAGCCAACCTATTGAGAAATTATCAATTGCATGTAATTCATTAAGTTGTATGAAATATTTTCATGCAGCTGAACAATTTGTTGAAATGAATTGTAGTAATAAATGCACATTACGATATCATCTTTCATGCTTTAGAGATATTGTCGTAGATGTATTTAGGATGAATCATAATAAACTTAAGCGCGCTACATGGGGCAAAATTACATGCCCTGCATCAGATTGTAATGGTATTGGTTGCAAGATTGTACAAATGGATGATTACAAAAATATTAGATGTATTATCCTTGATATTCAACCTCCTATTATTGATGATCAGACTGATGATTTACTATTGGGAGAATCTAAGAATGAATCTAATGAGATAAATCAAGTAGCACTCTTAAGTATTCAAACAGTTAATAATAAAGACAATGATCAGATACCACATACCATGTTATATGCAAATTGGCAAAATAAAATAAATAATACTCCGAGTCAAGATTGTTCTTCCTCATCAAGTTCAGGCAGTAGTAGTACTTCTTTATTGCCAATAAAAAATCAAAAAACACAGCATCTTGAGGAATTTCATCAATCACTTGCAAATGCTGAATCAAATTTAGAGGGCCGCGTGCAATTAGTTCAACCACAACATATCAATGTATCACATTCGCCATCTAAGTATATTTATCTTAACTTGTGTGCAGAGGGCATTACTTCGGTAGCAATTACACAAATTAATACAATGAATCCAACAAGGAGTCTTTCTTATCCATTAACTGGAAAACCAATAGGTGTAGTATTTGAATTCGAATCAGCAATTGAGGCAGAGGAAATTGTAATAAAACTTCCAGAACTTTCATTGTGTTATGTAAATTTGCTCGGCTGTCATCTTAATTTCCGCGCATCATTTTTAAGACATGCCAAGTAATTTTTTTATTATACATTGCAAAGCGATGTATAATTAATTTATTCAAATTCAATCTGGCCATTTTTATGTACAGTAAAACATTGTACAATGCTAATTCCATAAATATCACCACAACCAAGCATGTAGCGTCCTTTATCGAGACGACACGAAATATGTAGTTTCTTGTTTGCCGAGATGGATGGCATGCGCTTATCACTATCTCCTGGCAATGTATCATTTGGATCTCGAAATTTACGCAACCACCATTGGCCAGTGGATTCATCGAGATGTCTGTTTACAGATAGGTCAATGCGATAAATCATTTGATTATTTGAATTTCTATATTTTCCAATACAATGAGCTGATCGTTCATTCATTTCCTCATTATGCATAACACTTTTAGCATCAGAGACAATAAGTTCTTCTATATTCTCCTTTGCATCTTTTATATCTTTTACATTCTTTACTTTCTTTGTTTCTTTCAATCTAAATCCAGAATCAGTAATAATACTTAAATCTAATGCCCAATCTTGATCTGATCTTTCTGACCAAATTCTAGAGGCACGCTCACAGTGCTCTTTTACATCCTTCTCACCCATATCATTTACTTTCATAAGATGTAGTCTGGCCATATCGCCAAGGCCGCGCAAATCTGCTAATCCAATGTGTGTGGCTAAATGGCATTTTTTACATAAGGCAATTAATCTCATAAGTTTTTGAACTCCTGTACTCTTATTATAACTCCACCTCTCATGTGCTTCTAATGAGCCATTTAATGCTTCTTTATTTGCTGGATTATAGTGACAACATTCGCATTTATTATCGACACGCTCATACACTTTCTTTCTTAAAATATCCCAGTCACAATTGCGCACACATGAGCGTACATTACGGAAAAATGATGTACTCGGAATTAAATCAACAAATAAATCATTACCACCAAAACTTCTATCCTCTCCTTTCAAACAAAACATTATAATTAAGGATGTACTAGATTTAATAGAATATACTGGGCGGGCTCATCCTCCTGTGTATATAATAAACAAGTAGAACATGAATTAGATAAAATCAATATTACATACTCATAAAATAACTTACCATCTGATGATAATCTTTGCCACCTGGATAACTTCCTTTAGGAGGCATACACAATAGTTCTCCATGTATCCATCTTAATTTTCTTAGTCGATTCATTCTAATTTTCTTCAGACAATACCTACCAAATCTTGTTAAGATTTTGTAATAATTACATACTTGCTTATATGTGCATTTTTCATCATTAATCCACCATTCTTTATCCCCATTATTATATTCGATTGCAGGCAAACCACCGAGGCGATGTCTTTTCCCATTAACATACCATAATTTTTTATCTCCATTAACATATTCAATAGCAGGTAAATCATTATTACGATGTAGTTTTCCATTTACCCACCACGATTTAGCATTATTTAGAATTTCAACAGCAGGTAAATCATTATCACGATGTAACATTCCATTAACATACCAATATTTACCCCCAAATTCACTTTCAATAGCAGGTAAATCATTATCACGGTGGTATTGTCCATTTAAATTATACCATATTTTATCTTTAGTTATTATTGACATTTTGTTTAGGATTTAAAGAGTGTGTTTGTTCTACTTTCTTGTTATTAACTTATTAAGTCAGTGCAATTAAACAATATAACAATCAATTTTTTCACATATTCATAAAATAATTTACCATTTTATGATAATCTTGGCCATCTGGATAACTTTTTTATTATACTAATCTTTTCGCCGAAACATCTAAATATCATAAAAATTGATAACTATTTAACCTTTATTAATTTACAATTTAGTTAATAATTAAGAATCTAATATATAAATCTTATGCATCTCACTGATCAAAATGCGTCATTACAGGAATTATGTAAATATATAAAAAATAATGATAATGACTCCAGAGCAATTCATAAGATAGCTGCATTATGTAAAAATAAAAAACAATGGGAAAATTTATTTGAGAGTCTGTTTAAATTATTATTTTTATTCAAAGTTATTGAAAATGTATCATCAGATCGCTATATTTTTCAAATTGGAAATCATGATACAGGATTTTTAAGTATAAACAATATTGAGGCGTATTTAGCCACGACATTAATTCATAATACTTTAACTAATAATGTAATTACATTATATGATTCGCATAAGAAAGCTTATATTTATATTATATGTAAATTTTATAATTCAGTTGATTTTATTAATACAATAGATATTAATGAAACAATTGGCTGTGTGTCTAGAAAGGATCGAGATGTAATCATTCTGTGTGTTAGAGATAAGCCTACATTCTTAGAGGAGGTTGTTAAAACAAAGATACCATTATGTTTATTTGATCTTAATACATTAATAAAATCTTATAAAAATTTACATGTTTTATTAAAAGGAATTAAGTTTAATAATTATAATAATATATTTTTTAAAAACAATGATAAACCATATTTAAATTTGAGATTTCATCAATTAATAACAGTTACAAAGATTCGTAATCTAATGCGGCAAGGAGAGAAAACATTCCTAATTGGCGCTAAATGTAGATCTGGCAAAACTTTTATGTGTGGTGGAATTATCTCTAATATGTATCGTGAAAAGAAATATTTAAATGTTATGGTTATCACTACAGTCCCGAATGAAACAATTCCGCAATTTATGATAGATATGTTTGATTATTATGCTGATTTTAAGGATTTTAAGAAAATTTATCTTAATGGAGAAACAGTATTAAACCTAAAACTTGCAAAGAATAACATTTTTATGGTTTCTAAACAATTTCTAGAAAGGTATCACAGTAATAATACTATTAAAAATATTAAGGACTTAAGTCTAGATGTAATATTTTTTGATGAGAATCACTGCGGTGGCACAACTGAACTAGCAGAAAATATTCTAAGTTCTTATGCAACAGATAAAACTATTAAAGTATTTATGACAGCCACATTTATGAAACCTAGGCTATCCTGGAGCATTCCGAATGATTGTGTGCTACGCTGGGATATTGAGGATGAACAATATGCAAAACATAGAAATACAAAAGCCTTAATAAAGCGCCATGGTCTTATTGCAGCTAAATTATTAGAAACAAATGCAGAGAGTATGCTTGCGTCTTATGATAGCATGCCTGATATGCATTTAATATCTTATATGTTTAATCCGACAATTTTTCATAAATTAAAGAAACTTATGAATACTGAAGAACAAACTGGATTTTCGCTTGATAGTGTATTAGAAACTAAAGGAAATAAAAACCCTAAATTTGTAAATATTAATGCTGTAAAAATATTGTTCAGAATAATATTTGGTTCGCACGAGGAAGAGGATTTCTCGGATGAATCAATATCAGTATCTGTATTAAAAAATATTAGGAGAGCTTGTACTAAATTCAAGACTCGCAAAGCATACACATTTATGATATTTTTGCCGCCGAATCATATTGATCAATGCTCACAGGCATTCAGTAAATTATTATTAAATGATTCTGTTGGAAAGAAGTTTGCAGTATTGTGCATTAATGGCAAAAGAAAAATTAATAAGGATAGTAAAACAGAAATTGATATTGCTTATAAAAAAGCTAATGATGAATGCAAAGATGGATTGATAATTTTAGCAGGTAATATGTTATCCTTAGGTATAACCATTCCTAGCTGCGATGTTGTTATGTTACTACATAACACACATGCCTGTGATAAAATCCATCAACAGATGTATCGCTGTATGACAGAAGGAAAAGATAAGAAGATTGGATTTGTCGTAGATATGAATATTGGACGAGTTATTAATACATGTATTATGCATCATTCGCCTGGACAAAAAGAAGCTGGTGTAACTGCTGCCGAAAGTATAAAATATGTAACTCATCGAAATTTAATTAAAATAGATGTTAATTATTTTTCATCAATTGAAAGGAATTCTGAAGAAGTGGCACATAAGATGCTAGAACATTGGAATGCCGAACCAATTAGTAACATTAATGGATGGATGAAAGAATTATCAACAATGGAAGATGAAATATCAGATGAGGCACAGCAAATATTAGAACAATATACTCAAAGAAATTGTGAGTCAACTAAAGGATCAAATAAAGTAATATTTGCATGTGCTCAACAATTTCCATCAGGAATTCAAAGAATTAGAGAAATTACTGAAAAGAAAAGTGATAATGAAAATAATAGTGATAGTGATAATATTCAGGAAGAGAAAACTCAATTGAAATCTAGAAAAGCAGAATTAAACAGAGATATTCTACCAGTAATAATACCACTTGGATGCCAAATAACCATTGAAAATACCTCTGCAAGAGTGATGGATATCATAAATTCTATTGCGGCTAATCCCGAACAGAAAGATGCACTAAATAGTCATGGAAAATTACTATTTGGATGCGACGACATTGTGTGGATTTTGCAAAATCTATCAAAATTCATTGATTCTAATGAATTTGCAAATGAAATGTGCACTAGAATTAAGATGAAACTACTCGAGTTAATCGATCGTCCATTAGAATTATATGCTTTTATTGAGAGTACACTGCGTCCAAAAGAGCTTGAAAAGAAGCAATTTGGAGAGGTTTTTACTCCAATGGATCTAGTAAATAAAATGCTTGATCACTTACCAAAACATGTGTGGAGTGATAAAACATTAACATGGTTTGATCCAGCAAGTGGCTTGGGAAACTTTATGGTGGCTGTATATTTGCGTTTAATGAAAGGTCTTGCTGATGTAATTCCGAGTGAAAGTAAGAGAAAAAGTCATATTCTTGAGAAAATGCTCTTTATGTGTGAAATAAACAAGAAGAATGTATACTTATGCAAGCGTATATTTGATAGTCATAATAATTATAAGTTAAATATACATTTTGGAGATTCTCTTGAATTTAATACAAGTAAGAAAAAAGGTTGGCCTGAAAGTTTTAGTATTATTGTTGGAAATCCACCATATAATAAAAGTTTTGGTGGCAAGAATGGATATGCCGCGCCTTTATATCACAGTTTTGTAGAAAGATATATTGATCAATGTGATATGATGCTGTTTATTATTCCATCAAGATGGTTCTCAGGAGGAAAAGGTTTGGACCAATTTAGAAAGAATATGCTTAAGCGCCAAGATATAAAATATATCGATACCATTGCTGATTCTGACCATCCATTTGGTCAAGGAGTACAGATCAAAGGAGGTGTCTGTCACTTTTTAAAGGATTCGAGTTATAATGGAAAATGTAATTATAATGGAGTTATGACAAAATTAAATTATTATGATATTCTAGTTGACAGTAAATATATACCATTGATAGAAAAAGTTTTGGATTTTGATAATATAACATCTATTTATTGTTCAAAAGGACATTATGGAATTCCGCTTACTGATGAAAGATTGCATTCTAAAGAAAAGCCTGGTGATTTGCGCTGTTTTGTAAGTAAAATGAAAGGCTCAGTTGCATATATTTCAAATAAGAAGGCCCCTACAGAAACTCTTGGATCTTATAAATTAATCACCGTGACTGCAACAAGTGATGGAGGTGGTTTTGGCAATATGTTTGTCGGTGGCAAGAATGATATGCATTCTGAAAGTTATATATCTTTTAATACTCGTACTAAGTCTGAAGCAGAATCATTAAAATCTTATCTTGAATGTAGACTTATAAATGTATTACTTGTATTGCGAAAACTAACACATAATATTTCTAAGAAAACCTGTGCCTGGATTCCTCTTGTTCCATTGGATCGCGCATGGACAGATGCTAAATTATGCCGTTATTTTCGATTGAGTGAAGATGAGATTAAATTAGGAGAAGATATGGTCATTAATAATTATACAAATGTAATTAAAAATGAACATCCTCGATCTAGAAGATCTTTTATGAAACATAAAACAGAACATATTAATAGAAAACGATCTTAATTATTTTATATATTTTAAAACAATTAAGATTATTATAAAATAACTTATTATTTTATAAGTATGTAAAAAATTGATTGTTATATTGTTTAGTTGTTTTAATATAAGATTAATAGTATACAAGGAAAGTACACTCTTACAAATATAAGCAAAATGACAATGGAAACTGATAATTATGGAACTAAAAGATGGTATAATGCAAAAGGCGAATTGCATCGCGATAATGATTTGCCTGCCATTGAAGAAGTAAATGGTAATAAACGATGGTATATAAATAATAAATTGCACAGAGATAATGGTTTGCCCGCTATTGAATGGTCAACTGGAACTAAACATTGGTATGCGAATGGGCAACTGCATCGCGACAATAATTTACCTGCTATCGAAAAAGATAATGGTGATAAGGAATGGTGGGTAAAAGGAAAAGCACATCGCGATAATGATTCACCTGCCATTGAATGTGTAAATGGCGATAAAGAATGGTATGTTAATGGAAAATGTCATCGTGGCAATGATTTACCTGCTATTGAATGGTCAACTGGAACTAAACAATGGCATGTAAATGGGAAACGCCATCGTCTTGGTGGTTTACCTGCCATTAAATATGCAGATGATATTAAATTATGGTACATTTATAATAAAGATTACACGTATGACCAAGTAATTAATTATTACAAAACCTTAACAAGATTTGGCAGATATTGTTTGAAGAAGATTAGAATGAGAAAACTAAGAAGGCTTAGATGGATTCATGGTGAGATGTTATGCATGCCAGCAAAAGGCAGTTATCCAGGTGGCCAGGATTATCATCAGATGGTAAGTTATTTTATGAGCATGTAGAAAAATTGATTGTTATATTGTTTAGTTGTTTTAATATAAGATTAATAGTATACAATAAGTACATCTTATTAAAACAAAAAATGACAATGAAAACTGATAATTATGGTATAATGCAAAAGGCGAATTGCATCGGGATAATGATTTACCTGCAATTGAAGAAACATATGGTAATAAAGGATGGTATGTAAATGGAAAATTGCATCGCGATAATGATTCACCTGCCATTGAATGCACAAATGGAGACAAAGAATGGTGGGTAAATGGAAAAAGATCTCGCAATAATGGTTTACCTGCTGCTGAAGATGTAGATGGTACTAAAGAATGGTGTGTAAATGGAAAATTGCATCGTCTTGGTGGCTTGCCTGCAATTGAATATGCTAGTGGAAATAAATTATGGTACATTTATAATGAAAATTACACATATGACCAAATACTTAATTATTACAAAACCTTAAAAAAATTTGGCAGATATTGTCTTAGAAAAATCAGAATGAGAAAACTAAGACGTCTTAGATGGATATATGGAGAATTATTATGCATGCCCTCAAAAGGAGGTTATCCGGGTGGCCAAGATTATCATAAGATGATCAGTTATTTTATGAATATGTCTAAAAATTGATATGATGTTTAAATTCAATATATCTTTATTAATTAATATCAAAAAATGGCATATGTGCTTGTTGCTCGCTTTGGGAATAAAGAATGGTATAATACAAGAGACCAATTACACCGAGATAATGGTTTACCCGCTATCGAATATGCGGCCGGTGGTAAACATTGGTATGTAAATGGCAAACTGCATCGCGATCATGATTTACCCGCAAGAGAGTGGATTACTGGATCTAAAAAATGGTATGTTGATGGAAAATGTCATCGCCTTGGCGGCTTAGCTGCATGCAATTATGCAGATGGAACTAAATTATGGTATATTTATGGCAAACAATACACATATGAAAAAGTAGGTAAATATTACAAAATCTTAACAAGATTTGGTAGATATTGTCTTAGAAAAATTAGAATGCGAAGATTAAGAAGACTTAGATGGATTCATGGGGAACTATTATGTATGCCATCAAAAGGAAACTTTCAAGGTGGTCTGGATTATCATAAGATGGTAAGTTATTTTATGAGTATGTGAAGATAATATGGAAAAGTAATTATTAAGTAATATTTAAGTTTTGTATGTATATTAATGTATAAAGAAGGTTGGAGATATGATTGGCGAATTTAATATAAGTTTTATGTATAGTATAATAAGATGCTCGATCCAGTAACTTTACTTGGATTCGCTATTAGCGCGATTATACATTCATATCATCAATACAAGCACTCGCTTAATGATAAAAATCTTACATCATGTAGAAAATCCAGACATAAGAAGAGAAGGCGCAATATAAGCAGTAGTAATTCATCTAGTACTACTTGATTTTATTACTTTATTATTCAAATAATTAATGTTAATTATTTAATTTCTTATAAAAAATTGATATGTTAATCGTTAGAACAGCATGTTATTAATAAACTTAATACTACAAGAAGTGCTACTGCAACACCATAGGTAACAAAACCTATCAAATGACATCAAGTAATCTATTAGGACCAGAAATTCAGAAACTACTTGAATCTGTAAAAATACAAAAAGGAATGACAATGGATATCGATACAGAGAACAAGATTCTAGGAATATTGAGTGTAGTTGCTAGACGGCGTCACCCACCAACTACTTTTTCAAATGAGAGATGTGAGCTTAATACTGCAATGGTGAAAGAATTAAAAATATATTTTACATATTTTATGGAAAAAAGAGGTATTGAGATTCCTGAAATTATTCGAACTTATTATGGAGAGCCTTTTGGAGATTTTGCCTCATATACCGATGAATCTCATGTAATTTCTATTCTTAGAGAGGATTTTTTAATTGATACAGGAGATATTCTCGCAGAATGGCATTCACGATGGAAATATATCGATGAAGATGAACTAGAAAATGAGTTCGGGGATGATGATAATGAAGATCTCGCTCCTTTAAGTTTAACTCAAACCACTAAAAAATTCGACCGAGAACTTACAATGCTCGATATCCTACGATGCATGAGTTCGCGAACTTATCCATCAAATATTTCAAAATATGAACGCGATACATTAACTGTTCTTATGATTGAAGGATTAAAACATAAATTTATTAAATATGCTAAGAAGAATAATATATTAATTGCCAATTCGGTAGTTTCATTTCAAAATGAATCATTTCCTAATGAAATTTCATATGAGGAAGAATATTATTCGATAAATATATTAAGAGATATATTTAATATTACAATCATAAATGGTATTGAATTAGAAAATGAGTGTAAAATACGGTGGACTATTATTAAGAATAGTCTTATAAATGAAGAGAAGTTACGCAGAGAAGAATTTAATAAAAAATTATTAAAAGCAAAAAAAGAAGGTATTCCTAAGAATAAAGGACGTTTAGTTTGCAGCGACAAAATTATATCTGTTTCGCCAATTGTCCATATGCCACCAATTCAGTAAATTTTTAATGTATTATAAGTATGTAAAAAATTGATACATTAACTAGTTAGATAGACTATTAACTATAATTTATAAATACATATCTTATTAAAACATTATATAATTCAAAAAATGACAAGCAAAACTTATTCAGATGGTTCTACAATTTGGTATGATGAGAACGAAAAAATGACAAGTATAATTTATTCAAATGGTACTAAAATGTGGTATAATACAAATAGAGAAATACATCGCGATAATGATTTACATGCAGTAGAATATAAAAATGGTGATAAAGAATGGTGGATAAAAGGAGAACGTCATCGCAATAATTACTTGCCAGCAATTGATTATGTAAATGGAGATAAATATTGGTATGTTAATAATAAACTACACCGAGATAATGGATTGCCTGCTGTTGAATTAGCAAATGGAGATAAATATTGGTATGTGAATAATGAAAGAAATAGAGAAAATAAATTGCCAGCTATCGAATATGCAGATGGAACTAAATATTGGTACGTAAATGGAATACATCATCGCGATAATGATTTACCTGCTATTGAATATGCAAATGGAAGTAAAGAATGGTATATAAATGGTTCATTGCATCGATTAGGAGGTTTACCTGCTACTGAATACTCGTCAGGCAATAAATCTTGGTACATTTATGGCAATAAATATACTTATGAGCAAGTTTGTAATTATTACAAAATCTTAACAAGATTTGGTAGATGTTGTTTAAAAAAGATCAGAATGAGAAAATTAAGAAAAGTAAGGTTCATTCATGGAGAACTGTTATGTATGCCCTCTAAAGGAAACTTTCAAGGCGGTCAGGATTATCATCAAATGGTAAGTTATTTTATGAGTATGTGAAAAAATTGAAAAGTATAATGCTTGGTTAAAACTGTATTAATAATAAGTTAATTAAGTACATCCAAGTACAACTTTCAAATCTAAGTAAAATGACAATGGAAATTACTAAACATGGCAATGTGCGATGGTATAATGCGTATAGAGAATTACATCGTGGCAATGATTTACCAGCAATTGAAGATGCTGATGGTAGAAAAGAATGGTATATAAATGGATTAAGACATCGCGATAATGATTTACCTGCAATTGAATGTGCGAATGGTGATAAACTTTGGTATGAAAATGGAAAATCTCATCGCCTCGGTGGATTATCTGCATGCAAATATACAAATGGAGATAAATCATCTTGTTGGATTTATGGAGAATATTATACATATTCAGATATATGTAATTATTACAAAATTTTAAAAAGATTTGGTAGATATTGTCTTAGGAAGATTAGAATGAGAAAAGTAAGGTGGATACATGGTGAACTACTATGTATGCCCTCTAAAGGTAATTATCCGGGTGGTCAGGATTATCATCAAACGGTAAGTTATTTTATGAGTCTGAAAAATTGATATATAAAGTTATTCAGTTTATCATTAATATTTATTAATAATAAAAACATTCATAACAAAACAAACATGTGCACGATTGATGAAAGTGGAAATAAAGGATGGTATATAAATGGGAAATTGCACCGTGATAATGACTTGCCTGCAATTGAATATGCTAATGGAGATAAAGGATGGTATATAAATGACAAGTTGGATCGAGATAATGGATTGCCTGCAATTGAATATGTCAATGGAGACAAACATTGGTACATCAATGATAAATTGCATCGCGATAACGGTTTGCCTGCTAAAGAAAATGCAGATGGGACTAAATTGTGGTACAAAAATGGCGAATTATATCGCGATAATGACTTACCTGCAATTGAAATGGCGGATGGGAATAAATATTGGTATTTAAATAATAAATTAGGACGAGTGAATAATTTACCAACAGCTGTATTTGTAAATGGTGACAAAGAATGGTATGTAAATGGAGAATTGCATCGAGACAATGATTTACCTGCTGTTGAAAAAGAAAATGGTGATAAGGAATGGTATATAAATGATAAGTTGCATCGAGGCAATGATTTACCTGCTGTTGAAACTGCAGATGGAGATAAATATTGGCATATAAATGGAGAATCGCATCGAGATAATGATCTACCAGCTACTATAAAGGCAAATGGGGATAAATATTGGTTTGTTAATGGAAATCTGCATCGAGATAGTGACCTACCAGCTATAGAATTTACAAATGGAGATAAAGCGTGGTTTATAAATGGAAAACTAAATCGTATTGATAATCTACCTACTAGAATAACTGGGGATGGGAGTAAATATTGGTATTTAGATGGTGAACAACATCGAGGCAATGATCTACCTGCTGTTGAAAAAATAGATGGTGGTAAAGAATGGTTTATAAATGGCAAGTTACATCGCGATAATGATTTACCCGCAGTAATAGATGCAAATGGAAATAAATACTGGTTTGTTGATGGAAAACATTATCGAGATAATGGATTACCCGCTGTCGAATTAGCAGGCGGAGAAAAACATTGGTATGTTAATAATGAAAGAAATAGAGATAATGGGTTGCCGTCTGTTGAATGCGCAAATGGAGATAAATATTGGTGTGTGGGTAATTATTACCATCGCGACGATGGTTTACCAGCAAAGGAATTTATCAATGGTGACAAGGAATGGTTTGTAAATGGTAATTTACATCGTCTTGGTGGATTACCAGCCATTGAAAATGTAAATGGAGAAAAACAATGGTGGGTATATGATGTTGAATATACATATGAGCAAGTATGTAAATATAACAATATCTTAGTGAAATTTGTAAGACATTGTCTCAAAAAAATAAGAATGAAAAGGCTCAGAGATATAAAATTAATTCATGGAGAGTTATTATGTTTGCCTCCAAAAGGAAACTTTCCAGGTGGTCGGAAATATCTCGATATGTTGAACAAGTATGCACAATAATTAATAAAAATTGAAAGCTTATAATAAATAGTTAAATTTAAGTTAATATTAATATAAATAAGTACATCTCATTGCAATTTATTCAAATCATACAAAATGAATATAACTACGTTTTCTAATGAATTGATTTATGTTCATTCGGCAATTATTAATTATCGCGGAGATAAAGAATGGTATATAAATGGAAAATTAAATCGCGATAATGATTTACCTGCTTTTGAAAGAGCAAATGGATCTAAATCATGGTATGTAAATGGATTACGACATCGTGATAATGATTTACCTGCTATTGTAGATGTAAGTGCATATGGTTATAAATCTTGGTATGTAGATGGAAAACAGCATCGCGATAATGATTTACCTGCACTTGAGAATGTAAACGGTCATAAAGAATGGTATACAAATGGAAAACGATATCGCATTAATGATTTACATGTTGTAGAAAATCTAGATGGTAAATATTGGTTTTTAAATAATATGTTTCATCGTCTTGGTGGCTTACCTGCTATAGAATACGCAAATGGTAATAAACATTGGTATCTTTATGGAAAAGAATACACATATGAGCAAGTATATAAACATTGCAAAATCCTAACAAGATTTGGTAGACATTGTCTCAAGAAGATCAGAATAAAAAGGTTAAAAAGAGTGAAAATGATCCATCGAGAGTTATTATGTATGCCTCCTAAAGGAAGTTATCCAGGTGGCCAGGATTATCATAAGATGGTAAATTATTTTATGAGTATGAATAAAAATTGAAATGCATAATGATTGATTAAACTGTATTAAGTAAATTTAGTGTATGACTCCGAGCCTATCCAAGTACGACCTCTTTCAAATCAAACAAAATGTCATATATGAAAACTAGCAGTACTGGTGATAAACACTGGTTTAATGAAGATAGAGAACATCATCGTAACAATGATTTACCTGCAATTGAATGTTCAAATGGAGATAAAATCTGGTTTGTAAATGGAAAACATCATCGTGATAATAACTTACCTGCGACAGAATATGCAAATGGAAATAAATTTTGGTATGTGGGTGGGAAACGCCATCGAGGCGAAGGTTTACCTGCCGCGGAATATGCAGATGGAGATAAAATGTGGTTTGTAGATGGGAAATTACATCGCGATAATGATTTACCTGCTATTGAATTTGTTGATGGAACTAAAAAGTGGTATGAAAATGGAAAGCATCATCGTCTTTGTGGATTACCTGCTACAATTAATAATGAGGAGCAACATTGGCACATTTATGATAAAGAATACTTGTATGAAGAAGTAATTAATTATTACAAAATCTTAAAAGGATTTGGTAGATATTGTCTTAGGAAGATCAGAATGAGAAGGTTAAGAAGAGTAAGATATATTCATGGAGAACTGTTATGTATGCCACCAAAAGGTAATTATCTTGGTGGCCAAGATAATCATCAAATGGTAAGTTATTTTATGAGTATGGATAAAAATTGATTTAAAATATTCATATAACATTATTGTACATATATTACTTTATACAGTAAATACTATTACAATGACTGCATTGATCGATTCAAACCAAGACATTGAAATAAATGAGAATGATATGCCATTAATACCAAGTGATGAAAATATTGTTGTTACATTAGAAAATTACAATGGACCTGATATTTTTTTTCATGAAAGTTGGATACTTGAATATTCAACCAATAAAGATGATGATAAAGAGGTAATTGATATTTTATCAAATTTAATTAAAACTCCAGATACACAATATACAAGTATTAAGAAAACTCATAAGATTGATAATAATGAAAATTCTGCAATGAAAAAACAGAAAATTGTACATGGTAAAAAATAATCTAATCGAGAATTTTTATTGCAGAAATAACAACATAATATTTCTTCCCATCATCGCAAGAAACCTTTACGCGCCGATTAGTAAATGATAAAATTATACACTGCATTTCATTACCGCCTTTTTTAAAAGAAACTTTACCACCAATTTTAAATTTAGAAATATCTATATGAGATTTCTCTGAATTATCAGTAATTTCTATTACTTTCCCATATGGTGCTGCTGAAATTGTTCCAGAATCAAGTAATATTTCGATATAATGTTTTCTTAAACTAATTACCTTTCCTGTCTCAATATTAATTTTGCCATGATATTTAATCTTATTACCAACTTTTAATATATCCCTCATATTATCAGCAATATCAGTATCACCTGCAAATCCATCATGTGTATAATCAGTATGTCCAAAAGTATTTTTTATAAATGTTCTAAAAATAGGACCATGTCCTGCATTAATAATAGCCTCCTTTGGCTGAAACATAAGAGTCAGTAGATGACATAATTCGTGTTCAATCACTCGAATGAGAAATGATAATCTATTATTAATAATATAGCCTCCATTTTTAATACTTTTTTCTCCTTTTGTAAACAGGCTGGAGATAATTTTATCACCAATCTCAAGTATTGGAGATAATCCATCTAATCCAAAACTAAATCTACCAGCAGTTCTTGTTAATTTGGTATTTTTTTCACATAATAAATCTGCCCCATATCTCTCTTCTAAATAATTTGATATATTTCCTTCAAAATACACTGAATCTATTTTTGCATAAATATATTTAATTAATTTTCTTGTTACTGGAAAAACCATTGGATTATCTAACTTTCTTAATACCGATTCAAATACAGTATTAAAATTTGTTTTCAATTCATTAGATTGCACAGATGCTCCAACATAATTCCAATAAATATCCTCTAATGTTTTTCTTTTTCCACCAGTTTGTTTGCATTCAGCTATAAACTTCTTTCTAATCTTATTAATATCTTGCGAGTTTTCTTTTTCAAAATAATATTTGCCATCACGATTATATGAAAAATCTATAATTTCCATTCCTTTAATATAATATAATTGACAACAACTTATTTTAACTAAATGTTGTGTTAATAATTTCCCTATTTTCATAAAAATCATTTGTAAAAATTTTTCCTCATTTATATCATTTGGAAAAAACATCAAAAGTATTTTTTTAGGATAATCATTGAAAGTCATTATTAGATCCATCACAAATTCTCCATGCTTATGTAAAAGTTTACTAATTTCTTTATCACTTAAACCAGCATTTTGTTGTATTAATGCCTGTACATGAGATTGATATAGATTACTATTATTCTTATCTTTTTTTATTGACATTCACTCTACTAGTAACAGATATTCTCTATTATTGTTTAACTTCATTGTTAAATTCAGAATATACTTTCTTTGCAAACTTATGTACTTTTTGTATTAATTCAAAAATATATGAAATAGTATATTTGGTTGTTATTTAATCTATCAATTATAATATAAACTTTTGCAGAGGATATTTTAATTTTTTGTATTTTTAGACTTTTACTAGAATATTTAAATATTTATGATAAATAAGTTTTAATACTTTATTTAATCTTTTTTAAAGGAACTTAGTATATTATGCTATATTTGCATAATATGGTATATAATATGATAAATGGTGTATATTTTCCAAACTAATGGTATAAGATGAGTCGTTTTAATCCATTTCGTCTTCCATCAATAGTATTTCAAGATGCTTATGGAAATTTTTCAGCTAATATCATTACAGCGAAACTAGATGGATCGGCTAGTTCGTTTAGAGAGCATCTTTCAGGGGATGTTAGTGGAGGCCAAGGGGCAACTAAGGTGAAAATGGTGGGTAATAAGCGAGCATCAGACATTGTTGCTAGTTGTGCAATTATAGAAAATGCATCAAGTCAATCTCTTCCAAATACATTAGTAAAGCGTGATGCTGATGGTAGTTTTGCAGCAAATGAAATTAGAGCAACTCAATTCATTGGTACTCTACAAGGTTCTGCTCAAACAGCTACACAATTCACTGGAGAGCTTAAAGGAGATGTAATTGGTTTCCAGACTGCAGCTGTTGTAGATATGGTTGGTGATAAAACTGCAATTGAAATTTCATCTGCATGTTCATCAGTATTAAATGCAGTCCCAGAAACAACCCCATTAAGTTTGGTTAGGAGAGATGCCCTTGGGAATTTTACTGCAAATGAAATCCATGCCAATAAATTTATAGGAACAATTGACACCAATCTTGCATCCGCTATTAACTTTACAGGTCCTTTAGCAGGAGATGTATCTGGTACTCAAAGTGCAACTGTTGTAAATAGTATTGGTGGTAAAAGTGCAAGTGAAATATCAAATATATGTACTCGTGTAGAAAATGCAACTAATCAAGCAATTCCACAAAGTTTAGCACAGCGAGATTTAAATGGTAATATTTCTGCAAATGAAATTCATGCTACATTATTTGTTGGGCCTTATAGTGGTACTGCCGCATCATCAGTAGATTTTACTGGATCTCTTTCAGGTGAGGTATCTGGTACTCAGACTAATACAATTGTTAATTCCGTGGGAGGAGTAAATGCATCGAGGATTAGCAGCGCTTGTTTACAAGTTGAAACAGCAACCAGTACAGCTGTGGCTAATACTCTTCAAAAAAGAGATTTAAATGGCAGTATAACGGTAAATGAAATAGTGGCTAATAAATTTAATGGATCATTGATTGGATCAGCATCATCTGCAGCTACTTTTACAAATCCACTTGCAGGAGATATTAGCGGCAATCAAAATTCTACTCAGGTTCTTTCGGTTGGTGGCAAGAATGCATCTGAAATAGCATCAGCATGCGTCACTGTCGCGAATGCAACACATTTAGCTACCCCATTAACAATTGTTAAAAAAGATTATCTTGGGAATGTTTGGGTAAACGAGCTTAATGCGTCTGCCATTAATGGTCCAGTAACAGTACAAGCCGCATCTGCAATTAATTTTTCAGGTAATTTAAGTGGCGATGTTACTGGTACTCAAGGAGCTACAGTTGTTACTAGAGTTGGAGGACTTGGGGGATATTCTGCAACTCAAATAACAGATGCATGTACCCGCATTAGTGCTCTTCCATTACCTCTTGTATCCGGCACAAATGCACAATTGGCAAATACATTGGTACAGCGTACAGGAGCCATGACTAATGGTTATCTTGGTGGAGGCATTTATTCAAGTATGCTTTTATCCCCGCAAGGTGGTGTTACATTCACTTCTTCAAATACTAATAGCTGGAGTATTACAGATACGATATTTAATGGTTCTGCATTATCAAATGCTACGGCAGGAGAATTTACAATTACACCATTATCTAACGGAGCTAACCCAATTGGTAAGATTGGCACAATCAATTATGGAGCAATCAGTCAACGTGGTTTTGGAATTATAACAATTACTCCACGAAATGCAGCTGCAGCTGATCTATCAACAAGTAAGGTTTATGGTATTGTTGTTGGTTCTTCAAATGACTCAATGCAGCTTGGGTCTGTTGATTTATATGCAAGTGGCGCTGGACTAAATAGTAATGGTAATAATACAGCAACTGTATGGAATTATCATATTCATTATATTATTACTGGTGTTTAGATTGCATACTCATAAAATAACTTACTGCTTGATGATAATCCTGTCCGCCTGGATAACTGCCTTTTGGTGGCATACATAGCAGCTCTTTATGGATCCAGCTTACTCTCTTTAATCGCTTTATTCTGATCTTCTTCAAACAGTATCTACCAAATCCTTTTAGGATTTTGTAAGAATTACATACTTGCCCATATGTGTAATTTTCATTATAAATGTACCATTCTTTTTGACCATTTACATATTCGATAGCTGGCAAGCCACCCCGACGATGAGATTTTCCATTTACATACCAACCTTTATCACCAATTGCAGATTCAATAGCAGGCAAATCATTATCACGGTGACGTTCTCCATTCACATACCAATATTTACCCCCATTTGCTTTTTCAATAGCAGGCAAATCATTATCGCGATGGCGTTTATCATTTACATACCATTCTTTATCACCATTACTTCTTTCAATAGCAGGTAAATCATTATCACGATGTAATTCTTTTTTTTCATTATACCATCTTTTAGTACCATAATTATCAGTTTCCATTGTCATTTTGCTTAGATTGAAAGTACGCACTTCTCATATACTATTAATTTACTTATTATCGTAATTTATTCAAGCATTTTATATATCAATTTTTTCACATACTCATAAAATAATTAACCATTTTATGATAATCCTGGCCTCCCGGATAACTACCTTTAGGGGGCATACATAATAGTTCCCCATGGATCCACCTAAGTTGTTTTAATCTTCTCATTCTGATCTTTTTCAAACAATACCTACCAAATCTTGTTAAGATTTGATAATTATTACATACTTGCTCATATGTGTATGCATTACCATAAATGTACCATTCTTTATTTCCATCTGCATATTCAGTGGCTGGTAATCCGCCGAGTCGATGCTGCTTTCCATTTGCAAACCAATGTTTATCACCATTTGCATTTTCTCCGGCAGGTAAATCATTATCGCGATGACATTTTCCATTTACAAACCAATATTTATCACCATTTACATCTTCAAATGCAGGCAAGTCATTATCACGATGTATTTGTCCATTTATCCACCATACTTTATTACCACCTATGTATTCTATGGCAGGTAAATCATTATCGCGATGTAATTCTACATTTGCATTATACCAGAATTTATTTCCATAATCATCAGTTCTCATTTTGTTTGAAAGAGTGTACTTGGCTGTACTTATAAACTTAGAGTTCATTATTCTATTCAAATAATATAACAATCAATTTTTATGAAATTTCTTATATAAAAACTCTTAATTTAATTAATATTGCTGAAATATAGTATTCTAATTTGAACAATTTTTCACAAGTAATGTATATGACAAGTATATTTCATTTGCCAGTAATACAAGATTACCAAGGAAATATCCAGGCGGAAACTGTTACAGCAACTCTTGTAGGTTCTGCCTCAACTGTCACAAATCCCTTAATAGGGGACGTTATCGGTCCAATTCAAGCAACAGAACTTGTATCAATTAGAGGAAAACCAGTCCAGGCCATCCTGGATAGTTATGATAGTTTATCAAATGCAACAAGTTATCTAATGCCACAATCACTAGTAAAACGTGGTATTACTGATAGTGATATTGTGGCCAAAACAATCACTGCAAATATTTTTACTGGCGATTTGATTGGCGAGGCTAGTACAGTTAATACTTTTACCAGCAGTTTTTCAGGAGATATCAGTGGTACTATTTCTAATACAGTTGTCGAATCAGTTGGTGGTAAAAGTGTATCACAAATCACTGAATTTTGTGACGATGTAAATAAAATTGTTGGTCCTTTTGCATTATTAAAAAGAGATAATGCTGGTAATTTACTCGGAGAGAATACTATCACATCATCACATTTTGTAGGAGAATTCATTGGAATCGCTGAAAGCTGTACTAATTGGAGTGATCCACTTATAGGGGATCTTACTGGATCGCAGTCAGCAACTGTGGTTACTAAAGTTAATAATATTAGTGCATCTAGAATTGCAAATGTATGTAATAATGTATCAAATGCATCTGATATTAATAATCCTCTTGGAATTGTACAAAGAGATATTAATGGTAATTTTGCAGCCAATGAAATTATTGGAACTGGGGGATTGTTTGGCACATTTGCGCCAGGAGCAGTTACAAGTACAGTTCTATTTAATGGCGCATTAGCAGGAAATGTAACTGGCAAACAGAATCTAACTTTAGTTAATAATATTAATGGTAGATTAGCATCAGATATTGCAAGTAGAGTAAGTGATATTGAATCTGCATCAAGTAATGCAATTAATAATACATTGGTGAAAACTGATGCTAATGGGAGTTTTGCAGTTAATGAACTAAATGCTAATATTTTAACAGGAACATTAATCGGAACTGCAAGTTCTATTGGAAATTTCACTAATGCTCTAAATGGGGATGTTACTGGATCACAATTATCTACTATTGTAACACAATTAGGTCCATCTAATTCTAAAAAAACTGCTCTACAGGTGGCAGATACTGTAAATATTTTGAATGGTGCAGATAGTGTAACAACTCCATCTACAATTTCAAAAAGAGATATTAATGGTAATATATGGCTTAATCAAATTACTGCACAAAAGTTTATTATCACATCTAATACACCAACAACAACTGTTAGTAATTTTACAGGTTTCTTTAATGGGGATATGACTGATTCACAATCAACCACTCTGATTAAATCCATCGGTTCATTATTAACATCATCCATTCTTTTATCTGTTGGAAAAATGATTGATATGAGTAAATCAAATTATCTTAGATCTCCGGTTGCAATTGGCACTGCAGCTACGCTAAAAAATACTATTCTTACAAGGACACCGATGGTCAATGGATCTAGTGGAGGGGCAATTGTTGGCACACAATACATCACAGAACCAACTGCAAATCTTGCTGAAATAATATCATATAATGGAGTTATTGTAACAAATGTAAAAGGTTCATGCACTGCATCTGCTGGATTATTTCGTATAACTCTTGCATCAATATTATCAAATGTTGTTAATAACTTAGTACTGACATTAAATCCAATCCCAGGAACTACATTTTCTGCCTACCCAGTACTTATATTAAGTCCAGCTGATGCAATTACAGCAAATGTAGTTATTAATGGAGGTGGAATTTATGCAATACCAATTATGGCAGCTGGTGGTATTTTCCAATTATTTCAAATAATGACAAATACATTAGGCATAAATCCTAATCCAAATGTTAATAGAGTAATAACTACAACTTGGAGTTATAAGATCTTATGGATTAAATAAGTTAAATTAGTGAAAAAAATTGAAATGAAAAGTAATTAATCTTATCATATTATTTTTAATATAGAGTAAACAAGAAGACTCCTTTGTGTTAACTAAGCCAACCATGTCATCTCTAAGCTCGAGCGGACCTCCAGGAGGAGTCAATCATGAATGTGATAAGGATAAATTATTAATGTTTACAAATTACGGAATGATGGTAAGATTATTACGAATTTTCCATGAAGAAATTGAACTCGCAATTTCTTTTCAAGAACATAAACCAAAAGTAAAATATCATACTGATGCACTAAATTTAGGATTCGATATAGAACTAACAAAGGTTTCTAATACAAACTCTTATCATATTTATATTTATCGTTCTAATAATATGTATTTTGCACAAATAGAATTGTCAATTAATGATTATGATGATGCTCGGGTAAGTGATGCTGCCAAGGAGCCTTTTGATGAGATTGAATCAGATTCAGATTCCGATAAGAAGAGTAAGAAGCAAGCAGATGACAGCGATGATGATGCCGCTGGATCATCTGATTCATCAGATGATGACGAGTTATATAAAATAACTAATACTATCATGATATGTGCACAATGGGATATAAAATCAATACAACTTGATTCATTGAGTCAACGAATTAGACATATTTGCATATATATGTTTACACATAACAAAGAAGAATTATTTCATGATAAATTATTCACAAATATGAAGAAACAACCAGTGTCCAATCCATATAATTGTAAATTTAATAATCTAAAAACTATTTTGATGACAGTTTATGGCCAAATTCCTTGTAAAAAATTTAGATTTTACAAGATAGAATATTATCAACAAGGTTTTATCCTAGTATTTCGTCAGCGTAAAGGAATTATGCATGATAATGAATCTACTAATCGCGATATTCAGATAATATGTAGACATATTAATAATAATATCGCTGTATTTAGAACTGATAATAATATTATGTCATCAATAATTACATGTGATATTGCCTCATTGAATAAAGAATCAGTTACTGAAATTAAAACGTTCTTTGACAATTAATATTTATTATATCAATATAATTGGAAAAAATTGATACATCTATTTAATAATATAACAAATTATATTATATCATCAAGAAATACAGCCATTTATCACAAAATGAACAACAATCACAAAAACTCGCATTTGTCAGAAGTGACAATATCAGATGTTGCATCGCAAATTGGATTGTCTCCTAAGGCCGCAATTTTTCGTCCTAGAATTAATTATAAACCAATTAAGACTAGTGACGTTCCAGTCACTATCATTGCAGCGGATGAAACTATTAAATTACAGCCAGTAGTTTTGCAAATTAATAAAAAGAAAAAACCTTTATTAAAATCGTATAATAATGATCAGCAAATTAAAATTCTGGATCAAAAAGATAAACCGTCAAATAATTTAGAACCATATTATTTACCTAAACCAGTTGTTAATCCTATCAAACAGCCTAATAATCAAATCCAGCAATCACCATATTTATCACCTACTCTTTATCCAGTTAATATGCCAAGTATGTTACCAAGTCATCAGTCACATATACAACCAATCCCACCTCCAGTTAATATGCCAAGTATGTTTCAGAGCCCACCTTTATCAAACATAATTCATATTCGCCCGAGTCCACAATTTCAGGACACGCTGCGCATGGAATTAAATTCACAATTAGCTCATATTCCTGTACCAAATGCAGGACAATATCATAGACCTCCTCCTGGATTTTATTCCTATCCGATATCATCGCCTAATTATGAACAATCGTATCCGCGAGAATTAAATATTCCTTGCAATGCGCATCAATGTTTACAATGCCATCTTTTGCACCATGCTACATTTCCTGTTACACAGCAAACTCAATATTATAAAATACCATCTGATAATTCGCAAATTCAATATCAGCCTATTGTATTAACACAATATACGCCATTTCATATTTCTCAGACTAATTATCATCAAGAAGGATTTCCACAAAGATATTAAAAAATATTAATTTATAACATCATATACACTGAAGATTATACTCTAGAACTAATGTAGTAATGTCATTTCAAAGTATATTAAAATTAACCACAATATCTGGTTATAATTACAGTATTGAAGGGCGAAAAGGAGACTTTTTACTGATGTATAATAATGGAGATTTATCGATTGAAACACAGATACAACAAGTACCAAATCATAATATTTCATACATGTATCAAACTAGAATAAAAACTAAATATGGCGGCGAGTTAATAATCGATAATGATACACTTGATGTACAAAGTGAAAATGGAAATATTCCATATGAATTAAAAGAGTATAAACCTGCAAATTATATCCATGATAATAAAATAATTATGCCAGAATTATTCCAAGCGAAAAAATTAACTATTGGATTATTAAATTTAGTTTTTGTTAAATTATTAAATGAACATTTATCATTCAAATCAGATATGAAATTGGAAAGTTATAATATTGCCAAAGATGCTCATGGTGCTCTAGTTTATATTAATGATGTTAAGTGGATTTCTTAAGTTTATATTCATAAAAATTGATACAATTATGTCTTTACTTAATATTAATTTATTAAGTAAATAAATCTACTAAGATCTACTACTACTACAAACATCATGACAAGAAAGAACATTCACAGTACTCGCAATTTACAATCAAGAGTATCAAGAAGTCCATTTGATGATATTCAAATCTCTAATGATTATGGAATAGAAAATTCAGGCAGAGGTATTGAAAGTAGTGATAGTGAATCTAGTGATATTGATTCAAGTGAAAATGAAAATGAGAGTGAAAGTGTAATTAATAATGGTAATCTGACGAGTTTTCTTGCAGAAAGAATACTCGATGGAGAAGATAATTTTACATTAAAAATAATTGATTATGTACTATTTGCAGAAACAATGATAAGCAAAATATGGATTGATATTAATAATTTGCGCAATAGATGTACTGATAGTAAAGAATTTACAATATTTTTATTGTATCTTTTTCCAGAATATTTACAATTATCCGATGTAGATAATATTAGAGAAATAGCAAATGATTATTGCAATTCCGGATGTAGGTACTATTAAAACTAATTATCATAAAAATATAAGAAATTATTATCATTATGATTATAATCTTGAACAGTTAATGAAATATGCATTAAATATGCCAGAGAATTTATATGTAATACAATGTTGCATATATTACATTTTAAATATTTATGTTGTCGATGCGATGTATGTAAGTGAAATTCTTAAGCATAGAAATTCATATTCTAAACTAGAAGAACAAAATTATATTTCTAATTTAGGTGATTGTAAAGCAAGTAAAGTAAATAAAACAATCTCTGGTGTTTATTCAAAAATAAATGTTATTAGTAAATTTTTACACATTCTGAATATTCAAAATGATATATCAGATGAAATTCTGCCATATTCTAATCATGATTTGCGATATTTAGTGAAATGTTATTCCGATTGCCTAATCTCTCTAAATCCTAGATTAGATATTCATTCATTAATGATTCCAAAAGGATGCAAAATAATTCCTGATTCTAGAACAGCAAAACTAATTGCATGTAATAAAAAATATAATGATAATTATAAATATATTATTTATGATCTTTATCCAGAATTATTAAATGCAATAGGAAAAGTGCCTTTATTATGTAATGAAATATTTACTGATGATATACTTTCAGATACAAATATTTTAATAATGATGGCGAAATATGCTAATTCATATTGCAGAAAGATGATGCTTATTCATACTAAGCCTTATATGGGAGCAAAATATCCTCCGCAGGCATTCTTGGATTGGATGGCTATAAATGATCCTGACGTTCTTATGGCAGCATCAAATAATCAAAGTAATTTGAAACATTTAAATTATAGTTTTAGAATATTATTTACATTGATATTTCATGGAGAATGTAGTATTGAAGTAGCAAGTGAGACAATATGTGGTTTAATGCAAAAATATACTAAAAAATGTGATAAAAAATCAGACAATGAATTAGAATTAATACAATTATTAGAAAGGCCAGAATGGAATAAGAAAGATTTATCTTTTATCTTAAATAAAACAGTCGCATATCATAGCGCAGAAATTAGAATATTGGCATTTACTAATGGTCATATGCAAGAAGATCTCTTAAGTTTACAAGATAATATGGAAATGATAAAATATGTGAAACAATATTTTATTAAAACACAAAAAACATCACAACAAATCATAAAATTAATAAAGGTTGTTGAATATTTACATCCGGATAATAAAATAGAACAAAATAATATTTCTGAAGATATTTTAGAATTAGCAGATAATTTACTATTCTATAAAGATCAATTTAAAATAACTTTTAATGTTATGAAAAGAATAATATTATTAATAGAAGATGATGCTCGGCGAGAACTGATTTATGCGGCATATCCAGAAAATATATGGATAAATTCTACTTTACTCGAATATGGATTAGTAAAAATACACAATATATCAAATTATAATTCAAAAAAGAATGCTCCTGAAAATAATAAATATCGCTCGACCATATATAATTCAATATTATGGTTATTAAGTAAACCAATTATAAATTATAAATTAAAGAAAACATCATTAAAATATATTTTCAACATCTTAAGCGGCGAATCTAAAATTATTAAAATATCAGATGATGTTATTTATAAAATCATTTCTGCAAATGAGGCAAAATTCAAAACTCTTGATGATAATAATAGAAAATATATAACTGATAATTTAAAATTAAAATATCCTAAATCAATGACATATTTATTAAGTTTAAATTTATTAAAATTTAAAAGTGTTGAATCAACCGAAACTATAAAATTCAAATGGACAAGTAATCAATTATGGATTAAATTTGCATCTAAATATCTAGCAGATAATTGCATCTTTAATAATTTAGAAACAGTAAATGGATCAGGTATTGATGCAAAAGGTCTTACACGAGATTTATATGATCGCTTAGGGAAAGAAGTTATTGAAAAATATTTCGTAGACCGAGATGGTTATAAAATAATAAGTCATGACGTCTCATTGATTGAATGTAAATTAATAGGAAAAATGATGTTTAAAGCAGTATATATAGATAAATGTAATCTATCAATGGATCTACATCCAGCAATTTATTATGCATTAAGTCTTGATCTTTTCAAAATTGCTAAATGGAGAGATGAAGAAATATTACATATATTAAATTCATCAGAACATCCTGACTGGTATCGCATTTGCTGTGGAACTAATGCAACTACAAATGAAGGAGCAAAACCACTTACATATTTTCTGAACTGGTTTCGAGAACAATATTCTAACATATGGCCGCAATTATTATCTCTTGCGGATGGTTTTAATCAGCATTGTAAAAATTATATGTATAATTGTCCAAATATTATACATATGCAACTTTGTGGAAAAGAAATGTCGCCGGATTATATTCTTAAAAATATTACATTTGATACAATTGGATCAGTTAATAATAAAGAAATATGGGAATATTCATTTTCGGCTGCATTAACATTATTAGAGCCGAAAGAATTAGAAAGCCTCTGCCAGTTTTGGACAGGAACTAGTAGGCCAACTGATACATTGAATGTAAGATTTATTAATCGAAATGCTATATTATGTAGAGATGCCGCTAGTGGCAGAAGGCTAGCAAAACATAGAATGTCTCCTAATTTATTCGAGGCAAGCTCATGTTCAATGGAATTGCGCGTATTAGTTATTAAAGATCTTGATAATGATGCATGTGAAAAACATATATTACAAGCAATTAGGAATACTATCTCTCAGCAGCAATGGAATGTTGAAAATGGTATTGCTTTTCAGGATATATAATGGATATAGCCTGAATATTATCGATTAATTTAAAAAATATAATCAAGTATTATAAGATGTCCTCCTCTTTTGTTGCGACACAAGCTATTGCTGGACAAGGAGTAACGACTGTTAATACAATCCAAAATAATCTACTTGCTAATCCTTCCGGATATCAACTTACTGCAGCACAACAGTTGGCAGCACTCCTAGCTCAAGCCGCGGCAGGTGCACTTGTTGTTAAAGATACAAGTACTAATACAACCACTTTACCTGCAGTTACTGTAGATAGTCTTACTGGATCTGGTGCTGGAAGTCTCAAAGTAAGACTAGGTCCAGGTGCTGGCCATGGTTTTCCGGGCGATGCAATCAGAACAAATCCTCCTAAATCAATTGTTTCTGTTGCAGGAAGCGATCTAGCAGGTACCATTACAATTACAATTGGGCCATTTGATAGCACATTTGGATTTGATATTTGTCATATTGATTTTTTAAAACCATATACTATTAATCCTGTTATTATTCTAACTGCTGCGAATTTAACAACATCAAGACTTATTAATAATATTGGCGGAGGTTCATCTGCCCCATATATTATGCCGTACAGAGATCCAGATAATGAATTAAACCCGGGATTTCCTCTTGTAAACTTTACAGCAACTGAAGTAATTGGTGCTGGATTTGTATTAATGAGCGATGAGATGCCTTTACTTAGTGGTGTTACTTACAAATGGAATTACTTGGTAGTACAGCCATACACTGTATAATAATACACCTATTTTTAATATAACCTATTAAAAAACTCTAAAAAATTGAATCAAAAATGTGTTAATAAATATACTAGTTTTGTATAATGCATTCAACCAACAAGACAATTCGTGTCAAGAAAGTGAAAAACAAGATTCCGGCCACCAGTCATAAAATGGCACAGTCATCTATTCAAAATATAAAACAAGAAGAGAAATATGAACAAATGTTGCCATTTGTTCCATCATACAAAGATATTTCTGATAATGAAAAATTAATACTTTCTAACAGTGAAAGTGGAATAATTCTTTCAAATTATAAAAATATTGCTAAATATCTTAATTCTGCTCTTATATATGCTAATGATCAAATGAATCGTTTTCGTTTCGAGGGAGTACATATTTCACCTGAGCCATTTCAAGATCGTTCTCGTTGGGCGACAAGAATAATATATACAAAATTTAATCAGATACAATATATCGAATTAAATGTACGATGGATGTCATATGGTTTGTCAACAGACCCTTTTCGAGAAATATGTGTAGATAAAAAAACAATATTCGATGCAGCATTTAAATCTCTAAGTATGATGTTATATTATGTTAATAGTCTTGATCTCGTTGTAATAAATAATAAAGTCGATCGGGAAATAATTCCATTTGATGCAGAAATTGATGCTATAATTAATAGTTCTCTAAGATTTGAATGTGTTGAACAAATGTATGATGTATTTATATTTAGTCTTAATTATACAGCTAACATAAGAACAAATATGTGTGTTAATTTTAAAATAAGTTCATGCAAAATAACACATGATCATTATTTTGATGATTGTGATCGATTTATTGAAATTGCATGTTCATTCATTGGTAATATTACAGAACACAAGGTCATACTTTTAATGGATACGGAAAATATATATAGAGATGGCATAAACATTTATCCATTTGCAAAATATCGCAATTTAAATGTATTATCTGCTAAAATATTTGATGATATTTTATCAAATTATAAAGATCTTTATAATTCACCTACTATAACGAAGTCTGTTAAAATATTATCACCTATTTCCAAGTTTACATTTAAAAAGCAGAAAAATGTAGGTGATATTGAAAAAATAATTATTGCAGATGCATCTGAGTTTAATCCCAGTAAGATGAGTAGTAAGATGTCTGCCAGTGCATCTGAGTTTAATCCCAGTAAGATGAGTAGTAAGATGTCTGCCAGTGCATCTGAGTTTAATCCCAGTACAATGAGTAGTAAAATGTCTGCCAGTGCATCTGAGTTTAATCCCAGTACAATGAGTAGTAAAATGTCTGCCAGTGCACCTGAATTCAATCCCAGTTCAATGAGTAGTAAGATGTCTGCGAATGCACCTGAATTCAATCCCAGTTCAATGAGTAGTAAGATGTCTGCGAATGCACTTGAATTCAGTCCCAGTAATGCATTTTCGATATCAAGTAAAATAACACTAAATAAGAAAGTATTACCTACAAAAAAGGTGTCGCCATATGGTAGAGTGTACAGATCAATTAATACCACATCACCTATGCAAAATACAGTATTTCCCAATATTCCTGCATTTGTGCCAGATATTTCTGCATTAGGCCTTTATAATTCAGTAAATTCAGTACAACAAGATTTTTTCAATATGTTGCCCGTAATTTCTAATTCGCCGATTGATGTTAATAAATTATCGATTTACAATAAAAATAAAATGAATATGACAAACTGTGATATATATTGCAGTTGTAATTTCTGCAATCCTTAATTTAATGAATAATTTAATGATTTTAATCTAGTAGATTACAAGTATTTCATGTAAAAATGTTAAAAAATTGACTAATGTATTTAATAATTAAACTATTAAGTTTCTCAGTAAGTATTATAACTACATATAATGGGTAAAACTCTTTTCATCGTAGAAAGTAAAGGTAAGTTAGAAACACTCAGGAAAATCCTAGGAAGTGGGTATCAAGTAGAGGCATGTTTTGGTCATGTCCGCGATCTCAAAAAGAAAGGTTTATCGATTGAAGTTGATAAAGATTTTAAGGGAGATTATGAGATTACAAAACCAGATGTAGTGCAGAGTTTAAGGGCTGCTGCGGCCAAGGCTGATAATATTATGATTGCAAGCGATCAGGATCTAGAAGGATGGTTTATCGCAGAAAGTCTATGTATTTTATTAAAGGTGGACCCTAAATCTAATTGTAGAATTCTATTCTCTGAAATCACTCCAGTAGCTATTAAAGCTGCAATTAAAAATCCAGTATCCTTAGATTATAATATGATTCATGCGCAATATGTAAGACGCTATTTAGATCGTATTGTTGGCTATGGTCTTTCTCCAATCGTTATGAGTAAAATTCCTGGCGCGATGTCAGCGGGACGCGTACAGAGCGCAGCCTTACGATGGATTTGTGAAAAACAGAGAGAACGAGATATTTTTATTGAAAATGGATCCGATTCATATTATAAAGTTCGAGGATTATTTAAGGTTAAAAAACAGGAGTTGAAAACTATGTTATTTGAACTAGTATCTGATAAGAATAATGGAGAAGATAAAGATGAGGATTCCTCATTTGATGAAGATGAGGATGAATTAGAAGAAGGTGGTGATAGTAAAATGAAAGGTAAGCGTAAAGTAGCTCAATTATCAAAAAATGTAAAACCATCTGAAACGAAAGAAATAGAAAAATTTATGAATAATTGTAAAAAATCAACATGGCAAATAGCCGATGTACGTGATTCTGAATCAATTCGCCATCCTCCTCCACCTTTCATGACAAGTTCTGTACAGGTTGCAGCGGCTGGAGCCTTGGGAATGTCATCTAAGCGCACTATGTCATGTTTACAAGTACTTTTCGAGAAAGGTTATGTAACATATCCGCGAACAGATTCTATCATTTTATCAAAGACTGCTTTAACAGAAATAGCAGTTTATGTGAAAGATAATTTTGATAAGAAATACTATCAATATCGCGAATATAAAGATAAGAAAGAATCAACACAGGGTGCTCATGAATGCCTGCGATGTACTAAATATGATATGCCAGAGATTACTGATTTAGGAAGAGATGAACAGCGTCTTTATAATTTAGTATGGAGACGTACAATTGCTAGTCAAATGTCAAGTGCTAAATTCGATGTGAAAACAATCGATATTACATCAGCAAATGGAAAATTAGATAATAAATATTTATTTGTTTCTAAGTTGGAAACAATGAGATTTGATGGTTATCTTGCCGTATATAATTTTAAAGCTCCTAATGATGAAGATGATGTATCCGAGGCAAAGGGTATTGATGTTAAGAAAGGTTTATCATGTGATAGAAAAACTATTGAGGCAAAATTAGAATTCTCCTCACCCCCAGGAATGCCAACAGAGGCAGCACTTGTGAGAAGTCTTAAAACACTTGGTATTGGAAGACCATCCACATATTCATCGATTATTGATAAGATTTTATCAAGAGGTTATTGTGAAATTACAGATATTGATGGTGTTAAAATGAAATCTCGTATTTATACATTAGAAAATGAAGAAATTGTTGAAGAAGCTAAAGATGTAATGGTTGGATCTGAGAAGAAAAAACTAGTACCATCCGAAATGGGGATGCGTGTAACTAAATTTTTAGAAGATTATTTCCCACAAATTGTGGATTATAAGTTTACTGCAAAAACAGAAGAACATATGGATGCTGTAGCACAGGGTAAAAAAGACTGGAAAAAGATTCTCCGCAAGTTTTATGATTGGTTTGAACCAGCTGTTTTAGATATTAAGGAAAAACTTAAAGCTGAGAAATTAGCTAGAGGGGATGCTCCTCAATTTGAAAGAATTGTTGGTAAGTTGGATGATGGACGAGAAATATATGCTCGCAATACTCGTACAGGACCTGCCATATTTGTTATTAAGGAAGATGGTAAACTACAATATGCAGACATTCCAAAGAATATTAAATTAGAAAAAATCACAGAAGAACAGGCTAGAAAACTCTTATCATTTCCTAAAGTACTTGGAAAGAGAAAAGACATTGAGATTATTTTGAAGAAAGGCCCATTTGGTTATTATCTTACATATGGAGATACTGAAAAGGCTCCTATTCCAAAAGATCAAGATCCAAATGAATTAACTTTAGATGAGGCCATTGTTTACTTACGAGCAGCAAGAAGTGCGCGCCAAGAACGCTATATTAAGGAATTTGAGGATGATGATAATACTTATGCAGTTATGAAGGGTAAGCCAAAAGAGGATAAACCTCCAAGTTATTTCATTATGGTCAAGCCAAAGAAGAAGGTAAAAAGTGAGACTGATAAAAAGAGTACTAAGAAGGTAAAGAAAACTGCCGAAGAAAAAGAAGCTGATAAGAAAGCGGCCGAAAAGAAGAAACTAGCAGCTGCTCGCGGGAAATCTAAAGGTGAAGTAATATTTGTTAGTATTGGTGATTTAGACCCACAATCTATTACACTGGCAATTGCTCAGAAATTACTAAAAGATAAACTTGAGGCAGGTCCTACTAAAAGAGGTATGGTTAAGAAAGATAAGAAGAAAACTGATAGTAGTTCGGATGATGGGCCTGCATTGCAATCTGGTGGAAAGCGTCAAAAAGGATCAACTAGTCGTACAACTAAGAAGAAAGTAAATACCAAGCCTCGATCATCAACTATGAAATCTACCTCAAAAAGAGCCACTGTTACTAAGAGTAAAGTAAGCATAAAAGGAGAGAAGCCAGTTAAAAAATCAATATCTAAAATAGTAAAAACTAAGAAAACAAAAACTAAAGAGACTCCATCCAAAAAAGCAACAACTAAGAAGCCTATTAAAAAGTCAATTACAAAAATAGTAAAACCCAAGGAGACTCCTCCAACTAAGAAGGTATCAACTAAAAAGGCCACAGCTAAAAAGGCAACAAGTAAGAAGAGTACAGCCAAGAAGCCAGAAACAACTAAGAAGAGTGCAACTAAAAAGGCAACAAGTAAGAAGAGTACAACTAAGAAGAAAAATTGATGCAAGCTGGTTAATATAGTTTTAAAGATTAAGTAATAAATAGATTTAAGTATTGCATATCAAAAAATGAGCACTCGCCACGATTCAATTAATAATGATGAGTTTAGCACAATTGAAGTAAAACACACAGATTTAGAAGTACATAACAGAATTTTCGAAAATTACAAAACTATTAAAAATAAACAAAAAAGTCGAGCCATGATGCGAGTTGAAAGATTACTCGATCACTTATTATTAGCAACACATTATGTTAATGAATCAGGAACAGTTTCGAATTAATGTATAAATATATTATTAAATGTTTAATAATATAATAATTAATTATTATAAGAAGGTACTGCATAAGAACCGCAAAGTTTTTTAATATTTGGAGAATATTTTGATGGTTTATGATGTTGTTTTTCCTTATATTTGACATTTGTTTTAGACTGCTCGCTACAATAATAAGGAAATTCTGCACAAGTTTCATTTTGTTCATTCTCAGGTTCTCTGTAAATCGGCTTGCATGTATCTTTTTCTTTATTATGCATTACTCGCGCTTTTATGTTTGTGAAAATAGCAAAAATTATAGTTATAATAAGAACTCCAAATACTATTATTAAACGCATGCTTACTGTATATATTAGATTAAGATTTAGATTAATACCTATTATATTGAAAAATTGAATTGAATAACATATTAATATGTACATAAATCTATAAGAAGAGTAAGCATCTTTTCATTAAGACTGAACAAACATCTGAGACTATCACCATGGCAACATCAATCAACTCACTCTATCAAGCCTTGGAAATTTCCATATTGCAGTATCTATCTGCAGCGGAAATTACTCTTATGAGTAATCTTAATAAACATTGGCAAATAACAGCTGATAATAATATTGCATGGAAATTTGCAAACTATCATCGCACATATGTACTTGATAGACATAATAAAAACTGGGAATATGATCGACAAGATTCAATGTATCTTAATAAATTAAGGAAAAAAGATTATGATGATCGCGAAAAATTAAAAGAAATAAATAATTATCCAAGTAAAAATATAATATCCAAGTGTGGAGATTTAACTTTAACAATTAGTACAGATGTATTATTTTACAATAATGATCTGGCATTAAATGATATATTGTTTCTGATAACTCCTGCAAAGGAATGGCTACATATTTTTCATAAAACTCATTTTATAAACTTAACTAATCTTTCATTATGCAATTGTATTATTACTCCAAATATTTTAAAATCAATAATAAGAAATTCTCCTAAATTGCAAAAATTCGAAAATTATATTAACCATGAAATATATTTCGAGTATATTTATAGAATAATTGAATCAAGTATTGATGATTTTGAAGATGCATGTCATGATTTAATTGCACATCCATCATTAATACATTTGAGACTTAATTGCGCTTTAATGCCTGGTTGTGTAAAGGCATTGATTGTGGGTTTTTCTAATTCAAAATTAGAATATTTACATTGTTCTTTAACTACCGAATATATAATGAGTCATAGTAAAAAAATGAATTTATTATTAACTGAAATATCTAAAATAAATACTTTAAAATCATTATTGATTATGAGTGAAGGATTTTTCATAAAGAAAGAAAATTATAAAGGATTTGAAATATTAGATAATAGTTCTCTTACTTATCTAAATATATCATTTCCTTGCCAATTTTCACCTAACACATTCATAAATCTCAAGGAATTAGTTACATGCTGTGATGTGCACAATCAACTGTTTCCAAAATCTTATATTGATCCATTTCAAGAACAATATGTAATTGATCAATTTCTACAACAATATGTACAAGATCCTGAAAAAATTACTAATTTTAATAAATGGTTAAGACAAAGTAAATTAGAAAAATTATGTTTAATAAAATCAGATTTTATTACAGGTTTAGCAAAACTACATTTTATGAATATTCTAGAGGATCATGCATTTCTCAAAGTACTTACACTAGTTGAGTGGAATAATACTCCGAAATATACTTTTTACAATCAAATTGATAATATTTATCATGAAACAGTTTATGCAAATAAATATCTGATGGTGGATGAACAATTTTCACCTAGAAAATTTAAATCATTAAAGGAATTACGAATTGTGGAAAGAGAGGATGCAATTCATCGAGAGAAAGGTTTGGCCACGGTATTTACATTCGCCGAAAACCAAACTGTTACTACTAAGAAACTATTAATAGATGACCAAAACTGGAATAAAATATTCAATGCATTTCCTTGCACTGAAGTATAATTATGAATGATTTAATATATGTTAGTTCAATAAAAAAAATTGAATTGGATAACATCTTGGTATATTTAACTCAGTACTAATTAATACAGCACTAAATCATCAGTTTATCTGAACTACAATCAATACAATGATGGCATCATCTGCAGCAAGTACATTAAAAACTCCTTGGCTCAGATCATCGAGATTGAAAAAACTCACAGAATATATTAATAAGTTTAAGAAAATATCCTCGCCAAAAATTCAGACACCTATTACACCTAATAAAACTATTACATCTATTACAGATAGCGAAAAACTACCAATTGATATTAATTATTACTTGCTACAATCATTTATCAATTATATCAATAGCTTATATGACAGTAATCAACTTACATTTGAAATAATTAATTATGATGAAAGTAAATTCTCATTTACATATAAGTTTGCAGGTGACATTATTTTCTTAATTGAAGTTGAAGTAATTAATAGATTAACTGGTGAAACTATGATTACTAAAAGTAGAATTAAAGATTTTCAAATAGAAAGGAAAAATACTATTTATTCAAACATAAATGATTTATATCAATTTGAAGAAATCGTTAAAACAACTTGTACTAAAATTATTGTATTATAACAAAAAAATTAATATATTGGCATAAAATTGTTCTCTCAGTATATATTAAGCTATATTAAGTAAGATGAGCCAAATAGAAAAATATGGTATGTCATATACCCCAACATTGTTACCATATCAACGTACTGAATTAGGCGCAGAAGGATACATTAAAACCATTATAGGGAAAGGTGGCAAAAGATGGGAAAGTTTATGGAGTATCCAGGACAGTATGTTTAAGGGAATGAATGAAATAACAGCTAATACCAGTAAATTATTCTATTCAGCCTCCTTACGTTGCCAATATGCAGCAAGTAGTTTTGTAACTAGAGGCATGAGGCCAATAATTGATAATTTTTCAAATATTATAAAAAATGTTATTGATTTAATTGTTGGAAATAATAACAATGAACCAGTTAATTTGAATACAAGCATTCTAAACAGTTTATGGAATTCGCAATTAGAACGCGAAACATCTGGCTTGATAATTGATTCAGAATGGTCAACCTCCAATTGGAGCCCAAGCCAGCTACCCTTACCATCATATGTACTTGATTTGGTCCAATTATATTCAGGATCATCTCAATTATACAAAGATACTGTAACTGTTATGAAAACAATTGGAATATCCGATGTTGAAACTGCTGCAAAATTTTCTAAGAAAGTAATTGCAAATATGCGCTCCCAGTTTATGTATACTGAATCTCAGTTATATGAAGCTGGTAATTATGCAATTGTATCATATATATCATCAGTAATTGCAGGCCCGGCTGCTTTAACTAAGGTAAGTGAGTTATATGTTATTGATGATGCAATGCCAATTGCTCAAAAATCCTTATTATTTGCAAAACAAAGAGCTGAATACCCAAAGATTAGTATGCAAAACTTATATGTTCAGTTATCCGCATCAATCTATGATAATAATCTTGGAATGTATCGCATTAAATCTATTCTTGCAGGTATCTTAACAGCCAATATTCAAACTACTGCAAAGGAATTTTATGTTGGAGAATTTAGAACATTTAATGATATTGATCGCTTTATCTGGGGAAATAATGGTGATGGATTAGAAGGAAAACCAGTATTTGCTTATGCAACTGATAATCGTGATGTTGTGCCAATTGGATCATTAGTAGTTTATGAACGTAATTACATTCCAGTAACTATAAAAATGATACTTGGTTGGAGAATACTTGCTCTACCCATTAAAATTGTATGTAGTATTTGGGAAATCGCAGGTTTGTTGTTTATTGATGCCTGGTATGGTACCTGGTCTGTTCAAAGATTAAATCCAATAGAAATTGATTATACCAGTCAGCGTAAATTTATATATGTTAATAATAATAGTGAAATAAAAAGATCAAGATACACTACCATTCGCAATGATTATGAAAAATATCTCTTGCAAATTGAATCAGAAAGACAACAATTAGTAAATAATGGAAACTCCTATATTGGGGATAGAATGTTACTTTCCACAATGAGTTATGTAATCTCAACTGGACAAATTATATATGGCGCAAGCAATTATTTAATATTACAGCCTTTTGCTATTATTATTTATAATATAAGTATTTTATTAGTTGTACTCATAATTGGTCTCATTATCCCATTAGTGCATATCGTCACGGCATGGTTTAGTGCATTTATTTATGATGTTGATGGCGATCAAGGAATATTTCCACCAGTTAGAATTGTTGTATTTGAATTAATACTAAGAACAGTTACACTCCTAGTTATTAGTACCATAAGAACAATTTGGTATCTGATAATTGCATTATTTATAGTTATTTTTGCAGGAGGATATGATTTATTACTTAGAGGTTATAATCTATTTACTGTATCCTCTATAGGATCTAGTATTAATCCTCTTGTGGCTGTGGCCACAACTGTTAAAAATCCAACTGATACCTTAAATATCAATAGGGATACTGTAATTTATTATCAACCACCACATACATGGATTGCTAAATATATAACTCTTTCAGTCTCGCGATCATTATATTTAACATATTCAAGTTTAGCTGATGCACCAAATACATTATTTGCAATGCAAAATGTAATAGTAACAATATTAGAAAATGGAAATATTCAAACTGATCTTGGATGGAATCCTTTACAAATAGTTGATCAAGCATTAGTAGCAAGACGAGATTCTGAACTTGTCTGTAAATTCTCAGAATTAAAAATGCAGATTTTAGCAGAAATGCCATCATTTGAACAGAGTAAAATTCGCCTAAATGGTGCTTATTGGAGAGGAGCCATTGGAAAGGCAGAAGAAGTAGTTGCCGATTATAGAATTAAGAGTGGTAATAATCCAAATAGAATTGCCATGATTTTCGGAGCAATCTCGGATTTATCACAAGATGCTATTATTGAAAATACAACTGAACCATATTATGAATATAGTGATTTAGCAGATTCTCTTTATAAACTCCCAGAGGCATCTGCAACTACTATTTCGGAATTTATGGATTATGATAAGTTTAAAACTATCAGCTTACTAATCCAGCCTGTAAGGTTGCTATAAAAATTGATTGCAATACTGCTGTTATTTGTTAATATTATTAAGATTAACAAGGCTTAATTAACTCCTCTAACACTTTTGACCATGTCTGACAATTTCAATGGACTCGAGTTAATTAAATTAATGCGCTTAATTAAAAGAGCAGATAATGCTAAAAGTATCATCGATCAATGTGATAAACAAGGCGATAAAGGTATTATTGTAGAAGCGTTATGGAATCTTATAATTAAATGTGGAATAATGTACGATCATTTTCCTAGAAGTAAATATCAATATCTTGATGGAAATATGAATAAAGGTGAACTTAAACCTGTCAAGAGTATTCTAAGATATATTACATATAATAATATTAATGCTAGTAATAGTTCTGGTGCCAGTGATATAAGTTTATACAACATTGAAGATAAGAAACATATATTTATTACATGCAAATATCCAAAATCATGTGCAAATAAGGCAGTTGATTATTATGATGTTCAAAATATTATTACGGCTGCCAATCATTTACCTGCAATTTATCCTAATTATGACATATATTTAATAGTCGGGCATAAGGATGAGGTTATTAATGCGGCTAAGCGTGCAAATAAAAGTAGCCAGGCAATTACTAAATATATGACCTTCAGTCATATATTTGATGACAGTGATTTAGAAAGGTATTTCTCACTATTAAAATTACAAATTGAAGACATATCATTCAAAGATTTGGATTCTATTTTCTCTGTCAAGAAAGATATTTTAATGTTAAGATTTCACCAAATGCTAACTATTAAAAAGACACAAAAATTAATCTCAAAGAATCATAAATATATATTATGGGGGCAAAAATGCCGATCTGGTAAAACATACACGACCGGAGGAATGATTCTTGCAATGGATAAGAATACTGAGAAACCAATCAATGTATTAATTATCACTCCGGCTCCATCTGAGACAATTCCACAATTTAAGGAAGAATTAATTGATAACTTTATCGATTTTAAAGATTTTAATACCATTCACTTAACTGGGCGCAATATTAAAACTCTTGAATTCAATAAGAAGATAAGTAATATCATTGTTGTCTCAAAGCAATTATTAGGATCTTATATTGGAGATGATAAAATTGAGTTAATACATAAGTTAAAGCTGGATTTAATATTTTTCGATGAGAATCATTATGGAGGAACTACTGATCTGTCAAAAAAGATTGTGAAATCTTATGCAGTTAGTAAAACAGTTATGATTTTATTAACTGCAACTTATGATAAACCAATTACAGAATGGAAAATACCTGAGGAGTGTCAGCTTATTTGGGGCATCGAAGATGAGAAATTATGCAAATCGCGTAATGTTGAAGAACTTATTAAGCGTCATGGGAA